TGGGGATGAGGACTCCAAGTGTGAAGCACACTGTGGATTTCCTTAATTATGTGAAGCGGATAGACGAGGATTTCAGTAAGGTGATATAAGGTTGTACGGTAAATTACCGTACAAGTACCGTACAAGTTAAAACAGGAAAGGGGTCTTTAAGACCCCTTTTTTATTCATTGGCTCTCTTCTTTTCAAGACTTGCTTTCACTTGCTTTTTATAGTCCTCGAACACTTTCTTATTGGAGGTGCTCACGGAAAAATGACCGCTCTTCCGGTCTTCTTCCGATCCATAGATGTAATACGTCGTTTGTGCAACGAATATAATATCACCGATTTTCGTCTCTTTCAACATCACTTCTTATTTAAAGATTTCTCATATTCCTTGAATACTTTCGGTTTGAACATACCATACTTGTCTTCCAATAATATCCCGTAAAGTTCATCAGGTATCCATAATCCATCACATATGTTCGACCAATGACCCTCACGGATCATCAGGAAGCGTACCACAACCTTTTCTCCTTTGGCGAGGACTATCTCCCCGGCATCGTTGAAAAGTTCACAGGAGGACGTTAAAGTGCCACCAACCCTGATCATTACTTTCTTACTATAAGGATGCTGTCGTTCTCGTAGATGACTTCTTTGGCTGTTATAGTCCTGTAATTCTCACCATAAACATCGCCGTATTGATCGGCGGGGTCGATGATGATCGTGGTTTCTTGGGTCTTGCCGACGGCGTATGTTGTGGAATTGATTCTATTATCAGGCAGAACGGCGACTTTCACGTAACCGAGACTGCTTGTTGCCACATAGTAAACTTTCAACCCCTTCAATTCGGGGGGTAGGTTTTCTTCAACGCCTGTTAATTGTTGCTTGGTATCTCCCTTTCTCTCACAGGATGTTGTAACTAAAATTACGGCTAAAATGGCCATAAGCACAGTAAAAAACGATAACAATTTTGTTTTCATATCAGTTATTTTAAATTGATTATTAAATCTTTGGGTAGCCAAAATGTTAATTCGGGCACTTCCCTGTTAAGTTCAAGTGGATATAGATGTCCTTTGAAGAGTTTCTTTTTTGTTTCAATAGTGAAAAAATTGAATCCTCTTGTGGAACTTCTTCGAAATATGGCTTCTTTGATCTTTTTGCCGTTACAGATCAGATAAGTTGCACCTACAGTAAATCTCTGTCTTTTGAAACATAAAGGGAAAATGCTCATATTTTTTCTAATTTTTTATTAATTGCATTTCCACTTACCGTCATCGGTGTACCAATCCCAACGAATTTTATTTCCTTCGGCCACGACGCAGTTGTCGCCGTAGTCGTTGATGTTGGCGTGATGGCAGATTTCCTTCTTGGAATTGCTTGAAAGTAGTACAAATCTTTCCCAATCTTCGTCAACCTTGTTGAGGTCATCGGTTTCCATTTGAGCGGCAATATAGCCGCCACGGGAGTCAATAAGGTGATATAAAGGTTTTGTTTCCATATGCCTACCACCAAAAGATACCACCCCAAATGAGGTTGAAAATCACTGCAATCACTATTACCAATAGGCTTATGATGCCCAATTCACCGCTTTTCTTGCCTTGGGTGAAATTACCACCGCTCCAAGAAGCAAAGAAGTCCGATAAGAACCATATCAACAAGGCGAGCATTACAATGATATAGACAATCCAACTCCAATGTATCATTTCTTTTCGTTTTGATTGGTTGAATTTGCATCTTTCTTACGAGGAGTCCACGTAATAATTCTGTAAATCAAATCTCCCGTTTTCATGACAAGAATTCCAAGGGCGATTATGGGATAAAAGATGTTCGACATGAGTTTTTCAAACCCGTCGTCCCCAACGACCCCGTTTTTGACATAAATGTCGGTTACAACCCTGCCCACGATGAAGTAGACAATGAGTCCAATAAGTGCATAAAATAATGGCATATTAATGGGTTTTTATTGGTAAATATAAAATTAAAAATTGAAATACATTTCGTTCAATTGATCATCAGTCAACAAGTTTATCTTGGCCGCACTGGCAGGGATCAATTTCCAACCGTATCTGAGGATGCATTGATGACAACGTTGACCGTAATTGTAGATTATGTCCTTTTGAACCTGTGTCATGTTGACATCCTTCTTCTCAATGCGGTTGTTCAAACAGCCTGCAAAATTAATATTGTTACCATGTATTTTGACCCATCCGTGTTGTTCAAGCCAAGCATCGGGATTGATCTCCCAATCGCCTTCATCCTTCAAAGGAATAATGCCTTTCGTTTGTAATGCTTCTCCAATCTGAATGTGAAGCATATTGGCAATCTCGCCATTGAGGGCGTAGTAATCACCTTCCGGTGAAAGCCAACCTGCCGACCAATTCTGCATGATGTCAACAGGTTCAATACCCTTGGACAGTATAGCATCATTCTCTATAGCCGAATCGACAAAACTCTGCAATTCCTCACTCTGCAGTTTCACATTAGTGAAATCCTGATGCAGCATTTCGTTGAACTTCCGCATGACTGTATTAAGCATGTCGGAATATTGTGAATCACGAGTGAAGAACTTTTCCGAAGGGAATTCATCGGGATAAGTCTTTTTCAACCAATGGATCACCGATTGCACCTTTACTGACTTTTCAATAAAGTCTTTGGTTACCCTGACGAGCAGTTCAAGTTGAGAGACCTCTTCGGTTTCCCTCAAGTCTTCAAGAATAGCCTCATTGTTTCCGGCGATGAATTCAAGTATCTGTGAGTAATCGTATGTCTTATGTATCTTATGATAAGGCATCCTGAACAGCATGTCGTCAAGAGCAGTCTTTAACCCTTCTCCGTTTTTGAGTATTTCATCGGCCTGACGATTACACCAATTCGGTATATCAATCCTTGGAAAGTCAAGATTATCACCCTTGCTACCACGTTCCAATGGTAGGATGTTTTGTTCTTCCACATCGACAAGCAGTACTACGTCGCCTTTAAGTATTTGCAGAGCGAGTTCCACGGGACAACCCATTAAGCAATCAGTTATGGTTCTTAACGCCTTTTCCGGGTCGTAATTAAGAGTTAGATGCTCTTGTGCTATTTGCATCAGGAGTTTTCCAGCGTCTTCGCTGACCGAAAAATGGAGTGTTTCACTGTTTGCCATGATATTCAAATGTTTGTTTGAATATATTACGCAAAGATAGATGATTTGTTACAGACTAACAAAAGAAAAGAGGATGTTTGCACACCCTCTTTTCGTGGGGAATTGCATTGATGCAATTGCTATATGTAGTTGTTATTGGTTTATTCGATCGTCTTGCCGCAAAGTTCTGCCAATACTGCCTCCACTTTACTAACCTTTTTAAGGATAGCATCAAGTTTTTGACTGTCAGTGAGTTCTTCTTTAAGATTCTCCTTGCCAGGTGCTGCAGGGGCAACCAATTCCTTGGTGTGTAGGCTTCCGGTTTCTCCGGGGGTGGGTATTTCGTTCCTGTGGTTCTTCTGATTGTTGATCTTCACACACAAATCATGAGCCATTTCATGGGTAGGTTCTGTGCCAACCCATTTGATATGCTTCACTCCTTCAATTTTTTTGATGTCAATCAATTTCTCAGTTTTCAGGAAGCGAAGGCTAACCATGTTGTCCTTCCTGTTGTAATGTTTGTTGAGATTTGCAATGATGTGCTCTTTAGTATCGTCATCAAATCCTTCAATAACGAACCAAACTTTGGCATCAGGTGCGTAACCGTCTTTATCGCCGTGTTTCTTCGTCATACTGGCCACATGTGTCAAGATGTTAAGAGTATTGGTAACAGTCTTGGGTCTAATGTCTTTCTGTCTTTTCATGTTAAAAATTTTAAGTTTGTCAATTGTTTGATCATAACAAATGTAACTAATGTTTTTCAAATGGCAAAACTTTTTTAAGAAAAAATGCTAAGAAAAATAAACTTTAAGAATTAAAAAACCCCGCAGAATTTCTTCCACGGGGTTTGGGACAATATAGAGTAGTTAGGGTTGCTCTTATTCCGGTATAAATGTAATCAATTTTATGATCCGTTGTGCTGAAATGACGTAAAATTTTTAATTATTTTCCGGTTTTTTTACGAATATATTAGAACCGAGTAGTCTCATGTACCCCATCGTCCTTAAATTCATTTCAATTATCCTCAATTTCCATTTCCGAAGGCCGTTTGTTTTAATCGTAATGAAGCATTGATCAAACACGGTTGATACGACATCTTCCTTCTGTTCATCGGTGAGAGGGATATCGGAATCTATGAACCTCCTGGTTGCACCGGGGGTGAAGAGTTCCTCTGTAATCACAATCGTGCCGTTCTCGATCAGCCTTCTATACTTATATTTAAAACGCCCCATATTCATGATAGCGGTGTTTCGGGTCTTTTTATGTGCAATATAGCGTCCGGATCAGGCGTTCCTTTTAATGGGGATATTGCCGCCAATAATTCTTCATAATATTTGATCTTCTTGGCAAGCCAATTCCTCCTTGAAAAATTCAAAAGTGAAGTGTTTTCAAGTTCAATTTCGAAATCCCTTATTGTTTCTAAATAAGCCTCTTTCATTCCGGTTATTCGTTAGTTACGGTAAGGACTTCGTGTGCGTTCACCTCTATTTCGGCTTTTGATCTTCTTCTTCGTCTTACTCTGATAAAGGGGGGTTCTTTCGGTACAGGAGATGTGTATCTTTTTGCTTTAATAAACGACCATTTATAGCCGAATGCTGAACCGTGCCTGCCATTGAGATGGTTAGATATGGTGCAATTCGTGCGTGCCTTACCAAGCGATTCTAACGCATCTGCTGTGCTGCGGAAAGATTGGATGTATTCACCGTCCATTGTGTATTGATGAACCGTCTTGTATTTGAGTTCCCGCATCTTTTGTATTTGCTCCGGAGTTCTCTTTACCGGATTCCTTTTCCCCGTCTTCTTGTTTAATTTGTGCCCGGCCATTCTCTCCTTCTGCTTCTCTTCCCGCTTCTTTATCAATTCCGGAGTATTGTATCGTTGCTTCTGTCTTTCTGATATCAACTTTCTGTTATCAGGATCACTCCAATATTTGACAACCCTTTCCCTCACCAATTCCCTTTCCACAGGGTCTTCGAATCTTTTCTTTTGGCTATCACTCATTTTTTTTCGAGCCTCCTCGGAGAATTTCCTGCCGAAGTTCCTTGTATGCCCGTTGATTCTTTCGACGGGTTTATAATATCGTTTTTTTGTTTCCATACGACTTCAACATTTCAATTATACTGCAAATATACAAATAATTTGTATACGATGATTAAACCCCCTGTAAAACCACGAGGTTTGTGATTAAGAAACCGTGTTTTCCTTATCTCCCGCCTGTTTCTTGCGGCCTTTCACCTTGACCCTAATCACTTCAAGTTTCCGTTGTTCTGCGACATCGCCACCCGTACCGCCCCAAAAGAATTCGCCGCTACCGACTATATATGCCTCAACAGCACCCTTATCTGTGTGGTATTCAGACTTCATTCCTAAACACTGCATATTCAATGTCATGAACAGACTTCCTGGAGGGAGGTCTTCAAGGGTTGTCTTGTTTTTTAATACGAGTTTCATAACATTATTTTATCACGTCACCAATAAAATACTTGTCACACCTGTCCGTGAATTCGAAATGGCGGCTATTGGCGTCGTAATACTCGAACTTACAATTACCGTCCGGATATGGGAGTTTCGAGGTGACAGTGAAGGGTTTCATTGGTGCGTGCCTTACCGACATATGTCTGATGCCGAGGACGCCCCCGAAAATAAGAACCAACGCTATGATTCCTACCAATAATGATCTTCCTAAATTGCTTTTCATATGTTTATTTTATTAAAAATTCAAATTATTTTTGGACGACCACGCCCTTATTCTCGGCCATTTTAAGGCACAAGGTATTTAATCTCTCGATCTCCTTGTTCTTTTCGTCGAGAAGTTTCTTATAGGTGGTTACGTCGTTAGCCATAACTTCCTTGAGTGCTTCCAATTTGGCAAGTTCGATACCCAAAGTTTCCTTAGTGTTGTGAAACGTGTGTTCATATTCACCTAATTGATGAGCGCATTTGATTGCCATTTCTTCAACACCTTTTATTTCTTTCTGCCTGTATTCGAATATTTCCTTGTCGATTTCAAGCATTTTCCTTTTGCGATATGTGTTTATTCCAAACATGGTTGTAGGTTTTAATATGATGTTATAATTTTAGTTGTATCGATTTCGTGTTTGATTTTGCAGGGACAACTTTCGAGGTGCACAATCCCACCACCACTGTTGGCAAGATATAAATGACCATCCATTTCCAACACTTGATAGTGATGAAATGTGGCGTTATTATTATTGCAGCCGCAGTCACGGTCGATGCTTTCAACAACCTTTATGCGTGATTCGGGTTGCTCCTCTATTTTGTATTTAGGAAATTCTTTCTTTTGTTTTCCACGTGCATCATCACGTGTGTTTTCTTCCTGACTACAGGAAACAACAATTCCTCCGGAAACAATAGCCAACGCAATAATTGTCATCCAAAAGCCATATAATATAAAATTTTTCATAATTCGTGCAATTTTCGTGTTGCTTCTTTAATTTCTTTGTCTCTGTCCTTCAACAGGACAGCGGTCATCAGGAAATGCTCTCCGTCGGTGTCGTCGAGGAGTTCATAGTCATCCAAATTGACGCAGATCGCATCGAAACTCACTTGTATCATGTCGTGGAAGTTAATTTGATCGAAAACTTCCCCAATATCGGGTTTCAAAAAGAATCGGGAAGACGACTTAACAAGGAATACGAACTTCTTATATTCTTCAAATCCTGTCAATGCCTCTCCTTTCGTTTCGGTTGTGTCAAAAGTTAATGAATTGCCACGAGGGTTTTCCTTCATCTTATTCAGCGATTCATTACTGATTGGATAATAACCATAGACCGAACCCACACCCTTGTGCTCCATCCTTACGATCTTGACCTTGTCTAAGAGTTTGCGGATTTCCTCGTCTGAGGTCTTCTTGTATCTGTAATACAACCCCGGTATGGAGTATTTTTCTGTTTCAATGGGTTTCTTTTCCATATATTTATAGTTTTGATCCAACGTTTGTCGTAAATAATGGTTGTTCATTTGCTATTGCTGCAGATATGTCGTTTTCCAATTCTTTATCAAAGTCAAAGAAACCAGAATACATTTCAATCTTCAACCCGTCCGGCACTTGCAATTGTTCCAACACCCGTTTGCTCACCGGAAAACTCACATGTCTTGTTTTTCCGGTCTTCTTCATCCCGCAATGGACATCTGCGGTGCGGGTCTGATGCAGCCTGCCGTTCAAAAGATATTCCTCGTATATGGCAGTATTTCTGTCAAAACCTTGCTCATAATCTTCATTATAGGGTATCTTCTGCTTGAGAATTTGAACCCCGTTCAGGAAATACAGGAGGAAATTCCGTGAATGCCCGTCCTTACACCTCTTGCTGAACTGATGTTTCCGTGTTAGTTTGAAGGTGGCCATTTGTTGTCCTCCATTAATATCATTACGAATATTATTAAACATATAAACCCACCGATCAATTGCAGGATTCCTGGTTTGAAGAAGTCACCGACTGTCCCCCCGGTTTGGCCGTTGGTCATGGACAGGACGCCCCAAGTGATTAATCCGGTGGCGATAATCGACACAAATATGGCTAATATGTGTTTCCTTTTTGATCTCATTTCTTTTTTCTTTCATCCATTAACTCCTTGATGACCTTTTGTATGTCTTCAAGACAGGTTTTATTCCATACAGTAGTCATATAATTTGCAGGGAAAAAGCAGTACTGTCTCCATCTGCCGAACCACAGGATTTCGCCGATGATCTGCTGATGATGCTTGTTCATGATAACAATCCTCTTGGTTTTACCTTTATATTCATTATCAATCAAAAATGCAAGATAAGGTGTTTCTATCACCAAATCCATGACTGACGATATCGCCAATTTTTCGAACCAATGCTCTTCCATACAGTGAAATTATTCAAAAATATTCCAATTTGCAATGCGCCATTCCAATTCAAGTCTCTTCCTGACCATTTTTTTCTTCTTTCGGGGGTATTCTGCCGACTTTGCCCATTCTTCAATGATTCTTCCTCTGTGCTCTTTTTGTTTCTCTTCAATCTCTTTCATTTCGGCAATGAAAGGTGCTGCAATTAAAGCATATGCGCCGAGTATATTGGATATGTTTGACATAGCGTTGTTTATTTTGACTGTTCAAATTCTGCTTTAATTAGACGAACCCTCTGTAATTCGAGTTCCAGGCTCTTTTCATAAACTTTGATACAATAAGCGACGATTTTGTCGAGGTCTTTACTAACCATAATATTGAATATTTTTTCAAGGCTTGCATTGTATCCCGGTTTGTTACCATTGATGTGTACTATCCACCGATTATCAATTCTATTGGTTTTGAAAATGTTATACGTTAGTTCCACACCATTTTTATCACGATAATAATAACCGTCCTCTCCCTTCCTAATTTGGAAGGGGAGGTTTATGAAACATTCAAGGTGCTTCCCATCTTTAGGGTAGTTCTCAATAGTTTCAATATAATACGGTTTTTGGGACATGGTGTTAATCCTGATCAGGAGACAATGGTGATTCTATATCGTCCTCCGGGGTTTCAATTTCGCAATAATGTGTCGGTTTCAATTCCTTGTCTGTGACGATATTAAAGAGGTCAAAAAGGGTTATAATGGTGTCACTCGTACCCCAATGAATTCCTTCGGCGTCCACAGATTTCAAACATCCGATCATGGCATGTTTCTTCTTGTCTTTGTCTTTCCAATAAAGGACTATTGGTTTCCCGAATGGTGGGAGTTTGTTCAAGTCGTTGGTGATTTTTTTCCAATTCCACATGGCTTTAATGATTAAAGGTTTATAATAGTGATATCGTTTTACATTCTTCTTAATATGCGTTTCACACAATCATTTACCGCACCCCTTACTGAACGGGTGATTTGGTTGTTCCAATCAGTGTCTTGGTCGCTTATGAGCATCAGGCTGCTGCCCCTGCCTTCTGCAAAAAGACTACCATCCCTTGAAAACAGTTTCCCTGTCACGGAGGTCATTAGGCAACCATCGGTGGTGAAACCGATACAGGTGATCTTGATCCGGCAGGTAAGAAGTGTTTTGTCAGCATCCATCTCGGCAGTATGCTCCGTCTCCGTTCTCATTATATCATCGAAAGAGGTGGTCAGAAGGGGATTTTCAATCTCACTCTTTCTGCGTTTGAAACGTGGGAGTCCTTGTAGTTCGTTTGTGAACTCCTCCATGTTACAGTAATCCAATTGGCACGTTATGTCTGGATATTCATCGTATTCACGGGCGTCCTCGATGATATAACGAGATACGGCGTATGAATAAATACCTTTGTGTGCATTCCTGCCGGGTGAGCAGGATAGTAAAAGAAATATTACAATTGTGATTTTCAGTAGGGTTTTCATAATGATAGTAATTATTGTTTTTTAATTAATGGACACCATGCACGTCTTTCACTTTCCTTACGGTCGTTGTATGGCCTACATGAGCGTGTGATGCATTTGAACTCCTGTCTGTCAGAGCAGTAATTCGATGTTTCGTCCTGTTTATCGTTTGGGGTTATCTTGCAAACAACAGCAACGTCGTCGTCGCAGAACCAATCATGCGGATCAGGATCGGGAATGATCTCATGATTCTCACAATCAAGACAGTTTTCGGGTATTTTAATATCTGAGTCTTTCATTTCAATTCGATTATTATGGGTTTTACTTCGAGAATTGCAGTGGTGAAATCCCTTGAACACGCAATTGAAACGACTTCGGCTTGCATTTTATCCTCAAATATTAAGGCTTTCTTCAATGAATTCACGAATACAGTTCCCATCCGATAATACTTCTTGGTTTCTGTGTTGTACACAACATAAGCGGTATTCTCCTCGTTACTTTCAATTTTCTTTTCAAGACGTTCGAGTTCCGTGAGAGTAGCATTATAACACCCCTTTTTGGTCTTGAGTCTTTCAAGGGTCAATAAGTTAGCGTTCTTGCCTGATCCCTCCTCGTTATCGAGCATCTTGGAGATTAGCCTCAACTTCCTGCGGTAGTCGTCGATAAGTTCTTTCATGGTTGCACGGTGGTGTTTGCACGATAGTAATTTATTCTTGCTTCCTGTTCGTCGAGATTAATGACGACCAAGGACGCTTCTCCACCACCATCACCCATCCAAAAAATGCGGTAACGATAACCGTCGGCTTCATAAATCTTAGTACAAATATTGCCACCAAAATCAATACCCGCAGTATTAACAATTACTTCCTTTTCCTCACTTTGCTTTCCTTCATCACTTTGCCTTCCTTCGTTATACTCCCTTTCAATAGGATCGGTAGCGGGAACACACATAACTAAACACAAAGAAGCGAGCATCACGAATAATGCTACATAAGGCGGTAGTTTTGAAATGAAGTTTTTCATATCGTTTATATTTAATGTTACCATTTATCCACATCAGAGAGATCGAGAATCTTGTCAGCCTTGTGGCTGTATATTTTCACACCTGTTCCCATCCCGACCGGAGTAAAGGAATAAGTGAAAGTACCGTATTCGCCGTGTTTCTTTTTGATCTTCTTCTGCCAGGCTTCAAGCCTTTCAATCTGATCGGGATCGAGTTTGAATATATAATCCATATATTATCTTTTTAATTTCTCATTATTCTCTTTCAATGCTCTCAATACCTCTATGGCACGTTCTAAATCACCCTTGGTGAAAGTTCTCAAATGTTCCTGTCTTCCCTCTTCCTTGTCTTGAAGTCGTTCGAGAACCTTGTAAAGGTATTCTTCGAGTTTTCCAAGTCCAATGAGTTCGAGTGCGTTCATAATTAAAACATTATAATCTCTTTGTAGAAATGTAATTTCTTTATTTCATTAAGGTTTTCCTTGGAGACAACGACAACGCCATCCACCTGATGTTCCTCGATCCATTTGAACGTCTCTTCGTCACACAACAACCCGTAATCGGGATATGAGAATCTTATCCGACTTTCATTCTTGTATCTGTTCAAAGCCTGTTCGTTTGTCGACAGGCAAGCATGCCGTGGTGCGGTGTGACCTTCTTCAAGTTCACTGGATGCAAAAAATACTGATTTCATTTTGTCTTCCATCGTAAATTCTCTTTATGTACAAATGACTTTTCAAAGCAATGTGGACACTCGAACACCACTGCTATGCCGCCTATATTATGACCGATCCTTACCACGTCATACACCGTTTCCCCGATTATGTCCTTTACGTTCAAATCCTCGTAACAATAAGGGCATTGGAGTGGTGCTGTCTGTTCTTTCAGTGGTTCAAGATCAATTGACATATTATTCTTTTCGATGTTCAGTACATTTCCATGATTGATTTCTCAAATCGGCTTGTTGTCCGGTTTCAGCCGTAAAAGCACCATTGTATCCTTCTCTGCCTTTTATGTATTTATTGCAACCTTCATGGTCACAATAAAGGCGGATTTCAAGCACCTCGGAAACTTCCCGGCGTTCAGGCGGTTCATAGCCGTCACCATTGTCGATATATTCGATGAAATCACTCATGATGTTCAATATCCTTATTTTCGGTCTTAAATATTTTTTCTTTAAATTTGAAATCGTAGTCGGGAAGACTCGGTATTTGCCTACGTACTTCCTGCAGTACCCATGCTATGTTTTTCAATTGAAATTCGGTTAATCCGGTATTCGTCATTTCACTTTCACATTTTTCAGTGAATCACATGGGACACAGGCGATGCTACTATTTGCAAGACCATCAGCCTGGATGCTGTTGACGGCTGCATAACACAAACCAGTCTCTTCATCCTTGAAATACTCAATATTCCTTTCCAACTTATGTGTGTTGGGTTTGCCAGTCCATTGGCAGGAAGAGAAAAGCATTGCTGAAACCATTATCAGCACCATAATTTTTCCTAAATTTTTCATAATTATTTCTCTTTGCAATTATTGTTATTGTTTACATTCACGATTTTAGGCGTCACATGTTGGATGAACTGCCCAACGTAATGGATCACAATGAAAAATGCAAATACGTGCCAATATTTGACATGTATGAACGGTAATTTCCATGTGTAGGCCGTCAGATAAATTTCATTCACCTTTGGGGCGAGGTAGTTGAACGCCAAGGTGAAAACAATCGATTCGACAAGGGAAAATCCAAGCCAAACCATGTTTTTGAAGAATGATGTTAATGCTCCGATCATATTAAGTTGCGTTAGTTTTATAGAATTCCTTTAATACTTTTGCAAATTCATTTAATCCAATTTGGTCGTCGATGTGGTAACCATCAACATATCTTTTTCCATTGTCGGCAAGACGTGCCCCGTATTCGGCAGGCGACGGGCATCCGCAATGACCCCCAACCCGGATAAGATGACCGAGTAACCCGTCTTTGTCGACGGGATTCGGGGTGTTGTGAAGTTTCAACGCCTCTTCAAAAGGCAGACCGTCCTCAAGCCTTTCCACGGTTGCAATCCAATAATACCATGCCCGTGTAAGAGTCCAATAACCTATTCTACCAATTATTGAATACGGCACTTCACTGCAGACAGTGCCGCCGACGTGAATCGCCTCAATACCTGCCAAATACAGTTCCTCTTTGATGCTTTTGTCGGCTTCCTTATTTCCTGCCAAGTTCTTCATATTGTTATCAATCAAATATATCAATAAGTAGTTTGATGATGAAGGCAACACCTTCCACTCCAAAGAGGAATCTTGAGAACCCGTTCCAATCACTGAAACGAAAGTTCCAATTACAAAAAGCGAGAAACAAGTATGTTACCGCCATGATAACAACCATGAATATCAAGAGTGCGAACACTTCGTTGACTTTACCGTTTGTTTTGTTGTATGCCATATTGTTTGAATTTAGATCATTTCACCATATCCAATCAAGGATTCGTAATCCTGCAACTTGCCTTTCAAAGCCTGCAGATATTGCAAGTAGACGTTCTTTCTTAATTTACCGGATTGCAACAGTGCAAAGCCATCGGTTATATCCCTGTCCCTGCCAAGTTCGATCTTCATGATTGCAAGCAATTCGGGATTAATAATTCTGACCTGTAATCCACCGATCTTAGCCATTTCGGCGGTTTTGAGAATCATCTTGTTTAACGTAACATTTCCGACGTTCGAATCAAGGTAGTCGGTATTGAAATCAATCACCGAGATTCCAAGAAGTCCGACATTTCCACTTCTTAATGCTTTGTAAAGGACGTCATCGGCTTCCAGTTTAGCCTTAACCGTCGACAGATCAGCGACCATAAAGTCCAAATCGGGCGTCAAATCTCTACCCCCGTTCAAATAATGAACGAGTGCAGTACCACCGATGATAACGGCGTCAGACACGTTAACGACAGTCCATTGAAGACCTTTTGAGATTCTACCTCTTTGATCCTCAGTTAATATGGAGACCTTATTGAAAAGGTTCTCCGAGTCGAAATTCTCTTTCAACAGGAATTTTTTCATTTTTACTGTTTTATGTACAAAGATACGAAATTATTGAATACCAGTTACAAAAAAACCCTGTTTTTTTAACAGGGTGTTGATGTTATACATTAATCAAATTTTCTAAATGAGGTTTCAACATCACTTTTAATTGATCAATCTCCACATTTTTTTTCATTGAAACGATCGAGAGAGCAAAGTTGATCTTGATCTTTTCATTTCTTTTGAGGAGTTGTTCGAATTCTTGGATACATTCTTCTTCCAAAGTTATTTTCGTTTTCTCCTTATGTCGTTTGAGGTCTGAAGTACCCATGAGTGACATTTTCATATCGTGAATCCTTGCTTTAATTTGATTTTCTGTGGATTTGGTTGCATCGGCAATATCTTTATAGGATAGACCAAAACATCTCAATACGAAGACTTCACGTTGTTTATCATTACTTATCAAACTTTTTGCAAGTTTTCTTTTTTCCCTAATGAATAATGTTTTGGGTTCTTTCGATGTATCGGGATGATCGAAATGTTCGATTTCTGAGATATAACGGGTGTTGTGCTTTTCTCTGCGCTCACTCCTCTTCTTGTCGATGAAGATGTTGTGCATTACTGAAATACCCCATTTGGTAACAGAGGAAAATTTATTCTTATCAAATTTATCCGCTTTTTCGATCATTCTTATGATCGTGTCTTGGAGCAGGTCTTCAGCGTTATCAATGTTACTATGTTCGAGGTAGAGTGCATATCTTTTCAACGCCCGGCGATCGATTTTTTCGACAAAATCATCAACGGGTTTATTTGTGGTGTGCATTTCTCGTCCGTGTTAACTATCGTCATGTTATGTTTTTCCATTGTGTTCATTGGCTTCTTCTTACAAATATTGTGAATTTTCACTGATTTTGCAAGGGTTTGAAAAAAAATACGACGGAAAAATATTAACAAGGCACGGATTATTCGTTTGATTCCAACGGAGTGTTTAAAGGATTGATTTGTAACGCTTTTATTTTTTTAAAAAGATCGTTTTCGGGATATTTATGATGTTTTGAACCACAAATAGGGCAGTAGATGGTTTCCTGCCTTATAATGACCTCGTTCTTGTAGTCCCAATACAACTCATCTTCGTGATAATGGATGTCGCTGAACAGGGCGTCACGATAGATTTCAAAATATACGTCTTCATCAGGATGGTTCTTGTAATATTCATCCCTATATTGGTTTATATTTATAATCCTGCATTCGTCCTTTGTTGCAAGGATTGCCATTATAACTTCATATGCTGTGATTGTTTTCATTATTAAAAATATATTTCATTCATGTAATCAATGATGTCATCAACATCTTCAACACTCACCTTACTTTCAAAGAGTTGTGAAATATTGAAAAGAGGTACGCCTTTAAGGTATAATCGATACACTTTCCATCTTACCTTGTTTTTATACCACAAGGCATACCCACCCCAATAACTTGAAGGTGTTACATGTTTGCCCGCCAATGCCATACTCTGTAACAATTGTCGTGCAGAAAACCATCTATAACAGACATCCATACATTTTTCCACGATCCGGTGTTACAGATGTGGCAGTTCTTGTCATATTCACGGTGCGCACTGCAGAAAGAGTACCACCGTTTCTTCCAAAAGAAGCGTCCCTTTTCTTTCATAATGATCTTATTATGTGTGAATGGTTAGTATATCCTGTCGTGAACTGTCATCGGTTTTGGGAGGAATTCATGAAGGGTATTGAAGAATTCTTGGTATTTTTCAATTTTTTCCTCCATTTGCTTGATTTTGATTGTCATCCCGATGATCCGGCCACGGGCATGATACAATTCTTCTTGGGAAAAATTGACTTCAACCTCTCCTGCAAGGAATTTCATCAATTTAGTAAACGCTGCTTCTTCGGCTTTGTTCCTTGCCACTGCCTCATAATCTATTCGTGCCATATGGGTTTATTTAGATTGTTTCTTACAGGGTTTCATTTCGGGGTATAATTGATCCACCGACCATTTCAGTACTTCGATGGCATGCCTCATTTCAAGGGAGAATTCCGGCATGTATTTTTTCATTGCAGCAATATCGCCATCGATCAGTCTTTGGTAGGCATGCTTATCGAGTTGTGTTTCACCCATGATAGGTCGTATTTAATTATTCCAATTTGGTAGCGGTATTTCCGCACTCGGTCGGTTCAGTCCGTGTCCTTGAGGCATATTTGCTTCGTCTGTGTATGTGTAAATGTGGATGTCATCAATTTCATACCAATCGTTCTGTGTGGGTGCGAACTCCGTCCCTGATCCTCCAAACATACAAGTGAACCATATCCTATCAACAAATATATTACTTTTTTCCCTGAAAACAAAATCTGATTTTTGAAATGCAAGTTTTCCGTCAATGAAACATTCCAAGATGCCGTTCCTTGAACCAACGTCATTGGTGACAAGTCTGATTGTGACGTTGAACCACTCGCCTTTGGGAATATTATACTTGGTAGTCATGTCAGATTCGTAAAGGCTGTAACTGTCCCCGTATTCATGGGTGAGTTCGTGGTGGTAGACATATGCCCTCGAATACAAAATTTCCCCGCTCTTCATCCATGACATCGTGAGTGCTGATCCATAATCCGGACCGGGTGCGCCAAATCCTGGCCAACTGTCTCCCATACGCATAGCGGGGTACTTCCCAGATATCACTCCGTCAAAGGACGGATTGAAACGAATGTTGTACGACATATAGTATTCATCTCCCGGTGGGAACATGGCATACCATTGAAGAATGGTGTCGTCAGGATTCTGATCCTTACCGAAGTTCACCTTTAACGCTTTTTTGCTCTTCATATTATTGGGATAGTCCACATTCACTATCTCAGGTGGGAATTGCTCGTTATAATCCGCCCAAGTAGGATTGTTCCATTCAGAAGAATACACGTTCCATACACTGTACATCCCTATATCCTCATTCTCGAAATCGTTTTTAAACACGATGTTAAAACTTGGAATTGATACTGCATCTAAAACAAGTACCCAATCTCCGGCTGCCGGGGGTGTAAAAGTTTTAGTCCCTGTGTTGGGGAACGTGCCGATGTTTGTGTACACACCTGTTGCAGGATCGAACCATTGGCAATTTATGCTGTTTGTTGCTGTTATTTTAGTCATATCCACGGTGACCATCCTGTTTGTCGGTAGGTATGCCACAATTGAAGTGCCGTCCGATGTCCGTGCAGCAGGGGCGTAATTGGCATTACCCCAAGTGCCGTACCCGGCGGTTAATGACGTGTGAGTCCAATCGGGGACGAGCAGCCACCATTTCCTATCTTTAAAAAATTTAATAAAACGGCTAAAATCAACCGAACCGGGAGCATCCATCGCTGGCTTCCAATCGCTCAAACCGTATACGGGATAACCAAAGGCAAACAATGGAGCATTACCAAAAACATATCCAAATCCTCCACAAAGGATTGAGGAGTATTCAGGATATCTCATTTCTTGTCTCGTCCATAAAGGATTTGTAGGCTGCCCTTCGTAGTAACCCTCGATGAAGAAGAATGGTTTGATTGGGGTGACATCATAAGCAGTCTTGTACCAAGTGTGGCTTGATTTTGAGCGAGTGTAAACATTATTTATGGTTAACCAAGATGGGTTATTCCAATAATTTATTCCATAAGATTCTGAGTTGTTATGTGCAGTCATAAGATGATTCTGATCATATGCCAAAACACCTGTTGCCCAAGCGTTGCATTTAGCGACGACGTTCGGTGTTACTGTCGGATTCCTGTCACCACCATTGAACCAAATGATGTTCGGAAAATCCTTGTAACGATTACCAATGTAATTACCATAGGTTGTCATTTGAGCGGTGGTGGCCGCATCGATTTCATGCACGAAACCCTCCTTGTCCCCTGCGCCATCAGCATAACCAAGATAGACAGGTCCTAAAAACATTACAATATCCTTGGATGCCGCATAATTTATAATGGTATCAATGTGTGCAAAATATTTTTCATTCATTGGAGATTGAAATGCCACTCCAGTGAATGGTGATTGCCTATAATAATTCTTTGGGGGATTGGTGCAGAAATAATGTTCCAAAATATTGGCGAGTATCACATTGAATCCTTTTTCCGCCCTGTTGTCGATGTAAAGTTTTGCATCCTCGGTACTCACTTGAACCAATAGTGACCATCCTGCGTCACCTGCCCACAAGAACGGTTTATCATTTTGGTTGATGAGATACCTGCCGCTCGGACTTAATTTCAATGGAAATTCTGATATTGATATTGGCGTTGTGTCAGATGCGGAATTTGATCCAACAATCAAGTTCTCCTGCATAAAAACAACGGCCTCCTGCGATTTGCAGAAAGCCGTTATCAACAAGAGAACAACGGTTAAAATCGTTGTTTTCATAAGTTTTGTTTATTGTATACTTTAATTATTTCTTCTTGAGTGAGAATCCTATTGTAAATTCTTGTGTCATCGATAACACACCAACCTTGAGAATCAGAACTCTTGCCAAGGTATAAAGGAAGATTGGATTTAAACGTTGGAAAAACACCCGTAGAACTCCCTCTCGTCTTGTCGACACCGTTTATATACATTTTTCCAAGTGCTGCATTTGTTCTGCTTCCTGTGATGACGACATGTACCCATGCTCCAACAGGTAAGACCCCATCAACAGACATGATGTATTTCCTGTTGCCGCTTGTGCCATCACTTGTAACAAATTTGAACATTTTGGAAGTGTTTCCATCCGCATATAGAATTACTCCATCAGGATAATAAACCTTGCTATTACCCATAACAGGCATTCCTTCGTTTTGATTCCACGTCCTATACCAAAGGCAAATAGTGAATTCATCCCCAAAAGGAAAAGCGGGTGTCACAGCGGTGTAACCACTGCCGTCAGCACTCAAAAGATATGTGCCTTCAGCCGGAGTGCTTGTTTTAAACATATTCACAGGACTTGACACAGTCACAGGATAAGTTCCGGTTTCATCATTGCCGTTGTTTTCAAATCTCCAACGGGCAACAAGTGGATTTGGAGGTGTTGGATCATCCACCAATATTTTATAAATATTGTCGACTTTTGTCAAGCCGTTCACTTTAATAGAAGGGTTGTTGAGTAAGTCCATGCTGCTCAAGAAGGCATTGTTCAATATCAGATTCGTGTCCGCAGTGAATTTAAGGGAGTCGATTTCATCAAACGCCTTATTTATGTAAACCACATATGTCGAATCCACCTTATCAAGTATAACAGGAAACCATAAAGTATCTGCATTCACATATAATTTCAGGTTCGGAATGTTCTTCACCGTGGTTTCAGGATAGGTCTTCATCTTCAACATGGTATGAAGATCGTTTGTCAATTCAAACGTGAAATAACCACCTTCCAACGGTCTGTCCTTGAAAATCTTCTTTTCATACAATACCTTGCTGACATAATACTTACCCAAGTACGGCAAGGCGAAATCCTCAGTATTCCATTCAAATTTATATTCGGTTTTCGGCAACATTTCGATAATATTATATTGACCACTGAAAAGGACATTCGTAAAAGTACTGTCATATATAATGATTTCGAGATATGCTGCACCCGCATTCAAAGTGTATGAGGACTTATTATACATCCTTTCATATCCTTTGATCTTGGTGTATTGGTCGAATTCAAGCGATCCAACAGAAGTTTTTGTTTGGTACGGTGCAGCCACTTCGGAACTATACCAAAAATTGAATACCGTACTATCGTGTGGAAGGTTGTAAGTGTATGCCCAAAGACGGGTTGTCCCTCCTACACTATTCAACGCATCTATCGAGTCATTCAATACCTTAATTGAATCGTTTAAAGCAATCTTCTCGCCATTGCATTCATCAAGCATAAGTGTCAACTCAGCGATGTTCTGTTGGTGAAGTGCGTCCGAAGCCTGGCAATCTTGCAACTGTTGTGTCAGTTCAGCAATTTTGGTATTATTGGCCGCTTCTTGAGCAATACAGTCTTCAAGTTGTTGTGATAACTCCAATATTTTGGCTTGATTCGCTGTATTTGTCGCATCACATGCCTGCAATTGCTGTGTTAGATCGGCTATTTGTTGTTCAAGTGCGGTTTTGGCCGTCTTGCAATCCTCAAGTTGTTGCGCCAAGTCGGCAGATTCACAATTCTCAAGTAATTGGGTTAATTCGGCGATTTTTGCCCGGTAGATTTCAGTGGCATCATTGCATTCCTTGAGTTCATTGGTTAATAAAACGATCTTGGTTTTATTGGAAGCGTTTTCATCACTACACGCCTGTAATTGTGTTGTCAATTCGGCGATCTTTACTTGATTTGCTGTATTCGCCGCCTTGCAGGTATTTAATTGTTGCTGTAATGCAGCCTTTTGGGTTTCACATACAGTGCAATCGTCATTACATTGCATCGCCAAACATAGCAATGCAACAATAGATAAGAAAAAAATAATCCTTTTCATGTGATTTTTGTTTATTTACATATAAATACAAAAAAAAGAAAAAACGCCCTTATGGCGTTTTTAAATTGGGTGTCAGGAATACGGTGCAAGCAGCCTTTGATGACAGAGGCGGCGTCCCGTTGTCCGTGACTTTTATCGTTAAAACCCATCTTTTCGGTTCGGTCAACCCGGTGGGTCTGTTGCGCCAATAAAGCATCCCACTGCTGGTCAAATGGAAAAGACCTTCCTCATTACCCTCTACGATCTCGAAAGTGAGTGTTTGGGTTGTGTCCTTGTCATATGCCATTACCTGTCCGATGAGGGAGTCTGGTGACTGCGCCTCGACTGTAGTTCCAATCCCCGCAAGGATCAGGACGAATAAAATTGCAAGTATCTGTTTCATTTTTTATTTAATTTGTTGCTGTTACTTTATAAATGTTATCAATTTTCACGATTCCTTTTACTTCTATGGTACTCGTGTTGTTCAACAAGTCGGTGCGATTGATGTACATTTTCTCAACTGTCCAATTGCCGTTAGATTTCAATTCGACAGATTTAATCGTGTTGAATGGTTTTGCCATAAGGCAAACAAAAAGAGAATCGTTTGTATTATAATAATCCAAATCAGCGAGTGTGTCGTTCACATAAATGCCCATCTTGGAAGTGCTTACGTCTGGCCACGCTTTAACCACAAGTGCAGATACTGCTTCGGTTTCGTTGTTGTTAACGGTTTCCTTGCTGCAGATCGTTTTCATACAAGTATCTACAGTGAAATTATAGATTTTATTGCCGAAGAACGTATGTGCATAAACATTGCAACCAATCATGTTGTCGATGAAGATCAACGTGTCCTTGAAAGCATATCCAACTTTATAGACGGTGACGACGGTATCTTTAACAATGGGACGTACCCAATACATCACCGTATCTTTCGTTACTTCATCGTATTTCTTTACGGGAAGTTTCTCGTTCAACGTCCTGGGGAAGAACATATCAACTGTTTTCCAATCCTGATCCTTTATAGCCACCCTGTAATGATACGGCAGGTCAATATCGGAATAATCCCATGAAGCGGCTTTCTTTCCGGACATGAACCATCTAACCGGGAATTTTGCAGTATAGTATCTTGAGCCACTTGCTGCTATAGAACTGATCATATTCGTATCACTGTGAAAAATCACACCGTTGATCTCAAGATCGAAAATAAGATTAAGGTGTTTCTCATCGTTCGGGATGTAGTCTACATCACCATAGTTCATCAATTCAAATTGGTAATACCTCATTGAATCATACATACTGACACTATCACTTGAACTTCCGACGAATATCTTCGTACCTTTGAAGATCGGAATAGTATCCCTACGTTCAATAGATACATATGCACAAGGCTCATCGGTGTTGCAGATCGATTTTTTCAACGCCTGGCATGAGTCAAAAAGGAGTCCGAACCCCAATAATATTGGGATTATAAACAATCTGTTAGTAGTTTTCATTGATTTGAAATTATGTATTAATTTGATGTAAACGCAATTACGAGCGAATATAATCATTCCATTTTAAAGATGAAAGGGTTTATAAAAAAAAAGAAGGGTATGGTTCACCCTTCCTTAATTTCTTTTAATGGTAGTTCTTTCAAACGAGAAGTCTCACTCATCTCATTTTCATGTTTTTCAACTACGTATTTCGCTTCATAAAGCACTTTAACACAAGGTTTTTTCGGAAGACCCATCTCATCCACGCATTCTTGAACGAGTGCCTTTAATGTTTTATACAACCTGTCCTTTTTCATAACTGATTGAACAATTCAGCCATGAAAGTACATGCTTTTTTTCAAAAGTCAAAGATGTTTTGAAATTATATTTACAGGCGTTTCCAATATTGTGTCAACTTCTTGTTGATACCGCCGAGATTCATTACTTCAATCACCCACCGGGTATCATCCAACATTTTGGTTTTGTATATTTTGGAAGTGCTGCCGACCAATTCTATCATCAGTTGGTCCATTTCAGTATCGTCGGACATGTATTCGTAGTAAAGATCATCTTCGACCTTATAATCCCCCCGGATATTAAGTTCAAGATCGTATTCGTTGTCCTTTGGAGTAATTGAATAATTAAATGTATTGTTGGCCGCCAACACTTTCCGAATGATTACTTCGCTTTCATTGGAAAAATCCAAGGTAGTGTCTGCACCATCGACATTTTCGGTGAAAATAAGTTCCCAAGTACCAATAACAGAATACTCTTTGACAGGTTGGTTCGATTCTTTTTTTATACCTGTTTTGCAGGCGATTAAAAGGATCATTGAAAGAAAAAGTAAGACAAGATTTCTCATAACGTGGAATTTTAAATAACTATTATTTTTTATAAATACCGAAAATAACAGTTATTTATCAAAAAGTCAAGGGATTTTGAAAATTATTCCTCTTCTTTTTCTTCGTTTTTCTTGTCCAAGATGTATTGATTTATGATTACCATTGGATTGAGTTCTTCCATGTCCTTACCGGATATCCCTGTTAGATTTCTCTCAACCCCGAACGCTTGTGACCAATCGAACATCAAACCCTCACCCTCCGGGGTCTCATTTTCCATCTCTTTGTCGAACAGTTGTACGAACAATCCGAGCATGTGATCCCTTCCTGAAACAACAGAGAACCTCTTGTCCCAATATATTGTATGTCTGCTCATGATTATCGATTATACCAAATTATGGTATCAAATTCCAGTCGTATTGATGCATATTTGACATCGGAAGGATATATTTCAATATTGGTTTCTTTACCATCTTTAACATAGTGCCCATAACCATCATAATCAATGAATCCACCATCGTTAACACATTCAATGAAATGATCGAGTGACATAACATCTCCAAAATCTGGAAGTTCAGATAGTTCATAAGGCATTATCATGCGCATCTCCCGGTTCAACTTGCCAAGTTTTCGCCGTTCAGGTTCGGTGTGTTTAAGGAATTTTTGGTAATTCTCAGTACTAAAATCGGAACTGTAATCCCAATTATCTTCCTTATTTTTAAGTAGTTTCTCTTGTTCCTCAATTTCCACTTCGATCTCTTTAAGCCTTTGCTCTATGAAAATCCTTTTCGATTTTTCGTTCATAATGTTATCTCTATTGTCGTGAATTTGTAATCAGGATTTCTCCAAAGCATAGAGCATTTGTAACAAAGGCCGAGAGTATCGGTCTTCTCAGGGTCTTTGTTGTAAAGAATTTCAAGAGATACTGTATCATCGCCACAGCATCCACATTTGAAACCGCCCCCACCGACTCCTGCATAAGCATGCCGGAACACGTAGGTCTTTTTTTGTTCCTCGATTTTTGCGAGGATTTCGTTTCTTTCCATTATAATAATTTTTCGAGTGCTTCTTTCACAACTTCCGTTAAATCCCACCAATCGTTCCACGTCAGATGTAACTTACCATTCATTGATATCTTGACGTTTTGGTGGCGTTTGGCATATCTTTTATGATCCGCCCTGTAAAATATGTTCGCTTGTTCCCAATAGAAATCCTTACTTCCACCATCATATTCAGGAAAGGTCGGTATACCGGGTTGAAAAGGGTTCTTATACACCACAACCAACAATTGAACGCCTTCAAAGGTTTTCCTTATCTCGATGCATTCATCGTCGCCTTTAATGTGTTTGGCGAGCCATCCCTTCTCATTATCGATGTTCGGTTCATCAAAGCATAGCAACTTTTCCATAATCATCCTCTTTGGGGTCTATGAGAACAAAGTTAACTTTTTCTGCTGAATTAAGGCAATTCTTGTTATTTGTTTTCAGAGGATATTGAAATATCCAATTGGGCGTGCATATAACCACCATATCATCGTGGTGTATTATATTCATGGTATTGTTTGGGATTATAATGGTCGGTATTGTTTCAAATTTCTCCCTGAATCTGCCGACAGGGGTTTGCCCAATACCGAAACACACGTTCTCCAATTGGTCAACGATCCTTGTGGGCAATTCGTTGATCAATTTTTCCAATTGAGCGAACTTATCTGCCGATGTGGTTGTTATTGTTGGTTTGTTCATCGCTGCTTAAAGTTTTTATTGTCAACGTACAGTATGACTTTCTGTTCCCCGCCGTGTGAACTATGGGTGATCATAACGTTCAATCCTTCGTTGAAAATTTCTTGTGCAACGTCCCAAACCTGCCAAGCAGGAATTTCCTCAAGGTGTTGATACCGGAGATTGTTGAACTTATTGCCTGCAAAGAAATAAATTTGTGCTTTCATGGTTATTCAAACATGATTTCGTTGATACGATACATAACGAACAGCAAGTCGGGACTCCGGAAACCTTTATCGGTTATAATCCATTCGATCTTTGCCTCCTTGTTCCCGCTGTTTTTTTTATAGTCCTCTTCGGCGAATGCCTTGGCTTTTGCCAACCCGCTGCCGTCGACAGGAATCATACCGTGCGAACCATCTAAATCATCCTTAAATGACTTCCGAAAGTTGTCCCACGTGCGTTCAGTTCCCATTCTGCCACCCAATCCGGTGAGGTTTTCACTGATCAATTCGTAGAATTTCATATATTTTGATTTTAGTGTTATTTCAATTCCTGTTCCAAGTGAAGAAGTTCGCAAAAATGCCACCGTATGAAGCATCCTCTCCGTCTGAAAACTTTTCACAGACTTTCTTATTCACACAATCGACCGTATAGCCAATCATTTCCTCCTTTTCAGGAGTGCTGAACAACATTATGATCACATCCTGTTTTTCTTCAAGGTCACGGACTTGTTTCTCACCTTTTTTCAAGGATTCAACAAGTTCATCTTTGTCACTGAGTTTCGCACCCCATGCTTCGATTATGATCCCGGCTGCAAGTACATCGGGTTGATGGGTGAAAAGTTTTATTGAATTGCTGACGATTGTTTTATTTTTCTGTGAGGAAAACATAAAATCGGGTATTCGAATTATTATTGGCTTACCTGCCTTCAAAAAAAACATTACAGGATCGAGCCTGCCATCATTTTCGAAATTGGCTATCATACCAACTCGCATCACCTCTTTAAAGAGGTCGACCATATTGGAAATTCCAGTAATTTCGGGTGTCATAAGGTTTATTTATTTGAGATTTTTATTTTTTTTCTTTTCCTCTTCCTCCCTAAGTCTTTGAGCCTCACACTTATTAAAAATTTCAAGCATTTCTTCGTCCTGTCTTTTCTCCGCCAATTCAAACAATTGGGGAATGGTAAGGGTCAAGAACTCCTCAAGGGAGAACCTCGGCTTATCGCACTCCAATTCGTCGTATGTTAATTGGTTGTTCGATACCCACATACAACTATGACGGATATCGACACCTCCCATCGGCTTTTCAAGATTGATCATTTTGTTTCGGTATTGAACCAATTCAGCGTTGATCTTCACCCATATATCCCTTTCCTTCTCAGAATTGAAGAAATTCTTCTTTATTTTTGAAGCCGTGTTCATAAATTTTTAATTTTTGTTTATGATACGTGCTGGAACAGGAATTGTTACATATCAATTTTATCCTTTTCAAAATAAACTGATTGAAGATTTCCATCCAAATATCCCACGATGTCTTCTTCGACTTCACAATCGTATCCGCCGGAATAATAATCATACGACGTGTCATATGTCACTTCCACGATCAAATAATTGGTAGTGGGGAACACGAATTTAGATAGGTCGTCCTCCGTGTGTGGAATAAATCCGGCTTGAGTGAACACTTTCTTAAAATCGAAATCCCTAAAGATTTCAATTCCGCTATCATCAATTTCAACCTCTAAGTTCCTGTCAAGCGTTTCCAAGTCGAAATAAAGGTATTTTTCGTCATCTTTGTGATTCGGATTGTTGAAATGACCCACAAATTGATGGTAGTGCTCGGCAATGACAGGGAAATTGCAAGCCTCTTTGTTGGTATTGACTGTATACCGGGGAAGGAATTTGAACACCTCTTCGGGATTCTTGTGCTTCTGTCTCAGATCGTACATAAATTTCTCAGAAATTTCGTACAATTTCACACCCAAGAGGCATTTTATCGATGATCTACCTTCCATAACACTCATGGTTTGTGGATTATAGTGTCCTTTATTGTGATGCTACTGTCACTCCAAGGCGATTTAATAAAGACCCAAGCACTATCGTTGACTTGTTTTACACGTACATCTCCTGCGAGAGCGTCAATCTGACCGTCGGCATAAGACTGTTCAACAACAACTCTTAACATTGAACCGAGGGTGTTTTCGAATTCATTTTTATCCTTTTTGACTGATATTGACAGAACGATCAACACGATAAAAGCAATCCCCAATATTACGAATTGAACTCTATTTTCTTTGAAAAACTGTTTCATGTCAATATATTTTGATAAAATAAAGATTAAATTCCCCCTCCCAACCAAAACGTTCCTTCACTTTGACTTTGATATCCTCTTTTTCGGCATCCGAAATATCCGGTACGGTGACAGGACTACCGCTTGCCCGTGGTGCATCAGGATCGTCGGGTTTGTTGAACACCTTCCCCACCAAATTGAACCTACCGTCACGTCCGGTGAAGGAGACGTTTTCCCTGAAATTCATGAAAGTAAACAAGGCGTCGTTGAAGTCTTCGCCCGTCTCCTCTTCCCATTCTGTGCATCTTGCAACAGGGACAAGCAGTCCAAATATAAAATATTGTCCTTTCTTCGGTTTCATTTTATTTGGGTTTTTGCATTATTACTGCGAAGTTGTTAGTTGAAATTCCACCTGTCACCGGGATGAATCCTATTGATTGCAGGTGATTGAAAAGTTCAAAATCGTAATCGACTTCCGTGAGTTGGTTGAAAAATATTACATAACCCCTTCCGGATTTGTCCTTTACACCCCAATAATATTCGTCCTTGTTCTTGAAATTCATTATTACGCAAGAAAAGAGCATGTAACCGCCTGGTTTTAATATTGAATACGCTTGTGTGAAATAGTCGAACCTGTCCTTCTGTGAACAGTGCTGCAGCACGTTAACTGCATATACAACGTCGTAGACCCTACTGTCCAAGATGTAATCGGGGATGCCGCTTTTGTTTATCTCGATGAGATTTTTGTGTTTTTTTAATCTTTTGGGAACAACATAATCGATCCCCGTGTACTTGCACTTATTATTTATCAGATTGAAAACATTTCCATGACCGAAGCCTATCTCAAAAATCATCAATTCCTTCCCGTCGTTTACACTTTTATCAATCAAATCGATCAAAAAGGGAAATAGCCTGTAATCTGTGCTTAATCTGAGAGTTTTTTCGTTGACTTCTTTGATGCTCCTGCTTTCACCGCTACATACGCTTAACAGCGGAAAACTCTTCCGAGCACGCAGCCAAAATGCTTTGTTGTCGATATTGTTTGGATGAAATCTTTCAACAGCCTCCTTTTTCACTACACCTTTCAAAGCAGTACGCTTTTCATCTAATTTCACAAGTTCAACATTTTCATATAATTTTTCAAGATCGAAAGTGTTAATGAATGCGGTATGCGTTTTAAACCGTCCCGCATGGAATTTGTATTCGTTTGACTTGTACCTCCACATTTCAAAGAACTCAAATGAATGTTCGAACGATTTGAACGTGTTAGTGGCGAAAGGATTCCTTTTGCCAAAATATGGTGTCCGTGTGTCGTCCATGTCAATAAATTATTTGATATGCACCCCACATCAATATAAGGTGCATAGAATTATCGGTTATAGTATAGGTCAGAGAGGCAAAGCCGCCTTCAATGATCTCTCTCCTTGATATTTCAGGTTTTTGATACGGCACGTAATCAAATTTTTCTTCATATCTGTGAACAAATTCTTTTAATGTGGAACTGCCGATTATTTTCTTGTATTTCTCGGCAAGTGCAAATTTATCAATCCAAAAATGAGAATTGAACACTATCACCATCCAAATCCAATCAAAATTCTGCATAAATAAGCATATCATCAAAGTATATAAAACACAATGAATTACTGCGGCAAGCCATCCAATATGAGTATTTTTGGACTTGTTTAACGCCATCCATCGATTCTGCAGAAGGTAGTCTCCCGCCAAATGTCCGAGTAACATTTCAAACATCATGATTCACACATTTTTTTAAGTTCTTCCCATGTCGGTTGAGTACCCTCCGGGACGAAGAACTCAATCCCGTCAAAAGCGAATTCATTCCCGTATTTCAGGACATGCTTGGCCAGTCCCTCGTCATAGATAAGATATCCGCTATCATACGGAGCACCATCCATGATAAAATGATCAACACTTGAACTGGCGGAGGCATATGGTTCATGATCAAGGACTTTCTGTATAAGAAACTTTCGCATGTAATACCAATCCTTTATGAAGTTTCCGCTTTCGAAAACCTTTACTTCTATCGGACTGCCGAAAGAAAGATCGACTGAAACGTACTCAAGAGTACCTTTTTTCAACCCATCTGTGTAATTAACGCCTATTACCGCCATTTTTATTCTGTTTTGATTTAACCATTAAATAATCTGCAATCGCCGACAATATCAATATCACACTCCACCCCGCCGTCGTCAAAGGAACAATATACACATTTTTAGGGAAAATGTTGCGCCCGTTTATCAGTGATCCGATATACAACGCTCCCACGATGATAAGGAAATACATCACGTATCGCAGAAGTTTCATCCAATTCACTAATTTTATAAAATTTTTCATATTTTTAGTCCTCACAATTACAATCATCCATTTGTGTGTAATAATAAACAATTGCATCATCAAGGTTTGCAAGCCAAACGACTGCATTATAATCCTCCTCGCTTGCAAGTACAACCAAACCCTTCTTTGTACCCTTCGTAAAATTTCTGATGACATTAAAATTGTTGACAGTTTGATACTGTCCAAGAAATACTGTCATAGAATTCTTCGGCTTGCCGATCTCCACAATCGGATACTTTCTTTTCTTCGGTATTAATTGTGTGTATGTGGGATTGATGGTGTTATTATCAATATCGTATATGAATTGAGGTTCAAGAACAAACCTAATCTTATTCAACGGAATATTGTTGTCGGAAAGTCTCTTCTTGCAATTCTTGAGGAGTTCCTTCTGCGCCTTGGTCATGAAACTACCGTTCAGAACCACCTTCTTGTAAGGTTCTGACCCATCTTTCTTGTTGAAGAGCGAAAGCAGGAATCTCGGAATCAGGCTCATTATGTTAGACTTTCAAACCACATATAATTATCACTCGACTTATCACCTGTTGCATTATCGCATTTATAGAATTTCAAATACATATCGAGGCCGTCTAATTCTAAAAGGACGCTTATTAGTTTCTTTGCACGACTTGTTGCCCCGTACCAATCCCCCCGTCGTTCACCTTTCTGCCACGCATTATACGCCTCGTCGTGGAGTTCGATGATTTTAAGGATGCGATTGTTTTTAGTGTATTTCTCTGCAAATCTCCGGGCAATCATACCATGATGATTCTCTCCGGCTTTCGGTTTTGTTTGATCGACCTTGTATTTGAACGTATCATGAATAATAGCAATCATCCGTAAATCTTCATAATCTTCATCATCCCTATAATATTTATAGATGTTGGCAAGGACGTCTTTTATGTGATAAATCACCTGCCCTTCCGGATGCCCCGGCCTGGGTTTCCCATATTCAGCACCACGAGTGAAATCTGGGTCGGCAATTATTGCTTCTTCAATGCCGGATTCGGGTTTGACGATATCTTTAATTAAATTATCCATTATCCTAATTTTAATACAATATTACGAAAAAATTCCAATCTTTGTTACAAGACCCTTGGATTTTTGACGCACATCAAATTACCGTCTTTGTACACCCCATCGACATAGACATCACTACTGAACCTCAATATTTTCTTGGGATTATGGGATATTACGGTTGTAGCCAATATCTCGAACAACTTCGTACCTTCTTCGGTGCGTAATTTATGTTTATATTTGCCGTTCTCGGCGATGTAGGTGCAATACGTTTCCTTTGTCCTCCCATACCCCGCTCTTCTTATCATTTTCCATGTCACTTTGAGAGGTAGGGTCTTCATTTCATCATTATTGTAAATTTGTTGTACAACGTCTTTTCTAAACTGGTATAAATGGATGAATCCTTCTCCCATTCAATAATGGAATTAATCAATTCCTCTGTCGCCTCTTCGTCCTTGCTGTTTTTTACATTAAACTTGTTTCTAACCGCTTCGGTCAGTTTCGGAAGGTCTTCGTAGGATTCTAATTCCTGATCACAAATGAAATTAAGCAATTCCCCTATCGGGGTTTTCATAATCTTAGCGGCGAATAAAACATCATTTTCTTCAATTTCCATAACAGTATTATAACGATCGACAACCTCCTGTGAGGCGGGAATGAAAACCACTTGATTGGCGATATCCTTTAACCCCAAGGATTCATCGGTCTCGATCTCCTCTCTCAATGCGGTATATTCATCAACCGTTGGTTCACTCCAATATCCGACGAATTGAATTACGGGTATGCCCTTTCCGTTTTCCGACGCACCTTTAATCACGTCGGATTGTTTTATTATCACGATGCCGTGAGTGAATTTTTTCATTGTAGGTCTATTTTGGTTGTTAGTACTGTCGCTGTGAGACTCGGTCTTGTTAAGGCCACGTATTTGATTTGATTGCGTTCTTTGAGAACCCAATTCAGATTTATATCATTCTCCATAACGAAAACATGGGAATAGGTACTGCCTTGACTCTTGTGTCCGGTGATAGCATATCCATAGTCCAAATCCTTTACAATAACGTCGTATGATTCACGCTGCTGCCCATTGATATACTTGTCAATGGTTTTCATCAGCAGATTACAGCGTCTGAACTCGTAATACTTCTTCCACATATTGCGGTTTAATTTCCCTTCATCCCGGTAGAAATCGTGTAATTGGGCATACAGGTGCAGGTTGTTGTGGTCGTTGGCGTCTATAATGAAAACATCTTGGTATTTAAACTGTTTCTTTGGCAGGTCTTCTCTGAGTTTCACTCGAAATCCCTTGATCCCGTAACTGTTCTCTTCAAGCAATGATTTGTCAACTACTCGGTAATCAGCGGAGTTTTCGATAATATTATGCCATTGTGTTTCATCGGTAATACTCCTGTAGGCCATAAGAACGTCTCCTACCTCAATAATATCGGTCTTTCCCATAAAGAGTTCGTTCCTTATAACTTTGTTGGATGCTTTTACCGTATCATTTTTCCAAGCGATTACTTTGCAGAAATCTGTGTTTTTTTTAAATTCCTCAGATTTGAATTTTTCAAATACAGCGTTACGGAACGTCATTTTATCAACGGTGAAGACAACTCCTTCACCCATTTCGTTCATGTTCGTAACCCTTTTAAAACCTCCGTCGAGTGTCTCTAAGTTGTTTCTCAGGGCATCGTAAACAAAGGCCAAAGGATTTGTGTCGTTCTGTCTTTCGATCTTGGTAAGTTGATGAAACAGATTGGTAGCCATATTTTGGTTGAATACCACACTCTCCCTTTCCCCAACAGGCGGTATTTGGGCAGAGTCTCCCATGAACAATACTTTCGTGCGGCTGTCTTTGGTTTTTTCAAGTATCAGATCGTAGAGTTCCTGGTTGATCATCGAAGCCTCGTCAATGATAACAAAATTGAAGTCAGTGATCCTTGGTATGGCAATCGGATTGAATTTAGGGTCGTTCGGGTTGAATTCGTCGAGATTAATGTCAGGTCTTAGACCAAGAAGGGAATGAAGCGTTTGACCATCTTCCCCGGTGGTATTTATTATAACTTTTTTGGCCTTATGGGTGGGTGCACTGACCACCACACCACCACGGTAATCGTCCAATATCTTCTTAATAACAGTTGTTTTTCCAGTCCCGGCGTAGCCTGCCAAGATGAAGAACTTCTGATTATTATCACGATTGTTCTTTAACCAATGCTTGATCTTCTTCAAACCTTCGTATTGTTCCTCATTAAAGGTTATAACCTTTCCACTTGGGAGCATCAATTGATTTTCCGGGAGCGTCGACATATATTGAACAAAATTTTTAAAATTATTGATCCTATTACCACCGGAATCACAATAAACAATGATATTTCGAGAATCCAAATCATTACCGGGATAATGATCATCAGGAAAAAGAAAAATAGGCATCCCCCAAGGCAACCTTCAAAACAGCCGTCTGAATCATACATATTATTTCGGTTTTACTCTTTCAAAATTCCTGTTAAAGAATTCCAACGCTTCCCTTATCGTCTCGTTATGACGGAAAGACCATTCATACTCTCTTTCATATTTGCCAAAAAAATCTAACATCGGCATCCATTTGACTTCCGCAGTTTCTTTGTCAGTATATTTTTCAATGTATAGTGGAAATTCAACCGTTTCATTATGGAAATCATATACTGACAAGTATATTAACGAAACGTTCTGTCGAGCGTCCCTATTGGGACTATCATGAACAGTAAAAGGTTTTTCGTTGTTATTGATTAGATATTTTTGATAATTTGGCAAATAAAGGGAAGTTTCTTCATATACCTCACGCACCATTCCTTCGTATCCATTTTCATTCCAATCAAGATAACCACACGGTAAACCCCATTTTCCTGCTTCATCACGCATTTCCGCCGATCTCTTAACTGTTAAAACCTGCATTCCACCGTCAAAAGGATTTGAAAATACCACACCAACGACGGCTACCGCCCTACTAATCCAATAATCAAGAACCGTTCTTTTAATTGTTGATTCTTGGATTAACACTACATGCTCATTTGGCGTGTTATTGAATTTCGGTTTGTTTGTCATATAAATTTTGTTTTCTTTTATAGTGAACTATTTTGTATTCAGTTCCCATTTTGCTCTTTAACCATGTCATAGAATCTTCACTCAATATTTCAAAATCGTTCATCAGTTTTCCTACGGGAAAAAACTTATTTCCGTCAGGAAACAGGTTCACAACTGTGATAATCGCTTCATCACAATAATCAATCAATGCCTCATAGATACTCGCACCTCCAGCGACAAAAACCTTATCGATATGAAGGTTGTTTAAGAGCATCAACATCAGGTCGATATCGCTGAATTGGTATACCTTCCTACCTTCCTTGGGTACAAAACGTTCTCCTTTATTGAGAACTATATATTCCCTACCTTCGAACGCTTTGTCGGGCAGAGTGTGATAGGTGACAGCACCTACAATCAGCATGCCTCCCATAGTGGTTTCCCGGAAGTGTTTGAAGTCCTCCAGTATCCGCCAAGGGATTTCATTATCGATCCCGATCGTGCCATCAACGGCGACGGCAGCAATCGCAATTAGTTTGGGTTTATCAGTCATTAGGGGTGTTAAAATACTATTCTTTTGTTATTTATGCCAATTTTTTTCCATTTAAAAGTTCACGCAAAAATTCATTTTTCTTCCCACCAATCAATTCCAACCAATCGTTATGAATCTTATCTACCGACGAGCCGTCCAATAAAACCATAGAATTCAATTCATCGTTGGTCTTGATTTTCAGTTTGATACTATACATCGGATCGTTGCCAGGATTCACCAATTGATCGAGATAATCAACAAAATCCGGGTAATCTTCTTTATTAAAAACCCTTTCATCCACAATAAAACACACTGCCGTAAGGGCGTTATTCAAATCGGGTTCGTTGAAATATGCGTGTTGAATCTCATTCATCCTTAATTCGTCCGATATGGTGTTCAATGAACCCCTAAAAACAGGACTTATCGATTCATTAGTCGTACCACCATTGAGGATAATCCACGTCTTCCAATCATCAATGAAATCGATGAATAAATCGGTTTGACCGTATTTCCTTGCATATTCCAACGCTGCATGTCCCGCTTGTATCGCTTGCTGTATCGGCGATATGTTGTAAGGCACAAAAAAATACATACGTAGTTCAAGTCTGTCTTTCATAAAGATTCTTCTTTTTCGTTATAGGCTACAACCGCATCAATAAATTCTTGTGGTGGTTTATAGTTGTGCGTTTCAATATAATGTATAATCATTTCCGGAGCGGCATATGTCTTCCCATCGTGTTGAAAAATATATTCTCCATTACCATGACGATCACGAATAATAAAAGTCGAATCGTTTTCTTTGTATGTAGTAACATCACAAAAATCACAACTATGAAAACCTCTATAAAGATTTTCCTTTTTCTTGGTTCTCAATTTTTTTATAACTTCCTCCTTTTCAGGGAAATCGCCAACAGGAAATTCTTTACCCCTTTCAAGCCATCCAATATTTAAAGCATTGACGTGTTCGGTATGCCCGTAACCATATAGCGTTAGATCAGCAAAATACATAATTTTAACAGTTCGTGTGATTATTAACACAATAATACGAAAAAAACCTGAAAGTGTTAAGATATTTTAGAGGTTTTTTTCGTAATTGATAGAATCGAGGTATTCGTCCTGTGTTGCGGATGTCCAAGTGATAATGAAGAATCTTTCAGTTTCATTGTCGACGTGAACCACATAGTGGAAGGCGAAAAATTCGTTGTCATCAGTGCCGTAAATGGCATAATCGGAGTAAAGTTTGAGTGTGCCGGGAGGTATCTCGAAATCTTTCCGGATTTGAACGGCCTGTTCGTGGATGTAAACAGCCATTTGTTGAATGATTTTCTTGAGTTCTATGTTGGTTAAAGCACTCATATAAAACCACTTTAACATAAATACTTCAACAAATGCAAGAACCCTTTTCGGGAAAAATTTTTAGGCTGTTTTCCTTTATGGATCGGCAAAAATTTTTCAGGAAATTTTGCGAGGTTTTAAAAACTGGTTTTATCTTCATGAAACCAGCAAAATTAGGTTTGCGAAATCTTTCCTACCCGGTAGGGTTTCTTTTAAAGGCGTTCAGGCCAATAATGGCACGTTATCCACCGATTCAATACGAAGCCACCGTATTAACTTTCGTGACCGAAGCGGGGTTCGAACCCGCACCCGTTGGTTTACCTACGTGGGTTTTATCCACCGAGCATGCCACGTGCTGACTTTACTCCGCTTGCGCTGACGAGGTTCTGCGTGTACGTGACTTTGGAACGTCTCTTCTCAAGACATGGCCTTGCCTATTAGGCGATCCGGTCAAATTCAATCTTTATCAATGAAATTAATATAATCCTCCAACCCCAAATCCTTTCCGCTTCCATAAATATATCCGACGACAAAATAAATCACTTTTCCATCATTTTGTCGGACCAACGACATTAAAAAATCGGGTGCACCATCAACAAATGTTGATCCTGGTGAATAAAACAGTCCCATATGACCAACGATTTTTTCATAATTTTTCACCCAATCGAGGTTCAATAACTCCTCCCGTGTGTTGACCTCGTGTTCCGTTTCCTCGAAACCTTCAAAAAAATTAGGAAACCTTCTTTTTATTTTCATCGCATCCTTCTTTCTTCTTCGTCGGTTATATATCCGGTTGTGGAATTGCCCCAAAATCCGTGACCGTGATGCTTCTCCCAATTCTCAATAGTCCCGTAACCTTGCAGGGCGTCTCCCGAATTACGGCTTTCCGGCTTCGCTTCCGGTTTTGATTCCACACCCCTTTTCAACCGCTTCTTTGACTTTTTCATATATTATAACAAATTTGTAAGATAATCTATGCAAGTATCGCCTTGTTCCATCTCCTTTTGAACCAATTCTTTGAGCCTTTTTCTCTTGTCCTTATCCATCTTCCTTGTCTTTAAGACTCGAAGCATTGAGATCAGGTTTTTCAACGGTGTAAGTTTGTTACGAATATCCGCACCAATAGCATCACCGTCGATTATATCCAATACGACGAGTTCGAAATCATCAAAACTCCAACCCTGCATGTCATAACCCGCATACAATTCTTTGAGTTTCTCCATTGTTGCAGTTATTGGCTGCAACCTTGGGATTTCCGTCGTGTAAACCCCAAGCAGGCACATAAAACTACTATTCATCTCAATATGGACAAACTCTTTCGAACTTTTCTTTCTTAATGTCTTGAATTTCATTTTATTACCACACGGGTATTTTCGTGTTCTCTTTTACGTGCATCCTATGATATCTGAAATAACCATCCACCCAAAGCAGCCTGGTGCGCAGTTCGGTGTGTTTAAACTCGGTGATTTCCCGTTCTTGATCGTCTGTAATGGTAGTTATATACCCCATTAACCTGCCTTCCTCATTTTTGACCTCTGTGGTCAATACGGTGATATTTTTCGGGAAGCAGTTACTTTTTAAAAATCGAATCGGCTTTATCATATTTTTCTCTTAAATCGATTAAACATCTTTCAAATGATGGGAATATTTCCCCTCCGCTAAGTTCAATGCTGTGCTGTATCATCAAATTGACACAGTTGTCCCCAAAATGCTCAACATTTGGAAATGTAACATTTATAAGAAAATCTGGAGTGCTGGCGACAAGTGTTCTGTAACACCACGGCGTATAACCGTACAAAATCTTGTTGTTTGCATATCCACAACCCATTTCCCATGCAGTACCATCGTCGATACAAGCACCCCTAAACGGGACGAGATTGGCAATGATCACATCACAGAGTTTAATGACGTTGACATTTATTTTGAATATGAAAACGCCGTGCTCCTTTGAGTACTGTTCACCCTTAAAGACATTCTCGTTGTCGAAAGGAGACATCCCCTCGAAATCGTATTTGTTGCACAATGCTTTCATTTCAGCAAAGTGTTCCATTGCATTTGCCCGGAACACATCCGGACCGGCCAAATAAATCAATAAATCTTTCATATCATAATTTTTGCTTTTACATGATGAACCTGACGGAAGAATGCAGTTCCCCATATGATCTTCATATCTACATTTTCCCGAATAACACATTATTCTTCATGTCTTATTCTAATTGCAACAGGAAATCTCGGCTTACCATATTTGGTAAATCCTTGATATTTTACAGTCACCATTTTTCCTATTATCAATTCAGGATGTTCAGCATATTGTATTAAATCATCCAACTTGCCTGTCATTTTTGCATCAAAAGATTCTCCATTTGGTAATTCAAAAGTAAAAACGGCTTTACCTGCCATACTTCCCTTTGTGCCAACCTTAACACCAATTACTTTAAACTCGCTGTCGTCAAACTCTTTCACCTTCTGTAAATCATACGAGCGTTTATTCACATAAAGACCATCTATATTCCTTACCATGCAACCCTCATAACCTTGTGCAATGAAATGGTCAAAGGCATCCATAAGTTCATCTTCGTTATTAACTATAATAGTTTCAACAATATGAATTGGTGTACCCTCAAAGAATGGTTTAAGACTCTGCAATAATGCATTACGTTCACCATTTGTCATGGTTGGATGTGGAATATCATACACGTGGTATTGAATAGCCTCGCAACCATCTTGTGGTTCTTCTTGGCGAATAAGACTTGAAAGGTCTTCAAAATTATTATGGTAATCGTGGTTGTACAATTCACCATCAAGATGTTGTAATTCAATATTATTCTTGCGAAAAACTTCACGTATTGCTTCTGAAATATGTGGAGCACTTTTTATAGGTTTGCGGGTTCTATTCCACAATGAACAAAATATTGTAATATCGTCGCTTTCCGTTTGTTCAACACACCTATGGCCATCAAGTTTAGGTTGTGCCAATGCCGGAAATTTGATTTTATGTCCTTGTTCACTGAACTTATGCGCAAGCATGGGTACAATGCCACCTTCAATAACATCATCAACTTTACCTGCTTGTGCATCTTCAATGGTTTTAACGTAACCCTTTTTAAGTTGCTTCTCCCATCTACTTTTAGCCTGTGCTTCTGCTTGCTCAAGTGCGGTTGTGGCATTCGACTTACCAATATTTTTGCCTTCAAGTACTTGTTCAATACTTTCTTGTATTTTACCATCAACCTGACCGAATTTTGTCACTATGGTTGCAATACCATTAACATCAACCGCTCCGGTCTGCCAGGCTTGAATAGCACCCGTGGATGTTTTTTTATAAAGAACCGGAAATGTTTTAATAAATTGTTTTTCCATATTATTTCTTGTTTTTTATGTCTCCTGAAACTGTATTGACACTACCTGCAATATTTCCACATTTTATGTCCCCTGAGACAGCGTTGACATCGCCGCCAACGTTTCCATCGATTTCAACATCGCCGCTTGATGTTTGGACATTCCCCATTACTTCGCCGCATTCCACGTCGCCACTTGACGTTCTCAATGAATTTACTTTGCCGTTGACGATGATCTTTCCACAATGATCTACTTCAATCTTTTCCACATCGCCACTGATTTCAATATTGATTGTTTTGTCGTCGGGGGTGACTTCCTTACCGTCGATGATCACTTTACCGTTCCTAACTATTACGGATTTACCCACGTATGTTTGATTACCTATTTTAATCGTGCCCATATCTTTTCAAATATTCGTTGAACCACCTATGAAACATGTGAGGCAGCAGGTTGAGGTCTGAAAAACCATACAAACCGCAGGAAAAGAAATCATGCACCTCGATCACAAAAGTGCTTGTATGAGAAGAATATTCGTTTATTCGTTTAACACCGATATCCAATGTATATACAATCGGAGCGGGGGCATATGCATATGCTCCGATCATTGCATTGATCTTCTCAATATTTGGAAATAAGGTGAAATCACCTGAATAGTTCTGCAATCCAACCAACTTGTCTTTATAAACAAAGGCTCGCCATTCGCTCCCAATTTCAACATATTCTGAAATCTGATAATTGCCGGGTGGAATGTCAGGAAAATCTTCGTTAAATTTAAAATGATTAAAATCACAAAGATTGGAATATCCTTTTATTTTCTCATTACTTTTGATGAACCACACACCCTTACGATCTTCCAAATCCATGTGATTACCATTGAAAATGACCCGCTGTGTGTAACACGGTAACATCAATTCAGGCGGCACATTCTTTGGTTTTGGAGTGTGGTTGTAAAATAATAACAGAAATTCCGATACGAATTCCACACTTCCTATCGGCACGTAGTTCTTATGAAACGGTTTGAATTCAACCGGGGCGAATACATCAAGTTTTTCATTATAAATGGTGTTGACGTATTTCACCTTAATGGCGTTGTTCTTCCCACTAAACCAACTATGAAATTCGACCGCCTTGAGTAAAGTGAAAGTGAAATCGTGGGCGATTTTCCCGTTGACTTTTTGTATGAGAAATTTCATAACCTTTTCATAAAAAACAAGTAAATGTATGAAATAGATTTATAATAATCAACACTTGGTGACGGTTTCTTGAAAACCTTCCTCCGAAAAACACGGGAATTTGAATGGTATGCCAAGATACCTGCCGATTTCATCGATTTTTATTGTGGTTAACTCGCCGTTTATCGTCACGGGTATTGCATTAATATCGGATATCTGATCAAGGCATGTGATGACGATGCCCCTGAGTGAAATAGGATTATGGTATTTGTCACATTCAAAAGCATATTTGAGTAAATCCAAGTCAAGGACGCTCTTTCTGAACTCACCTTGGAAACTTTCGTCAGTATTTGTTTCGTTGGGGTTGTCTTTAATGTATGAAATGTCAAAACCGTTATTAGTCATTGGACCGTTGCCATGTCGTGTCTGATATGCACGAGTCACATAATAAGTGTAAAGCGGTCTGTTGTCCAAACCGTGTTTTTTTATAATTTCAAGAGCGTTTTTCGAAGTGGTGTTGCTTCTCGTCACATGGGGAAAGAAACCGTAGTCCATGTCAAGCATGATCCCTTGGCCGCCTTCGAAAATCCAATCCATATCTAACATTTGACTGAGGTTATCAATAATCTTATATCTTTTAACAAGATCGTCACAGGCTTCCTTGAATTCTTCAATGGCTTTCGCTGTGTTCCTATTATACGGCCTCACATAATTTCCGTAATATTTTGACAGAAGATTAAGTTTTTCATCCCTAATCCTCGGATAAAACAAATCACGGACATAAAGGTGATAGTGATCGTCGTTTCTTTGTATGGTAGCACCAAAACCGACACCCACGCTACCATGATTATTACCGTTTTCAAGCACATGATTTTTGATGATGTCGAATATTGTTGTCACCATAGCATTAGCATTAAGGTACAACACGGGTTCAACACCCATTTCCCTCAACGCATTTCCTTCTTTCAGAACCGCCCTCGGATTAACAGTGCAATACTCCGACCAATACGTTGGTGCTCCGACAAGCGTCCCTGAACCGAAATTCGAAAAGACGTGACGCATTCCTTTGTATACGACGGTGTGGCCAACCTGATGACCACCGTTAAACCTAATTACCAACGGGTTTTTTGATTGAGTGCAACGATAATTAACATGTGCCCCCTTACCTCCATCCCCGAAGCCGAGGTCTATGATTATCTCAATTCCTTTCATAATCAAATGTGTTATAACGCAAATATACAAATAAAACAATACAATTAACAAACGAATTGTCGTTTTATTGACAAGTTGTTAATTGTGGCGCATAAAAAAAGGGACATTTTCATGTCCCTTTGTTCTGATTATACCTTATTATTAAAGGTTGATAACACCTTCGTTGTTTGTTGCAACAACAGTTCCAATTGTCACCGTTGCAAGTGCTGTGGTTACGGTTGCAGCCATAGCCGGATCAAGTTTGTCCGTTACGGTTTTCATATCTGCACCGTGTTGACATGCGATAAGAGTTGCAATGGTAGCACAAATTGCATGATAATCGTTTAATACGATCAGCCTTTCACCGAGCATCTTCTTCCAATAACCCAAAACATTCGGGTCGTCCCTGTAGGAAGCCTCATTGACGTGTATGTGATACACGTTGTAAAGCCTCTGTGCTTCTTCAAGCAGTTGTTTATCGGTTACATCTTCTGCTTTTTCATAACCGAAAATGCTTTTCAGTTGGTTTGCAGTCACTTCATCCCAACTTTTTTCATCACCGATGGTGAAAAGGAATCCTTTCGTATTCCTCTTTTCGAAGCAGTCAATGGAGGTATGTCTTCCAGCAATAATCCATGCGAGAAGATAACTTTCCATATCCTGGCCACCTCCACCCCCTTGAAGGGCAACACCTGTCAACCACTTGTCGAGCAGTTCGGTCGATGATTCAAACTGACCGATCTGAACGGGAGTATTTATGCAATGATGATCGTTGATAGCACCGAACAAAATCTGCGGATCAGGAACACCATTTTCGGTGATGACGTCCATGAGCGTTTTGAGTTCGTTTTTGACGATGTTTTCGGGAATCCTGCCCATGCTCCCCGTGTCATCGAGCATGATCATCACGGCCACAGAGTTTGGATGTTCATCACTGTCCCTCGACTCCCTGATAGCGATCCCAACCGGGATCATATCACTTACCGCCGTTTTTGAAAATATATCATCGGCGTCCTTGTGTGCATAACCTTTGCTTGCTGAAAGGTTTGAATATGCATCGCTTGACCAACTTCCGTACCCCATGATTATTCTCCTTCCTTTTTAACTTCCGTCTCCGGAGCAACTTCTGCTTCGGGTTCGACAGGAACGATTGGTTCGGTTGCTTCCGGTGCAGGTTCAGTTACCACCGTTTCTTCTACGGGTGTTTCTGTTACTTCCTGAGTTTCGCCCATTTCTTCGAGCGAAGTCTCTTTTGAATACTTGTCAAATCCCATGATTAAAAGTTTTAAAAATTAGTACTAATTTATTGAACATATATGGTTTCACGTTATTACCCACTTTAATGCTTTAATTTTTCCTTTGCATTTATTAATTCTTGCTCTCAATGTCGATCCTTCCTCACTGAGCATACTAATCTGATCGAGATTATTATGTTCTAACTCTAATTCTTTTACCCGGATTTCGCAATCTTGGATTTCTTCTTCTATTTCCTGTTTCGTTTTCACATCTCCAACGGATAAAATTTCTTTTCAAAATTCTTTTTCAACAAATCCCGGTACAGACCATATTCGTCTTTCATGTTTTCGTGCTTCGTCAAAAGGAAATTTATCATTTCCTGATTGAGGGTTTTGTCCATTTTCAATTTCGTCCCTGCTGCCGATCTGTCCCCTAAAATATATAAGGCAATCTTCTTACAAAGTTCCAAATCGATGTCTGGAGTTGCAATCTTCTTTGAGAAAAGAGCGGTAGGATACCACATCTTATATTTTGCCGATATTGTGCTTGCCTTTTTACCTAACGGTGTCATGTGGTAGAAAGAGACAATTATAATGCCATGAGTCTCAGGCACGACAAAGACCGTCGTTGGATTCATACCCAAATGGACGTAATTTACCTGTCTTAACCACAGTACGAATTCGAACATCCTGCTGAATATCCAATTAACATGAACTTGTGGAAGTTTTTGTATTGTGAAAGGAATTGCCCTATCCTTTAAATTTATGATTAATTTGTCTTTTTCAAGAACCATACTTTCTGGCAGATATTTGTGAAAATTCTCTGCCGCTTTGTCATGTAATGACATTAATTTTTTGTAATTCTCAATGGACTTGGCAATTAACTTCCGGTTGGCATCGGTTACAACCCATTCGATCCTTTTTTCATATACCCGGAAAGGTCCGGCTTCGTCAATATAAGGTATGCCGTTCTCAATAACGTCCTTATAGTGGTTGATTATAGCCATTGCATCGCTCGCCTTTGGTTGTCCGCAGGTGTCAGGATGGATTAATTTACAATATTGAAGGTACTCCTTTTTCCAATCATTCGACGTATTAAAGAGGTCGGACGGCTTGTGGGACTTCAGAACCTTGTCGATGAGTTCGATATCGGTCATTTTCAGTGTATTTTATCACAAACATAAGAAAATTATTCGATTAAAAGCATCCTTTTGTCAAAAATTTTGTTACTATATGTGAAAATATCCGTAATATTGTGATGTGTACGACAAAAACCGAATGAAATGAAAAGGATTATATTTTTCAGATTTATATCATTGATAATATTCTTTTTTGCCACTACATCAATGATCAGCAACGGCAGTAACAATTCAATTAGTTCAGCCGTTGATGAAATCCTATTATATGAGGATGTTTGGGGCAGTATATATCATGCAGAAGAATCTCAATGTGACAGTACCCCTTACTCCACTGCAGACGGTTCGAGGATCAATCCTTGGAAGGCGAGTGGCCACCGTTGGATTGCCATAAGCCAAGAGATGATAGACGACGAATATCGTGCAAAATTGGTAAAATCCACCGATCCAAGATTCAAGGGTAGAATAAAATATGGTGACACCGTTTGGATCGACAGTCCTTATAAAGAAATAAATGGTTGGTGGGTTGTTTGCGATGCGAAAAATAAAAGATATGTCAAGAGCATAGACTTCCTACAGACAATCGGAGACAAGACCCTGATCGAAAACTATCCCCGTTGGTCGGGTAAGTTCGAAAACATCAAGATTTGTCGTTTCAGTTCAAATTCTTAATAAATTTTCATCGAAATCATTTGGAGGTTTGACGAAAATTTCTACATTTGTAAGTAGAAAACAACTACTTGCAATATGGATATTGATTCCGTCAAAAAATACGCATTCAAGTGTCACGAAGACGCCAAATGCTGCTATGATGGGAATGAATATTCCGTCCATCTTGAGGATGTTGCGAGAATCGTGGACAGATACAATCAATCATTTAAAATCCCAATCGACAGAATAAATACTTATTTTGCAGCGTTCTGCCATGATTTAATTGAAGATGCGAGACAATCATATAACGACATTGCTGAAAATTCAAGCACCGTTGTTGCAGATATTGTTCTTGCTGTATCGGACGTCCCGTCGACGAATCGTCTCATGAAACACTTGTTGACGATGGGCAAGACCGTTCAAGACTACCGTGCTATTGTGTTAAAACTTTGTGACATTCTTGCGAATGCGACATACAGTTATCAGCACGGCGACCCCATGTACAAAAAATACAAGAAAGAGTATTCATACCGCAAACCGATATTTCAACAGGCATTAAGTTGGTATACAAAAGAACTTGATTTGGAATTCCTTTCCGGAATTTGGAAAGAACTCGACGATATTTTTCAGGTGTAAACTTGGGCAAGTTTATCACAAGAAGAAAAGGGAATGCCGATGCCCTTATCAAGTAGGCACACATTAAACAAAACTACTATGATTTTATTTAAAATCTTGGCATGGATTGTAATGCTTTACGGTATTGTTGCGTTCATTTTGCGCTTCATAAAAGTGGAAAGGGAAGTAAGAAATGAAACAGGTCGGACAGTAACGGTCAACGAACCTGTCAAATTACCGTTCGTACTGCCGACACTACTCATTGGTTTGGTTTTTGTCATTCTGTTGTCATTAATTGTGAAGATCGGTCCACAAGACGTGGGTGTTCTTGTAAAACCGGGTGGTGTTAATGATGATGAACTCCATACAGGTTGGCATCTCGTCGCTCCTTGGTGTGAAGTTCATAAAATGGATAAAACCGTGTGGGTTTACACTTGTGCACATTCTACAGGCGAAGGAGCAAAACCCAGTACGGACGCTATTTGGTCTCCAACCAAGGATGGTATTAAGATGGGGTTGGATGTGTCAGTGTCGTGGAAAATTATGCCCAATGAAGCATCATGGATTTATCAGAACGTCACCGAAAATGATGGTGGCAATACGGGCAGATATATTTGGTTGGAAGAAAACGTTATTCGTACCAAATTAAAATCCGCACTTGCATTAACGGTGAGTAGTTATACTCCAATTGAGGTTTACAGTACCAAGCGTCAGGAAATCCAAGATGAAGTCCTCAAAAGGATAATAAGTGAAGTTAAGGGGTATAAACTTATCATTGATCAGGTTGATATCCGTGAAGTCTATTATAGTGTTGAATTTGAAAAGGCTATTGATGCTAAGAAACTTGCCGAACAGGAGGTTTTGAGACTTGTTGAAGTAACGAAGCAACAGGCTGAGAAACTCAAACAAGCCGAAATCAATAAGAACATTGCCATTGAACAAGCGATGGGTGAAGCAAAAGCATTGCAGATCAAGGGTACGTCTGTTGCTGCCAATCCCAAGATTATCCAACTTGAATGGATCAACAAATGGGATGGCAAACTTCCTGTCTACATGATGGGCAACGGACAGGACGTAATTTTAAGCCTGCCAAACAAATAACACAAACTGCTAATTATATCAACTTGGAAATTAAGGAGAGGGCAACCTCTCCTTTTTTATTTGCTTATTAATTATTTATTTTCTACATTTGACCAAACAAAATTTAAAATGGCTGATGTTAAAATAACATATACCGAAGAGTTTAAGAACCTCGGTCACCTTATGCTCGATCTTGAAACAATGGGTACTCGTCCGGGTTGTGCGATTGTTTCCATCGGAGCAGTTGAATTCGATATTGAGACTGGGAAGTTCGGCAGGCATTTTTATGAACGTGTTGAACTTCAATCTTGTTTGGATGTGGGTCTCTTTGTTGAGGCACATACAGTTTATTGGTGGATGCAACAAAGCGAAGCAGCACGGAAAGAGATTTATAATCCCGATAATAGAATTGATTTACATACTGCACTCACAAAATTGGGTTCATTTATGGCAGATTTAGAGGTTTTTTATATTTGGGGTAATGGTGCAAGTTTCGACTTTGGTATTCTTCAAGCAGCAGTATACGCCTCCGGATATAAGAAAGTGCCTTGGAATTTTAGATTGGAGAGAGACGTCCGGACGATTACTATGATCGCACCTGAAATGAAACAATCCATGCCGTTTTGCGGCACAGTACATAATGCTCTCGACGATTGTATTCACCAAATCAAATACGTTTCAGAGATTTGGAAAACTCACATCAAGAAGAAATTATAATCATGGCGGTCGATTGGAGGAGTGAGTTAAAAAAATTTGCAATGAAAAAGATTAAGGAAATGCTCATTGCTATGGGTGATGAAGATATTGAAGTCACCCCCGATCAGGTTCAGATTTATGAAGTGCCTTTCGAAATCAACAAAGAGACACTCAAAAGTCTTGAACCGCTCGCTCTTGCAAGAATATTCGCTCATATGATTATGCGGGAGGATTTCGAACTCGTCGAAGCCATCTCAGAAATTTTAAAAGAAAAGGGATATGAAACAAAAATCGACATTGACGAATCGAAAAAGACGGCAAATATTATTGTAAAAAAACCTGTGGGAGTGGAAATGATCACCATTCCAATGAAAATTTACCCCGACGGAATGATAGTCGATTTTGAAAAAGAGGATGATTTATAATCAATAAACAAGACTATGGAAAATTTAACCAAAGAAACCTTCAAAGAGAAGGTATTCGACTTTGAAACCGAAACTGAATGGAAATTTAAGGGGTCTAAACCCGCCGTTATTGATTTTTATGCCGATTGGTGTGGACCATGCAAAATGGTCGCTCCGGTGTTGGAAAAATTGAGCACTGAGCACCCCGAAATCGATTTTTACAAAGTGGATACCGAGGTGCAGGCAGAAATTGCCGCTGCTTTCCAAATCAGGAGTATACCAATGATCCTTTTTATACCTCTTGAAGGCCAACCGGGAATGGCAATCGGCGCATTACCGAAAGAAAAACTCGAAATAGCAATAAAAGACATTTTGAAAATCGAATGAATTCAAATTGGCACATATTCCTCGACATTGACGGAGTGTTGGCAACGACAATGCAATACTATTCCAATCCGAAAAAGTGGAATCCTTTGTATAATAGATATCGTTTTGATGAGAAATGCGTGAAAGTTTTCAATCAAATTATCGAAAAAACCAATCCCGTTGTGATACTTTCAAGTGATTGGGGAAGAGATTACACTCTTGAAAAATTAAATTTGATATTCGAGATCAATGGTGTCAATTGTACAATAACTGACGTAACCCCGAATTTTTGGGATGTCAAATATTTTGATATTAAAACACAATTAGCGGTTTGCCGAGCGGATGAAATAAAATCTTATACAATCGATCATAACATAACGAAATTCCTTGCAATCGACGACGTCGACCTATCACCTTGGCTTCCAGATAATTTTGTTAGGACGAGAGTGGCCAATGAAGGTATTAAACAAAGTGGAGTGAAAGATAAAATCTTAAAAATGCTGTTATCATGAAAAAAATTATCACATTTTCCTTTATTGTATTATTCGCTGTTGCGTGCAGTATAAGCATAGCAAAGTTCGACAAGACTAATGAACACAAAGGCGATGTGATTCTCAAAATCGAACACGATTCTGTTGGGAGCATCGATTCGTATACTTTTTTTGTTAGAGACTCTCTGAACAACATCGACAAACTGATAATTGATCCTGATTATGCGCAGTTTTATTCCGTAGGCGACACGCTTTAAAAAATCAACAATATGAAAACTGAAAATTTAGACCTTTTACTGAACAAAGTGGTTGAGTACAATCAACCCGGCAAGTGCCGTTTCAAAGGATTCCTTTACAAGGATCGCAACGGCCAACACTACATTAAAGTGATTGAAACCTTTAGCGGTACGGATATCGCCGTGGACGACAAACTCGTTATTAGGAAAGGCGAGGGGAAATACGTGGCTTCCACCGACAAGCCGAAACTCATGCGTGTCAGCATGAAGTCGTGGCATTACCGCCTGATCAAGTTTGTACTCAAGGACAACGCACCGACGCCGAAAACGATGCAGAACGGCTGCCCATATTTTTGGTTGCTTGTGTTTTCCTTTTTCGCAGCACCGTTCCTTTTACTGTGGAAAGGATTCGTTTTTCTGATATTGTTGTTACCAAGAGCGTTCGTATGGTTTCTTGAAAAAGCATTCGACGCATATATGAAAAGCCTGGACGATGCCGCCGCATATGATTATTATCAGAGTGGACAATACGGCAGCACAGGGAGCAGGATGCCGTTGACGGTGAAAACTTTCTTCAAACTGTCGAGTAAGAACGATTATGACGACCGTAATGAATTTATGGACTATTTCCTCCTTGAAAAATACAACCTTTCTTCCGAGAAAAATCCGGAGGAATACAAACGCATGAAAGATGAACTAAGCGAAAAATACCTGACATGGCGTGAAGAAATCAAAAAAAGGAATGAAGAGAGGGAAAAACAAGATTTTATCGAACGGGAGAAAAGAAGGATTAAACAATTGGAATGGGAACGCAAACAGGAAATCAGACAAGCCAAGTGGGATGCATTGACGAAACCCTACAGAGACGGCATCAACGGCATACTTAAATCAATCCGCCAAACATTTACTTTCAAGGTAAAGAAGGTTAAGTTTGATTTTGATTGGAAGACGATCATAAGAACCACCAAACAGGTTGTTGGTGCTATAATCACCCTAATCTTGCTCACTGCAACATATTTTGTAGTCAACGGAATTGCATATGGGTTAACTGCCGCTGCAGATTGGAGCATTCACCATTGGGAATATTTTGCCATCATGGGTCTCCTGCTTGTCGCTGCAGGTATCGTCTATGTCTCATTCATATTCATTACCGGATGGGTGCAGGGTATTGTAAATAGGTATAAAGGTGGCAAGAGAGTGTGGTATATCGAACCCCTCATTTACGTAATATATTATCCGATCAAATATGTTGTACTACTTATAGCCTACGGGTTGTTCTATATTGTGTGGTGGCCAATTAAGTTCATATGTTATACGTTCTTGTTCAAGATTGTCATTGCCCCGGTTGGCGAATTCCTTGCAGTGAACATATGGAAGGGATTGTGCGCTTTCGGCAGAGGTCTTGTTAACAGTACTGGCGTATTCGGAGAGTATTTTAGTGCGAGTTACACCGACTACTGCCCTGGCCTTGAATGGGTCGATACGGATGAAGAAGAAAATAATTAACCAATAATAACACAGATATGTTACTATTCATTACAACAACATTGGTGGTCTCCCTTATTGCATTCTGCTTTTGGGGAAAGAGGTTTTGGGAATACAGATATATTGTGCTGTTGATTATTGCATGTGTGTCGCTCGTTGCAACGATCGTGGTCAATTATTCCATAAGAGGTGGACTTGAAACCAAGGCGGAAGTGCTGCGGACGAAACCGTTGACCGTGTTTTACATAAACGATACGCTCTTTAAGGATACTTTGAAAACCCAATTAATCGAAAATTGGGATTTTTATGAAAAGAAATCAAACTCGTTTGGAAAAGACACTTCCAAAAAACAAACTCCTGTAACTTTCATTATATACACCACAGGGAAAAAGACCAAGACGACGTACATTGGTTATTACAAAAACGGGAATCAGGGTTACGACTATTTCAGCAACCTTTTCCTTGCGCCGAGTTCCAATGATTCGATCGGTTATTTTTGTAAGAAACGCCTCGTCTATGATGTGCCTCCGGGTAATTGGCTGACGGGGTTCAGTATGCCGAGGAAATCCACTTTAAAGGTACTTTACGTTCCGCCGAGCGAATATGCTTTGATACCCGATTCATTGAAACGCAAACTCCCGTACTGACATGAAAACAACATTACTTGAAGTGCTTTGGAAGAAAGAAATCATTCATTGGAAGCGGATAAAATTAATGTTCAAGAAATTCAAGAGTTGGCCAAACAAACTAACTTTTGGTTTTATCGTCGCTGCCCTCATAACGTTGGCGCATTATTGCTTTGCTTTGATGCACACGCTCTACGAATTGCTGCTGTTCTTCTTTGCAAACGACATGTTCAAAGCGAACCTGCAGAAAATGAAATTTTTAAACGTATAAGATCATGACATTAAAAGAATTCGTTGAATTTCTCGGTGAAGGCCAAGGGCATTTCATCGGTTTCGTTATAATCTTGATCATAGCCACCGAGTTTATCATCCGGATATTTCACGAAATATTCAAAACAAAGAAAACGAAATGATCAGAATATGGATGTTCCTTTACGAAAAAGTGATATTTCCGGTATTTTTCGTTATTGCATTTGGATTATATCATGCCTTTTACCCCGTATTGTGGCTGAAATTGCCACGAAAGGATTTTAAGAAGGAATATGACGAGCCTTTTGGTGATATAAGGTATATTGCATTCATATTGTTCATGATAACTGTGATGATCGGTTGTGTTAAATTAATCAAATTAATATGAGTTTATTTGTATTGGATGTTGAATCTGATGGCCAAGTCATTGGAAAGAACAGTATGGTGTGCTTCGGTGCTGTCAGAGTCGATTTAGAGTTGAAAACCACATTCTACGGTAAAGTAAGACCGATCTCGGAAGAATACAATCCGGATGCCCTTGCTGTGAGTGGATTCAGCCGGGAGGAGCATGAGAAATTTGATGACCCGTTTTTTGTCATGGACGAGTTCGCCAAATGGTTGAACGAGAATTCAAAAGGCAGACCGATATTGATATCGGACAACAATGGATACGACGCCTCGTGGATCAATTATTACTTCCACGTCTATCACAATAGTAATCCGTTCGGATGGTCATCCAGGAGGATCGGAGACTTGTACTGCGGTGCGGAGCACGACATGTTCTATTCATGGAAGAAACACAGAGTCACCAAGCACACACACAATCCCGTGGACGATGCCAAAGGTAATGCAGAGGCTTTGATGCATCTGTTTGAAAAATATAATTTCAAGTGGCCTAAATAAATAAGATAAAAGGGAGATTGTTATGGAATACGTAAAAGACACGCCGAGGATAACCGTCAAATTCATCAATGCCGATACGGAAGAGGTCATATTCGAAATAACTGACAGGTCTTGGATGACTGTTGGTGAACTGTTCACCGACGGTATCGCAACCTCCTTGATGATTCAGGAGTTCAAAAACAAGAAGAAACCCATGCCCAAGAACATCATGATCTTGGCAGTAGGGGAATATAAACAGATTGAATAATAATCAAATCAACAATCATCATGACAATATTTGTTCACGAATATAAAGGTTTTGGCGGTTGCCAAAGCAAGTGTAAGGTGTATTATCTGAAAAAAGATGGATTGCACCTCTTCTGTTTCGAGGATATGAACAAAGGTACTTCGGTCACAAACATGAGCGAGTATTTGGCGACCCAAATGATTGAAAAATTCAGCCTGAATCGAGATGTGGATGAATGTAGATTTTTCGAAAGTTATAATGATCTTGGAAATGAGGAAGATAGGACTTTCGACGAAATTACTTATACTTGGGAAGGTAACGTGGCTGACAATCCTGATTGGAAACCTTCCGAAGAACGTGACATGTTCGGTTTTTAGACTGAAAAATTTGCCTTTTTCCTGTAACACGATCGCTTGTTTTCCGTATTATCTACCGTAAAAACACGTAAGAATATGAAAAAATTAGCGGTTTTGTTGATTATGGTGCTTGTTGTAATTAACACTTATGGGCAAAAATCGGGCGCATTTGGTATGATTTTTAACTCTCCCGAACATGCGACACTTTTCAAGTACTTTATTGATAGAAATTGCGTACATACTTTAAATGCGTATATATCGGGTTCTGATCACAGCACCATTGAATATTATGAGAACCATATTAATTATGTGAAAAATTCATATTATTCTTTTGTTGAAAACGGAAAATTATATGTGTTATCATATGGTGATGTCAGAATAACAGAACATTGGACGAATTCCATCAACAGTATTGAAAGAGATTTACTTCTTTTTTGTTGGGATGGAACGAAATGGATTGTAGTGATCGACGAACCAATACAAACTGATACATATAAATATTTTGGTGACGAATATAATGGTTATTGGGTTTTAAAAAATTATTATCCCAAATTATGCCATGATGGAATTACGCCCGAATATGGCCAAAAAGTTGAAAAGAAGGAAAACGGAGACATTAAAATTATTTTAGCGAGTAGCGAATATATCACCAGTAAAATGAATTGGTCGAATATTTATATTGAAACGATCGTTTTAGAATCAAATAATGATGGCACATATCATTTAAAAAACAAAAGTGGTAAAAAACAAATAGAAAGTAAATTTTAATGACCAAAGCAGTCCCCTATATTCGAACAATGGGTGGCGAGAGATTCAAGGAGTTTCTCGCTATTCCTTTTTCCATAGACATGTTGCATCCCGTAATTCCCGCACTCAACACCCCTCCTAATGAAATTCTTTTCATGGGTTGGAAAGGTAAAGAAATGATCGGTTGGTGGAAATTTACCGACGAAAATAAAAACATCCTTGAACTCTATCCCGAATCGTACAAAGTGTTTGTCAAAACCAAGACGTATACTTTTCCAATACCAAAGACCCTCAATGACTTCATAAACGACATGGATAGGGTCGGCATCGCCCTGTATTGGAGTGAATGGGTTGAGAAGACCTTTGAACCCAAGGACTATCTTGACAAAAATGAAATCTACACTTACCACATCAACCTGCTTGGCAGGATGGGCAAGTCTCAGGAGTTGAACTGAGAAAGTTTGCCATTCCCGTTTTTTTTCATTACATTTGCCATATGATATTAATTTCATATGGGAACATCAAGGAAAAGAATACAGAAAACCCCCGTTCTTGACCAATTCCATTATCATGAGGCAATGGATAGGACGTACATCGCCGGAGACGTCGTCGAACGGATGCTAATCGACCACCCGGTGTTTGACAAGCATAAGAAGTTGAAACACAAGGTCGAAAAGGCATTGGAACTTCTTGCTGAAACATATCAAGAATTAGGTAGGTTGGAATTCGAACTGTTTGACAAGTATAAGGCTGCTGACAGCCAATAAGTTGGTTCTTTCCGGTTTTTCAAGTATTTATTAGTACCCAAAGAATGGAAAAATTATTCGACATATTGAAGAAAATTCGACAAAATACACCCCCAGATATAAGGATTTTGGCAAAAAATCGTGGGTCAAACTCCCCAATACCCGGAAAAATACAGATTTCCGGGCATTTTAGTCTAAAAACGGTACTTATTCACAAAAAACCGACGAAAATTCTCATTGGTTAAAGTACTGTTATTCACAAAAATAACATTATTAAATTCAAAGACTATGAAAAGTACGAATTCTATTTTTCGCAGGCTGAAAGTCGCTTCTGCAATCTTCCGTAAATTGGTGATTGCTTTTGTGATCTTGCTTGCAATAAATGTGGCAGTCTTTTTCAGTTCAGTCCCTATGAATGCCTCCGGCTTCCCTGATGACAGCACTTCGGTTAACACCAAAGCCAGCGTCCTGTTATATGAAAATTTCATGTTGAGAAAAAAATACGTCGAACTTGAAAGAAGATTGAACGACATCGAATATGAATTGGTGTCAATCAACGATTACGACAATTACATTTATTATCAAACGTTGGGTGGTGATGTAGACAATATCGACCTCCCAACCTTTAAAAATTACTCGAATTTTGAAACGGTTTCAATAGATTCTATCTTTGCATATCTCGACAAAAGAAGTTTGAATGTTTCATACGTGGCCTCAAACCAATTGGAACAAATGATTCAGACCTCCGACGAGATAAAAAAGAATGGGAATATATTAAACTACTATCCGACTATCTCCCCGGTTAAGACCGCTGACTTCATCAGGGTCATATCAGGATTTGGTTGGAGAAAGCATCCGGTTTATCATACACCTCTATTCCACGACGGTATTGACATTGATGCAAAAAAGGGTGTCAAGGTTTATGCCACGATGGATGGGATCGTTGATAAGGTAGTGTATTCAAAATTTGGATACGGTAACAAAATCATTATTAAGAATCCAAGGGGTTTCGAGGTGCTTTACGCTCATCTCGGAAAAATATCTGTGAAAACCGGGCAAACAATCTGCAAAGGTGATGCTGTTGGAACAGTGAGTAACACCGGATTGACTACAGGAGATCATTTACATTATGAAATCCGAGTGAATGGTGAATTGAAAGACCCATTGGCTTACTTCTATAGTTATTTAACAACGAAATGGTTGGCTGAAAATGGAAACAAGGATTAAAACCGTACATGAGGAACAAAGTTCCGATGGGAAAAGGACGTTCGGAGTCCTATTGAACTACCCACATGAAAATGAGATCGGACTGATCGCCGAAGGATGGAAGGACAGTTTCATCTATCTTTTCAAAAGCGATAGGTATATTTTCTTCGACACCATTATCGACATGATTGATTATGAATTATATGGTGACATGGGTAAGGTCAGAAGGGCGTATATGAGCGAAGAGGAGTTTGATGCGTACTACGATTCGCATCACATCGACGGCACTTTCACTGAGAAATTGAAGTGGCAGTGAGATTTTGATTTTAAAGCGTTTTAACAGGACGTCAAGGGAAATAATAGGGCAAGACCTGAAAAGGATTTAAACCCCTCAGATTTGAAATTTGAGGGGTTTATTGCTTTATTTCGGTAGATGTGTTAGGATAAAAGGAGAAATGTTTTAACGATTTCTAATCAGACTCATATTGCCTTTTAAATCGGATAATTCAAGTTCAAGTCTGTTAATCTGTTGTTGCTGCTCCTTGACCGCTTCAATGAGAACGGCGGTCAATTTATCGTATTTTAATCCTAATTTATCGTCGATGATGCCATATTTAGCATCCTCTTCAGCGGGGATCGTATGGGAAACAACTTCCGGTAATACTTTCATTACTTCTTGTGCGATGAGTCCAATATTCAATTCACATTTTTCATCGCCGCAGAGATGATAAGAAACCCCTTGCAACTGCGTCACTATCGATAAAGCATCCGTGATCGGTTCAATATCCTTTTTCAGCCTAACGTCTGATGTAGCGATCCAATCGGGTGCAACACCGCAAGTTCCTGCACAGACACATGTGCCCGCTGCAAGACATGCAACAGCACAAACATATGTGGCTGCACGAGTATAACTACCTGAACACACATATGTACCTGCAAGAAGATATCCGGTTGAACAAGTATAGTTGATGGAAGCAATGGCTGCAGCAGAAGTGATTGAACTACTTACACACAATGCTCCTGTGATACAAATACCGGGAGAGGAAATGGTGTTCAATACCAACGTAGTTCCATTACGATATATATAAACTTCTCCAGGAGTACCAATAACAGTACCACTACCCGCTTGACCTCCTTTAATACAAACATCACCACCAGTACCACCTATACCAGCAGTAATCGGATAACCCGAACCACCAGCACCTCCGGCTATTACTACATCACCACCAGCACCACCATTTTGATTGATATTTGATGTAGCATTACCACCAACACCACCACAAAAAAGTGCCGCACCACCACTACCACCTTGAGCACCATCGGTGTTAATACCCCCAATGCCAGAACAAAGATTGAGTGCGCCACCAGCACCAGATTGAGTACTTGAATTATATGCGCCACCACATCCTGACCTAATTATAATTGCGCCACCTGCCGCAGTACTATTACCAGTATTATCTTGACCAACGACACATATTGTATTTCCAAGACCGGATGCTGCGGGCAGACAAATAATTCTTGCTGCACCCGTTCTAAAAACCAAATTACCTGCTAAATCCAAAGAAGTTCCATTAAACGTAAGATTAGCCTGTGAACAAATTTTATTTGCATCAATATAAGTACCAATACCATTTGCAGTCGTACCCGACCATGTAAGTCCACCGCCACCAACTTGTGATAATACCCATTCTTTATCAACAAGTGAACGATCAGTATAATTTGAAGAATAATTACTACAGTATTCAATTCCGGGAAATCCGGTTGTACCACTAACTTTTATACATGTAGAGTATTGATTTATATATGTTGTACTTGTCCCACATCTTACACATAATTGATTAAGATTTACAGAGGTATCACTATATGACGAAATTTGAGTATATTGTGTGGGTGCTTGTTGAATCTGTCCTGCAAACAAACGTGCAAGTTTATACCCCGACACCAAAACATCGGCACAACATGCACCACCACCAATATCACCAGACCCCATACATATTGCATTACTACCTGCATCAACCCCAAATACTACTCCCGAACTTGCATTAATATCGGTATTCTGTATTGAAAAATATCTGGTATTGTTGTGGAGTATACGTGTAGTACCTGTCAACGTGCCTCCCAATGATATGTATGAACCTATTTTAGTTAAACCATTACTTGCACCGTTCACCGTGCCGAACGGGGTGCTCCAAGCGGCATTTCCATTGGCATCGGATGTTAATACGCATCCCGATGCCGCTCCGGTTGAAACCCTGAGTGTCGCACCGCTGATCAACCCGGTGGCGTGGACGTTTTTGGTATCGATCGATGAAAGGAATTTTAAATCCATGTCTGTTGTATTTATTATAAATACAAAAAAAAGGAGTAAATTTTTGAAATCTACCCCTTTTCAGGCAAGAAATTAACATAGATCGTATTACAACATCTTCATGAGGGTCATGAGTTGCATAGTAAGGTTGGTTTGTGTGGCCGATTGAAGTGCCATAAATTCAAGAGTCTTCGGCTGATTGATTTTGATATTTTCCCAATAATACTTTGATAATTCACTTGCCGTCATCAAATCAGTTGTCTTCTTCAAATTCAAAAAATCGGCTATCAGCACCAGTGATGTTTTATCGTAACCATTAAATTTCCATACGTGTTGAATATCAACCACACTCGATTCCCAAGGTTTAGCATCCAACGCCTTTCTGACGATCAGAGGTAGTTGTTTAACATCAAGTTTCTCCTTGTGTAAGAGAAATCTTTTTATAAGCAGTGGAATGTCGTGTCCAAGGATATCAAATCCACAAAATGCAGGAAAATATTGTGGGGTGGATTGTACACCTTCTTTGGAAAGTTCTTGTAAAATGTTAATGAAATCGTTGACGACCACAGTTTCCTCATCTCCCACAAGTTTTCTTATGAATCTTTTGATTTCACCGCCATTTTCGTCACCAGAAAGGTTTCCGTATGTAATCGCCACAATACGGGAATATTCCGGGTAATATGGAGCATTATTTTCATATGTGTTCCACAAAAGAAGTGGTACTGTTTCAATACTCTCAAAATCAACATTGTATTTCGTCTTCGAAATGCTTTTCCACCTCTCAAATAATATAGGATCACCTTTTTGAAGTTCATCAAGGTTTGGGTATACCAAAACCGATTTGATGTTGAAGAACAATACTTCAAACGCTCCGGTCTTACTGAAGACCTTTTCAAATAGTTGTGCCATATGGATTTTGATTAGTTGTTATTGCCAAACAAATATAGCAAATAAAACTACATGTTGAAAATAAATCTGAAAAATCTTGCGATCTTGGTAAAAAACGACTTCGACTTCCTTTCCCGTTTGATATCCAAGAATATCACCTTGACATCATCGAGACTGTATGATTGTAATTCTTCCGCCGTGTGTTTTCCTTTGGAATGTTTTAATATGTAAAGGATATGTTTGTATTTCACCATAGTTTCGGTGTTCTTCTTGGCCTCAATCTCTCGCAGGAATCTTTCGCCTTTCTCCATTATTTCGGCGGCGGTCTTATCTTTGACTTTTTTCGTATAGTCCTCGATGTTTTTCACGAATGAACCGTAATCCTTATCATCGTCATTGGAATCTATTGATACAGATTTCTCAAGTACTTTTTCCGGTGGAACGGTTCTGATTTCCGGCCTCTCCAACTTCCTCGGTTCTTTCTTGGGAGGTTTCAATTCCGGTTGTTGTGCCATTAAGACCTCTGGAATTTCAACCTTCTTCTCAACGAAGTTTTTTGCATCCGGTTGCCCCGTCCTGCTTTTAACATTTCTTGAAGTTGTTGACATGAAGATATTTTATTATTCGAGTTCCAATAAGGTAGTCTCCGTATTAACAGATTCTTTTTCTTTTGATTCAACCGATTTTGGTTCTTCTACAGGCTTTTCCAAGGGTTTTTTCCTGGAAGGTTTCTTCTCTGAACTTTTTTGAAGAGTCTCCGTTAAATTCTTGAATGAGTTGACTTTCAATAGTTCGAGTTCGTCATAAAATTTCTTCGCCTCTTTTTCGAATGCACCTTTCATCTGTTCTACCTTCTGATTGAAAAGTTTTTCCTTTTCAGCGATCTTCTTATTGGTCCTGACGATTGCTTCCACGAAAGAGATTAAATCATCTATAACAACACTGTAGTTCTTCGGTGATATTTTTATCAATTTACCTTCATCTGTTTCGGTTATAATTTCACAACCAATGCTTTTATTATCACCATAAACCCAACTCTTGGGAATGCCAACTTTCAATTCATACCACCCCTTTTCCGGATTTCTCTCCATTGAAAGGAGATAGCCTGTTACAGGTTCTAATACCGATTCGACTGTCTTCATTTAATTAAGTATGATAAAAACACTGTTAATGAAATCCAAAGCAGGATTTTTTCGTCCTTTGTTAGGACAAAGCGTGTTTCGGCTTTCAATTTAAACCTTCCATACGCTTTCAGGATCACATTCCCAAGGATGTAGATCATGAAAACGATGGAAGATATAAATAACGCCTGATATATTTCAGTCAATATGCTTGTCAACAATGCCATCGATTATTCACCGTGCGTCTGTCCTGGATGGACTACACCAACTGGTGCTCCTGCAGGTGCTGGAACGGGTGCTGCAGCAGGTGGAGCATCTTGGAAGTATTGACCGACCAATCCCAATTCCGCATTCAATGTTGCGATTTTTTCAAGTTGAACTTGCATGTCATCGATCTTCGTCTTGTATTTCATGTTGGGATCGGCTGCAAGACGGACTAATTCAAGTTCTGCATAATACTTCTTGTTCATCAAGTCGTTCAAAAGGTCTTTTTTCAAATCTGCCATAACGTTTTTGCTTTTTAAAGGTAACTGTTATTTATAATCATTAAAAATAATGATTATATAGTCGAGATGCAAGAGTTTTTAAACAATTTCCAAAATATTTTTCTCTTGGTTTATCGACTTGTCATAAATAGTGTAAATTTCAATTAATATGTTGATAATGTTCTTATTTTTCTGTTTGTCTATCTCGAAGATGTTTCTCCAAAACTTCTCATAATATGCCAAGGACGTGTCCTTGTTGCTATCTCCCTTGATTTTGTAATATTGGTGGTAATAATAAGAATAGTAATATTCTTTCAATTCCTTGTTATTCCTGAAATCGATATTCTCCTTCAAGAACTCTTCACAGACCTTGTTGTAACACCATGAATAGTGGTTGTATATATCCTCATTCACCTTGAGGGTCTCCCGGTCAAGATAATAGGCGTCAATGTAATACAAGAGATTCAATGTGAAATCCTTATAGATTTCAACACGGTCTTTCACTATTATGTATTTCTTACTGTTCATTTTATTTTGCCAACGATTTCAACATTTCAATCAATTCTGGCTGCGGATGACAATCGGACTTTCCACTTCCCCTGAAACTGACATGTGTCCATATTCCAGGCCATCCTCCTAACGCCTTTGTCGACTTATTCCACATTGCAGAATGATAGACAAGAGGAATATTATACTTTTCATGCCAATACATCAACAATTTTCGCACCGATTCAATCTGTGCATCCGTATATTTTTCATACCCGTTGAATCCCATGAACCCCTGTGGGTATTCTTGAACATTTTGGATTGGTTTTACGCTCGTATTTGGAACGTTTTTACGGAGATTCTTGTCCCATTTCACAGGATACCACTTGTCGTCTTTTTTCATTAACGCACCCCATGAATCAATCTCAATTCCAATTGATCCCTTGTTCAGTTCTTCATTATTGGATGTTTTGCATCCCAAGTGATGTGCCCAATACTTGGTTGAAAAACATTGGTATATTTTACCGTCCCATCCAATAATAACCGCCGTCCCAATCCTTTCAACAGTTTGTCTCCACCATGAAATGTCTCCATCAACACCCTGTCCCGACACGGTATGATGTAAGACAATTTGCTTCTTTTCCGTCTGTTCTCTGAAATATTGATTGTCCGGAAAATCAACCTGAATAATGTCATTGAGATCAAGTTTCGGTTTGGAGTTTTCAACCATATCAACAGCCTCGTCATTCTTGACCGCCGCAGCATATGATTTGGTATCTTTTAACAGACCCAACGATAATAGATTCCAACTTATCATGGCAATATTTTTTATATAAATACTGCCAACTTCATTAGATGAAAAAGGGGCGTCGAACCCGACACCCCCGTTTAACAAGTTTAAATAAAACGGTCTTTCACTCGTGATAATATTTTTCAGCCAATTGATTGTACTGCTCCAATGTGACACCCAATTCCTTTGCAATCCTTTTAATCCTCAGATTGTTCAATTTTACTGCACTGAAAAGATATAATACAAGTATTCCAAGTATTATGCTGTATGCTATCGTCGCTGTTCCAATGATCGCCCTTGGTGCGCTAAATGCCGTACCGAGAAATCCTATCACAAACAAGCCGATCAGGGTGTATATGACGACGTTGTTCAGAACCATGTCTTTTGCCACAGTCTGTCTTGAGAAATAACGGTAAGCGAACTTAATCCATCCGCTTGGCAGATGATTGTTGTACGCCTTCCAAAATTGTTCGTATGTAATGTCCTTAACGCCCATGATGATAAATTTTAGAAACCCCTGTTATTCTTCACGTTCTTCGTGCTGACGAATTCGTTGGGTTTATATCCGAGCAGGTGTTTCATCTTGTCCACCTGTTCATTTATTTTTGGTTTTTCGGTCTTTTGTTCAGTTTCATTCAATTTTTGGACAGGATTTTTAATGAAGAAGACGTCCACACCATTGGTGTAATACTTGTTCCCTGTCAGGATTGCTTCAACTTCTTCGTTGATGCTGACTTTGTAGTCATCGGTGGATTTGTTCTTATACTTGTTACCGAACCCGGTGAAATCAAGTTCGAACAATCCGGTCTGTCTTGCTGTACCTGAAGGGGTTTTTAATTCTTTTGCCTCATTCAGCCGAAAATCTTTGATGAATTTCTTACCAAGATCATCGATGAACCTTCCGGTCACCATCGTTTCCATAAGACCTTCCCTTTCGTTCCACCCGGACTTGTTTTTGTCGAATTGAACGTTTTTGTCGGCACTTACTTCCGTGGGTTGTGTGTCTTTGTTGTACATCGGTGCTTTTGCACGGTATTTCATCTTCTCCTGTCTGATTTTATACAAGGTATCGCCCATATCGGCCTTCATACGGTCTTCAAACCTCTTGCTCGGCTCATTATCAAAGACGAGGTCTTGCTGACCCTGGCGCATCATATCAACTTCGTGTTGTTCCTTGGTAGTCATGTTGCGTTTAGGTATCTCGTCACCCTTGTCATTGTCGGAATCTCCGGCATTTTTCAGGAATTCGTCACCTTCGGCATCGGTGTTAACAATTTCTTTCTTCTCGATATCCAAACCGAGTTTTTGTGGATCATCGCCGACATCGGTTTGCTGATCCTTGTATTGTAATTCTTTTTCGACATCAATGATCTCCTTAGTCCCACTTTGTTGCAGGTCTGATTTGAAATTTTTCACATTCTCGCTGCCGAGACGGTCTTTCAATACCAATGCCGATGGTTTTCTATCTTCGCTCATTTTCATAAGTTTATTGTGATGAATGGAATATGCTTCCAATTCCTCGTTCATTTCTTCGAATAATTTTTCGTGGCTTTCGTTCATTCCTCCGCCACTGCTTCTTGCGCCTGTGTCCATATTGGCACTTTGGTCGCCTAAAGGTTGTATTTTATTTGCCATTGTCATAGGATTTGCTTGTACCATTGTTTGTGTGTCTTCTTGAACACTACCGAATTTATTATCGAGATTCTTTTTCATGTTGTTGTATATCATAGCAACGGTGTTATCGGTAAGTGTGTCCAACACTTTTTTCCATATAACTCCTTCCATTCCCGTAGGTGGGTCTTTCGGGTCTAATTTCGCATCCATTGCGATAATATTGTTCACCATCGTATCCCTGTCAGGAGTAACTTCCTCACTTACTTTTTCAGGAAGTCCCTTGTGTTTCGTTGATGCGAAATCTTCTGCATCCTTGTTGCTCATGCTTGCTGCAACCTTTTCAACACCGCCACCAACTTCCTCCGGACTCAATTCACCTTTTTGAACTGCATGTACCATGCCCATGAAACGCTGTTGTTTTCTTGATTTGGATTTTTCGTCTAAAGGTGGTTTAATGTTATCCAAAGCCTTCACAGGATCATTGACCTTGACCAAGTTGTATCCGGTCGTGTTCCAATCCTTGTCGTACTGCCATATTCCCACATTCCCGTCACTATCAAGCCTAATATCTCCCCTGTCGCCATTGATCTCATCGCCGTAATTGTCAAGCACTGTCCCGTAGGAACTATGCTCTTTATCATAAACCATATCACCAGGATTGAATGTTTGAGAACCCACTGCGGGTTCGGGTAATCCTGTTGGGGGGTTCGCCTCGTTCATGAGATCGCCGAAACCCTCACCTTCCTCTGATAACCTATCGTGCGCTGCCGATTTCACGGCTTTTATGAAATTTTCGAATGTCATTCCACCTTTTTCATCAATGTAATCCCACATTGAGTTGGTGTCTCCCAAGTCGTCCCAACGCATGGGAAGCATCCTGTCTGCTGTCTTGACCGCAACATTATAAAGTGCTTGTCCGGCTAACAGGGGAATGTCTTCTTTAGTCAGACCTTTGCCGCCTTGTGCTTTCTTCTGTGCGACATATGCTTTTAATTCCTCCGGTGTACTGATCTTGCTTGGAGGTTGTATTTGTTGTTCCATAAGGTTCAAATTCGGTTTATCCGGCTGTCCTGTTGCAAGCGTATCCATTTCAATCTTGGCATCAGTGCCGTTCCATCCTTTTACTGCATCGCTTGTGAACGCCGTGGTTTTATCGATTATGGTATTGTTCATCGTATTTCTTTCATCACCGATGTTTATAGTGAATGGTTTGCCTGTCTGTGTCGCTGCCTGCGCTCCTGAAATTCCATCTTCAGGCAGGTTCTTATTTTCGGGGTGTGGGAACATCGAATTCTTGTCAACCATATCGTTATGTAATATCTCGACGTCCTTATCGGGCATCCTGTCCACATCTTGGCCAACGTACAATTCCGTATTGGCATCGATATCTGTTTTCAAAGCATCTCGTTCGGGAGTTGTGGGTATTTCACTCACACCCAATCCATTATTACTTGCATTGTGGGATTGATCGTAATCATCACCAAGTTTCTCTTGGTATGAAAGATCGATATCCTCATTCAATGCCTGCACATATTTTTCAAAACCTTCGGTCTCCGTCAGGTAATTGGTTTCTTGTATAAGCGTACCACCTGGCCAAATAGGTTTTCTCATGACTTTACCTTTTTTGCCCTTCATCAAATCACCGCCTCCCCATGCATAAGGAGTCGAATAACCGCCAGACCCCATGCCCGCACCACCGACGCTGCCAGTGGTAGATGTTTCTTTGAGGATGTTTCCTTCATCATCGATCAATGAAACGTTGCCATGATCCGAGACGAACCACGTATTTGGATAAAAATTGTTCTTCTGCTTCCATTCTTTCACTTTCGCAAGAGCGATGTCCATTTCAACGAATTCTCCTTGAAATTTACCGCCACATGAAACGCTATATTTGAATCCGTTTGATTCTATAAAGCAATCATCATCCTGTGGTTGATCAGTTTCTTCTTCGTCAGGTTCATTTTCCATCAAATCACCACCCTTTTTCCATGCAGCAGGACCTGAATACGCACCAGAACTTGCCGCTCCTGTGGTTTCGTTTGTACCTTTGTATGTGGGATGTTGATCAAGAATTTCAAGATTGTAACCAATACTTTCAAGTTCGGCTTTTAAATCGGCATACTCTTCCGGTGTGGCGAGTCTGCTTTCCGCAGCATATTCCGGAGAAACCGCCGAATGTTGTCCGATATGAGAATACCCGGTTTTTAATTTACCTGCATTATCATAGTTCTCTTCCGGAAAGTATGCAAACACATCAAGATTCTGTGGATCACTCTCATTGACCAAAAACATCACTCTCACTGGATACAAACCACCAAATCTTTTCTTGCTGTCTTCTGCAAGTTCGGCTTTTGTTGGTTCTTTGACTTTGAATGTAGGGTTTTTCATGGTTTTCTCGCCTGCTTTTCTTAATTGATTGATGCCGCTCTTATCTCGCCTTTTCTTTTCCTTTGGTATCGCCATCCTGTATTTTTGAAGGTATTTCGGACTGTTGAGGATATAGTCATTAAATATCATGTTCATGATCGTCTCATTGTAATGATACCCATACTTTTCCTCACCTTCTTCTGACATATCATCATAAACCGCAGTCAATTTTGGATCAGAGAAGACCAACGCTTCCATTTTTGGAAGGCTGAATATCTTCTTTTTCAACGAGAATTCCGTCTCACTTAATAGAGTGTCGGTTTCGTTGACCTTCATTCCCGGATTAAACTTCGTCACGGTTTTCTTGAAATTTTTCTCGAAACCTTTCGATTGGTTGTTTACCGGGTCTTTGAGCGTCGGTTTGAAATTTACTTCCTCGTTCATTATTTTATGTCGGTTTTCCAAAAATCTCTCTTCTGCCATAATACTTTGGTAACGCTTTCCATAGCCGCTTTCATGGCATCTGCCACTTCACGCCTCGATTGGCTGTTTATATTCTTGAGAATCTTCTTCATCTCAACATCCAACGAATCTTTGACGAATCTTTCAATCTCGTCCCTGACTATTTTCTTGACATCGTCGCCGTTCATATCATGCTTGGTTGATTATAAATACTTAACGAAAACAAAAAAACGGTTTCAAATAAAAGAACGCATATTTTAAATTATGCGCTCTTTTTGATATAAACGGAACTTTCATTTAACGTTACTTCGTCAACAGCCAAAACGCTGTCGCCCCACCGATCGCCCCAACCGCCACAGATGCAACCGTCTTGCCGTTGCGTATAAAAAAATTACCAATCTTCTGCCACCCATTCGGATCAAGTTTCTCCTTGGTGATCGGTTTGATCGCATAACTGTCAATATTGACAGTCTTGAAATAACCGTTCGTATTGGTGACACTGAATGACACGGGATATCCTTTCTTCTTGTCATTCTTCCAATGGAATTCTATGAATTGCTCGTTTGGCAGTATGAATTGTTTGAATGCCAATGTCGGCAAACTGTCTAAGTATGCAGGCATAACTCTTCCAACATTAATATGATACTTGAGGTCTTTTGTGGAATCAACAAAGGCGATGTTCCTTCTTGCCGTATCGATATAAACCTTGTATGGCTTCAATGAATTGATTATGACATTCGTTTCAATGAGTGCTGCAGCAATTATAGAATTCTCCTTCTCAACCTCATCGATTTTTGCCAAAAGTTCCTTTTGTGAAGATGTTAATTGGCCATTCATCTTCTTCAAGTCCTTGATATCAGCCTGTAGGGTGAGTTTTTCAGCCACCCATTCGCCATGCTCGTTTTGATAATTATGAACGCTATCAACCAAGGAGTCTTTCAATTTAACCTCAGATTGATATTTATCTTTCAGATTTGCAATTCTTTTCTGTTGGAAATAAATAACCGCAGCCAAAATCAACACGATTAAGACTACAATCCAAATCACGATCTGTTTTTTCTCCTTGAAAAAATTCAGAATTTTTTGAATGAAGTTCATTTTTATAAAATTTTATAATAAATACTTTGAAAAATAAAAAAACCCGGCTAAATGTCGGGTTTTCAATGTGGTTATTATTGTTGAATCAGGTTTTCTCTCCAATATTTTGAGAACACTGTGTCATAATAAGTCTGTATTCTGTCGATGATTGGTTGGTTCTCAGGGTTGTCGGGTGAGAAATCCGGATAATAATCGAATGTGACTTTACTTGTGTTCTCTTCCGGGGTCACAGCGAATGTAAATTCGAACACTCCATTGACAATGCCACCCCAAACGATATAATCGTCGAAGACTTCAAGTTCGTCGAATTTTACGCTCACATCCATATCGAGGTAACTCAGAAATTTCTTTTCTTCAATATCTTGGTCGTAAGCGGTTTTCTTGTTCACAGCAGGTGCTTCTGTTTCAACATTATCAACCTGTTCATTCAATTTGCGTGTGATTTTAAGCATATCACGCATGGTCATATCTTTTTTCGGTTCGTCTTTAGATTCTGCGACTTGATACTTTTCCCCACGCATCCTGCGCAACAAAACCCTCATTTGATTCGGTGATGTTTTATCGTTCATTTTTTCGATTTATTATAAATACTTCAACCTCCGCCATTTTTCAACATCTTATTGAACTTCTCAATATCGAATAGAGGATTAGTATCGCTGCTATCCTCAATATAATTACTCCGAAAAACAATTCCTTCGAATTTTACGGTGTCTTTGTGATATGGGTGGAACTCGATACATTCCTTTTTAATGCCAAACTCTTTACAGAGTTTTTTGCACAGCAGCACCACGTTTTTGATCTGCTCTATTGTGAAACGTTCCCAATAATTATATCCAAGATAATCATAGGCAATTACGTTTTCCTCTTCACACTCCTCGTTCAACCAATTGATATACTTTCCATCAGACGTTTGAAACAAATACCCCATATTCTCAAGAACGATCGAAATAGACAGCCTATCTGCATCCTTGATGCCGAGAAAGTCACTGTAAAATTTTGGGTTATAATGTTGATACACAACACCGTCCCTTGTTATAGTGAAAGTGTTCCATTTCTTCGTGTTTCCAAATTCCTTGTGCGTCAACCTGGTAATATGATGGCCGTTTTTTCGCAGGCTCATCCCGATGACGATCTGTTTCTTAGCCGTTTGAACCTTATAACGGTTGTTCTCCTTGACCTCATATGTCGTGTCATCTATTCGCATCATAATTCATGAATATTACCTCAATTCCACCTTCCTTAAAGATCACCAATGCTCTTTTAAATCCTTCACCAAACTTCGGATCGTTAAAATCGGGTTCTTTGTCTACAAACACTCTTTTTATCCCTGCTTGAACTATGAATCCGGCACAAGTATCACAAGGAAATAAATTGACATAAATGTCGGAATTCATGCTGCATTTACCCTGCCGTGCACAATTAATGATCGCATTTGCCTCGGCATGAATGAACCAATGGTATTTCTCCGGCCTTTGATGTCTTTCCTCAACTTCATCATCGACACCCCTCGGCATGCCGTTATATCCAGTCGTCACAATCTCCCTGTCCCTGACGATTACTGCGCCGATTCTCCTTGAACGGTCTTTGCTCCACGTAGCGATCTCCGAATCGACCATATGCATAAACCGCATATGCCATTTCATTTCGTTATTTTCCACCATACTTCACACTAAAACCATTGTCAATTTTTTTATCATAATAATTTCTTTCCAATTCCAAAAGTCTTTCCCAATCAATAACAACACCTTCTTCCTTGACTGTTTTACTGAAATTGAAATACTCTCTTATCTGATGGATCGATTCTCTTTCCATACCCTGCGTTGCGAGATAGAATATGGCGTCTTCAATCTTGTCAAACATCGCCACATACGACATATCCCAACATTCGGCAGGATATAATTGCCCTTCGGAATAAAGGATATAACCCGTAGTTTTGCTTTTGTTTAATTCAATTACTCTACCGAGGTTTTGAGGTATCTTTCTACCCCAAAAACTGTATGTACACCAAATGCCAACTTTTTCCATAGCATATTAGGTCAATTTCCACCATCTATCCTTTTTCAACCCCCTTGCCTTAACAATCAAATCTTGCAATTTGGGGGCGTCAAAATCATTACTGGTGATAACGTCACCATCAATATCCGCAAGGTCGGATTCGGCAAGTTCATCCACGATTTTGAGGGCGTTTTTGATCAACCTACCCTTTTCAAGTGCTTCCAATCTTTCCATGTCTGTTGCCATATTCGTGTTATTTCATATTCTCAATCACCCGGAAAGAATCGTCGAATGTTTCAATAATATTAACGGCTTCGTTGTATGGTGCTGAAATATGCCTTCTCTTCCCGTTAGTAACAAAGATATTCAATCTATCCATATCTTGCAAGAACTCTTCAACTAATTTATTGGAATTCGGTATGGTACTTTTCTCAGCCACGATGGTCTTCAGTTCCAAGCCACTGAGCACCCTATCACCAGGGGAAAGTTTTCCTCCGCCATAGACAAAGGCGAGCAACGCCCTATATCTATCTTTTTTTTGATAAACCTTTTCAAATTTCTGTTGGTTTATCTCGAAGAGTCTATGTTCATAGTACTCCCGAAAGTAAATGCCCCCGATTATGAGAACCTCGTTGACTATAACGATTATAATGAATAAGAATATGTTCTTCGTATCCTCTGATTCGTGCCCAGATTTTGCACTCAACAGAGTCTCTTTCAATATATTCTGCTTTGTAAGAAATTCCTTATCGATCCTTTCGATCTGTTGTTCATTATCTTTGATAATAGCCAAGTTCTTGTCGATATTGGTCTGATAATCTCTTCGCACCGAAACATAGTTCACCGGAGTTTCCGCCAATCTCTGACGTAGATCGTTATTTACTTTCCGAAGTGCCTCGTTGTCATCAATGTAAGTTTGTTTCCTACTTTCATAAACGGTTGCAAGACTGTCACCCTCAGACGTCAATCGGGTCTCAACTGCGGCATTTTTGAACACACTTGTGGTGGCAAGATTCTTCGATCCGGCGATTGACAAGTAGAAACTGGTTGCCACAATCACAAATGCAAGGGTGAACCAACCCCCCACTTGGAAATTGATCTTCTTACCATTGGTGAAGTAGTCGTCCGAAAAGTTTTGTATGAAGTACCGTTTGATTATCTCGAAAGTGCCGAGGAAGATCACTGAAAGCGTTAATGCTATCGTATTGCCGACTGCACCCTGTATGAAATTGATGGTAATTGTTTTCGACAATGCCGGGTAAACCAAGAAATATGCGAAGAATATTGCACTTATATTACCCAAGAAAGAGAACCGCCACAACCACGTGTCCAACCCTCTATTCCTCGACTCAAAATCCTTCTTATTTATCTTACCTCTTAACCTGTCATAACTCGTTAAATCCATGCTTGTGTTTATTTACCATAAATAGTAAAGAAACAATTATTATTCAATTACAAGCGACGATATCCCATCTTCATCTAACTGTACATTAATCAGATAATCAGGATTTATTTCGTGAACTTGTTCTATCACAAGCGTTTTTTTCATGCTATTTTTTATCATGTGGAGTATCTCAATGAATTCTTCCACACTACCTTCTAAATCGAGTTTACCCATCACCTCATCGAGCAGAAAAATAGTTGGTTTTGCTTTGACATTAATTTGATTGAGAGCAAATTTCAACACCACACTTGCAAATGTCCTTTCTTTGCCGCTTGCACCAATACAATCTATAACGGCAGATGGCCTATTATTGTAAGCCAATTTTGGCCTCAAATCATCTTGGTCGAGCCATACTTTGAACGGTGCTACCGATAATATGGTCTCCAAAGTCAGATTAATTTTAGGAATAATGTAATTCGACAACATCTGCCTGGGAATGCCATCCCTATGAACGCATTTTTTGTATAGATTCATCACCAAATCACGGTATTCCTGCGCTTTGAAATCGGTGACAAGGGTCTCATTATCTTTTATCCTCTTTTGTCTGTCACCTACCTTGCCTTTTAATATAAAAATGTTCTCCCTTTCATCAGTTTCCCGTGCTTCGAGTTCTGAAAGCCTCTTCTTTGCCGCTTCAATACCCTTCTCGATCCTGTGGTTCTCCTCGATTTGTTTTAGACTGTTCTCATGGTTGTCGATTTTTTGTTGAAGAATTTTAATCTTGAGTTCTTCGTTTTGAATAAGGGTTGGTAATTGGTTCAACTCTGTCTGCATTTCCTTACGCTTCTCAACATCGTTCTTGTCGTTGGTCAGATTGCCTATCTCAGCCAAAACATCCTCTAATTGGAGGGCAGCCTCTTCAATAGTTTTCTTTATGAGAAGGATTTCATCATTTTTGAGTCTGATGTTTTCCTGATGAACCGTTTTGTCGTTACTCTCCTTTTCATTAATCTTGGCGGCAACGGCAAACATTTCGGTCTCTTTTTCTTTGATCTTGGCGTCGATATGACTTTGATGCTCCGCAGTCAATGGCTGTCCGCACGTCGGACAAATCTTACTATTCTTTAATTCCGAAATGTCTTTTTTATATTTTGCACCGTCCTGCTTCAATCTAAATATATCGCCATTAATGATCTCAATAGCATGTTCCTCATCCCTGACGGCTTGTTCAACGGCTTTTATCTTCAACCTATCATTGTATTCAGCCAGTTTATGTAATTCCTTTTCCTTTATGAGGGTTTCAAGTTTTTGTTCGTCATAACTTTCTTTAAGAGGAACGATGTTTTCATTCAATACCCTCTCACGTGCATTATGTTCATCGATCTTGCGTTTGTACACATCTATCCACCCCTTAGTGTCCAAGACGTTTAAACCATAAATTTCAGGGTCTATGGTGTAAAGTTTTTTGGTCAATGTCTCAACATATGTCCGCCCAGTTAAAATGCGATATTGAATATCGGGCATCACAACCGTTTCTATATTGGTTATCTTACCGTCGAAATCCCGAATTTCCTCAACATACCCGGCATTTTCTACTTCTTTCATTTCAATGCTGCAGGTCACTCTTGGTTTATCATTCACGCTCTTCTGATATATTTTCAAACCTTCGAGTTTCTTGTCGAAGATATCCAATCCACTATCATACAGCAAAGAATCGATGAAAATCGCCATATCATTTGACAATATCCTGTTAAGGGTATCGGAAGTCGTCATTACTATCCGCATAAAGTTGTCATACGATCCAATAATAGATTCAAGTTTTTTTTGTGTTGCGACACGCTTGTCCTCATCCAACTTGTCAAGCAGGTTTCCGTCGTTCATTTCATCATCCGGACCTGGCAGTATATAATAATTGAACGTGGTAGGAGAGCCATTGATTGAACCATCCTTTGCCCGGCTAATGTCCGTTCTTTTCTTGATTCCGAAATACTCACCATTAGCCTCAATTACAAGGTATGCTTCGCAATACGAAGCACCATTTCGGTTATTGACAAAGCGGGAATCCCCATATTTCATACGACTCTCGGTTTCCAAAGACTTGGTGAAAAGGGCGTATGTTATCAATTTCATGATCGTTGTCTTTCCTGCAGTGTTGATTCCTGTGATTTGGAACAAACCGTCCTTGTCACGCCAATCGACGTCGAGAGTTGCATATGATGCGAAATTAACCCCACCGAATTTGATAATGTCCCATTCAATACCTGCGTCTTCCTTAATATCAATCAGGTTGAGGATTTCCTCATCCAATGCAAGAATATCATTAATAACATCCGGATCAGTCCCAATTTTTTCAAGGTATTCTTTGAATATCTCATGTTGGACGACTTTGTTGGAGATGTTTTGAAGGGTTATGTTCTCATTTACCTCGATCTTCTCGGTTTCAATGAACACATTTTTGTGTAAGATAATCGTGTTAGGGTGTTTGGACTTTATATAATGAAACAATTTTCTTTCATTGTCTTTCGTCCTTGTTTGGGGGAGGGTTTTCCACACAAATCTGACGTGCATTTCCTCTGTGGGATTCTCGATCTCGAAATCAAGGTCGTTGAAATCCATGTACGGGGATATGTCGACATTCTTGAACGAATGATAATTCCTGACAGGTACAAGTTCCGCTGTCTTGTTTTCCGTATTCCAAAGCATATAGCCGTGGAATTCACCGTCTCCTTCTGATATATCCTGCGCTATCAAAGAACCACAATAAGCCTTCGTCTGCTTGTCGTCAAGGAATTGTGCCTTGTGGATGTCGCCGAAAAACGATAAATCGCCTTTGAAATCGCTCAATTTGTAAAGCGACTTACTTTTCATCTCAAACCCGGTCGGGGTCTTACAACCATTGACGGGGTCGTGGAAAAGATCGATTGCAACATAATCATTATTTATTCTTAATTTTTCATAAATCTTCCCCTCCTTGGTCTTCCAAGGATTGTTCTTTGGATCACCGTGATGCCAAACCATCCACGCAACGTTTTCATCATAGAAAACATCTGTGTTGTTGTAATAGATTACATTGGGGTTGTTTAAAGTTTCAACAATAGCCTTAACGCTGTCAACACGTTTTAGATTCTTCTTCCGGCAATCGTGATTCCCACGAGTGATCCTTACGGGTGCTATCGTTGCCAGGCTGTTGAGAAAGCCGTTTGCAAGAATTAATTGCTCTCCCTGCAGGTCAAGATAATCGTGGACGAGGTCTCCGGCTATAACGATCCTGTCGGGTTTTTTTTCTGCGAGGGATTTGAGAAGGTTTTTAAATACAAATCTATATTCTTCGTTTCTTGTCGGGGTCTTGCGAATGTGAATGTCGGCAAGATGGGCAACGGTTTTAATCATAACGACATACTTTTTAACAAATATACCCAAAACATGAGCAGAGTGCAAGGGTTTTTAAAAATTGTCAAAACGGCAAAACAGACCTTTCTTTTCATGACAAATTTTCATGTTCATCCCTATGGCATGGTATTAGTAATACATACTGAAAGAAAAATAATTTTAACCTTAAATTTATAAAACCATGTTAGCAATAAGACACAAAAATTCACCGACATTGATCGACATTCTCGATCATTTCTTCAGCAATCCTACTTGCTGCGATACCGATACCGATCTTCCAGTAAAAACGCCCGTTCACGACATTATTGAAAATGATAAGGAATATGTTGTTGAAATGCTTCTTGCCGGGGTGAAGAAAGATGACATCACCATTGATGTTGAAAAAGATGCAATAATCATCAAAGCAGAACGCAAGGAAGTTAAGGATTTGAAATACAACCGCAAACAGAGTTATTTTGGCAAGTATGAGAGGGTGATCTACCTGTCGGACGATGCTGATGTTGAGAACATCTTGGCTTCTATGGAGGACGGTATTCTGAAAATCACTGTGCCGAAAACGAAAGACGTGAAAACCGTAAAGAAATCCATTGAGATTAAGTAATTATTAAAAGTCCCGGATTGAAAGGCGTTGGAAACGACGCCTTTTTCATTCTTGAACAGCGTATTCACATTTCCGACAAATTATGTCCGAACCTTCCGTGCTCTGCAACATTTGCAATCTTCGTCTTTCAATATTAAATTCTTCCGACTCATAATCGTGTTCATACAGATTACCGATCTTGTGTTTTAATCCAAAATCTTCACAGCACATATAAAGGTCTCCATTGGGGAGCATTGTGTTTTCATAAAACACCAAATCTTTATCGAAATGGTCGCAACGTAATCTTCCGGTCTTGAATACCGGATCGGGAGTTTCAAGATTGCCCGCCCTTGATTTTATATCAGGAGTATCCCCGTTCCTATATATTATTTCGATCTCGTTTGTAAATCTCGCTTCACCGTAGTTAAACAATCTTCTGTTGAAATTTTCCCCCGTGTATCTGTGAAAGAAAACTGTTTCGAATTTAATTTTCGAATTAACGAGCCTGTCAGCCTTCTCTTTGTCAATCCCCTGCATTGTCGAATACAAACCGATCTTGCGACCATCGTTGTATGTATATATCATCATATCAACAAATTCGGGATTGAAAAAATTCTCACCGACTCCAGCAAAATTGACGATGATGTCCTTATCAATGTTCTTCAACAAAATTTTGAGGTTTTCAAGTGTCAAAAGCCTCACATTTCTTCTATATGCGGTCAACAAAACTTTTTGGGGGCAATACCAACATCCAACGGGACATCCAACAATTGTTGATAGATTAATTTCCTTCATGAATCTCTTTGGAATTATTTTTTTTCAATTTCGTCTTGATGTAATTGACTCTGTTGCTGACCGTGGTGCTCGTGAGATTGAATTCACTACCAATCTCATTATAATCATATCCTTGCACGTATTTCATACTCAACAAAGTATAATCCTCCGGTGATAATTGGGTTGACAAATATGCAACAGAACTACTACTTTCGAAATCCGTACTGTAGGAAATGTTCAAATCCACTCCGGAAGAGCAGGTCACACAATAACAATTGTCAGGCATTATAATGTTGCAGCAATGTGAAGTGATATTACTTCTATACTGATCAATCATATAATTCTTGGCAACGGTTGTTAACCAAGTTTTAAAACCTGATTTCTCCCGATCGTATTTATCAAGATTGTAAAAGACTTTGATTAATATCTCCGATGTGTAGTCATCAAAATCACCGGAAGGCACTTTAAATTTATTTTGTTTCAAATAGTTCTCAACAACCTTTTTGTATTTGTTGAAAAACTCATCCTGCGCCTTAGTATTTCCGCTCAGAACGCATTGGATTAAAAGGTTTGTATCTTCGATCATAAGGTTTCTTCAATCTATATGTAAAATAATCATCAACGGTCAACCCCCTCGCCCCACGCAGACTTTTAATAACAGCATTTATACCCTGCTTCTTTCTTAATTCATCCAAATCATCATTCGTAGGAAGTTTAACCAATTTGACTCTTTCCTCGCAGCCTACATAGATATTTTTCAACTGATAAAACAGGTTGATAGCCTCTTTGTATGCGTCCGGGTCTAACAATACCACAACATCAGGTCTCAATTCTTTCAATTTTCTAAACAATGTGAGCGATAATGTTTTCCCAAGCATGGGTATACAATTAACAGGAAAACTGAACATTTCAAACACACCCTCAACAAGATATACAGTAGAATCCCAATTTACAAAACCTTCATTAAATATAATAGCGTCCTTATTCGATTTCGGATTATCGTATTTACCTTTTTTTACTTTTCTATCATAAGTCCTCGCAACAAAATAATTCACTTCGCCATTTGCATCGTAAGACGGTATTATTATCCTCTTTGCATATTTCCCGGTTGTGCAAAAACCAAGCCGATATTTCAAAATGATACTCTTGTCAATCATTCTGTCAAGTACCATATAACTATACGCCTCAAAATGTTCCGAATTTCCCCCTTCCATTTGAGAAAAATAAATCATTTCCTCCGGAAGTTGAACTGGGACGTATTCTTTTTCATCTTCCTCCCACGAATAATCATCACCGTAAATGCTTGCATACGATTTATAAATCTCGTAATCAGCATCCGATCCGAACATCCTAATCAACCTACCCAAAGAACCGGAGAATTTCGGTTCGTCGCACTTCCAACACCTGAAAACCCGTTTTGCGGTGTTGATTTCAAGGTTGAATTTTTCGTCAGGTTGGTGTAATCCTTCCCTTTCTTGGCAGCGGGGACAGTTGACCTGCACTTGCTCCGATTCCAAGTATCCATTGACATCTTCGAAGATGTTCTGGATTATCGAATGAAACTCTTCCCCCCTGATCATACACAAATATAAACAAAATTTGCCCCAAAACAAAGGAATTGGAGCAAATCGGGTAAGATTTCAGACGGTGTTGATGCTACACCCTGTATTTCCTTTTGTTTGCGAGAAAAGGAAAGAACGATACAATTTTTTCAAGGAATGCAGGAAATTTAACTATTAAATTTCCATTACCGGAGTTTAAATTATAACCCTTTGAAATAAAGTAGTTCTGCAATTCATCGAAATACTCGACAACTTTGATTTTCAATGCATTTTCATCTACTATTCCGGCATTGGTCTTCATTTGTTGGTATTCTCTGAATATCTTTGCGTAATCCTCTTTCGCCACTTCTGCTTCCTTCCGGAGTCTTTCATTCTCCTCGGTCAGAAGTGTCATTTGTTCGGTGAGCCAATCGGTACTCATCGTATTCGGACGGTCATCGACTTCAAGCAGATCATCATTCGCTTGTTCGCCGATTTTTGGAAGTCTGACTTCTTGCAAGAGTGTATTGGCCATCTGTTTGGCTTTCAAATCCCTTTCTTCTTCAGGTGTAAGGGTCTTTTCCTCTTCCTGTTTCTCAGACTTTTTATCACTTTTCGTGAATTTAAGTAAACCTTCTTTTCCCATGATTTATTCAATTATTAGATTGGTATTGAGGTGGGCGACCAATCCGAAAACATCGTTCCAAATAAATGCGTCAGCCGCTTTTATTGCACCGACGAAACCTTTCTTATGATGCCATTCCTCCGTACCTGTGAGGCTTGAGAGATACCTGACGGTTACACCCAAATCCTCGTTTAATGTTTTTAACTTATTGTCACCCACCGAATAACTAACATTCCTTTTCCTGTGGATGTGACCGACATGCCATTCGTGGAACTTCGTTTCGCTCCACATCGGTTTTGATTCTATATCACTCGCCATTATTAATGGCAACGAACCTTCTTTCTCCTCGCTACCATGCGTGAAACCAAGCAGTACATTACCAAAACGGTAATACTTCCTCGGTGATGCGCCGTCGTTGACACTCACCATTTCATCATCCTTAAACCATGCGAATAAATATTCTCCCATATAGAAACTACGTTCAAAATCATGGTTTCCTGGAATAACAATAACATCTACCGGGACTCCGGTTTGTTTCAATAGATTTATTGCGTCAACAAGCAATCTCACACCAATCTTGAACGTCTTTTGCCAACGTAAGTCCTCGTCTTGTTGAGTACCCTTGGTTGTGGTGTTGAATATCGTATCCGAATTGAAGAAATCGTTCCCAACCGGAAAGAGTATTCTTGAATAAGGGAATCCGCTCGCCCGGTAAACAAGTTTTTCAATTGCTGTCAAGAATCTCTCCCGTGCAATTTTCACATCGTAATTTTCCCCGGTTTCTCCACCCCAACCAAGTTTACCCAAATGCAGGTCGAAAATGGAAATTTCAAGTAGGTTATTTTCATCACCTTGTGAAGGAATGTGTGATTGAACATTAAGTATCGGTGGTCTATATTCTTCGACCATATCTTTGAATATTTGCACCATATCCAAAGTTTCCTCAATTTGGAAATTCTTTTCAAGACGTGCCTTGACTTGGAAGTTCTGTATTGTTTCGGCGAAATCACCTTTCCAACTTGTGACATCCCATTTATTAACGATATAATCCTTGACTTTCCACAAGTTCAGATCAACTTGGCAGATTTCAAGCAATTCGTCAAGGGTTTTGATGTGATCAGCAGGATAGTTCATGCCGCTCTTCCATTCGATTTCCGCTTGGCCTCCATTGGCATTGAACTTAGTCTGTTCACCTTTTGTCAAGGGAGGTAGGTCTTTAGGTTTGGTTTCAGGACCTGGAAATTCTCCATGTGTTTGTTGATCGTAATATTCTTTCGGTGGTAGTTCTACAAATGGTATGGCTGAAAGGTTTTCGTAACGTTTATACGCCGTATCGAACATATTGAACAGTTCTTCGTTGAGGATACCCTTTTCGTATAATTCGTAGACTTTCGCCTTGGTGTTCTTTACATAAGTATCGGATTGGTCACACAATACTGACGCCTCTTTTACTGATACTTTGTTTTTAATCGCATAATTAATGATTCTTATCGCTTTTTCAATCCGTTCTCTTTTCATATAACAAGAAATTTTAATAAAAAGTCTTATTTTATATCAAACTTACCTGATAAATACCAAAAACGCAAGGTTTTATAAAAATACATTGCCGTTTTTTTTCAGAAAAATCAAATTTTCTTCGATCTTCTTACATTCATTGATAAAAGCGATCTCATTTTCTATCGACATCTCGAACCATTCACCCTCTCTCCGAAGATGGGAGTGCCTTGCCTGTAATGCTCTTTCGATTTGAAAGGCATAATCGGATGGATACGTTTCAACCAATTTTAAAGGAGATTGATTCCCGGTTTGAAGTTCCCCAACCCGTTGCCGGGGATGTTTTGAAACGCCGATTTTGTAATAACTGTTTTCCAGTGATTGGATCAGATATACGTATTTAATTTTGTCTTGCGGATTTGTTGGTTTCAACATGATTTATTTAATAATCCCCAATTGTTTTAACCCGGCATACCCCACGGCATAACTATCAGACATATCGAAGCACATCTCCCTCGGCTCATTGCTCTTCTCCTTGTAAACCCATTCGATTTGAGGTTCTAATTTACATACCTTCTCCCAAATGTATAACTTCTTTTGATCCCTGTATTTTTCGGGGAAGGAAAGAGTTTCGATCTTCTGTCCCTTCTTGTATGAAACCCTGACAAGTTCGGAGCAAAATGCCTTTCTTGAATCATAAACACTGATTTTCACCGGGTATATATCGAAGATTAGAAACATGATATACCTGCAAATGCCATTGAAACCGAACAGTAACGCTGCTGTTGATGGGTTGTTACTCCCACCCAATGGTTCTTCAACAATGATATTGGCAATTTCGCCGTTGAGGTTATTGAAAATGTGGTTCTTATATTCAAGAACCCACTTCTTAAAAATCTCAGCCTTATGAATTTCCCTGTCGACGACCGGGACTTTCTTACCTATTTTTAATTCAAGGTGTTTGAGTTCAATCAGTTTCCCGTTACTGTCCCATAACGCACTACCGATATTAGTGGTGCTAATGTCCAATGACCAATTATATTTTTCCATAACTTATTGAACTTTAACGTCCTTTGTTTCCTCAATCAGGGATTGGATTTTCTTTGGGTTGTCAAGATAAAGCCTGATCAAATCTTCGATCACCCCCCCGATTTTTAGACTCTTCCCTTTGCAAAGCGATTTGAATCTATTATGCAACCCTCCGTCGATAATAATAGATTTTGGCTTCGCACCGTTGAGTGCAAGTAAATCTTTCATATTTATTATAAATTTTTTGTTCTCCATTCATAATAAATACTGAAGGATTATAAAAAATTATAAAATTTTATGATTATTTTGAATAAATAATGTGGTTCAATTCTTTCAGGATACCGTTTTCTCTCGCAAACGCATCCTGTTCATACGGCCTTTTATCGTATGGAACTTCCATCATGTCGATCGTTTCACCCTTATAAATCACTTTCGGAACTCCAATTATTTGAATGAGTTCGCCTTTTTCCATCTGATCCAAATGAATCAATTCGTGTGAAAGGAATTTTTTTACTGAAATCGGCAAAACGCCTTTTTTTATAAGAATTATGTATTCGTGGGGATGGTCGTCGAATTGATTCTTTTGAATAAATCCAGAAATTTCATAATTATCATTACCCCATTCTCTTGGAAAGTAATATATCGTAACAATTGCCGTGTCGTATTTAAGAATCCTGTTCAATATCACCATCGCCAAAGTGTCTGCACGCTTGTGTTCAGTGTAATTGTTCACAATCATCGTTTCCGGAAAATCGAAATGTCTAAATCTCTTCTCCCGTTGAATGTTTATAATAATGGTGATTATTATCCCGATTGCAAGTAATGCAAGAAATATCACGAATATCAGCCAAGATTTTTTCATAATTAAAAATCAACTGCGAAAACAATCGTTCTTGAAATGCTTGAATTCTTTGGGACGGGGTTGTTCAACTTACCAATAGCCACAAGGTTCTTTTCGCTATCATACAATCCTATTTCTGTAATATACACCGGAGACGCACTGTCCCACGTCGGATTCGTTGTCGAATTAAATTGATTGAGTGGTAGATTTATTGCCAAATCCATTGTATAAGCGATCGCTTTGGCATCGGCAGACACATTTCCAATGAAATATTGTTCTTCTCCAAATGAAAGCGCATCAGGTGCTGTTTTTTCGGGATAATCAAGATATTCAAGATTGTAAATCGGCATCTCAACAATATTATTGTACTTGTAGATCGGGACTTTAAAGATGCTTCCACACAAGTATTCTGAGGTCAACAATTGTCCAACGGTAAATCCTGTATAATAATCCTCAATTTGGTTAGTCACGTCGTATTTTCTCCAATTGGAAGCAATCGGTTTCACGTCATTAAGGCTGCTGTATGCGTTGTTGTTTATCAGTTGAACGAGCACATAAATTTTGTTTACAGTATATCCAGTACCACCGTTAAAACCTGCCGCCAAAAACTTGAAATCGTCAACATCATTGAAATAAATGTTGACTTCCTTGTTAACGACAGTCTCCAAAGGGAGGCTATTGATATAGTTGCAATGAATTGCTGTGCTATATCCATTGCCGGGGGTCGTCTCCAACAGGTAACTGAAAAATACTGTGTATCCGTTCGCCATAGTATGTATAAATAGTTAGAATTTCAATATCATATTATCCCTGTCAACATAAACCACACCGTATGTGTTCGTCCCGCCTGTTAACGAGATGTTCGGGTCGAGCCAATCCGTATAAGCATTCAAATCAATTTGGTAATCAGGTATGATTAAATCTTTTGAATACCTGTATTTAAAATATGTCTCAATAAAACCTGCCTGAAATGAGATCGTTCCGGCTATAGTCTTAGATGGTCCACTCATAGATTCAATAACTTCGGCATGTATTTGGTCACTAACATCGAGATAGGTGAACTGACTACTGCCCGTGACACCTGTAATTGGATTTATGGCAGTTATTGAATATGATACAGTTCTGTTTGACGCTAATGGCTCACCATTCAATGTTTTGAACCATAAATAAAGCATTATGTTCGTATCCACCGGGGTATCACCAAAATAATGCTCTGAACGATTCGTGGCATCTTCATTGAATATCAACAAGGTGTCTTGTGATTGGCCGACAACCATGCGATCCCCCGGAACAACCGTTGTGGTTGTTGTTGTAACGAAAGGATCGACGATTATTTCCTTTTCATAAACACATCCATTCGAATCAGTGAAAACAAGAGTATATTCTCCATCTTCCACATCAATAAACGAATATGTCCCCGTCTCAGTATGAACGTTCGCCGGAATGAAACTCGGTGTCAGTTCAACTGTAACAGGCATCGCCCCGTTTGTTATAGTATAAAAAATCGTCGCCGCCATTTATTCAATTCTATTATTCTATTGAAGGAACTGTCCCTCCACCTGTTGTTGGAGCAGCACCGCTTACATATGAAGTTTCATTCGTCCTTTTCGTTGTTGATGTGGTGCGTGTCACATCTTCACTTCCACTCACTGCATGGATACAAACACATCCTTTTGTTGCAAAATAATGAGTCAAATCAGAACCAACTGTGACATATGATTTACTCCAAAATACATAATTGGAAAGAGCGGATTTTGTTATGTTGTTCAACACCAACGAACCATTCTGTGAAACGATATGTGTCCCACTGGAAGAAAGTGCAGTTGCTTTAGTGGTTTTTGTTGCCCCTTGATAATAATATGCACAAGAATAAACCGCCCTGAGTGTATTTTGGGTGTCCGTATTCGCAATAAAATTAATCGTCACATCAAAAGTTTCCGCATCCGATAAATAACCATCAAGAGCCAAACATGAACTGCGAGTCCATTCTATTCCACCACTATCTCCGTCCAACGGGTCCATCGTATTCGTCAAGGTTTTAAAACAAAGTATTGCAGGTCCAAGAGTTGGAGGTGCTGCCGTTGTTGTTGGTGCAACATAATTAAGATTCGATTCCTTGCAATATGTGCTCTGAACAGGTGCACAAGATAATGTAAACGTCCCCGTATTAGCCGTAAGTCCTGCGACTTTTATTCTCGCATATCCGCTTCCTTCGAGTGCGCTTGTCTGCAATGATGTGCTCAGACTCCATGTTATTGCATCTCCATAATTAACTGTTTTTGTAATGTATGTAATGGGATTGCAAGAATTGTTAGCATTGAGATACTGCCCAAAACTTACGTTTGTGCCACCACATGTCGCACAATTAAATGAGACACTATTGTTTGTGTTATTCGTATTGCACGTGACAAGGCATAATTTAACATCATAACTTTCACCAGGTTGCAGATTTGGACTTGTGCAAAGGCACGTGTTTCTGTATGCACAAGATTTTACACTTGGCATATATCCCTCACCAACCAACATAATAGTCTTTGGAGTGGCCAAATCCGGTATGTAATGTGCCGGAGTTGAACGTGTACAACCGCTAACATTTCCAATTTGGTCTGTCACTTTCACACAATATGAAGTGTTCGGTAACAACGAACTGATCGTCACACAAGTACCAGAATAGTCGATTCCTTTTTGGTAATCGTATGAACAAGCACCAACCGCTTTGCAGACCTGAATGAGAAACGGTGGTTTATCTCCACATATCTTGAATTTAATTTCCGCCATAATTAACTGATTGTTACCGTATTACTATAATTTCTTTGTTCTATTATTATATTGTCTTTCCTCACCCTCATCGAAATTTTATACACTCCATCCTCGGTGACAGGTATGTATGTCGTGGACATTCCATTAGCACTCACCCAATTCAATGGAACTGAATTGGATTTGTATACACTGATTTCAACGGCAGCGTAACCAGTTAAGAGTGCATACATTGGCATGGTCATGTAGTTGCTTACCGAGATATATGTGCCCATGTAACCCGATGTGTATGATGTGGTGATTGTCGTATTCAACAATGGCGTCGGTATTGCTATATAATCCTTCTGTACATAGAGATATGGTGTGGATGTACCTTTATCACGAATATAAATCGTATACTTAGCCTTCGGCGTCGATGGCAGAGTGATAATATTCGATGTCTGCCATGCAGGATCACTTAACAGCGGATATGTTCCGACCGGATACGTCCCATAAGGTTTGGCAATGAAATATGGTGTTAATCCATATGGATCACCATAACCGCTTATTGTTATTCTATATTGATTACCACTTGTCGGAGCAATCGTGAAATTAGAATTCATTATGTTACTTGTACCTGTCACGTCGTATAAACTTAATATGCTTGTCGGATCGGAAAGTGTCACAATTGTTGTCGGACAACCGAGTGCCCCTAAGTCATAAACTGTCACATAATACGTGCCTTCAGTCAAGCCAGTGATTTTAATACTAATATTTGGGTTGGCTATTGGTTCGAAATAAATCATACCTGTTGCACCAGTAACACTGAGTATGAGTTGACTTCCCGGAATATTACCGTCGATGTCATAAATCATCAACCAACCGTTCGAACCACCAATCACTGTTGGACTGACTGTCTGTACATTAAATGTAATTGTACATGGAGCACAACCGACAATGACACTATCATTAACGCCAACAGTATAATCCGGGAGAGTCCACGACCTATTGGACTTGTATGACATGGCAAACAATAACTCTTGGTCTTCAATAACGAAAATCTTCAAATTATTGAACACTTTTCCCACTATATTACCATCCTCATCGGCCAAATCATAATAAGAGGTGGTTAGACCGGACAAGGATTTGACTGATCCTGTAGCACTCAATTTCAACCCCAATGTGGCTTCCGATTTTTTATGCCACATTATTGTCGGAAGATAGATTTGTGGTAATTTAGCGGGGTCGTTCATTCCGAATTCCTCTGCATATGTATTTGAAGGAGAGGAATTGGTGTAATGAATCACCCCCAATTTTTTATAAACAGGTGATTGTCCTTGAATATATGAAACAAAACCACCGTATATCCGTGAATCGAAATTCACATATTTTGTGTCACCTGATTGAACTCCGGCAATTTCATCCGTAAAAATTATTGATAGATTCCAAAACGGAAATGTCACCGTAGGGCATTGACAATTCTCCAAGAACGCCAAGACGCTTTCGTTGACGAAATCGGTCGAATATTGATTGAACGCTGTGTTTCCAGAGAAATTAACATAATTGTAGAATACGAGAGCACCTGCTGTAATACCTGTTGCACCACTCGTCATTCCACTGAAATTCGGTAATTCCCGATCAACAATAGCGGTTAAATTATTTGTTGAAAGTTTTCCGGAAACATCAACAATTTTATACATCAAGAATGGCTTTGGATCGTATTGTGAAGTCCATATTCCGCTTGTATCACCACCATAAGTGGTAGTCCATTTAATCAACAAATAATCCCCCGGTTCGGGTTCATTGACATTTGCAAGGTATTGTGGGGATTTACGTAATGCGAGAGTTGTTCCACCAGTAACATTTGAAATCAACACCATTACATCCGGTTGTTTGATATGGTCAGTATCTGTTATGAAAGAAAAACTATTGCCACTTATGTTGAAAAAACCAAGAGTTTGAACTGTGTTTACAACGGGTGTTACCGTTACAGGAATGCTTGAGATTTCATTATACTCGCTATCTGTCGTACTTTTCTTGATGAAGGATAAAAGACTCGGATTCTTGTCCGCAGGTCTCAGTATTTGTGAATAAAACGGCGTGTATTCATCATCCACGGCTTCCACTTCGGAATTGAATTGATAATCCATTTCGCTATCACCAATGGCGAAGTATTTGAAATCCAACAATCCTCTGGACAGTTGCTCCCTGCCTTTCGAAGTCAGTTTGATATTTAAAACTACTGGGTCTTTTTTATCGATGAAAGCCATTTTATTTACATTTTAACATAAATACAATTAATTTTACTTTATGGTCTGCATACATATTTTTTATAACACGTTCCAGGTATCACCGGGGTAATATCAGGACTTGCTGACAAACTTTGAATACAAAGATCAGCGCACGTACCATTGCTCATGGTATTTAAAACACCAATATAATAGCACAAACAATCGTTGGTACACATTCTAATTGTACCGCTATAACTACTTGGATGTGGTCCACCGCTTGCACTTGTTAATGTATGTGTGCATTTCAATGTGAACGTACCGCACACACCACCCTTACAATAGATTTTAACGAATGCAGTTCCGGCATTGATAAGAAGTAACGATCCTCCATAAGAAACATCAATACTCTGATATGTCGTCGTCATTGCCGGAAGAACGCAGAAGCAACCTGTGTCATATTTGTAACCATCAAGATCAACACCTCCATAGATTCCATGCAGACATACCGTCCTTGAAACAGGTGTGGTACTTAAACAACGACAATTCGAGCATTTTGTGATGGTAGGATTTATCGACGGATCGACACCAATACTACCAATGATGGTGGTCAAACATACGTGACTGCACGAACCATTATTACCATAAGCACTGTTAGCAAACTGTATTGTATCACCGTAATTAATAATCATTGACCCGGTAAATGCATCATTATTTGTTTCCCCGATAGCCGATGAAGTGGTGTGGGTTGCTTTATTGACAAATGACGACCCACCATTCGGCTTACAGGTAAACTGCAACGTACTTGTTCCACCCCAAACCGAGGCTTGTGTTAGATTATAATTTATTGTGACGTATTGTCCTGTTGCCAACGCAGGAGTGATTGTGAGCGTACCACTTCCGCCGTTTGTACCACCCGCAGTTTCACAAAGTGCTGCAACCGTAGCCACTTTCGGCACGGTGACCGCTCTGCAAACACAATTTTCAGCCGCCACCGGACTGACTGATGGAACAAGACCAATAGAACCTCCCACAGTTCCTAATGAGAGTTCAGCACAAGAACAATAACCCGCACCGGGTGCACTTAATGCAATACAATATTTCACCGAATCACCATACCTCATGGTGATAGTTTTTGTTGTGGGTGAAGAAGAATTGAAAACATCAACCACAACATGATCAGCAACACAGCAAGCACCACTTCTACAAAGTATCGTAGTTGTCGATGTACCACCACCGGACGCCGGATTTACTCCAAACAAATTAATATCCAAACATTCTCCTGAAGGTAATGGTTGACTCAACATGATTGAACCACACGTTACACACTGCGTTGGTGACGATACAACAGATGTTGGAGTTCCAAGACAAATTGTGACATCTTGCGTTGGATTATATGCATTAAGCGTTACAAAACAATTCGTGATATCTATTGTCGGTTGGAACGTCCTATGACCGTCAGCATCCGTTAAACAGAAACTGGAAATTGCTTCAGAACCCAAGTTTCCATATATCGTCCGAAGTTCATAACACATGACATCCCCCTGTCCAAATGAAAGATTAACCAATTTTTCTTCATTTGGGTTGACGATTGAACAATATGTTTGAGTAGTTGAATTGCATCTGAAAATAACGCACGATACTGCTGCTGTTCCAACTGTTGTAGCATTTGCAAGAAGATTGACTGTCACACACTCCCCAACAATAAGGTTCGGAGTTACACACACTTTACCAGTCTTATACGACACACCTCCACAAGTCACCACGCCCGCATACTGTCCGGTCAACACCAATTTAACACTTTTTGGTGCTAAAGTCGGTGTAGTACTTGCAAGTAACAGGTACATATCGATTATTTTCGATTTTTTGAACAATTCAGCACCATTATAAAAATCACGAATTTGAAAACTATATGTCTTACTGTAATCCAAACCCAAGAATGTGGCATTACTTTGCCATCCAGAATCATATGTTGTTCCAGACACCCTGTATTGTAATTCACCATTGGCTTGGCCTGCATTTACAATCCTTGCACCATTGTCAAGGAATTTATATGCGAAGAAATCATCATTCAACATATCGTGTTCGAACGGATATCCAGGATTATAATAACTTGCTTCGTTAAATAGGTTCTCTTTAGTTATTTCACTCTCAATCTGTTGAGTATCAAGGAAATCAATTACCCTCCTGTCAAAATCGATCTTCGATATTGCTTTCAAATCAGAGCATGTCAAAGCCACATAACTTTGAGATGTCACCGGATTGGTGTCACATGTAATCGTGAACGGGTTCATCAGGTTGCGGCATACGATTGCACTATAATTGGTGCTGATCCCGCTGCTGATCACCTCACTTAATTTAAGTATGTATTTCCTTGCATTATCCATGATTAAAACAATATATTGGCAAATGTCTTCTCAGTTTCTTTAATTTCTTTCACATAATTGAACCCACAATACTTGTTACTGCATTCAATCTCTTTATTGAACGGCGATTTTTGATAATTGGTCTTCAAAAAATAAATACCGTTATTCAACACCGCACCCGCATTATGAAAAAGATGCGTTTCTTCCCATCTTTTCATAGGATCAGTCGCCCAAGAAAAATTCAATCTTTTAGTTATTTTTGTTTTATGCCCGGCACGCCATGCATTCCATAACAACGCCCACATGTCCGCAGTCCAAGCCTGTATCGGGTTCTCCGAGTTGTATTTATACGATGTGGCAATCATATGACTGAACAAGTTTTCGCTATCGTTTTCAACCTTTTTCCAAAAATCTGCATCAACGTTTTTCATCAAATATTGCGCACCCCCGGCATTTTCATCATTCATCTCGACCACTTTCGGGTCTATACCGACAATCTCACACATTTCCATGAACAATCCCTCACCCTTGCTCTTAATATATTTGCTGTCAATATATGAACGAGTATCGCTCAAATACCAAACATCGTCTTTTTCAAGATCGCTCGTTTTTAGTTTCTTTGTGAATATCACGTCAGGGTCAATGTAAAATATTGGTTCATTCTCCAATTCGGGATGCTTCTCGAAGAACTTGGAAATAATATGCGGCCTCATCGATGATGAATATTGCGGACTTGTCCTTGTATCATTCAACACATGAAATTGAGCATTCACATTGCCACTTAAAATTCTCATAAGAGTTGCACTCGGCTCGCAAGTTCGCTTGCCAATGAGATAAATAACATCCTTTTCCAAACCAAATTTTTTGAAATTATTGATTTGGACAAGCATCTGCCACAAAAAATAACTGTTATCCGGTAACGCAACCAATATTTTCATAACTATAACGTTTTATATGCTTCCATAATAATCGAACTGCCTGGCACGAACGAAAAATCACCCATGCTTGGCGTAACATCCACCACTTCTACCGTAAATACTGTCTTTGACAAAGCGTCTGAAGTTATTGCTGTGGCTTGATTCTCAAATACGATATATAACGAATCTGAGTTCACCAATGAGACAGTTTGAGTGATGCCTGTATATGCACCCGGCGTATCACGACTGATCGTCGGACCGACTTGGCCATCATTTAATGTAACTTCCGCCATCGCCCTATAAGTGTTAGAAGAAGAACCTGTTAGGAACATGTCAAACCTCAATCTCAACGTAACCTCATATCCCGGCGGTATCAACGGCTCAAAAAGTATGTCTCTGGTTTCATACTTGGCAATCCCCGTACCTCCACCAATCGATATTTGAGTAAAACTCGACTGATAAAGAGTTATCAATGAATTATATGGTGCTTGTGTCGTCGTCGTGGTTGTAATGGGGTATGAAACAATAATATTATCGATGATAAGATTAACACACAAATCATCAATCCTGACATTATCATCAGTCCATTCAACATCCACCGATTTGGGTCTTTTCAGAAATGTGCTCCCATCGTCACCGAAGTAAAACAATGCGGAGTCCTGATTAACACCACGTTTGTATGTGAATTTCTGCTTAGTGAATATACTATTCCTTATCAAAAGTCCCGACTTTCTCAGGATTATGGTTGCCGACAACATTTGATCAACAAACCTGTTGAAAAAAGTGTTGTATTTACTCAAAAATGAATATAAATTGGCAAATGTGTAACCATTTGATTGCAAAGGATTACTATCTGCAAGTCTTGCCCTATTGAGATAATCAATATAAACCCTTAAAAGCGTTGGATACCACCCACCTTTGGAATCTGTAACAGTCTTCCTGTTTGTGGCGTTTATCATCCTTTGCTCCATCAATATCAAGAATTCAAGGAACGACATTTGACTTATGTCACCAAGACCGAAATTCTCACCGATCACCGGAGCAAAAAATTCATTACCCCCAACAAGATAGTAAACACTTATGACACTGCCATATTTCAAACCTTTCGGTAGGTATATCTCATACGGATTATTGGTATTCAATGAATAATCTGTACCCGGTTCGAGTGCAATACCGTCGATCAGGACCTTAGCCTCGCTTGCGGCATTTAACTTGTAATTGAGTTTATAAACGTATTTATTGGCGGCATTGTTGAAATACAATTTCCCTGTACTGAAACTGTCGATCCTGAAAACTTCATTTCTTGCACTGACACCCGCATTCCCCGTAACATTTATATAAACAACTTGAACCATCGGATTGACAGCCAAATATCCAATAACATCAGTATTTTGAATAACGATTTTGGTTGGATCATACGGGTCGATGATGTAATCTGCATTGAACTGCCCATTTCCTTTTGTTAATGCAATCCCGTTGATCGTTAATTGAATATCCCCGCTTGCTGGTGACGGAAGTTCCACAACCGTACCTGAAAGTTTCGCACTGACCCTTGTGACCATATATTGGACACTAATTCCTGTTATGGGTGTTGATGTTGTGCCTGAGTATATGTATGTTGCTTGAATGACATCTCTACGATTACTCAAATTGATCGCCGGATTTGTTATCGTGAACGTATTCCCGGAAACAATATAATCGCTTTGTCCAACCATATCGGTTGGTATGCCCGTGGTAGTCCCAGATTTTGGTGCATTCAAAAGAATTCCATTATACCTAACTTCAAAATCTCCTTGCAGGTCATCGACCGACACTGGAAGAGTGAAAGTACTTTGTGATCCACTGACACCCAATGAAAGATTAACATAATTGTATGAAAGAGTATATCCGCTTGAATTTGCCGGGAAATCAGTGTATTTTATATATCTGTACACATCATATTCAATTCCACGTGCCGTATCGAGAGAAATATCAACCTCTTTGGTGTTGATCACCAATTTACTGTCCTCTTGATAATATGTTGGTGTGGTGTCGTGCTCCCTTGTCGTTGCTCCGGTTTGAATCCAAGATTTTTTGTTGTCAACTGTTTGTTGCAAATCAAATCCTGCCATCCTGAACACATCAAGATATCTTTGACCGCTGTCTGTATTACCCGAAATTTGAAAGAAAAAATCGTTGGTTTCCAATGGTGCTGCAGGATAACCGTCAGTATCATATGGTAGTGAATTCGTCGGAAAATCCTCTTGGCTCAATGTCACCATGTTCGGATTTATCTTGCCGTCGACAGTGTAGACATATTCTGTGATATTAATAAACGGTTCAGGGATGCCGATTATCATGAACATCGATTTTATCGCTTCACGTGTACCCTTGGCTTTCCAATAATAATTGGTATTCATTATGATTCTACGCCAAAGTTCGATATCAATTTCCGCCGGAAGTAAATCTGTGTTTAAATTTCTCTCTTGATCGTCAATAGATAAAAGACTATCCACCAATTCACTTTCATTAAGAAGTGAAAAGTAATCCCAACCAAATGTTCTCGCCAAATTCCTTATTACTTGGTCGGGGGCATTATTTACCTTATCGTATGTTACTTTATTGATATGAACAAGGGAATCAATGAACTGTCTCATTTGATCGAATTCCCTGCCGTAAAGTCGTAAGAGTTTGGTCATCTTACCCTGATCGGTGAGATCATAGGTTTTAAGTGATTCCGGAGAGAGAAATCTTGCAATTAAATCGGTTTTCACTGCATCATACTTCGCCCCAACCGTCAACATACCCTCAAGGAATGCCCTGTAAGTTGAATTATCAATATCGAGATTATATTTGTCACCTGTTGACCACGTAAATGACACATCAGTGTATATAACATCCCCATTTTCAAGCAGCAAAGGTTCTTTTATTATAAATTTGAATCCATTTACTCCATCTCTTTGAGATATCAGATATTTTTCATAATCATCAAGTTGTGTCCTAAATTCCTCAAAAACATAACTGTTGGGTTTGATGTGGAAATCAAAATATCCAACGGTCGTCCCGGTGAGTGTTGAAAATGGATTTCCAACGGTTTTCACAGTCAAATATGGTCGTCCTGAAGTGTTTCCCGTATAACCAATAATCTCATGGGTATTATCGTTTGAGTTTACTGACGTCCAAACGATATAATTACTATATGATGCATTAAGATTTTTAAATTCTTCAATCCCTGTCGCCCCTGTTTGTAGATAGTTGTATATCAGATTAAACTTGTTGATGATACAACCCACCGGGATTTTGAATGTCGAAATGTTCGACGGCACATCAAAAGAAAAATCAAAAACGGTTGAATTACCATAAACCCCCGTGTTTGTGCTTAAAAACAGACTACCGGGATAGTTTAATATTATGTCTTGTATGGACGTTCTTAAAAATTCGTAGGCAGAACCGTATCTGACAAAAGTTTTCAAATCCGATCTATCGAGATTCAAGACAGCGTTCACCGTATAATCATACAATATCTCAGATTCAACGGTTGAATAACCCAACGTCTCCAACGTAACAGGACGAACAAAAGTGCTCAACTCTGTAGAGTAATCAATCGGCACTCTTTGATCAAAATTCGTTGTGACTGAGAAACTTCCAAACGAAAATACCGTTTGAGAAGCCGTATTGTTAAAATTAACGCCGTTCAGATTCGAATCGAGGTTGTTATTTACGACTTTTACTTTTGCCACAATTTTAATGTTTTATATAAATACGGTAAAACGAAAAAGATTGTGGCCGCACCGTAATTAAAACCTGTAGTCCATCCCCATATAATTCAGCAACGGTGAGATCATTCCAAACGATTCCATATTAAATGGAGTATTTGTGCAATGATAGATTTTGAGATAGTGATCGTAATCGTAAGAATTTCCCCCGTGATAAACATAGACGTATAAATGCGGCATCCCTTTAATAAGAAGTTCTTTTAAATGAAAGCATTTGGCAATTTCAACATCTTCACCATATTGAATATCATCGGGATATTTGTAATCAATACTTGTTTTGAACATGATTGATGAAGGTATTCCACCAATATAATTATGTATTGACCATCTGTTTGTCGATAGAATATGTGTGTTCTTGAAATACATCATGAACTCCGTCAAAAGACAATAATCGTAATCATCTCCAATTATGGCTTCGTATTGTTTCTCAATTCTTTCTGCATGACAGAGATCATCATCGTCCCATTGAACACAATAATCTCCGGAAGCATGATTTATCGACACATTTCTCAATGCCCCCATTGGAAGTTTGTGCTCATGATAAACCAATTTGATATTATGATCCTTATATTTATTCAAAAGGTCTATTAATCCATTCCTGGTCTCAGTATCACAATCAGTTACCACCACCAATTCCTTATTTTTCCAAGTTTGATTGGCATAACAATATAATGCCCCATCAATAATTTCCGGGTTCACCCCCCTGGTGACCATAAGACAACTAATCAGCGGTTTTTCCTTGTTCATATTCCTAATATCTGTATTCAAAACCCGCCTTATCGAGCATTGGCGTCACCTTATCGAGAACATCCATGTCAAAAGGGATTTTTGTTTCATTATATAAACTGAGATAATGATAATAATCATAACAGTTATGCCCATGATAGTTGTAAATATACAAAAACGGCATATTATCTACAAGACAACATTTTAATTTTGTATTCTCAGCGATTACAGTATCCTCACCCAAATGCGTTCCATCAGGATATCTGTATTTAATATTCTTCCTAAACATTATGCTTGCGGGCTTACCAACAATCGAATAATGATCCGGCCATCTGTTCATCGACAATAATTTGGTGTTTCTGAAATACATCATGTAGTTCTTGAGAAGGCAATAATCATATCCTTTGCCATCAATCAAATGAAAAAATTGCTTTTCAATCCTTTCCGCATGATAAAGATCGTCATCATCCCATTGGATACAATAATCTCCGGAAGCGTTCCTGATTGAAACATTTCTTAAAGCACCTAATGGCATTTTTTTGTCCGGAATGGCAAGTTTAATCTTTTCATCCTTGTATTTTTCCAAAAAGGCTTCAAGGCATTCCAAACTTATTGGATCACAATCAGGAACTATAACAAGTTCCTTGTTCTCATATGTTTGCGATATATAGCAATATATTGCATTATCGATGAAATTCAAGTTGGCTGCCCTCGTAACCATGAGGCAACTAACCAACGGTAATCCTGGCATTGCAAATAAACGTTTTAAAAACTACTGCACTTCGCTCGTTATGTCGTCGAAATTCTGCGTTTCGTCGATATTTTCTCTTTTTTCCTTAACTTCAAACAGTGGGACGTTTGTGGTATCATCCTTGATTTCATACAGGTTAATTTGTTTGGTTATCGCCCTGTCTTTATTGTAATATGTTAAAATGCCTTTTTGAACATCTTTAATCTGTTCACCCGCCACAACATCCATTATCGTGTCAAGCGTGTTCTCCACGAGTTCAACTTCGATTGTCAATGGGGTAAAAAATGTATTTGATAACAACATTTCTTGTCCCGGCGTGCCGATGAATGGATATGAATTCGGCTTAACGTCCGATGAACTGCTTGGCGTTAATTGAATGAAAACAAGTGAACCAGAATCATCGAAACGGTATCTTTGTGTTTTCTGACTCGTGTTTCCAACATTCTCGCTAACCGCCACAACCTTATTCGAAGTCACCACATACCTGAAAACATTGCGTAATTTCGTATTGTCAGAATTAATGTACTCAATACGGTATCCTTGCAAAGCATTGTTTGCCCTCAATCCATCAGGAAGATCATTAAGGTTGACCACCAATCCTTTAATCGTAGGAAGTGCCGACAAAACACCGCAATCCTTAATCTCGATAGGTTCGAGCACTTTGGGTTTTATGTAAATCGTATAAATCCCCAATTGATTAAAAATTGATGCGGGAAGTCTCAGGTTATAAAGACCTTCCAAAAGATTTTCATAGCCAACCCGCTGTTCACTTTGCGGCAGGTAGCAATACGACAACATATCACTTGGCGATTCGATCTTGAATATGTCGTCGTTCAACGTCTGCCTGTCAGGGATATAGTTGTAATAAATGTCGATGTCTTCGATGCTGACATCTGCAGGTCTTGTTATACCGTATGTTCCTATCGCCATTTTAACTGTTTTGTATTATGTTGAAATATTTTCCGCCAGCATATGTCTCCAAATCCAAAAGGTTTCTAACGAATTCTAACTTATAATTCTTGTCGAATGCCGACACCTCCTGTCTGACTATAAATACATCATCGTCTATTTTTGGATTACTAACGATCTTTTCTTTATCCGGATTTTTGAATATCGGTGCTGAAATAAAATCAGGACTGTTTGTACCTTGCGCAGTGAATGAAAACGTCGTGCAAAGTGTGACCCCATCCGAAATCACATCAACATAACCCATACTGTTTATATAATAGACATAGCAACTGCCCTGCACCGAAGCGTTGTAATCCACTCCATCACTAACCGATGAACCATTGGAAACATACTTTTCCTCATATGTGGGATTTACAGCATATTTTTCCAATTCGCTCAACCTGCTATATGTAGTACCCGTTACTGTCATTTTTATTCTATTTCATATCCAACCACCGCTTGTTGATTTTTCAAGAAATATATTGTCATACCATATCCAATCTTCCCTTCCGCATTTCTTGCAAATGCCCTGAAATATATTTTATTACCAACAAATTGCAATAAAGCAATTTTTATTGAGTATAAAACATTTATGTTGATCGAATTCTCGATTGATGTTTTTTTAACCTTAACATCCGAATTGTTGTATAATAATGTTGCATTTGTAGTATAAAATTCTGAGGCAATCACCCCGTATTCAACAATGGGTGAGCCACCCGTGTTTGTCACTTTATTGCCACTGACCCCCATAAATACACCAACAGTGCTCGCAACTCCTGTAACCACTGTTGGAGCGATTGTTGTACCGCCCAATGTACCAGAAAGGGTAGTAGTCCCACCTTCAACAGCAGTATTCCCGGTAGTGTATGCATCGAAAAATCCCATATCCTGCGCTTCTTGCGTCAGACAGACTTTGAATGTATAATAGATATTTATGTCCGGTATAATGATGCAACATTCCGTACAACCCGTGGTTGCTCCGGTGGTCATCACACGCTGTATGGTCTTTTTCAAAACTTCCATTATACAATCTTCTTTCTCAAATATACCTTAATATCCTTTTCGGGATACCTGATTTCGAACATCGAATCCTCTGTTGAATGTATTGTATTGTTTACGAGGTCTATCTCACCTGTTGTTGTATTCACAATATTTTGTGGAATGACGTTGTTTGAATACTGACCGCCGACTTTATTATAAACTTTGATGCTAATAACGTTTACTACCCCATTTGCCTGCAATATCTGCCTTTGTAATTGGCCGAGGAACACGTCTTGGTTCATCTCGTAATCGTTGATGTCAAAATATTCCTTAACAAGAGATATTATGCTATTGGCCACTTGATTATCAGCGATGTTTTCGACATATACGTCAATATCAAACGCTAAATTAAATATCTTACCGTCTTTAACCTCAACATAGTCGTTGATCATGCGATATTGGGACAAATATTCCGCAATATTGTCCTTCAACAGCGAATTACTCGTGTTTGACAACTTCCCATCAGACCCCAATCCGAGAATTGAGATCACGACTTTATTATTTTGTTTAAAAACATTGGTACGGAATGGTGATCCGAACTTCCCCGGCATCTTGTAAATCTGCATCAAATAATCTGTAAGGGTGACATTCCGGTACTGTCCCGAAAAATTATATTTTACCAACTGCCTGATCTGTTCCACACTCAACCCATCATTTCCACCTATCGCCGGGATCGGATTGTTCGCCATTAAACTTCTTTGGACAGCCTGGTTGAGATCAGAACGTGAACCAAGAACCCTCAAATTGTAACTGCCGAGTTGCGTCAATACGCCGCTTCCAAGATTCGATGCACTACCGCCCCCTGTCCTGTATTTCACGAACAGCGTATATCCGGCTTTAAGTTTCTCACCCAAAGCAGTGTTATTCAAAAAATTTTCAAGGAAACCACGGTTGCTGACCCCTTCTTTCAAGAACCCCTCGGTAAATGCGTTGACATCAGCATCACCAGACCCAAAGGTTAATTTACAAAAACCGTTTGCAGTGAATTCTTTGATGAATTTTTTCGTTACATCAATCCACCTACCTGCTTTCAAACCATTTGTATTGGTATTGGCTTGTGAACTATTAGTGTTCTCAACGAAAACTTTTTGTTGAGCCAAGTAGTCCACTTCGTAATACCTGTAATCGTCATTATAAAAATCACTCATGGAAGGGTTCGACGAATAATTCGTACCTTCCAAAAGGATAATACTTTCAATCTCAATAATACTTGGATCGGGCAATGTCACAGAGAAGAATGGTATAACATCCCCCGCAGTTATGGTTCTCTTAAAAATATTTGTTGAACCGTTTATTACAACCTCCCGTTTGGTTACACTGTAATTCTGAATGATTCCATTAGAGTCCAAGTTTGGAATTATCGAACGATTTGGGTCTCCGAGCGTGCTTATTGCAGAACTCCAATCAATGTTTTCCTGTGTCTCAAATGTTTTTCCGCCGCCAACCACCTGCGCACCTTTTTCAAGCACAGGATAATATGACACATCCGGTCTATCTCCAAGGACGGGAACGTTTACGGTGAAATCAATGACCGTCACTGACGCTCTGCGTGCGGGAATGTTGAAACCCATATTTTTTGCAATATTCAATATGGATGCTTTTTGTTGCGCATATTCAAGTTGGGTTTCTTGGAATGCCCTGTCCGTATTAATCGCCAAGTTGTTGGTGACACCTGCATTTATATCGATGAGCATTGCTCCGACACTTGAATCGGTGAAATCATTCAACACTTCAGGATAGGTCTGCCGGATAAGGGTGATCAAATCCGTCCTGATTTCGCCGAATGTTCTGCTTCCGTATTGTATCACATTTGTCGTCATGTTTGTTGCCATGTTCTATGTCTTAAAAATTTAATTCTAATTCACCTGTTTCAGAAAACGTATCTTCGGTGTATGTAAATTTAATGTAAACGTTCAATTGACTTTCAGACATTGGGAGACCTTGGTCATCGACGTTCTTGTTGAATGTGATCCGGTCTATTTTCAACGCCGGAATGTAGGATGATACCGTCCTTTTTATCTCCTGTTCAATATCTGATTGTACGAGATTATCATTCGGTTCGAAGATGAATCTCAATAAGTCCGTTCCATAATCGGGTTCGTAATATCTTTCGCCTTTCTGTGTTAATAATAACAAGAGCAAATCCGAAGTCAACGCATCTTTGGTCGTCTTGGTAAGTGCGAAATACGTGTTCGTTGTGACATCGTCGTTCAACGGGAATTTGATATTATACGATACCATTATGAAAGAATTTATTATAAATACTCATGAACAAAAAAATCCCGACGGATAACCGCCGGGATTTATAAATGCAACGAATGTGATGTTTATTTATTAAACTTCTTACCACGTTTACCTTTACGTGCAGCCTTTTCCTCATCTTCTTTCTGTTTTTGCTTGTCGAAAAGACTTTTTATCGACTCATGCAGCACAATAATCGGATCGTGACCGTATTTCTCTAAAACACCCCTGTAGGTGCTGAAATTGGGTTTTTCCAATGTGACAGCGTCGGTTTCAGAAACAGAAACGCCTGCCAAACATTCAATGATCGCCATTTCTTTCTGATCATCAGGCATTTGGTCAAGAATTTCCTCGTTGAAAACAACCGCAAAATTAACCCCCGGTGAATCCGAAATAATGCTTGTCAATGTCTCGACAAGATCGTTCAATTTTACGATTTTATAAAGCATTTTCTGCTTGTTACTGCAGAGAATTTCAAATTCCAACCAATGTGGAATTGCAGTCTTTGCCTTAATGCCGTTAAACAGAGTAACAACATCTTCGGACGCTCTTTCAAACTTTGCCATAAATAATTGATTTAGTTAATGATAAAATTACTGTATTTCAGTTTAATATCTTCAATTTTCTGATACAAATCGCCGAACACAGGGTCTTCACCCTCGAATTCTGTCGCAAATTTGTCTTCAAGTTCCTTGACGTGAGAGAACATGTCGTCAATGCTCATCTTCACCATGTCTTCAATTTCGATAAGGGTGACCAACAATTTATTGATTTCATCCTTTTTTGTCACAACTGTCATTTCGTTCACGTAATTATTGTTCGCTGCCAACACCTCTTCTTCTGTAACAACGGGAGGTGTTTTTAATTTTTCCAACATTTCTTTCTCTTCATCGGAGAGGAACAATCCTTTGGCATTATCCGCATTCTTTTCGATCTCATTGATCTTCTTAGCCGCTTCCGAATTAAATTCGCCGTTATCGACCGCTTTTTTCAATTCATCTAAAAAATTTCCCATATAAAATAAGTTTTATCTTCCAAAATTTACCGTTTCCATTTCAATTCCCTTGAACTTCCAAACTTCGTGGGTGTCATTGTATTTAATCCTTTTCATGAAACCGATTATGTTGAAACCGATCATCTCACCATAATCGTTATTAATAAAAACATCCTTCATATTGCAAACCTCTTTGAAAACGTTCGAATCGTCTGCAATATCTATAGTTCCGAATTTCAACGGAATAAAGAATTCCAACAACCTGTATTCCATTCCAATCTTCTTTATGTGTAGGAATTCAGTGAGTTGTTCAATCTTGTTCACAACGTCTTCTTCACGGAACACTTTTAACGGGAACACAAATTGCTTCGACTTCTTAAACACGTCCAACACTTCATATTCAAAATCAACACCTTCTTTTTCTGTCTTTTCAACCACGTCCATTATGTTCGACAAACCCGTTTCAATTGGTTTATTATTGAAAATGTAAAGAAGTTCGTAATTATCGTCTTTGGTGCGTCTTTCTTCGTATTCCAATTCCAGTACTTCGCCCAACGTCTTACCTTTGTGCCTGTGTTTCCCATCAAAAAAGCCGTAATGCTCGTACCGTCTTCCATATTGATCCTTTTGACCATAATTCATGTGATATTTGTCGGCAGCCACCGCCACTTTATGGGGTGTCGCCTTGCGGACGAATTTATCGGCCTTCTTGAGAAGTTCGTAATAATCCTGCACGTATTTCTCATCACGCTGCCCTGCGTAGAATTTTTCAAGCAGGGGGTTGTGATGTAATTTACGTTGGACGTACTTATCCTTCTCATCAAGATCATCGGGGTTAGCCTTGAGAATCTCCTCCTCAGTATTGTAGAGGGCGATGCTTATATTAATCATGACACTGTGGAACTTAATATACAACCACAGTACTACTCTTTCAAAAAATCTCCTCATTACCCGGCGACAGTTTTTTCCAATTCGGTCTTACGCTTTTCAAGGGTTTTCACCTCGGTGGTCAATAGATTTAACTCACGCTGTCTTTGTTCAATTTTTAATTGCAAGTCATCGGCCTTGAAAGCATATGTTTTATTGTATTTCTCGATCAATTGTTTGAATTCCGTGAAAAGTTCGTTGATATATCTTTCCTCCCAATCTTTTCGAGTTTTCTCTTCACTGAGAATGAACGTCTTATTGAGACGAACACTGTTGGCGAGGGAATCGATTAAACCATTCATCCCCTTTTCTTCTAAATCGGGAAATGATTTTTCCACGATCTTCCGGATTTTATTGAACTTTTTTTGTGTTTTCTTCTTCTTTTTTTCTAAATCCTTGACGAAGGTAGATTTTTTCACCGGGGTCGACTTGACGGGGTTCTTCACTGTTGAACCATTCGCAAGCCTGATAAGATTCTTATCCTTTTCAGGAATTTTCGATTTGTTCTCCGATTGTGATTCGTTCAACTTCCTTTGAAGTTTGATGTACTTCATTTCAGATTTTGAATATAATTTATCCAACTTCCTTTGAAGTTTATCTAATTTCTTTTTAGGTTTAGCCTGTTTTTTCAGAAGTTTCTTCTCCTGTTTCTTCACTTTCTTACTTTTTTTCATGGTATTTGGTTTTAAACTACTGCCAATGTCTTTGCAACTGCCGCCCTATAAAAATCAGCACGTTTTTTTGTCACATCAGCAAGATTATATTGATCTTTGAAGTCCTCGTACAATTGCTCGCCGAGTTGTTTTCTCAAATCGGGATTGAGGATCAACCTTTTGAGATATTTCGTCCAATATTTATGTGCATTTTTCACTGCAGGAATTAACACACAGTTCTCCATGTGCCGCCCATGTACGTTATAAGGCGGAATATCTGAACATACGATCGGAAGTTTTCTCGACCAACATTCAACCTGTTTCAAATTTGATTTCATCCTGTTGAAAGAATTATCGGCCAACGGGGCAATCACGATATCGGTTTCATCGAGAACTTTCGCATAAGTATTCGCTTTCTGCGTCCACCTGCGGGCAAAATTACCCTCCTCCGGGTATTCGACATTTCTTTCGAAATTATGAAGCCATTGAATGTAATCAGGATTGCTTATCATCCTATGATTATCGGTTAATATCTTCTCGTATATGTAATATACGCTTTCCGTCGATTTGATGTCCCTCTGTTGGCTGTTGAATATCTTACCACGGTACTTTTCCTTCAAATCAAGCGGCAGATCAGGTATCTTGTCCACATCGCCCCTCGATTTATTAATATCCTTAACCATTTTGTGCACCCATAACCCTCTTTTTTGCAATTCAGTACCGAATTCTTGGTTAAAGGTGATGTCGGTGGTATTGCCCTCAGTATCCCATCCGGCGATTACAACCTTAAATTTATTCTTTAAATTAGTGTCGTTTGAAAGAACGTTCATTACACCTTGAAGTTGTTCAACGTCCGCCATATGGGACGACCCGGCCATATATGTTATCCTGACACGACCGTCGGGATCGGGTCTCCAATTATTTTGAAACTGTTTCATCCAAACAGGGTCAACGGAATTATAGAATACCCCAACATTGTCCCTTCCAGTTACCTTGCGGATTTCCTCGGCGAATAAATCGGTGGTTGTAGTAACATAATCCGCTATTTTAAGGTTCTCAAGGATTGGGATGTATAACTTCTTTTCGAGACTCATCGTGTAAAACGGATGTTTTTGATGCAAATTCCAATAGTCGTCTATATCAACTATCAGTATTGTCCCCGATTTTTTCAATTCGTTTGCAAGATTCAACATCTGCTTTGAATCTCCAAGAAACTGACGGTGGTAGTGTATAATATGAAACGTTTTTAAATAATCCACAAAAGCGGGGTCGTTGAAATTGATTTGGGGGTTGATTTCAACGTAAAATTCATCCGAATGATTCCTTTCAATCTCTATTGCCGGAGTCAGAGTCCTGAAATAGTTAACTCCCGCACCGTCAAGGTTATAGAACAAAATTCTTATCTTTCCATCCATATCCGATAACTTATAAAATATTATAATTTTTAGTAATTAATTATAAATACTAAAAATAAGTGAAAAGGATCAAAGATGAAAGGGTTTTTAAAAAAAATGCCGACTTTTGGTCGGCACAATGTTTTGATGTGAAAATGTGTTACTCGTCCCTGTGGACTTGAACCTTCTTTTTGGCGATCTTTTTAGTTTCCATCTCGTCTTTTGTTTCCTCAACGGATTTGACTGGTATGGAGACAGGTTTTGCCACCTTTTTTATCTCGGCGTTCAACTCTGCAGATGTCACCTCAATAACAGTAACAAGTCCCTTGACTCTCAACCTGTGTATCGAAAGTGGTAAGGTTTGAACGGTAAGATAGATCGAACCACCGGGTTTTACCTTGACGGTCTTCTTCATCATTCCGTCAACATAACTGACGTCTAAAGGAGAATTGTATTTGAAGTCACGTTTCCCGACTGAGTTTGTTATATTTGTTATTCTGTATGTAACCATGATTTTAATTATTTAAGTCCTTGTATTAATTTATCGCCATATTTGACTCCATCATAACCCAATTGTTTCGCTTTTTCGGCGATTGCCTTGCTTTTAAGGTTCTTCGGATCAGCATCGTATTGGCCGCTTATTTTTTCAAAATTTATATGTGGAAACCACATCTTTGCCACAATATCGACAGGGTCTTGACTGTCCTTGTAAGCCACCCCTAATTCATTCGTGTCAAGTAAGTTGTCAAAATCAATTTGATATTTACTGAAACCATCAATCGGATTCAAAACAAAGAAATTGCCAACCACAGAATTCTCTTTTATTGGGTCTTTCCTGTAAGCAATTATGGTTTTCTGATTCGTTTCAGGTTTTTCTTGCCGGATCGCCTCATTATCCTCTTCCAATGAAGCAAGGAACTCACTTTGACTTACGCCCGCATCCATTTGGTTCTCATCGTTGATTACCTCATTGTTGGTGGTTTCCTCCATAGCATGCGCCATCTCATATTCATAAATGTCTTGAATTTTGTTCAAGACCCTGGCAGCATCCTTTTCGTTTAGATTGATACTGATGGCTTTTAGAGGCTTTTCATCAAGCATCGCACGGACCATTCTATGGTGACCATCGAGAATTTTGTTTTGCTCCGCCATCCAAATCGGATTTGAATCATCAAGATTCACCTTTTCTACTTCGTCGGAAAAAGTGACACCCTGAGACGGTTGCAATTCATTGGGATCAACCTCGACAAAATCATAACCCACACCCTCCTCATCAAGTTTCTCAAGCACATAGTCATATGGTGCATTCATTTGAGGAAGAAACCGTGGTTTGTATCGCATGTCAATCATTTTGATATTTTCATATAAATACAATCAAATTAATTTTTGAATTTCCTCCTTAATGGTATTCAAAAGTTTGGATTCCGTCAACGCCAAATTACCCTTATCAGCAAAATAAATATTGAATCTCACATTTTCGGGAATCTGATTTTTGATAGCATTATACGCCTCTAATTCAACATCCCGGTCTTCATAGACATTGATTTCTTGGATATCTGGAAATTCTTTCAAATAATTCAAGACTTTCTGCCCCTTGTCGAGATCGTCGTCCCCATTTTTCATATCAAGCCTATCAACATGAACACCACCCCTTTTCAATATCTCTTCAACTTGAGGGCGCAACTTCTCGATCCTCGACGTTAGAATGAGGACATATGTACCCGGTGTCGACTTCTCCTTTTGATATTGGTTGTAGATACCGGGAAATGGTTTGATATCAAAAATATCCAAATCCAAACTTTCAGGTTTACTCCACCATCCGATATGAGGGTATTTCTCACCCGTTTTTTCAGTCCATTCTTGCTTCCCGACCTCTGGATGTGGTGAATTCATCAACGTACCATCGAAATCAAATATTGCAAGCCTTTTCACCCCCCTTGGTGTGTTCTGTGGGGTTTCAATCAGTTGGTTCTCAACTTCCTCAATCTTCCCCGTTACTTTAAATCGAAATCCAAGTGGTTTCCAATCCGTCAATTCTTTGGACATGGCTGGTTTTCCACCCGCTTCTTTATTGATCGCCAATGTTATATGAGGTTTTGTACTTTCGCTCGGATACCCGGTAACACCAACAGCCATCACCAAATCATTCAATGCATAATCGACAATATTGAGTGTGATTGTTTTACTCCCTTTCATATCCAAATATTCTTTCGAATTGGGATCAAGTTCATCGAGCCTTATTGTCATGTGATGTGCAACAACCTCCCATCCTTCGGGGATCATGGCCTTGAAAACTTTCAATAACTGTTTTCTCGATTCCTTGTCAAGTATCACCCCGGTGTATGAAACCCTTTTCATTGGAGGTCTCTCTTCAACACCTTCATTCAGGACCTCCCTATCAGTCAACATCCAACGTAATTCGTTCTTTAATCTTTCATCATTTACCAAATCGGGGAACTCGTCTTCCAAAAATCTCAACACAGATTCTTTTGACGGATCGTGAAACCTACCCCCGGCGTTCCATTGGTCGTATTTGTCGATGAATTGATCAAGATTCAACGATTTCACCCCTTCTTGAATATCGGCGATGTCTCTCTTAACATCAACACCTTTGTTCTGCTGTGCGAATTTCATCAATTCCTGCTTGTCGTTTCTTAATTTATCGGCATATATTTTCAAAAGTATGCTTTTAAGCATATCGCCAATCTCGCTGCCTTTAAATCCCAATGTCATTAAATCATTTCCGTTCACAGTCAATTCGCCAAGAGTCTTCGGGTATTTTCCCTGCACCAACTCTCGTGCTGCATTCTCGATATTTTCGGGCAATATCGTACTTTGAAAAGTCTGTGGGGACAAGACGTACACATTATGAGCAATCGCTCTCGCCTTGACAGGATTGGATTCCTGCGAACCATTGTAGGCGGTGTCAAGTGCCTTAATCTCCTTGTATGTGTTGATGTCGCCTCTCAGATTATTTTTGTAATATCCTGCAGGGTTCGGATTGAGGTGGATTAATAGAAATATAAACTCACCCATCGTCTTCACATCCTCGAAAGGACTCCTATCAATTGTTGATTGTTTAATGTCAAACCCAAAAATATTTTGGAAGAGTCCTGTATTTTTCAATAATTGCGCACCCATACGCTTATTGCCTTTTTTGACAATCTTATCGAATTCAATAAGAACCCTTTCAGCCGGAATTTCTTTTATTCTACCTGCATTGGTTTGGATCATTTTCATCGTTTCTGGCTCAATTGTGAACCCAAAACGTGCTGCAAATTGAACCGCACGAAGCATTCTCAACGGATCATCACTGAACGCCTTGGGATTGACGATGCGGATTATCTTGTTTTTTAAATCCTCCCGTCCGCCATAAGGATCGACTATATTACCCTCACTGTCTTTTGCAATAGAGTTGATAGTGAAATCCCTTCGTTCCAAATCCTTTTCGATTGGCAAGGCATGATCCGAAGTCACGCTGAATCCATGATAGCCGCCTTCTCCCGTCGGTGTTTCAGTTCTTGGTATAGCGACATCGACCTCCTCGCCACCTCTCGGTTTGAATTTCAATATACCGAAAGATTTTCCAACGGCGTTAACCACACCGTACTTTGAAAGGATTTTTTCAAGTTCATCGAAGGGAATTCCCGTAACAAGAATATCCAAATCCTTACTTTCTTTGCCAAGGAATTCATCCCGGACAGCACCACCGACAGAATATATCTTTCCACCCACCGCTTCAACGTCATTTTTGAACGGCAGGTCAGTCAATGACGTCGACACCGCCTCGTTCAACGATTTTGGCAATCTGTACATTGATTCAGATGTTTGATAATCAGCGTGAGTTCCCTTGTTGGGAACAAATCCATACGATTTATACCATTTCTTCAATCTCTCTTTGCTTGCACCCCAAACATTATCCGGTGTTAATGTTAATATTTTATTGTTTTTGTCGGCGAAATCAATCAAGAGTCTCATCGCTTTATCGGCGAATCCACGTCCCCTAAATTCCCTGTGGATGATGATTTTATTTAAAGTAAGGTATTGGTTCTTCCTATCGGTGAGTTCCATCTCACCCACAATTTCACCGTCGTTAATAATATTATGTACGTTCCATCCACCCCCGGTGCTACTTGCAGGCAAATTTACGGTTAGTTCCTCTTGTACCCCACCATTTTCATTCACGGCATACGCTAATTGAGGTAATTCAATCACTCCATACCGTCTGTTGAGATATTTTAGAATAGATTCGTCCGTATAATCCAATAATTTCCCGATCTCATACCCTTCTTCCGGTGTCATGTCTGCCGTATAACCCCCGTGAGTTTTCATAATGTCGTGCAGCCTGTTCGCCTGATTCTCATAGCCTTTCCTGTAAACAAGGACGGGTTCAAAACTTGCAGGATGATTCGTTTGCTGTATCGGTATAATACCAAATCCTGCTTCTTTAACTCTGTCACGGAGCATGCGCCCACCAGTCAATCCGAAATTAATGAAACCAACATTTTTGTCACCCGCAATCATCGAGTCAACGGTTTTTTCGTCCGAAAAACCCTCACTTGCATCAACCTCTTCTTTCAACGATCCATTTTCTTCCGCACCAATTTTTTCCGCCTTTATTATTTCAATAATATTGGGGTTATATATTATATAATGTTTTCTGTTATTGGGTTTTTCTATTATTTGACCGTCATAACCCAATCCTACCATTGCCCGTACAAATTCCTTGGGGTAATACCTAAAAAAATCATACCATACTTGTTGAAACAAATCTTTTTCATTCTTGGAATATTTAAAAAACGAATCGATGGCCGCATATAATCCCTTTTCAGGATTTTCTGACCAATTAGTCGCACTGTCCTCCCAAGTCGGAGACATTTTGATCAAATTCACCAATTCTTTTGGAGAAACTTTTCTGTGGGACGATTCGTCAAGTAACTTTCTTGGTGACAATCTTACTGTATGCATATAACCGCCATGACCGCCATACATCCATGCATCATCATAGTCGTTTGTAAAATAAATGCCAGGTCCTTCTTGATCCGTGGCTTTTTCAGCACCCACAAACTCATCGGTGAAACTATCAATTTTATTTGGAGAACCATGAAAGGCCAAAATACCACCTTCTTCAAAAGTTGTAATCGATTCGCCAATTGGTTTGATATCAAGATTGCTTATGTCGCCCTGGTTGCAAGCGGCACTTGTATTCCCCATACCTCCGAGTCTGCATTTCTTCTTGACGCTGACGGCACTGCTGCCGGGCATATAGGATTGTAATCTCTCGTTTAAATTCTCACGGGTTAATTCTTCAAGCACCTGCCGGATTGTCTTAATATGAAAATCACGGTCTTCTTCTTTCAAGAACCCAATAACAGTAAACATTTGTTGCAACGCATCCACTGGGTTTATAAGAACAAATTCCTTATATTTGAAACCTTCCTTACGAATGTAATTGATTATGTCTTTCAACGCCTTAATGAAACCCGCTTTGTCGCCGTTATTAAATGCGTTTTCCATTGCAGGGAAATAATCGTTCAACACTTCGCCTGCAATCCTTTTTGCGAGATCGATTTGTTCGTTAACATCACCCTCCCTCGGAACAGCATGTTTTATTATCCTGGTAAGATAATAATCAATCCCTTCCGCCTCGGTCATAATGAACCTGTCTTTGGTAGCATCACCAACATGGTTATATTCCAAATCCTCGCTCAAATTCTCTTGCGGTGGAAATTCATCTTGTCCAACAGCAGAATCGGTTGAGAATTTCGAAGACCCGTCTTCATCAACTGTATTGGGGGTCACGGCGGTCATTCCGTTTCTTATATCAGCACCACCGCCGATATCCGAAAGAATATCGTCATTGCCGTCGGCGTTGAATAATTCATGTAATTCATCCATTGTTACTTCTTATTGTAATGTTTATCATATATGTCATTGGTCAACCCATAATCAACCAAAACAGCCGTAGGCTTACCATTCCGGAGAATCTCACCATAAGTATTTATACAACTCAAATCCCCAAAATGAATATCATATTTAAAAACAAATTCTTCAAATTTTATGATGAAATTATCCCCATTCATATTATTTTCGATATTGACGGGCAATAAATGTCTCTTCTCGTTTCCCCTTCGTACTTCACCACAATTCACCAAATAAAAATAAACATCTTTCAACTTAAACCCTGTCAACTCCTTGAATTTTTTCAAGGTAACCCTTCCGGCTTTTTCTGCAACCACCCAATCCTTGCAATCATTACTGTCAAGAACGTTGGCAAGAAATTCAAACCTCCTGTCCGTCCACCGGGGCAGGAAAGACGCCTCCACCGCATTTTGCATGAGACCTTCTTGGTTCACTGCCAATTTAAAAATTTTGGCGTCGTCGAATTCATACACGAATCTACCTGATCCACGGGCGATCTTCTTTAAACGTTTGTTACAATATTCAATCCTTTTTACAAAAGTATCGATTCCATTCAAACCTTCCAAAAAATTTGAAAATTCAATTTGTGTCATCCCGAAATATTTTTACGGTATACACATAAATACATGAAAAAGGGGATAAAAAAAGCGCAACTTACTGTTGCGCTTTCGCCTTGGTTTTGGCTTGTATTTCTCTGATCACTTCGACGACCACGCCTTTTATCAGTTCCCTGTTCTCTCGCAGGACTTCCTTTATTCTCTCGACAGCGTACATTTCGATTATTGTACTGTTGATGGCTTCTTCAAGCACCGGACCGAGGTTTTCAACCAAATGATTGTTGACTATTTTTTTGACGCTCTCTGCCAAGTACGCTTCATTCAGCATGGGTTGCTGATATACGTTCTCGTTCAAAGGTACGGTTGCTGGTTTGTGTCCTTGAGAAGGGTTTATATAATTCTGCATTGATTCCGCAAGCGTGCTCTTCTTTCTTTTTTCAAGGTCACGGTATAAATCCTCATCCCTTTCAGGAGACATTTCAACAGGACCGGGTTTTTCAATAGGTTTGCGTGCAACCTGCGTTTCAGATATAACATGTCTTGGAGTTTCACCTGCTTTCAACGAAGCCTTATTGTCAACAGTTTTTATCAAATTCGTTGACACGGTATCTTTGCCAGTCTTTATTGCTTCCACCAACCCGTGCAAAAATGCATCTTTCGGTGCTAAATTTGGACCAACACTTTCTCCAAAAGCCGATTGAGTCATATTTTTCTCTCTCTTGCTTTTCTCAATCTCGTTTTTTATTTTGCTTATATCGAAATTCTTTGCCATTTTATAAAAATTTATACTTTTTTATAAATACTTTAGGTTTTGAAAAAAGGCTTCCTTTCAAATGGAATTGTTGGAAGTTCGCTCTCCTTCACCATTTCCTGTTTCTTCCTTTCCTCACTCTGCCTTTTCAAATCGTCCTTAATTTTTCTTGTCTGACGACCTGCCGCTACTTTTTCCTGCTTTACTGTTCTATCATATAAAGTGGTCAAGTCGCCGATTATCGCATTCTTCGGAAACACAATCTTGTTCTTGACGTGTATCAACCTGAAATTCCCTGCATCATCTACCGCAACGAAATATGAATTCGGGGATTTGTGATAGACATCCTTTGTTTTATAATACAATCCATTTATGATATTCGGAGGCATGGCTTTCTTGTACCTGCCCGCATCTGCTTTCATAAAACCAACCCATTTGCCCTTCCGGGGTTCTATTGGGACTTCCCTTGGTACAAATTCTGGTTCTGTCTTCGATGATACATATGCGATGACACTCATCATATCATCGTCTCCACCTTCATGATAATCAGGAGGTATTATCACCTTCCCTTGTTCGTCGTTAAACTTTTCTCCGGTCGGATATGCTTTACTTATTTTATCAACACGAAAGAACCTCCAACCAGGCTTAATGCCGCCGAAATGATCATCAACCCAATAATCGTGGCGATGATCGTCGGGGCGTGTCGGCCTGTTTTGAAACGTAACACTATTAGGATTATCTTGCCATGCCCTGAGAACCCTGCCATTCTTGTTCGTACCCAACACATAGGGGCGTATCGTTCTATACCCACTTTTGTTACTCCCGTCGCCCGCATAATAAATATACAGATATTGATGGTTGTTAATGGCGTCAACAATCATGTCGTCGTTCACGCCTTCGGTCAAAAGGGTTTCACCACGGAATTTCCTGATGTTATCGAACAATATGCCGGACTCGTTGGTCATTAGGCGGTTGCGTCGTTGTATTCTCTGTTCCTGTTGAATTTATTTCTGACCATTGAAGTTTCCCTCGTCTTTATGTCAGTAATACCTCCAACTTGATTGTTTACTTCACCCTTACCTTTTTCATCACCGTTTGACAATGCGTTCGAGTGTGCAACATTGTACGGGGCGTTATTGTCATATGAATTCCTGGCGACATTCGTCTTCCGGAAAGTAACGCTGATGTCCTCTAATCTGCTCATTTTTTAATGTATTAAGTTCGTTGTTATTTATCATAAATACGGGTTAATCGTATTTTTTAAACGTCAATGTAATGTATTCAATCAAATGCGGTACTGTGTCGAGATATTCCATCTCCTCAACGCTGAACCACCCATATTTCGTATTTTCTTTCTGATCAAGTGCAATATCGGCAGTGTCACCATTGAACCTGCAAGCAAAAATATGCTCGATACTATCTGAATGCCTTTGAATGCTGAATGTCTTGATGAATTTTTTTATGTCGAGATCGGTTTCTTCTTTAATCTCCCTTTTAACGGCCTCTTCTGGGGATTCTCCTTTTTCAATACCGCCGCCGACCAACGCCCATTTATTGGGCATCCAATATTCCTTATGATCCGCACGTTTTAAAAGAAGAATTTTATTGTCATCGTTCACAATTATTGCAACCGCATTTTTCTTCAATTCCTTCTTGTCTTTCTTTTTTTCCTCATTCAACACAGGTGTTTGCGAAGGCTGCAATTCCAAATTTGGATTGACATTTGCATCTTGTGTGACTTTTTTCGCTTGTGCAACAGCATTCCTATCTGTTGCAAGGGAAGTCTCAATGAATGATTTCATCAAATCACCCCCGGCAAGTGCATACTGCATCTTGTTGTTAACCTGTTGATCAAAATGATCGAAAAAGTTCTTCAACCTCTTCATGTCCTGATAGGTTATACTGCCGTTTTTTAAGAGGAATTTGGCTCTTTTAACGCCTTCACCCCCCGGAGTGGATACCAAGGTCGCCTGGATGTATTTCAGCACGTCAGGTGGAATCCTGTACGTTTTATCGTATAATTCCGAGTTCATCAATTACTGTTTTTTTAATCCTGCACGTGCAAGACTGTAGATATATTCTTCAACCTCATGCTTGTCCAAACCGATTTCACCTGAAAACTTGTGAATATCCTCATCGTTAAAATCCCCTTTGTAATCAGCCACAAAATCTTTGATCTTCTGCTTTTGTTCGGTAGAAAATTCGGATTCCTCTTTTTTACTTTCCAATAGATTGATCAACTTGTCGATATCGCCTTTCTCGAATTTCTTGTTGATGAGTCCGGCAATCTTTTCAACCTGCTTTTCACGAACTTCTTTGTCTTCACCCTTCTTGGACATTTCATCTTCGGATTTTTTGTCAATCACTTTGTCCTCAACGACTTTTTCTTCGGAGACTGCAGATTCGTCAAGATTTTCAGGCTGTTTGAATGAACCCTCAAAATATTTTTCAAATATTTTAACAACCTTTTGAGAATTCGTGCTGAAATTGAATATTTGGTTGTCGTCGTGTTGCCCGTCTTGGACTATTCGCCTGTAATCACTTTTGATTTTATTGGGGTTGCGGAAATAATATTCAAGGAATTCCTTATATAATTCAAGAAATTCATTGGAAACTTCCTTTACCAGTTCAGTTTGTTCTTGATTTTCCTCACCTTCGAAGAACGGCAGGAGTGTGAATCCGAAACGGCCAAGCATGTCATATCTGAAAGGTTGATTACCTTTCTGCACATTCTGATCGGTAGTGCTATTGGCTTGAGTGTCCAAATCACTACCACTTCTTGGAATATCGTCGCTTCCGATCAGGTCGCCGTTTGAATCAATTATTTCATTCAGTTCCTTCTTCGTTATTTTCATGATGATGCATTTTCATATAAATACTACTAATTATCAATATGCACCATCACCCCCGTCGTCAATATCTCCATCACCCTCGTCATCCTCATCAGGATCGCCAGCGAGTTCACGTTTTTTCTTTTTATAATAATCGTTGAACAATTCTTCTGCATCGGGTTCGGCTTTCACAAGTTCTTCCAATGTATACTTTTCCGGAATACCGACTTCATGTTTAAAATCCTCGAAAATCGCTTGTTTAAGTTTGAATTCCAATTCCTTGGCTTCGGATTCTTTATCCTCTTCATCTACTTTTTTAGCCGCCAATTCAGACATCTTGAGTTCTTGAAGTTTTCTTTCCTGTTCTTCCCGTCTCCGATCGAGTTCTAATTCGAGTTCACCTTTGGGTACTGTAACATTTGCCCTCACTATTTGAATATAAGTGCCGTTGAATGCGCCAACATGATATTCACTACCATCCTTGATCAAAACAAAATCGCCTTCCTTATATTCGCTATTGATTGATTTGATCCTTGGTTTGTTGTTTTTGGTCATCAAATCATTCAAATAATTCAGCGCATTCTCGTAAATCTCATAATAAACCATGTGTTCGTCATCATTATGCATTTTAAAGCCGTCCCAAATTAACCTTGGATCATACCCGGTTTTGTTCCAAAATTCAACTTCCATCTTCTCCAAATGCATTGATTCGTCGAAATCATCAAGATCGAAATTCTTTAAAACCAAATCATCGCTGGTGAACTCACCTCTTTCTTTATCCAAGTCACCCTGTTTGTTCGTCTTGACAAGTATTTTCTTGCGGATTTCAGGATCGAAACCCACCAACAGTGTCGTCACCCTTTTATTAAATGCATCAAGGTATTTTTCATAATTATATTCGCCTTTCAATTCCGAATTATTGAGAAGATCGTCATTATCGATCAATCTCGCAGCAAACCTCTCTTCCCCTGTTTTCTTATCTTTCAGTTTCCTCGAATCCCCATGAGACTTTTTATAACCACAATTGACATAATATACCATACTGTCCAATTCCGGTTCAGGAGGCATGTAATTGGCAACGAGTTTCATTATAGTATTGATGTCATTGACATCTTTAATTTTTTCCAACGCAAATTCTTCTTTGTGTTTTTCGTAAAGTTCCCTTGCGATCCGCTCCCTCTTTTCGATAAGAAGTTCCATATGCGCCTGCATCCCTTTCTGCCTACCGTTCTTATCCTTGCCTCTCTTCTTGTATGCGGCCAACGTGGTTTTTACCTTGCTTTTGCTTGCAATCTTCTTCAACGGAATTTCCATATAACGAATGTCGCTTACATAATCATAATAATAATCGACAAATTCCTTACTCTTACCCAAAAGAATCATTTTCAAAGCCTTGTCGATGAATTCTTCAATATATTCCGACATGACCTTAGATTTTATCGTGTTTCCTGTGAGTTTGATCTTCTCTTTCAACTCCCCAGTTTTCTTGTCCTTGGCCATTGAAAGAGTGGCATAATTGATACGAGACAGGTTGAGACATGCAATCGATTCTCCATCTTCATCGACCGACATATACGGCGGCTTCATCTCCTCTTTGTTGTATTTCTCAATCAATGCATGAATTCCCGTTTTCCCACCGTATTGCCACATTTCTTCAATTGGTTGTTCAATTTCTTCATGAACCACACCTTTATCAGTGATCCTGATTTTTGATTTTTCAGGAAAATGAAAGTTTATACCATCTGTAACCGCAAGAAGAGCAATGCAACCATAACCATTAAACCATTTTATAGCATGACGCAAGTGAAGTCTTCCTGTGCAAGTGATTCTTGCCGCACAAACATTATCTGACCAATTGAACGAGATTCCCGATCCTAACGCTCCGAACATGGAGTTATTCAAAATTTTGATAGGGAGTTGCTTAATTTTGCACATCGCTTTATCTGCAGGAGTGAGTTCCTTGTTAACGTATTTCACATGAAGTTGGGGATCGATCTGTCTTAAAAGCGTCATCTCCTCATTGTTGAGTTCACTGCCGAGTGCAAGTTTCTTGTAGATGTTTCTCGTTGTGGTGAGGTATAACAGCATCTTCTTCATCACACCCGTGATGTCGAATATTGGGAATACATCCTCCGACAACTGTATTGAGGGATACAAACCTGCGTAGTCGATTTTTAATAACCTTGTGGTATACCCGGATTTATAGCACCTTGCCAACCCCCCAGAGAATTTCAAATTCTTATCACAAATCGGAATCGCCAAATCGTTTTCATATGACCATGCTGTCATTAGAAGATTCCAAATACTCGCAGTTCCCATCGTACAAATCCTTTGATATGTCGTTGGAACGATTTTAGCAACCATAAAAGACGATTGGTTGTATAATTCATCAACCTGCTCAGTCTCCCACAAGTCGTCGAGCAAATATTGTTTAACAAGGTTCTTTCCGCTTATAAATTTCAAAAGTTTCTTCGGCAACGCTTCCTCCCTAAACCAAGCCACAAAACCGGGATTGGCGTCAAGGCATTGTTTCCGCAGTGTATTATATTGTCCTTCTGGAATTTTACTCTTGTTATATTGTAAAACGAGTAGTTTTTTTGCTGTTTCTTGGTGATTTTCAGGAACTTGCACGTAGTTATTGAACTCGTCAATAAGAAAGACCTTGTTTTCATAATAAAAACGCCCTATTGAATTATCCTCACCGTCGATATACGTTCTGTTAGGTCTTGCAACTTTCTCGAACTTTGCAATATATTTCAACCCGGTCTCCTTGATATCGCTGTTGACCGCAGCCGTCCTCCTTACAGCGTGATGTATATCAATCACAGAAATACCCCACATTTCGGTCGCAGTGAATTTCTCTACAGTGCCACCATATTTAAGGGAGACGTCCGCTCTTCTTTTCAATGGAATATCTTTATTCAAGGATGTTGGAACTTCTGATAAGTCCATACCGAGAAGTTTTGCCCTACCCAAAATAAAATCAAAGTCAAATGTTTCCGAGAAATAACCGGAAATAACAGCGGGGTTCAAATAATGCAATAAATTGAAAAATCCCTGTATGATCTTTACTTCGGATTCGTCGTCGTTCACCTTATCAACTTCGAGGATGATTTCAAAGCCACGGTTGTCTCTGACCCCAATAGCAAAAACCCTTGCAATTTGGTAGCGCAACCCTGTGGTTTCAATATCGAATGTTACCTTATGAACGTCCTTATACTCTTCATATCCTTTGTATAACCGGGTTCTTGTGGAAATGAAAAATTGTTCGACAGGTCTTGGAGAATAAAACAAATCACGATGTTTGTAAATGAATTTTCCTTTCTTGTCCCTTTTCCATTTGCCTTTTTCATCCTCTTCTTTTTTATAAGGATCAAGACCACCTTCTTTAAAATAATTAACAATTGAATTATACGATTTGCTGCTGGTGACTTTATAACAATAACCATCAAGCAGCCTTTTTTGATTCCCGGTCTTTAATTTTTTTATCTTAATTCCGTATTTCACCGCCATGCTCTCACAATAGAGACTGGAATGACCCTCGTACAATTTGATTCCTAATTTATCAAAATCTTTTATGTACATGAAAGGTTCGTATTCGACATTAATGATCTTCGGATTTTCTTTTGGTGCATGAATAACACACTTCGCAACATTGGTTGAAGAATCAGTTTCAACATTGACCAAGTATTTCAGATCATTATTGTAACCGTCGAGAAAACTTTTGATTTCGGTAAGTATGCTGATTTTATCCATTTAATTCTTTATTATCGAATACGTTAATTTTTTCGTTTTTTTATTGTACGCATACCTTCTGTCATCGACAATCATAATGTTATGCCTTAATACTTCGATCGTATTCTCCGGGATTATTCCAGAAAGCCACAAGGCAGTTACCGAATTGTTTCCGATAATCCTGACATACTCCTTTTCGCCAATTATGTCGAAATCCAAATATACAATATCCCCTTCGTTTTCCAAAAAACTTCTCAAAATGTACGTAAAACCATCCACAATACCTTTTCTCGATTTTTCGTCAGCAATATCCGCACCCAACAGCATTGCTTTGAGAAGGAAATCCTGGAACGGGTTGTAATAACCCCACTTATACTCACTTGCCATGCTTTTTCTTTATAATTTCTATTACCTCACCTAAAACAGAATTACCAACATTCGATTTATAATCCTCATTATCCAATACTTTAACGATTTCAGTCCTTTTACTTTCGATCAAATTATACACGTATTCATCAATCGTTTCGGGGAATATCATTGGATATGCATTCACAACATCTTTTTGAGTTATGCGATGCAAACGGTCAACCACCTGATCGTATTCTCCGGGAGCGAATGGAAGTGTAAGTAGGAAAACTTTGCTTGCTGCAGTCAATGTCAACCCATAATTACAAGTTTGAATCGATCCAAGGAAGATTTTCATTTTATCCTGTGGGTCTTGAAACCTTTTCACAATATCGGCACGCTCCTCCACGGGTTGATCACCCGTATGCAACCCCGCAATATCGCCGAATCTTTCTTTGAGGGCAATTAATTGTTCCTTGAAATAATCTACGATAACAACTTTTTCTCCGGTTTCAAGGATATTCTCAATCAGTTCAACGATACTTTCAATCTTTAATTTGGCAACGTATTGCCTCAACCGGAGCATCGTGGTCAACGGATTACCGTTCGGATGTGTCACAAATTCATTCGCAACGCCTTCCTCTATTTTATTGTATAACTCTAACTCCTTATCATCCATTTCAAGGATTATCCTTTGATAAACTTTATCAGGTAAATCCTTGAGAACTTCACTTTTCCTCTTCCTGTGTGTGTATGGTGCGATTTTATGATACAACTCTTCAAATTTCTGTTCGGCGGTGTCTGTGACATATCCCCAACCATTGTAATCGTAGACCATCCCGCAATAATACTCATAGAAATACTTTTTCGTCGGGAAGTCGGTCGGAGAAACTTGGTTCAAAACCGTGTATAATTCATGTGCCCTATTGGGTGCAGGTGTACCGGAGAGGAATATCTTACTTATCTTACCCCCACGGAATAAACCGCTCTTAAATGTGGTTTTGAAATTTTTGTAAGTATTCGCTTTGGTATTCTTGAGTTTTTGTGACTCATCACAAATAACACAATCAATAATATCGATTCCCAATTTCTTCCATTTCGTCAGGAATTTTTCCTTGCTGCCCGGATTGAAGAAGTCATAGTTGACTATAATATATTTGGCGTCCTCGATGCTACACTTGTTCTTCTTCCATTTTACGATATATGCCAGGCTGTCTGTGAACTTTTCAACTTCGTTGAGGAAGTTGAATTTCAATGAGTTTGGAGTAATGACGAACACTTTTTTAAAACCGTTCATCTCAGCATAAAGAATGGAACTCAAGGTTTTTCCGAGACCCATTTCGTGTGAGATCAGCGTGTTGCGGGTTGCGTTCATGAACATCGCAGCCACGATTTGGTGAGGGTAGAGTTTCACACCCTCTTTCAAAAGGGCATGGCATTGATCGGAATATAAGATATAATCACGTTCAAGGTCTTGTTTATATTTGACCCATTCCTCTTTTTTGATATTGAGTTCGGCAATGAATTTCCGCTTCTCGACTTCGGTAATCTCGATCTTCTTGATTTGTTGAATGAAAATCTTTCTACTATCCTCGTTACCAAAATCGAAATGAATTTTATTGGAATTCCTATACTTTCTTATTAAGGAAAAAAGAGACGGTGTCGTTACTTCCCACGCCATGACTCCAGCGTTCCACTTACGGCTATCATCCGGCAAATCTTTAATGCGCCCAATCAATTGATTATTGACAGGAAAGCGCAAAAAATATGCAAGCCTCCTTGGAATTCTTTCACAGTGAACCACAAAGACTGGTTCTTGAAACCGGGGGGTTTGATTCTCATCCATATCCGCCAAGCGTCACCTCTTGATCCAACTCTTCGCCACAGATCGCACAAACTGTTTTGCGTATGTACCTTGTTCTGTTGTAATAATCCCCCCCTTCTGTAACACAGACAGTTTTCTTTTCACTGTGTGTGCAGATTTTGGGGAGTTCCTCCAAGCATCTTTCAATTTCGATTGCAACTTTATCCCTTTTTCTATATGGAGGAGTCAGTTGTATTTCAATTTCAAGTTCGCACTTCCTGCGCCTCAACTTTTCGATTTTTCGAAATAAAACCAATGCCGGACCGTTTTCACGTTCGATCAGTTTCATAGCCTTGTTTAATGTATTAACAAAGATATAGGAAAAAAAGAAGAATGTCAATTGATTTTAAAAAAACGACTATCATCCCGTCGGGGCGATAAAGACAGATTGATAATCAGTGACATCTTGGGTGTTGGTATCACCCGTGTCGGGATAATAAGTTAGATTATCGGGAACAATATAAATTGATTGATAATCAGTGATATCCTGCGTATTGGTGTCCCCGGTGTCAAAATAATACGACGTCCCTGTCGCAGGAGTGATAAAAACCAATTGATAATCGGTCACATCCTGTGTGTTGGTATCACCCGTATCGAAATAATACGCCGTATTGGTCGGAGTGACTCCCGAAATGTAAACGTCCGTTATATCTTGCGTGTTCATTACACCACCGTGGTTTTAGTCATGCTATCGGAAATAATGATATTTATGTAACCCTCTGTTGGAAGCGTAATTTTTCCACATTCATTCTCACCAAGAAAGTCGAGTTTGAATTCACCCAAATACCTTCCCGCCTTTCTCGTGTCTTTGAGGGTAAATTTGTACACGAGAGTGTACCTCACTTCATCAGGATATTCCGGTCTGTCATTATTAATAACGAGACTCGCCGGGACGTTTGCAATCCGATACAACCCTGTGTCGGCATCCGTCATGGAAAAAGTGATTGCCACATTTTCAAGCATATTATCGGTGAGGTCATATTTCTCCCTTACATGCTGAATAAGAGGGTATTTCAACTCCGGAAGGGTGCTGTCCTTCTTAATAAAAAAGTCATTAAGCCTAAATGTTGAATAATCCATATTTATCCCCTTTCCTCATTATTTTCTTTTTCGGTCTGATTCAAATATTTTTCCCTATCTGCACCAACAACACTTTTAATTTTTTTCTTTAACATAGCAGCAATCCCATCTCCAACAAGACCCAAAGTCACGGCATCAACATCACCAAAAGAATGTCCGCTGAATTCAGAATAAAACCTAAAAAGGACATAGGTGCATAAAACAGTTGCTATATACCTTTTCCAATTATCATAAAACCAAAATTTCCAACTCCATTTCTTTGGTGTGTTGGGACTTTGTATATTACGGCTATTGGTCTCCGTCATACCATAAATAACATAACCAATAATAAAAAACCATAAAAATCCAAGTAATTGAACTCCCGTATAATCTCCAAATACTGTTTTACAAAATTCGTTCATATTATAATACTTTAAGTAACGTCATATACCTGTTAGTGTTTGCGGTTGCAGTACCACTTGCTGTTCTCCATCTTATTTCAACATTTTGTGCTGTTGCCAATGTGATCCTGAAATTTGAATAACCATGATTTGCCGTAACTGCTTGCGTTCCTCTCATGAATGTTAATTCACTGTTGGAAACTAAATTACCTCCAACATATATCGATGTTGTTGTAGCCACACTACTTGTACCATGCGATAATGATGTTCCAAAACTAACCAAATATGTTCCTGCGGGTACGTTTGTAAATTGCATGCCCGTCATTAATACAGCAGTTGTTGATGTTGTGGTTATGTTGCCAGTAACACCTGTATGATATGTTGTTATTATAGCACCACCCACTGCAATTGGCTGTGTATTATCTCCCCAACCCGCAACCAAAACTCCGTCTTTATTAACACCCACTATATAGTAAGGAACTGTAGTACCAGTTGTTGCACCAGTTGGATTAAGTATAACCAAACCAGCGATGTTACCACCACCAAGTCCACTGTCTTGATTTACACGTATCTGCATTTGATTTGCTTCCTGTTTAACCCTTCGAATTGTTTCAATCCAAAGTTTACCTTCAATGCGTAAATCTCCCCAAAATGTTCCACTACTTCCCGATATATTCTCAACAGTCAAATCGGTGGTAGTACCACCAGTGGTTGCCATTTTACTATCCGTGACACCAGTAAGAGCATTTGGTGTCGATATACTGCTTAAAATCAGATTACCATCAATATTAGTCATACTGTTTAAACCAACAGTCGCATAACCCTCCAATATTTTAAACTGCTCTGGCGTCGGAATATTCGGTATTAATTTAAGAATTTCAGTTTTTATTGCTTCTACACTCAACACAGAACCAGCAAAAGAATCCCAATTATTCACAGAAGATATGTCCGTATAATCTGCAGGGATGCCATCACCATCCCCGATTGCAATAAATGCAGTATTCCCGCTCAACATAATGTTGTTCCATGCCTTGATATCCACACCTAATTTTTGTCCGTTGATTGTATATGCTAATAGTTTCATTATTTATGATTTATTTTTAACAAATCTTTTTCACCCTAATTGTTGCACAACATATCGTACCATTGGTGCTTTGTGTGCAGAAATAGAAATTAAAGCAATGGCTTCCCGCAGAAAGTGTCAAATCTTTCGTGAATTGATCTGCACGGTAATAACCGATCATATTACACCCACCAAGTGTTGCTACCGGAGTTCCATCAACATTATATGTCACATAAATATATCTATTACCCGTAGAATTTGCAAATATTGACATCATATCCATCTGATACCTTCCCGCAGTAAAAGTTGAAGCAGTATACCCATAATAATATGTTGGTGTTGTTGTTGCAATTGTACATACCGTATTGGTTTCAGCATAATGGTAATTATCACTGCCGCCAGTCAATAAGATTGCTTTGACTTGCTTATCAGTAGGATTCCAAAATAATGTACGATCAGTTGAAATACTACCTATTGAAGGTGTTGAAACAAGACAAAGCGTATTTCCAACTGTGGTAACACCACTCGCATTAAATGTTGAAGCAGCAGTTGTTGCACCAACCAATCTTGTTGTACCTACCGAACACAAACATGTGCTGCCATAAACCGTCGAACCCGATACCAAACCTGCGGCAAGGAAGTCTCCGCTTGTTCTTAACGTACCTGTCATTGTGTCGCCACTCACATTCACCTTCGTTAAATCACGAGGATGGACGTGATCTTGACGGCTGTACCTCAATGATGTACCCACTACCGTCAATCCATTCATCAATGGTGTCGCCGTACCCGCTTGGCCAACGACAAACGCCGTTGTTGCAAACTGAGTCGTATTGGTATCGGCTACCGCCGTCAAACCATACACAGCACCTGTGAACGTATCCCCCGTCAAATCGGCCTTACCATCAAGGATTGTCTTCGTGACACCCGTGTAAGTATTGAATTGTGTTCTTCCAATATAATTAGCCGGAAGTGTTGTGCCTGTGAACGTGGCAAATGCCGTCTTATCGAGTTTTGTCCCTATTAAAGTGTTTGTAACACCCGTATAGGCATTGATTTCAGTCTTATTATAATAGTTCGCCGGAACTGTCGTTCCAGAATAGGTATTAAAATCACTTACCGCAAGTCTGCTTGTATCGCTCGGATGAACATGATCTTGACGACTGTATTTTAACGACGTGCCGACTGCTGCCAATCCGTTCATCAACGGTATTGCTGTTCCAACCTGGCAAGAAGTAATAAATGCTGTTGTTGCAATACAAGTGTTGTTTGAATCCGCAACAGGTGTTGGAGCACATGCACTCGTCAAAAACGTTGGACTTGTAATCGGTGCTTTCGTATCAATCAAAGACTTTGTCGCCGCACTATAAACATTGATTTCAGTCTTGTTATAATAGTTTGCCGGAACTGTTGTACCGCTGTAAGTATTGAACGCACTTATGTCGAGTTTCGTCCCTATAAGAGTGTTTGTAGCACCCGTATAGGCATTGATTTCAGTCTTGTTATAATAATTCGCCGGAACTGTTGTACCGCTATAAGTGTTGAATGCACTTACCGCAAGTCTGCTTGTATCACTCGGATGAACATGATCCTGACGTGCATATCTCAACGATGTCCCAATAGCCACCGCACCGTTCATCAAAGGATTGGTGTTGGCAGCCTGGCCGAGAACGAACGCCGTTGTTGCAACCCTTGTAGTGTTGGTATCGGCGGGAGCGGTGGTTGTGTAGATCGCCCCCGTGAAAGTATCCCCCGTCAAATCGGCCTTGCCATCAAGTGCCGTCTTTGTAACACCAGTATAAACATTGAAATTGCCAATGTTCACATATGTTGCAGGTGCTGTCGTCCCAGTGTATGTTACAAACACCGTGGTTGGCAGTTTGGCATCTATCGAGGTCTTCGTCGTACCACTGTAAGAATTAAAATTGACGATCTTTAAATAGGTCGCAGGGATTGTCGTGCCCGAATAGGTGTTGAATGCGGTTATCGACAATTTGGTATTCGTAACCCCCGAAATATAATCAATATCACCATCAATACCATTCAGTCTCGTATTTGTCGCACCACTGTAAGAATTAAAATTAGTGATAGCCAGATAAGTCGCCGGGACTGTCGTACCTGAATAAGTATTAAATGCAGTTATACTGAGTTTCAATGCATCCGCATCGTCGACATATTTCTTATCAACAAGATCGGTGGTTGTTGTGAATGTTGGATGGGATTGGTAATGTTGTATGCCCGTCAAATTCCTCGTACCATCAGTCCTCAGATATTGCGGATGATCGTCATTCAAAAGGCCGCTTAAATCACCGTGGTTCGAAATACCACCACCACCACCAACCTGACCACCTATCTGATAAGAGAATGGCAATGGCCTGATATCATATATCTCACCACCGAATGTTGTTGATCCTGCCGAATACACCACATATGCCATGTTTATCGCAGTAGTGTCAAACGGCGGCACTTTGCCTGGCAGACCTCCTGCTATTGCTTCCTCCTTAGTGCTGTAGTACGTCTGTGGCAAATAGAATGCCAATTGACCGCTCGTTGTTCTAAGCACGATCGCCTTCACCCATTTCCCGGAAGGTATGTTCTTCGTTGCTAAACTGACAACCGCCGTGTGACCCGTGCCCCCTGCACCAAAATACGGTATTGCCAAGGTCAATGTAGTCCCCGTGCCATCCCATGTATGACCAGTGACAAGTGTCTCATATTGATATGGTGCAACACCATCGAAAGCATCGTATATGCGGAAGGTATCGCCTGTCGGCAGCACGCTTCTCACATCATCAGGACTTGTAACGATATTGCTGCCATATGTAAAATTGAAAGTATATGCGGTCAATATCAATCCCGATGGTTGGGTAGGATCGTTGTAATATGTGGTAGGGATGCTCGCATCCCCCGTATAGAATGACTTGTTAATATAATAAAAATCAGCATTAACTCCTTGATCAGGACTATTGTATGCAACAAGCGTCGTCAATCCACTGATGTCAGCAAGAGTAGTACCAACTTGTGGCAAATCGACCGACATCAACCCCATCTGTATCTTGCATGGGGTACTGGTAATCATTGTTGTATTAGCACTTAATTGTTGAATGCTACCGCCATTATCGTATATGAAAATCCCAAGCCTTTTCAAATATTCGGAAGTCCTGGAAACCGCATTCTCAATAACACCACCATCTTGTTTAATGTTACCGATTTGCACCGCCCAATAGAACGTACCTAATCTAATATTTTGAATGTTATTCGGCTCGGATATTGCCACCTGTATATCACCATTAGAATTTACGTAGACATAGTAAGTCCCAACATCGTCCGGTGTGGTATATCCACTGGTATTGATTGTTTGACCGCTCCAAGTTATTAATTTGTGAAATCCATCGTATGTAATATATCCATTACCAGGATAAATATACAGCAAATTCAAGTCAATTTGTGCAAGTGCCGTTTCAGGTGAAAGCCTGCCGGAGATTTGCGTTCTTTCAATATAATTAGCGACTTTTTGGTTAAAATCATCAACAGTCGTGCTTTCCCAATCGGGAATACTGATATTAACATCAATTGCATTACGTGTTGCAAGATCAGCCAATGAACTACCGACCTTACTTACTTTCGTCCAAGGTATTGTGCCCCCGGTGTATGCTGCAAACACCGCCGTTGGAAGTTTGGTGTCGGTGACACCGGAAATGTAATCAATATCGTCTTCAACACCATCAAGTCTTGTCTCTGTTGAAGCGGTGTAATTTACAAATGTTGCGATTTCTACATGTTCTATGTTCGTACCACCAGAATCCAAAATAAATTGGTATAGATTGTAACCATTTATTGAAGTACCTGTTGGTATTACAGGAGTTCCCGTGAACATGGGACTTTCAAGGAAGGCGAATGTTTTCCTCGTGCTTCCTGTCGTAGTGCCGTACCAATTATTACCGAGAAATTCCATTGCTCCCGGTTGTGGTGAACCCAACAACGATCCGCTTGTGAATTTCAACGGGGAAACAGTTGTTGTACCTGCTTTTAGGTGAACCACCGCCGTCGGTGAAGAAATTCCAAATCCTGTTCCAAGGTCTGAAATCCTGACCTTTTCCGTTGGAGCAGAACCACTTGATGTCTTGAACAACATATCTGCATAACAAGTCGTGCTGTTGCCTTTGTATATTACGTCAAGCGATGCCAACGACGTGCCGACCGTCCCACCGCCACAGCACACCCTTGTTCTGAAGCATAAATGACCAAGAGAATCACCCGAACAGGAAGCCAATGGCGCATCCAATGTTCCTCTTGTTTTTGCAGCCACATACCCGCCACCAATAGCATCGTTGGACGACGCTCTCACTCTTATTTGGGCGGTAGCACTACAATTAGAATCGACTTCGAATAAACTGAAACTCTGACCTGCTGTCAAATCGACATAATTCGATTCATTCACCTGCAATTGATTGCATCCAGACATGTTACCGCCGCCGATGTTAGTCCTGCCGAGACTGTCGATGTAGAAATTCGGTCTTGCATCGAATTGTGAAGAATATACTCCAAACCTCTTATCACCGCCACGGACAACCGTATTTAAAGTTGGTATCACCGACGGCAGGCTTGACGTCCTCATCCTCACCCAATATAATTCCTTTTGTTGAAGTTCATCAGGCAGCACTGATAATATCCAATCATTTATTTGGGTATTATCCCAATAGATCGCACCCGATCTTGTCAAATCTACCGTTGAATCGTAATAATAATCACTTCCTTCCGTGATCTCGACCCAAGACGAACCATCGAAATATTCGATGATTAATATAGTATCCTGACTTGGAATTATTATATTGATTTGAACTGAATTGAATTTAGTGTATCCACCTATATACAATGCCCCCAACGTATCCCCAGTGTTAAATATTTGAATAGGGTAGTTGGAATCCGACAGACTCGCCCTAACGGTGAGGTCTTCATACCCAATCACACCCGCCGTATAATCGGAAGTTTTTAAAATAGCATCAAACTGAGCGGGTGCTACAATCAACGTACCTGATGGAAGTTGAGGGAATGCATTGAAACTCCAAGTATCACCGGAAGTGTGCCCTGTTGTGTAATCAAATTTGACCTGCACACCATTCTCAATAAGAGTTAAACCTGTCGAACACCCGGTTGGTTGAGACCAACTGTTGAAAGTGACTCCCAAATCCTTAGAAACCCTCCAAACGAATGTATCGGTCGTTCCCGTTACACCCGATATTCGGATTTCATAATTGGAGATAAATGTCTTATCATATATACCGTCGACATACAGGTCGTTAAGTCCTGTGCCGATTATTTTGTTGGCATAGAATGAAAAATAATTCGACGGCGAGTTTACCCCGACCCTTCCACTCTCGGAAGCCACGATTGGCGTCGTATTGCCCGCCATGTTGTATAAGTACCAAAATTCAGCATTCTCACCCCTAAATGTTTCTGCAAACCATTTTGGTTCACCATTTTCAAGCCACACCACATCCTTGTCAGCACCCGTAGGACCATCAACATTCAAACCATTGGCCTGTGTGTTGTAACCACCATCATCAAGTAAATCAGTTCCATAAAGATGAATTTGTTTTACCGGATTAGTAATACCAATTCCAGTAAAACCACTTATGGTATTGATCGTTATGATTGGTGTGATACCATCCGCCTTATTAATCGTTATTGCGGACGCTGTCCCCCCAAACGGCCTGATCTCATTGACCACAATACCACCATTGAAACTGCTTTCAACAGTCGTTGAAGCACCCACTTCCGTGACCTCTTGCAAATCCGGAACGGTGATATCGCAAGTATATGCGAATTCCCGCCTCGTGCCGCCAGTCGTCGTACCATAAAACTTGTCCCCTTGAAACTCTACAGCACCTGATTCGGGTGTCGCCAGCAACAACCCGCTCGTGAATTTCAACGGAGCGGTGTTGGCTGCAGTTGTACCTGATTGCAAATGAACAAGTGCTGTTGGAACAATTCCTCCAAAGCCAACACCTGCACCGCTCACCCTTATCTTTTCGACTTGGACAAGGTTTTGACCATTTGCCACTGCGAAGCGCAAATCACCATAATACGTGCTGCCGTCACCGATATATTTTGAAATTATTTTTGCTGTGACAAAACCACAACCGTTTATAGGAGAACCCCATGTTATACAACCCATGTTGTCATCATATTGGGGATTGACTGCACCGCTCAAAGTACCTCTTGATTTCGTCAGCAAAAGTGCCGGACCACAAGCATCATCACTTGCCTGTCTCAATTTGAGTAAAAGTGCAATACTACTATCCTCGTTGTCGAATTCCACAAGGCTTGAAGCACCTGAATATACTTGATAATTCTTGTTAGTATTTACTTGCAGTACATTACGACCCGTAAGATTACCACCACCTATGCTCGTCCTTCCCAAGGCATCAACATAGAATGATGGTCTGTAATCCATTGCTGACGCATACACTGCAAACCTCATGTTGCTGCCACGGGATACCCCGCCGATCAAAGGCGTTACCGTAGATGGACTTGCCGTCCTGATTCTTACCCAATAATACTCCCCTTCTCCCGGCATTTCCAAAGGCTCTGCATACGTCCAATTCGTCAAAGCATTCGTGTTCCAAGTCAAATATCCGGTTTGAGTTAAATTATTGGTAGTATCATTAAAATAACCGCTACTTGTGCCGATGTTTTCCCACGAATTTCCATCCCAATACTCTCCGACAAGGGTTATTCCTTCGCCCCCCTGAATGACATTAATAAACAATGAATTGAGTTTCGTGTTTGTGCCAATATACGCAGCATTTGTCGTTACACCCGTCTCAAACATCGGAGTTGGGACATCCACAACTGAAGTATTCACTTCAGCAGTGAAATCGGAAAACGTCACCGCACTTGCAGTATAATCCAAAGTAGCCAATACCTTATTAACCCGGTTTCCGGTCACAGTAAACGTGGAAGGTGCTAATTGAGGAAACGTTGCGAACCTCCAAGCATCACCAACAACAAATCCGGTGATTTGGACGAATGACACCTCAACTCCACTATCAATTATTGTTGCACCTGTCGTACAACCTGTCGGTGTCGACCAAGCGGTATATGTGTTATTCAAATCACTGGACACCCTCCATTGATAAGTATCTGTTACACCAGTAGTGCTGTCGATCCTCACCTCGTAAATAGCGATGTAACTCTTGTCATACAACCCGCCGATCACAAGTCCATTATTATATGGCGTGCTGCCGACAGATTGAGCAGGATAATCGATTATATTCGACGGACTGTTAACACCAATTCTGCCACTTTCTGAAATAGTGAGTGGTGACAAATCACCCTCACTATTATACAAATACCAAAATTTTCCTTCTTCACCCCTGTAAATCTCGGCAAACCATTTCTCAGCACCATCGTCCCGCCATACAACATCCTTGTCGCCATCAGCAACACCATCAATGATAATACCGTTTTTATGTGTTGAAATATAACTACCATTGGAATTATCAACCCCGTATATGTGAATGATATTGTCGGGTTCAACCGTTCCAAACCCGGTCAAACCACTTGTTGTGTTGATTGTTATAATCGGCGTGACACCATCGGCTTTGTTAATTGTTATAGCCGATGCAGTTCCTCCAGACGGCCTGATCTCATTAACAACAAGACCCCCATTAAAACATGTTTCAACGGTTGTCACCGCCCCTATCTCAGTAACTGTTTGCAAATTAATTGCATTGGTATCACACATGAAAGCGAATCTCTGCCTTGTACCGCCAGTCGTAGTCCCATAAAATTTCTCACCTTGGAACTCTACAGCACCCGCTTGGGGTGTTGTTAATAATGTCCCACTCGTGAACTTCAAAGGGGCGTTGGTTGTAGTGCCGGACTTCAAATGAACAAGTGCCGTTGGTGTTGAAACCCCAAACCCAGTATCACCTTTATAGTCAATTCTAACCCTTTCCAACGGATCAGAGCCGTTTGCTGTTTTAAAGAAAATATCACCACATCTTGCTGTCGGAGCACCTGTGAATTGCGAATTGATCTCCGCCAACAGGCGTCCTGATGTCCCAGACCTGCCCCTGAAACTGATGCGTCCGAGAAGGTCGCCCGTTTGCGTGCAGGATGATGCATCAAGCGTGCCACGGGTCTTGACAAACGTCAACCCTGGAGCACATGCGTCGTTCGATGCAAGTTTTATTTTCAGATCAACAACGTTGCTGTCCTCGCTGTCGAATTCAACAAGACTGTCAGTGCCTGTGGTAGTCACTTGGACATTATTCCCAGTGTTGACTTGCAATTTATTGCTTCCTGTGATATTCCCGCCGCCGACGTTTATCCTCCCCAACGCATCCACATAAAATGCAGGTTTGTAATCGAACGCCGAAGCATATATCGAGAATCTTTGAGAACTACCTCTGGAAACACTACCAATATACGGTGCTATTGTTGGAGGACTTGACGTCCTAAATCTCAACCAATATAACAATTCACCGCTGTTCCTCCCATCATAAGGAATCCACCCTGTCATTGTATCGACGTTCCATGTGATCGCACCAGATTGGGACACATTGTTCGTGCCGTCAAGGAAAAATTCATTCCCAATTGAAATGTCGACCCATGAAGTGCCGTTCCAATATTCAACAACCAATGTCATTCCGACACCGGGGGTTGGAATATTAAGAAACAATGAATTAAGTTTCGTCACAGTACCAACGTATGCGGCGTTCAAGGTTGTCCCTGTTTGGAATAATTGAAGTGGAGAATCTATAGTTGATGAGTTCGCAACCCCCGTTATATCAACACCCACAATGTATTGTGGTGGATATGTTGTGTAATTAGTGGTGTATATCACCCTGTCCACACGGTTTCCAGTGACGGACAACGTCGCCGGGGCAAGTTGCGGGAATGCGGCGAATTGCCATGTATCCCCCAGGCTGTTTCCGGTGGGGTTAACAAACGACACTTCGATTCCACTGTCGATCACCGTAGTCCCGGTGGTCGCACTTAATGGTGATGACCAAACCCCGTAAGATGAACCGAGATTGATCGACCTTCTCCAAATATATGTATCAGTTATTCCGGTGATGCTATCAATCTTTACTTGGTACACCCCAATGAAATTCTTGTCATACTTTCCGCTTATTACAAGATTCGCATATGCACTATAAGATGAGCCTGTAATCAACACTGGAGGATAATTGATATTATTTGTGACACTATTGACACCGATCCTGCCACTTTCAGACACGGTCAATGTGGACAAGCCGCCCTCTTCATTATACAAGTACCAGAATTGCCCGTTCTCACACCTGCACGTCTTGGCATGCCATTTCGGATTACCGGATTCCGCCCAAGAAAGTATCTTATCCCCATTAGCAACACCGTCAAGTGTAATACCGTTCCTGTGGCCGAGTTCTGATGTGTCCGTCCCGTACACATGTATGATATCATTAGGAGTTGCAGTCCCGAATCCTGTGAAACCACTAATAGTATCAATAGTAATTATTGGTGTAATGCCATCGGCTTTATTAACCGTTATTTCAGACGCAGTCCCACCGGACGGTCTGATCTCGTTGACCACAATGCCACCATTAAAACTGCTTTCAACAGTAGTTGTCGCATTAATCTCAGTCACTTCCTGCAGACCCATGTTCGCTGTGATACCTGTGATATCACTTTCTATCGAATCCAACCTGCTATCGGTTGCTGCTGTGTATGAAACATAGTCAGTGATGTTCAATTTGGTGTCAGTGACAGCGGAAAGGTAGAGCACCTCACCATAATCAGCAAAATCGGTTGTGATTTTCGGGGAAATATGTCTCTCCCAAGAAGCGATCCACGCCTCACTATTCGGCACAAGAACACCCGTGCTACCGCTTATGCCAGTTGCCTTCCAATAATACAACGGCTGTATTGAAGGAATATAAGAGTTTGAATATATTTCATTCTCGTTCGCCCCCGTCATTCCTGACACCGGACTCTCCCTTACGACAGTGTTGTCATAATCAATTCTATAAATTAAATATCTGAACACCATTTATTTATTATATTTTATTCATCATTATCCATGACCCATCAGGTTTCGTCAACATCACCCCGGCATCCCCCATCCGGAAAGCGAATAATTCCACATAATCCCCACTTGACAAGATTGTCCTGTATGTCGGCATTATATTCGTCCCACTCTTATTCATAATGTTGATCGCAAGTGACGTGCTCGATGTTGGGGTTATATCGATCCCACCATTCTTCCTTACCACAGTTCCAACATTCTTCGAAGACCCACTTTGACTATAAACATTCAAGACATAACTGATGCCATATACTCCAGTCTCCGTCACATAAATACGTGATCCCCCGGTGTAATTAAAACTTGAACCCGTATATTCCTGCGTCGTCCAATTTATTGACACCCCCGATATAAGATTAGCGTCCGTTCCGCCACTTACATCTTTCAATTGGATCACCTTTTGAACGGTTGATATGGTGGTCGCCGTATATGCTGTAAATTGTGCAACTGTGGTGAATCCTGTGATCTGGCTCATTGTATAATGAATACCAGTATTACCTGTATGTGACGCAAAATCAGATTGAAGAGTCAGATTCGGCTTGCCTGTGATGTCAATCCATGCCACAGTCGATCCACTTGGAACAACCGAATAAATCGTAACAACATTTCCATTTTGGAATATCTGCGTCCCGCCTGATTCAATAAAAGTGTATCCGGTGAACCCACCAGTACTACCTGTCGGTGTTGGTGAATAAATCGTAACATAATCTCCATTGACCGATATCACCGTAGCACCCGATTGAATGAACGTGTGCCCCGTGAAAAGTTCTGGCAAATTAGTTATAGAACCGCCAGTATAACTATGAGTATGCCCGGTCAGACTGTATTGAGGATGTGTATGTCCCGTACTCGATTTACCCGCAAGATCAGAAACCAAATTGACAACTTGTAATTGGTTGATCGTTATTGCTGATTGCACATAATGTATAGTCGTATCCCCCGTATGGATAGAAAAATCAGATTGAAGAGTTAGATTCGGCTTACCTGTGATGTCAATCCACGCCACAGTGCTCCCGCTTGGAACAACCGAATAAATCGTAACAACATTTCCATTTTGGAATATCTGCGTCCCGCCTGATTCAATAAAAGTGTATCCAGTAAATGTCGATCCACTGTATGCAGTAAATGCAGATATTGTAAGATATTGGCCATGCGTGTGTCCCGTATTACTCTTACCCGCCAAATCAGATACCAAATTAAGAACCTGACTTTCGGTTATTGTAATCGCCGATTGTTGGTAATGTATTGCCGTATCACCCGTATGAACAGAGAAATCAGATTGTAAAGTCAGGTTTGGCTTGCTTGTGACATCATTCCACGTTACACCTGTCAGATATTGACTATGGGTGTGCCCGGTGAGTGAATATTGTGAATGCGTGTGTCCTGTCAGACTGTATTGGTCGTGTTCATGTCCTTCTTCGAACTGTTGGAGGGTTGTACCTGTCAACCAAGCGGGTTTGCCTGTGAGAGTGCCCCATGTAGCCGTAGAACCCGTCGCCGGGATTGAATATATCGTAACATAATTCCCATTGACGCTTATCTGTGTCGAACCACTTGCAATAAAAGTATAACCCGTAAAACCCCCTGTAGCACCAGTTGGAGAATAAATGACAACCGTGTTGCCACTCCCCACACTGATTAACGTACCGCCACTCGGTATGAAAGTATAATAATTAACGATTGTTTGACCGCTATCTCCTTTCGCTCCGGTCGCTCCACTAACACCAGGAATGCCTTGATCTCCTTGTGCTCCAGTTGCACCACTCGGAGTATAAATGGATATTATTTGGGTCTGGCCGCTGTATGATGTTGTGACAACAGTTGGAGACACACCGGAGAACACGGTTAATCCTGAATAGATTACCGTCGTTACTCCCGATGCACCGGGATCACCCTTATCGCCTTTGAGTCCAGAAAAGGAGAAAATATACTCCTGTCCTGTTAATAAATCCAATGTGAATGTTGCCATTAAATAGACTTTTAGATAAATACTAAAAGAAAGTAAAATAACGGCGGATGTAAAATGAAGAAGAGGAAATTTTTAAGAAGAGTGCTTACATCTCGTAAATGTACAATGCCCTATCGTCCCACACGAATTCAAAATCTTGGTCACCATCCGGGAAGCCAAAATGCCAAACCGTACCATCTTTCCAAATTTTCTTGATCCTCCAATGTGAGGCAGCAGTATTACTTGTATTTTTTGAGACCCCGATGTAAAATTCTGTAGCCGACACCTCGTCGACCAGCATCACCGGGTCGATTTTGTGCATATCAACGTTTATATCTGAAGTGTAGTAACTCATGACCTACTTTTTCTATAAATACTTGAATGTTTTAATATGTTATGTTGTACCTAACATATCTGTAATTCAAATTAGTGGAACTGATTTTTGCGTTCTCAATCCAATACACCTTCTGCTTGGAATCCCAAGGAGTATTCGTTCCCAATCCGTCGTAATCCGTACCAACGGCAAGATTATTTACTTCCTCCTCAGTCAAATCCCAACCCGTTGAACTCCCAGAATACGTTCCTAAATCACCAAGGGTTTCCGATGTACCTGTAACGGCTTCACCAATGTTTGAAAAATTTATCGTTACTGTATATATATACGTAAAATATTTCCGATACGTAAACAAATAATTAATAAAAGCGTTTGACCCCACAATATTTGGACAATTATAAACATAGAACTGTGCTAAACCACTTGAAAGTGTTACCCCCGACAAACTACCCGTCAAATTAGAACAATTATTCATTTGAATCACATATCCCCTCGTTAAAAAATTAAAATCAGTTGCTATGTTGCTATTTATACCTGTATTATGAGTATACAAATACTGTACGTTATTATGTTTCAACGCCCCCGTTAATCCGGTACAACTATGAATATCTAAATAATAAATATCATTAACATCCCAATTAATTAAATTTCCTGTTAAATGTGGATTTGAACTCATAGTCAAATAACTCAATATTGTTGTTCCTGTAATCCAATTAGATATATTACCATACATACTACCACAATTATCTATCGCAAGCGAATTCACTTTTGACGGGTTCAAATTCGATAAATCTGCATTAATATTCGTATTCCTCAAATAAACTGTTGACATATTATTATCAAAAATTAAATTTGATAAATTTCCTGTAATACCACTAATACTTTCAAAAGAAAAAACGGTTAAATTCTTTGTATGAAAAACGCCGTTATCAAAATTAACATACACATCCGTATTAGAAATATAGAAAGTATTTAATGAATTGGGTATTGACATATTAATAATATCGCCACTAATAGGATTAAGTTGTAAATACAAAGTTTGGATTACATTGTTAAATGTTATTCCAGAAATGTTCCCGGTTATATCGTTGCTATTGAAATTTATATATGTTGTACCAGTGGGCACTACAAAATTTCCAATATCCCCGGTTAAAGAACAATAATACATTTGTATTGTACTCAACTTATTGTTGAAATTAATGGTATTAATATCATCAACCAATAAAGGACAATAACCAATATTTATAGAGTTCAAATTAGAATTAAACGTGACACCAGATATGGTTCTTAATGAATTCAAATAAGTAAATGCCATGCTATTCAATAATGGTGTAGTGGTAAAATCTTGCGGTATTGCTGTTATATTATATAAATGATCAAACCCTATTGAATTTAATGTATTTGGTAAAACCCAATTCGAAGTATCGCCAGAAATATTATTATAATTTGAGTAACTGTCTATATATATTGTATCAATCTTAGTATCACTAAAATCCCAATCAGTTATATTACCCGTGAGATATCTATGATATAAATAAAAATACGTTAAACCAGTATTAAATGTCCAATCAGTTATCGATCCAGTAATTCCAGGGGTATTATGTATTCTAAAATAAATATAATTTAATTGAGAAACATCTAAAGTCGTCGCATTACCTGTGATCAGATTACTATCATACACCATCAAGTTATAAAGATTTGGATTGTTCTCAACAAGATCATTAAGATTACAATTCAAATATGAAATTGCACTTAATTGAACCACACCCAAATTCTCAAAATCTATATTAGAAAGATTACCAGTAAAGTCACAATTCGTAAGATACAATCTTTCCAATTTTTCAAAATTTGTGATTGTATTAATATTACCGTATATTATCGGGTCATTCAGGTTCAATTCCCTTAATTTGCTTGGAAAACTACCATAACTAATATTTTGATTGAAATATGACTGATTTATTATAAAACGGTTTAAATTAGGAAATTCATTTATAAGTTTAATGAAATCACCCCGGTAATAATAACCTGTGTATGGGTTATTGAAATAAAGATAATAAACGGCATTCAAATTGCCAGAAAAATAAAATTTTTTTTGACTGGTTTCGGTTGTTTGGGTATATTGTAAAAGATAACTTGAACTATTTGTAATAAACGAATTCTTTTGCAACCCCGTCGGTTTTGCAAAATACACTTTCAATGGATTTGTTGTACTCACTCCGCTAAATCCAATATATAAATTATGATAATAATATGCATCGTTATTTATATAAGAATTAACAACTTGCGCCCTGAACACCTTGCCGTCATTCCACAAAACCCTGTCGTCGTTCTTTAACATAATGGACTATTAATAAATAAACCCTTCGGTCAATAAATTGGCACATAATGTTGCACACGCCGATGCGGACGATACCCTAAAATAAACCGTGCCTCCTGCTGTTGCGGGTGTACCTTTCTGAGTCACTTCCAAATCATATGTTTCATTCGTTAACACATTATCAATTACGACCGCTGGTGACAGGTTACAATACGTCGAAGCGACGTTCCCAACACTCACAGTGAAAGATGTCACCGGAGCATCCTGTCGGATAATCAATTTGAAACGATTGAATAAAACACATTTTCCCGTCGGAATAGTCATTATCGCTGTATTTCCCACCGCATTTAATGGAATGTTTTGTGTGTAAACATAATTTGGCACGAGCGTACACACACCCAAATCGGTCATAAACACCGATTGTGTAGGATATGCAAATTTTTGCCCGATGTATTGTAGACCAGTTATTGCATCTACCCATTCATCAATCACGGGAACTTCACAGACGCAATTACTTGTGGCATGTCCAATCCATGTATAACCACTTGTTATCGGCCTGTTGTATGATTCCTTAGACCAATATCCACTATCACAATATCTTAAATATACATCTTCCAGGCTTAAATTAACATTTATCGCCGTATCAGTACTGTCCTTGAAATTAGTGAATGTATAACTAAACACCCCACCCGCCGTCGGTTCGGGTTTAACCCATTGATTCTGTTTCAAGTTTGAGGGTTCTGCTGATGATTGGGTTACTGTGCCTAAAAACCCACCCCCACCGCTTGAATAAATGATAGCAGTTCCCCCACTGTTTGTAATCGTCGTGCCTCCGCTTCCTAAAAGACTCCTAAATTGAAGCACCGTTCCACTCGTCCCGCTGTACAAACCTGCACCCGATCCGATGTTCTGCGCCGAAGTCACACTACCAACACCCCCTGTTGAATTGATTATAACAGTTTGGCCACTGGTCGTGACTATAGTGTTCCCACTACCATAAAGACTCCTGAGTTGAAGTATATTAACGAACTTACTGTCGAAGATTCCTGATCCTGAACCAACATTTTGTGCCGTGCTAACCCCGGTTATAACGCCTCCAGTTACACCGCTGATACGTATTTGATCGCCTTGTTCGAACACCCATATACCCTCACCAATGGCACTTATACTTCTAAACCGGAGATTATTTGCTCCAGATTTGTTGATATAAACACCCGCTCCTCCACCAATATTTTGACCAGTGGTTGTATTGCCTACAAGGCTTATATTTGATCTATTTGTCATAATGTTTTAAAAATTTTTAACAAGTATAAATGGTGCAAGTTATTGGTGTTGCTGCTCTACAAAATAATCCTCTTGTCGGCAATACTGAAGTTATACAAACGAATGCACAGGAAATCCCCGTACCACCCGGTATTGGATGTATAGAACAGATTTTAACACAAATCGTATCGCCAGCAACAACGGGGAAACTACATGAAAAACTGACCGCACCAAGAATGTTAGGTCTTGTACAACTGTATACACCAACACCATTACAACATCCACAAGCAAATGATTGGCTTCCAGTACAAGTATTGGCACACAAACAATGACATATGGTAATAGTATAACATTGATCCGTGCTCATCGCCGGGTTCGAACAAATGCAATCCGTTCTACAAGTAGTTGCCGTTCCATTCGTACCAGCAACACTTATTTGGTTTAACCCAACTGCCTTATACGACGTTTCACGGCAGAAACTATAAAATTCGCTCATACAATGAGGTGCAGTTTTTCCTGCAATAATGCTTAAAACCGACAAACACTCCCTATCACCGAGAACGGAGGCACAAATGCTTGAACACGTCTGCAATGTATTATTTAATATCGCTATACTACCCGATGCTGGCATTGGCATGATTCATATCCTCCTTTATATTTTATCCCGTTATTAATATTTTATAATTTATTCCCGTCGATGGTGCTGTATCAAATGTTATACAAACACAATTTGCATTCGTCCTTTGAACATTCGTATAAACTGTTGCATAAGGTGCGTCCGCTTGAACCAATTGTACCATAACAAATTGTTGATTACAACTGTGTGTCACACTAAACCCAGTCGTCAAACTGTTACCACTTATCATATAAACCCCCACACCACCACCAATAGGCGTACTCCAAGAAGCAGTACCGTCAGCAGACGATGTCAACACACATCCTGCGGCAGCACCTGTTGTTATCTTGATCACAGGTGTCGAAATGTAACTCCCTTGTGGTTGGAAACACAATGGATATTGTGTTGCACCATCAAAAGAACCCGACTGCATGTACATGACGCCGCTACCGATAAGACCCATATAAAGGCCATAATTTTCAGCGGCTTTCGAAATGCTGAAAGTGCTTGCTGATGCAGTCAATGTTACCGAATTGGGAACTCCGATTTTCAAACAACTATTGATTGTTTGTATTGAAGCACTTGTACATTTCAAAAACGTTGCGGGTGCTGTCGTACCCGTGTAGGTGATGAACACCGTCTTGGCGACATATGTGGCCGGAACGGTAGTGCCTGTGTAAGTATCGAATGCGGTTTTAATAACATATGTTGCAGGTGCAGTAGTACCCGTGTAAGTCGCCACTGAAGATTGTAAAGCATAAATACCATGCGTGTGACCGCTTGCAGAATAATACAACTTAGAAACGTATTCCGCCACGCCGCTTGCATTAAATGCGGCAAGCGTATCGTTGTTGCCGAGATGGCCACTGTCTGTCCAAGTCAAATTACTCAAATTGGCATGATTGGTGGTGCTGACACCCGCAACACTCAATGCGGAGAATTTGCTGCCCACAACATATGTGATGCCGTCCGTCGGTATCACCACCTTACCATAATTGGAATAACTGTTCGATGTTGAATAACTTATGCGAGCATAAATCACGTATTCGGCACTCGCCGATGTCAGCGAACCAAGCCTCAATCCCCTCGTATCCTCCGCCTGCGCCCCGGCGAGTGTTGTATACGTCGCCTGCGGCGGCAGGAAGATCATCCTGTATTTCTGACTGTTGGAATCCGAAGTTGTTGGCACGAGAATCTGATAGGCATTGTAATAACGATTAGCAACACCTGCGGTCAACGTTCCTGTCACCGGATCGTTGACATAGATATATGAATCATCTCCTACTGCAAGGAACGGGGCGGTGTTGGAGAACGTATAAACACTCGTGCCCGCACTGATTCGCATAACGGTGTATCCACTCGTCTTCGGCCATGAGGCTATTGTCGATGTTAAATCTTCATCATCGAGAGATGCGGCATTAAAACTCGGAGTTATCCCTGCATTTGTCGCTGTGTTCGCCGTATAACTCCCAGAAGTTGCTTGTCCACCGGATTTCAAATATGTCCCAATGGTATTATGTAAAGTTTCATGAGCCTGCCAATCAAGCAGACCGTGGGTTTCACGAATTGCAAGCGACGCCGCCTCGGTCGCTTGGTAATAAATACCTGAAACCATTATATGATTAAATTCCCAAACAGATTGACTCCACGTGAAACCTAATCCATCTGTCGAATACAAATACCAACGTCCCACTGTTGCCGTATGTGCACTTGAAGTCCAAGGACTCGTCAGAGTCCTCTTGACGCCTTTCCAATAGTAATCCAATGTGCCAGTCAGGGTTATAGTCCTGTTGGTGTAATTGTATGAAATGTTTATATTGCTTCCGTCCACGAAACCCGTCGGGTCTTGCATGTCGGTAGCCATTTGGAAAGGCAAGTACTTGCTTGCAAGACATGTGCCGTTTTCAATAAACACCGGACTTGTCGAATATGTGGTCGCTGATAATATCGGCGAACGCACACAAGTTGACCCTATTATGACCGGACTTATCATACATGTCGAACCACAAACAATCGGCGATGTCACACAAGTTGTACCACTTAACAATGGAGATGTCACACAGGTACTTGCACAAATATTCCCCATAACGCCCAATCTTGTACCATTAAAAGTCAAATTGGGTTGTGAACAGATTGTATTGGCGTCGATATATGTACCAATACCATTTGCTGTAGTCCCGTTCCATTCAATACCACTTGCATCATTTGCATTAATTGCTATATAATTACCACTGCATGTGAGGGTTACATTCGTTCCACCACTCAATGTCTTCAAATTCAACTTGTTGTTTGTGGTAGTGGTGTATATTGTGCCATTCCCCGTGCCTAAATTAGTCGCACCCGTAATCGTGCCACCCGCAACATAACTTCCCAAATACGATTTATAGACCAAATCACAATCGTTATTTAACGCCACAGCACTGCCATATCTCGCCGTTCCACCAGAAAGAATAGTCAAAATTGCAGCATTATTCCTTATGAAACAGAAATTCCTGGTTTTATAATCCCCAAGAAATTTAAGGTTTTGTGAACTTGAACTCTTACATTCGATCACCTCACAAAAAAATACAGTACCCGATGGATGATTCAATCGTGTTTCTTGTTCATATGACGCTGCACTGTTCTCCGTCTGAATGTGGAAATTACTGTTTGTAGCACCGAGTATATCACTTAACTTAAATTCAAGATAATTCGTGTCTTCAGAAGCAGCCAATAAAATTTTAGTTGTCGATGTCGGAAATAAATTAATACCACCATATGCTGTTCCACCACTATTAACCAATAACATATCAAATTCTGGTGCAACGGGATCGTGTTCCAAACGCATACAAGTATAACCATTACCATCACAAACACCAAATATTGGTGTTACTGCAATAAGTGAAGATAATGCACTTCCTGTACAACCCAAATTAAATGCATAAGCACCACATATCGTCGTATTTCCAGTTAGCAAACCACCCAATGCAACATTCGGTCCTGAAAGATGTAAACCACTCTCCGCTCCAGTAACAGTACCTGTGGCCGTAGAGTTAATAACAACATAACTGTCGCCGGATGTTATCGTGATGTTCGTCCCACCACTCAACCTCTTTAACTGAATTAATTGATCTGAGACTGAAGTATAAAGAGCACCATTGCCCGCACCCAAATTGGTCACTCCAGTAACGGATTTTAAAAGCACCGTCTGAAGGTCAGTTTGATCGGCAATGCTTCCGGATATATCACCCCAAGCCACGCTTGGAGTTACACCCGACGTTATAATATAACCGGGATACGGAAGTACCCATCCGGTTGTAGTTGAATTTGCAATAAGAACCGCTTTACTGATATGATCCACCGTAGTTGGTTCGGTGGCGGTCAAAAGACCCGCTGTGGCGTCACTCAAAAAATATGTCGTGTTTATGACGAGTCCTGTCAATCCGGTGACGTAACCCGCTTGGGTGAGATCGAAATAATTGGCGTTGTGACATTTACTTACAATTCCCAACACTTCACCATCATATGTACCATCAGCAATGGCTTTGTTGTATGTCCCCCCGCTCCAACCAATAACATCTTGAACAGCAAAACCATGAGAAGTTTTATTAATGCATTTCGTTATTCTTTCACCGGAAGCAATCAACGTTGATATTGATGAAGTCAACCCGGTGACATATCCCTTGTCAACAAGTGATCGCAATGTGTAACTGCCACTGTAATCGGCAGCGTACCTAACGCCCCCACCACTATTAACTGTGAATACAACACCGTTTGTATCCATGCAAAGTCTATCGTTGCTGCACGATGATAAATAAACATCACCATTTAACAACAAAGTTGCGCCACAAGTACACATGGCAGTACCTGCACCATTAACCAACATCGCACTGTTTCCGGTATAACATACCATGAATGTTGCAACCGGAGAGGCTAATGACAACGTCGTATTTGTTGCACCCAATGTCCCACCGAGACAAACTCTGCGACCTGTCACCCCAATACCGTTCGTCGCCCCTGTGATCATATTAGCAGTTAATCCAGTCACATATCCTTTGTCAACAAGGGAACGAGAAGTATAATTTGAAGAATAATCACCACCGTATTTAATTCCACCCCCGCTTGCACTTGTGAACGTGGTTGCAACAGGACTCATAAACAAACAATCTCCAATATCCGATGAAAGGCTGGCACAGCCATCCTTCAAATATAACGTCGCACCACTTGCATAAACTATCGCACTATCCCCGGTCAAAGCAATAAGATTCTCAACACCTGAAACTTGAAACTTGTATGAACAAATTTCAATTTCAGTATCCCCACTCAAAGTACCACCAAGTGCCGCCCGACCTGAATCACACACGGAAAGACCATTATAAACCGGAACATTGCCCCAACTACCACAACCTGTAGCATTTGAAACCAACACCTTGTTCACGCCGGGACTGCTCTCCATTACAAAAGTAGCACCACTTTGAAGACGGAACTCTCCATAGTCGTGCACATGTGTGCTGCCCGACAGATGCAGTATTTCACCAGGACGTTGTTCGAATTTACTGTCGCTCAGATTGGGTTTTGTATCTAATGCCATCTCGAAATTTTAATTGATATGGTTATTTAAGATAAATACTCTGAAACTGACACTTAATTCGATACAGTAATAAAAAAATAAACCCTCCGAATGGGAGGGTCTAATATTATTACTGATATTACAATCATTTTATGGTGATATTGTATCCTTGGTGACATACACCCCCGTTTGTCTTATTTGATGTATAAATGACCCCCCGCTGACACCATATCTCCACGTACCGTTGGTATCAGGATCACCAAAATACTGCCATGAAGTGCATTTATACATTGCATCACCACAATCATAATTGAAACAGACTGTCGTTCCTGATTTATTGCCCATCCTCACACCATAACCATCAAACGTGGTGTCGATTATTGATTCATCGGCACTCCCATCGCAACATAAACGCATAATACCATTATAATTACGTCCATCATATGATGTAAAACCGCCCGAAACAATAATTTTTTTATCAGGTTGAACCCAGATATCGTTTATATATTCAGTATCAAATTTATTGGTTGCAAGAAATGTCTCATCAAGACTTCCATCAGTATTCAAACGAATTATTTGACTTACACTAACACCACTATATGAAGTAAATCCACCACTCACCAATATCTTACCATCATAAGGTTGATATGCCAAACCATTAGTTACATATGATCCAAGCGAACCCGTATATGTAAACCCTTGGCTATAAAAAGTTGGATCATATGTACCATTTGAATTCAATCTTACGATATAATTTGCAGTAATGCCACTATATGTATCGAAACGACCTGTTACAACATATTTACCATCTGATTGCTGTATCACACAAGAGCCATACCAATTAAAACCCGATCCGGTGGTGAATGTGTTATCAATACTACCATTACTGCATATTCGAACAATATGTCCCCTTGCAATCTCGTTATATTTATTTAATGCTCCTGTAACAATGATCTTACCATCGGATTGAAGCACCGCTTTGGAAGGACCTAAACCGGACTCATTAAACCCATTACCAGGATTGAATGTAACATCCCGGCTTCCATTAGTATTCAAACGGATTATTTTCGGAGACGTAACGCCACTATATGAAGTAAATCCACCAACCACTATTATCTTACTATCACCAGTCTGAATCATCACATCATCAGGAGCACCATTAAAACTTCCTCCTCCCGGAGATAATGTATAATCTATACTACCGTTGGTATTCAGTCGAACTATACGGCATCTCGAAACACCTGAATATTGTGTAAACGCCCCGACTGCAACTAATTTACCGTCCGGTTGAAATGCCGTACAAGATACCCAATTGTTTATTGGAAAACCAGAACCAACTGAAAATGAAGTGTCTATCGTACCATTATAATTTATTTGAACCATTCCACTTGACGATAAACCTGAATAACATTGAAACTGTCCAGCAAGATTCATTCTACCGTCAGGATAAGTCAATACACTTGAAGCCTGACCAATGCCAAAACTCCACGTTAATCCCAAACCTATAAGGAAATTCCGGGCGTAATTCGTTATTGAAAGAGTGTTGCTGCAAAGATTAATACAAGAATTATTAATCAACGTCCCCCCCAAACAAACATTTTTTCCACAAACACCCAATCCGTTTGTCGCCCCGGTGATGGGAACATTATCTAAAACCCATTTTTTGGTGACTAAATGGTTATCTCCAAATAATGACGTGTTCGGAGTTGCAGTGTAACGAATTCCGCTGCAATCATACCTTAAATACCTGTAACCAGTACCACAATAAACGCAATTTTCAATAAAAGTAGGACCGACATACACCCCGGCAACACAACCCGTCCCCTCGTTCCCTGCTCTCGTCTCAATATATCCACTCATATCGGCATTCTTGGTCACTTGCAAATAAGTCGTGTAATTACCATCCCCGACGGTGAGCCTCCTCGATCCTGCCGCCGTACCAAGATTCAAATACGTTTCTGTGGCGGTCAAACTACCACCAAGACAAACATTTTGGCCTGTTGTTCCAATACCGTTCGTCGCCCCAGTGATCCCACCTGTCGTGAAACCACTGATTTGGTTCAATACCCACTCCTTATCAACAAGAGAACGATCTGTGTAATTTGCACTATAATCATCACCATATTCAATAACCCCACCGTTAAACATTGATAAATATATGGTTGATGTGCTACCATCCGTATTCAACTTAATTATACTTTGAGCAGTCTCTCCATTATACGTTATAAAACCACCACCAACCAATATCTTACCGTCATTAAAAATTTTAATTGATGGAATTTGACTACTATCAAAACCAGTACCAGTATCAAAAGTATTATCAATACTGCCATTCGTATTCAACCTAATTATGTTAATAGCAGTTACGCCGCTGTATGTTAAGAAATTACCACCAACCAATATTTTACCATCATTCTGAATCGCTATTGTAAGAGGTGAATTATTAAAACCAGAGCCTGTACTAAAAGTATTGTCAACGCTACCGTCTGTGTTCAACCTGATTATGCGATTAGCAGTTACACCGCTATATGAGGTGAAATCACCACCAATAAGTATTTTACCATCATTCTGAATTGCCATCGACCACACAGTAGTATCAAAACCAGTACCGCTATTAAAAGTATTATCAATACTACCGTCCGTGTTCAACCTGATTATGTAATTGGCAGTTACACCACTATATGAAGTGAAATCACCACCAACTAATATTTTACCATCGTTCTGAATTGCTATTGAATAAGTACTCGCACCATTAAAACCAGCACCAATGCTAAAAGTATTATCAATGCCACCATTCGTATTCAACCTAATTATACGATTAGCAGTTACACCACTGTATGAATTAAAACCACCGCCAACTAATATTTTACCATCGTTCTGAATCGCTATCGACCGCACATTGGTATTAAAACCAGTACCACTATTAAAAGTATTATCAATGTTACCATTCGTATTCAACCTGATTATGCGATTGGCAGTTACGCCACTGTATGAAGTGAATATACCGCCAATAAGTATTTTGTTGTCATTCTGAACCACTATTGAATGAACCTCATTATTAAACCCACCGCCACCATTAAAAGTATTATCAACACTGCCATTCGTATTCAACCTGATTATGCCATTGGCAGTTACACCACTGTATGAATTGAAAGTACCACCAACTAATATTTTACCATCGTTCTGAATCGCCGTCGACCACACATTATGATTAAAACCACTACCACTATTAAACTCTACAATAGCATCACTAAATATTAATGTTTTATTGTTTAAATCAATATTAGTATTACCATTTAATGCACCACCAAGAGTAACATTATTACCCGAAACGCTCAAACCATTCGTCGCTCCGGTAATACCACCTGAAGTACCTCCACTAATTTGACTCAATACCCATCCCTTGTTGACAAGTGAACAATCATTAAAATTAGCACTATAATCATGTCCATAAACTATTCCGGCAAACCCCGTATCACCACTATTATTTACTAATGAATACATTGACACCAAATCACCAAGCATTTCAAAACGTGTACATCTTACAATATCATTTTGATAATTTATTAGTGAAATGACACCTGATTCGGCCACCACTGTTGAACATGTAGTATTATTGGTATTTTCAGTAATTAATTCAATACAAGAACAATTAATACGAAAATCCGAACTGTATTTAGTACCATCATAATGACAAATAAATGTACCATCGGATCGAAAACTCGCATAATTATTTCCACTTGTATCGGTAAAACAAATACAACCACTATCATAATTAATGCAAGTATCACCATTTAATGTACCACCAAGACAAACTATTGTACCATCAGTTGTTAAACCATTCGTCGCCCCAGTGATGGCTGTCGTCAACCTGATTTTCTTGGTCGACGGATTCCAAGAAAGTACATCCCCACTACCCGCAGGTGTAGTTAAAATTGCCAAATCAGGAACAACAACAGTATTGGAATAACAATCTTTTTCTACAATGCAATTATTAACCCCAATAAGGGTCGTGTTAGTATTACCACTGCAAATTATGTTGCCATATCCACCAAAAATATTACCCCCTGCCGAACACGAAACGTTGCCACAACCGACAATTGCCGTATAGTTACAAAACGTCTTGGATTCGCTACCTATTGAAATACTTCCCGTCCCGTAAGTGCATGAGCCGCAACCAATACTGGTCGATGCCGTGCCCATAGCCTTCACCCCCGCTCCAATAGCGGTGGCCGCAGTGCCGCCGGATGCGTTACAACCAATTAAAGTAGTGTTCAATCCTACGCCCGCACTTAAAAATGTCATGCCGGAAATCCGGTATCCAGTATTAGAACTGATCGTTCCATAAGCACCAACAATACAATTAGTACCTTTCAAATACAGCGTATCTCCACTGAATTGGTCAAACCTTTGGCAACTGAGGTTTGGTCTATTATCGTAAGCCATATGTCATAATATTTATCATAAATACTTTAAGGCGATTAATAAATAAAAAAACCCGCCGAAATCGACGGGTTAAAAATGATAATTACATATAATGATTTACATTCAACCATTATTTTTGCTTGTTCACGGCCTCTATAATCTTGTTGATATCGAAAACATTCACCGTATCGAAAGGAAATTGCTGAATTTGCCCTGAGATATCAAATTGTTCAAGGTAACTGAATTTATTCAATTCCCTGACATAATTGGCGTTCGGAGTAACATTGATATGTTCGGGATATCCAAACACCTCCGGCTTGTTACCGATCCACACAACCGTGCTTTGAAGATCGAGAGCCGCTGCCACGTGTTGGGAAAAAGAATCAATAAAAAGTCTCTTCTGTGATAATGGAAAAACGGCATATAATTCCCTAAACGGTAAACTGATGGCTTCAACACCCTGCAAAACGGGTTGCTCCGGTGCTTTAATATGTAAAATCCTATAAGACTTGGCGAAATAATTGACGAGTTTCTGTGCAATTTCGATTGGCATGTCCCTGAACCACGATTTCTTCGAATACTGTCCCGTCGGAGAACCCCCATGCGTTTGTAACAGCATGATCGGCCTGTTGTCAGGTTTTATCTTATCCCTTGCAATCTCAATTTCACGGGGATTAAGATAAATCTTGGGTTTATATCCATCATAAGGAATGCCGAACATATCACACCAGGTCTGTGTCAAATGTTTGCGTTGAAGGATATGGTCTTCGCTGTGATATGGTTCGAACCTGAATATCTTGGTGTCGGGTTTGATAAAGTCTGAAAAGAAGTACTGCATTTGTCCGAAAGTGTAGAAACGCCATACGTCGGGATTGTAGAAGAACGGACCATCCCAAGCCGTTACCACAACCAATTTTCTATCAGGATATGCTTTCTTTATCGCCCGGCAGACGGCGGTCGCCATCACTTGCTTACCATGTCCACCTTCGGTATGAAAAATTATGTATTTGTCATTGTCATTGATCTTGTCATCGGGGATTCTTACCTCATTTGCCATAACATGAAAATTTTAATTATAAATTTTTATATTTTTTTATAAATACTGTAATAATCTCAAAAATCGGGGTTTGTTGAAAAAAAAACGGGAGATTTTTTGTCCCCCGTTTTTTCTCGCCATTTTCTCGCCAATTTGGCGATATCATGATTAGTTGATGAATGCCAAACTATACCATGCGCCTCCACTGTACATCAGTTCGAGTGCACCATAATTTGTGTTGATCAAAGCATTCGCAGCACCGTCTATCGTGCCCACGATCGAAATATTCGTAGTCAACGCCGTTCCGGCGGCATCCTTGATCTTAAACACTTGACCATCTTGTGCAGGACTCGGCAATGTGATTGTTGCGGGTGCTGTAGCCAAAACGACGTATGAACTTCCGGTTAACAAGGCCACCGTCCCAGTAACTGCAGTGTAAGAGTAAATATTGTTATGATCACCAAGAACACTGCCCGCAACCACTTGAATTTGACCCGTGGAATCCCTTACAAGCACTGAATCCGCAGTCGATCCGGCTGGTGGTACTTGTGTCAATACTATCGACGGACTGTTGAGGTTTATCGCCGAAGTTCCAGTCATGCTCAACGTCGTCACATTGAAGTTCAATGCTTGTGCACCACTGATTGTTGTTGTTTCAGTTATTGTACCACCTAATTTAGCACTATGAGCACCTACTTTGGTAAGTCCGTTTGTTACTCCTGTTATTGCAACAGCAACAATTGCTTGTGTTGCACCTGACCAAACAGCCAAATTATTCACATCGGCTTCAAGGTCATCGATTGCAGTTTGAGTTGTTCCAGACCAAACAGCCAAGTTATTCACATCGGCTTCAAGGTCATCGATCGCAGTCTGTGTAGTACCCGACCAAACTGCAAGGTTATATACGTCAGCCTCAAGATCATCAATAGCAGTCTGTGTAGTACCCGACCAAACAGCCAAATTATTCACATCGGCTTCAAGATTGTTTAATCTCGTATTTGTCGTACCCGACCAAACAGCCAAATTATTAACATCCGCTTCAAGATCGTCGATGCGTATATCCAAATTACTTGTCAATCCCGTTACATATTTCGCACTGACAAGAGAATTCGACACAAATGTTGCACTATAATCACCACCATACAGGATACCCCTTTTGTTAGTGATCGCCGTGTCGGTGTATGTCAACGTGCAGGTATCACTACCTGTAATCGTAGTCGCACCCGTCAAAACGCCGCCCAAAGCAACCTTATTGCCTGATGTTACATGCAAACCACTTTCAGCACCCGTCAGAGCACCAACAGCAGCCGTAATATCGGCACAATTAATAACAAGTTGGGTATCGCCCGCATTGTATCTTACCGGAATTGAGGATACAGAACCACCACTAATCACATCTGCATTAAGAACGCCTGCAGAATAAGACAAACCGTGACCTGCAATATTTGGATCAACACACAAACCACCCACACCTACAGATAAACCGCAGGAAGTTGGTTCAGCACCACCAAGATTAACACAAACTGTGTGCAAGCCACCGACCTGTGTTATATCGATACCCGCACCACCCTGCATATCAATAACGGTTGCAAATTCTGTAAACGTTATAGTATCACCACTGTCAATCGGGTTGGGTGATGTTATAACCCATATCGAGTTGTTTTGTGTAGAACCGCTTGTAACCGGGACAAGGTCACCGTTGGTGATTTCACCAGAAGGAGTCCAATCCATATCAGTTGAACGTGTCCAAGTTGTTGCAGATGCTGTGTAAATACCGTTTTGTGATGCATCAGTTTGGTTTTTAACCAAAATCCTCATGCCATTCGTGGTGGTGATTCCATCAATCGTTTCAACACCACTCAAATCAAGGTTCTGACCAACCGTCGTCGCAGCACAAACAGAATTATGCACAACCAGTCCGGTTGCAATCGTATCAACATATATTTTGCTTACAAGCGAGTTGTTACAGAAACTATTACTATAATCACCGCCGTATATTATACCGTGGGGTGTCGAACACAAATCAGTGAATGTCGCACCACTTGATGAGATCGATAAAGAACCCGTCGTCACCGCAGCAGCACCGCTTGCACAAACATTAAGCGCATCCAATTTACTCGCCGCTGTGCCAAGTGTGAAATCCATACCGCCACCGCAAATCACGGTGTCATCACACAACACACCACCAAGTCCAAGATTATAATCCCCAACATCCGTAATACCGTTCGTACCACCAGTTATTCCACCAAAAGCCGATAACGAAGTCCGTCCGACTTGGCCTGTGATTGTATCAAAGCAAAGCAGGTTGCCCGTGCCCACCATAGGTGCGATGTAAGTTACACCAGAAAGGCGAATACCCCCTGTATATCCTGTGATATTAACGGTATTGACATTAAAATTCAACGTCTGTGAACCGTATATCGTGGTTGTTCCTGTCAATTGGCCACCCAATTGTGCACCATGTGCACCAACTTTGGTAAGACCATTGGTGACATTGGTTATTGCATTGGCAATAATTGGTTGTGACGCTCCCGACCATGCGACTAAATTGTCGACCCTTGTTTCTGTGATCGCAGACCATGCCTCAAGATTGTCGACCCTTGTTTCCGTTGTCCCCGACCAAACAGCCAAATTGTTGACATCAGCCTCAAGATTGTTTAATCTCGTATTTGTTGTTCCCGACCAAGCAGCCAAATTATCAACATCCGCTTCAAGAGCATCAATCGCATTTTGGGTAGTTCCTGACCATGCAGCCAAGTTGTTGACATCCGCTTCAAGAGCATCAATCGCATTTTGGGTAGTTCCTGACCATGCAGCCAAGTTGTTGACATCCGCTTCAAGATTATCGACCCTTGTCTCAGTCGTTGCAGACCAAGTTGAAAGGTTGTCAACCCTTGTCTCGGTTATTGCAGACCATGCTTCAAGGAGGTCAATTCTTCCATCCAAATTGCCTGTCAATCCTGTGACATATGCCACATCAGGAACGGATCGTGCAACATAAGTGCCGCTTTGATTCGAAGTATATTGCAACGTACCCACATCATGAATCCGGGTGTCGCCTGACAAAGTCAGTAATCCGCCATCCTGTTGGTAGAATTTGGCGTTAATCAGGTTTAATTTTGTGGTGAGAGCCATATGGTTTTTTTATTAATTTGTTTTATTAATTTTTCCGCTTTTATATAAATAGTTCCCGTTATCAATAAATGTTACAACACATTGAAATATTTCGTATGATTTTCATTAGTTGACAAAGGCAACCGCACTCCAAAAAATGTTATTATATATAAATGTTATTGATCCAAAATTCGTATTAATCATAGCAGTTCCATTGTCATTGATGCATTTGCCATTCCCATCAATATAAATCGGATTTGCCAACGCATCGCCGCAAACATCGGTGATTGTAATTCTTTGACCGTTACTTGGTGAAGCATATAAGTAAATACACTCTGTCACGCCCGAAACCCCGACGAATCCGATTGCTGCACTACTGATCGTATATGGATCAGCATTTGTGAGAACTGTGCAAACTGTGTTCAATTTACTCTCAACAAAACTCCTTGTGACGAGCGAACGGCTTGTAAAATTCGCCTCGTAATCACCACCATATGTCGCACCTGAAGGTGCTGTGATGAACATGTTATTGTTAGTGCAATATAACAGATTCCCGCCTTTTGCGCATGTGGTTATCGTGTTGCCCGTTTTATTGATATCGATAAAAGCACCATTTGTGGCATTCACTGTTTCCAACGTAACATAATTTGCATCAACACAAGCATAACTATATGATGTGGGTGTACCAACAAAAGATAATATCTTACCTGTCGTGCCGGAAAGTGTTAATGTCTTTCCGTCAATATTAATAATCGTGTTCCCCGTCAACGTACCTCCAAGAGAAACAGTCGTCCCACTTACACCGACAAGACTCAAACCATTGGTAGCACCCGTCAATGTTCCTGCACCCGTACCGCCGCCCAATTTAACCCAACTACCTGCTGTTGTATAATTCACTGCATCACACAACCAATACACACCACTGCCAGCACCGGAAGCAACAACGGTCAGCATACCGTCATACAACGCCATACTGCTGCACACGGGACTGAAGCACCATGTCGCCGGAAGAGTCAGATCGGCATATGTGCAAACCAACTGACGGGCGTCAATAGGAACTGTCGAACCGCCTTCAAAATTTGCCCCGAATATGAATGTACCTTTGTATCTTGACATATCTTTGTTTTTTTATTAGAATACTAATCTTATGCAAGTGGTTGTCAACCTGCACGCTCCATTGTATGTATACAAGCAATATGGTGCTGAACCACAACAAAGCGTCTCTGATGAAACACTTGGTGTCCATGTAGTCAGTGATGCCGCTCCCGAACCACCTTCCCATTCCCATGCCGATGAAAATGTGTTGTATGTGCAAATACATTTCAATGGATTTCCAGTCCAAGCATTTGGAATCTCAAATCTATCCTTCAACCCACCACTTTCAGCAACCAATATTAATGTAACTGGAGTTGTAGTCATAGCCACATACGATTGTTTCGTCATTGTGCCAATTGCTGATGTTGTTGCAAATATTGGATACACACCACAAATCGTTTTTGAATCACTTAATGATCCTGCAGGACAAGCACTATTAAACGGCGTACCGTTTTGTCCCAACGGTTGAACACCAGCACTATAACATACAGTAATTCCCCAAACTTCAGGAGTGCCAATTACAACATAACTTGTAACGGGTTGTGATATCGTGCATGCCGATGTTATATAAGTACCCGCCACTTGAGCACCCGTGTACACATAGCAAGTTGCACATCCAACCCTTTTATCTGAAGTACTCATGTATTGTGGGTTGATGCAACCTCTATTGAACGTTCCACAAACACTTAAAGATGGTATTGTACAACCAATTTCATAATATGTCGTTGATGCCGCCAATGTCGTCGAGAAAGATGGTGGTGTCAACACCCCACATAATTCAGGCACTAATATTTCCTGCAATATTTGAATTGCTGTTTTCCCTGTTAATACTGTACCAACACACATACCGCCAGTGGCACAAATGGACGGCGAAGCCAAATCATAAATCTCCGTACCACCACTTGTGAAAATCACAATTTCATTTCCAACTTTCGATACTGATGTATTACCACTTCCAATAATCGTGTTTAAAATTATGTTATGTCCACTTGTGCCACTGTAAACCGATTCGCCACCACCACTATTCGTTACACCAGTAATCGCAACAGCAAGTGTTGCTTGTGTTGCAGCATTAAGTGATATTATATGTGTTCCGGTTATCGTTGTAACCGTAATTCCAGTTCCGGCGGTAACGTCCTTAACATGATCATATAATGCAAATGTTAATGTCGAACCTGTAATATCGTGTATGTATACAGGATCGGGTGTTATTAAAACCCATGATGATTGGGCGTTCGTAAGTCCTGTCAAGACCCACATATAACTTCCAGACATAGTTTCACCCGTCGGAATTCCATCAAAGTCTGTCGAACGTGTCCAAGTTCCACCACTATTAACAACCCAAATACCATTGGTTTGACCGCTCGGTGTTTGATCCTTAATAAGAACCCTATCACCATTTGAAAGCGGAATCCCGTCAATCGTCGTCAATCCGGAAAAGGGGTATGAAATATTGGTTGTTGTTGCAACACAAACAGCACCCTTGGGTAGCAGTCCGCTTGCTATAGCATCAACATATTGTTTGTCGACAAGGGAATATTCGTTGTAAGGATAATGACCTCCATACGTCAATCCACCGCTACTATCCAAACTAACTGTTGATCCGGCATATGATAGTGTTATTCCTGCAGGTTCTAATATAATTTCTGTGGTACTTCCACTTGTTGAAACATTAAATCCATCAACATTTGAAAGATTAACATCCCATAAACCAACACCATTAATTGTCGTATCACCAGTTAAATCGCCACCCAAGGAAACCAATGTTCCATTATTTACAAGGCTTAAACCATTAGTTGCACCCGTTAATGTTCCACTACCACTACCTGCTTTTATCCAACTACTTGCATTCGTATAATTTGCTGAATCACATAGCCAATATATACCACTATTAGCACCCGTAGCAACAGAGACAACAGCACCATCATATAACCAAATACCACTACTGCCACTCCATGTCGCCGGAAGCGTTAAATCAGCATATGTGCAAACCATTTGACGTGCATCGATAGGTGCTTTTAAAAGACCTTCGAAGTTTGCCGCAAAATTAAATGTACCTTTATTCCTTGACATATTTTATATTTTAAAATACCAATCTTATGCATACCGCACTTCTGTCAGTACTGTTATATGTATATCGGCAGTAACCGATTGAATTTCCTTGCACCGTTTCAGTCACCGGACTTGCTGTCCAAATCGTCAATGAAGTTCCTGCCGAACCACCCGGATATTCCCATTGACTTGAAACCGTATTCCATTGACATACTCCAACCAACGGCCTACTTGTCGGAGCACCGAGCCAAGCACATGGAATCTCGAATTTCTGTTTATCCGGACTACTATCTGAAACCAAATTAATTTGAATATTATTCGCTGTTGACATATTTTGCAATGTCTGTTTTGTCAATGTAGTAATACCTACGGTTGTTGCAAACAATGGATACACACCAACAATAGAACCGCTTGCTGCAGATGTACAACCCGAAGGCAGTGCTGCCGAATACTGCGTGCCTTTACTACCCAATGCCGGAAATCCTGCATCATATCTTGCACAAACACCCCATGATTGCGTTCCAATAAGAACTATATAACTTGGATTTGTTTGAGATGCTGGCGATGATACACATGACTGAAAACCACTTGGCATTCCTGTACCTGTGAAACAATAAGCGTTTACAAAACCGCTCCTGAAAGAAGAAACCGAGCAATATTGGGGACTTATCGAACCCCTGCTGAATGTTCCTGTAACTGTTTCGGAAACAGTACATCCGATTTCGTAAAGACCCGAAGCACTCAAACCATTGCTTATTGAAGGTGGTGTTATTGAACCACACAACTCAGGCACTAATAATTCTTCAAATAATTGAAATGAAGTTTTCCCCGTCAATACAGTACCTGAACATATCCCACCAAGGGGTATTACTGAAGGAGAACTCAAATTATAAGTCCCGCCTGCACCACCAGTTCCACCACTCGAATAAATGATTATATTGTTGCCCACAGTACTCACAATCGTATTGCCGCTTCCAACAAGAGTCCTAAATGCAAGCGTATTGCCTGTCATCCCACTAAAAACATGCTGTCCCGTGCCGATGTTTCTACCACCCGTCGCACCCGTTATTCCTTGCGCAGTCGTTATGCCAGACAAATAAACAAAATTGTCATCATACGTCACCAAAAGTGAACTCGGACTGTTCGACACTATCGTCCTGAATCGGAGTTCTTTATATTGTTTATCACTGTAAACCGGACCTCCAAAAACATAAGTGTCACCTGTGTTTAAATTTCCATAAACATCATTGATGGTGGCGTAAGAAAGGTTGTTATAAACACTTCCAGTGATCCATTCGGTTTGAGTATATGAATTACCCGTATAACCTGTTCCATAATATCTTTGAGTAAATCCAATTGAAGTCTCACCAACAAAATTACTGACGTCACCATCAAGGAATATCCACCCAACCTGGCTGAGAGTATCCCCTGTGTATTCATTCCACACCCAAGATTTATGTGTCGGACTTGTGATTGGTATTGGTTGCCTCACATATCCACGTCTTAAAACACCGTGGTACGTCGGTGAACCTATTTTAATTTCACCTGTATTATCAATATAATAATAGTTGTAAAGCGAATTATACGTATGAAGAGTATCTGAATTATACGTATTGGGAACAGTACCCAAAGTTTGAACGTTAAGTCTTTGAATCCCTGTCTTACCGGAAAAGAACCCAATGTTCGTTGCCCCCGTAACTGCAGCGTCGAGATGTATCTGTGTACTTGCACTGTAATCAAGAAAATCCTGCAAACTAACACCCTCTTCAGTTCTCGATCTTCCCCAATATTGAAGGACGACCCCCTTACCTGTTTCAGTTGTTACAAGCATCGGTTTCGAAACATCCGTAAGATTCGTTGGTGGAATGTGTGATAGTTTACCATCGAAACTCGTATATCCCGTACCAACAAAATTTGGACTGAGATAATAAACCGTGGATGCACTCAATGAATTACCACTGTAATCCACCATGCCGTTAGTACTAACATGCCCGGCGAATGTTAAAATAAAAGTATCGCCCGTTACAGTTACAACTCCTAATGGTTCAATCAAAGCAGCCGTTGCTGAATTAACCCTAACAAAATCATTCCCATCATGTCCAATAACATCACCAAGATCAAAACCATTCGTATTTTGATAGAATTCCTTACTTATCCTTTCGCCAATATCATCATTATCGCCGATGGGAACAATGTGCCAATTGGCATTATCAGTCAACCCACTAACTTTTTGGTAATAAGTGTAGCCATTCCATTCCGCCAAGGTTATGTATGTTCCACCACTTGTTTGAGGGTGGAGATGATAATACTCATTTGTCTCCAACACGTGTGCAAGCATTCCAAACCTGCGTTGGCCTATCGAAATATCATCATAATTAAGCGGCAGGTTGAGTTGATTCACAGCCAATTCAAATGTTGGTGGAAGGGCATCCCTTTCAGCAAGCGTCTTGAACTCCATATAACCGCCGACACCAAGAACTGAATGATGAGTGCCGTATGTGTCCCCTGATGAACCCCTCACGATTGGAGAGGCTAACAACGTACCTTTGTAATATTCTGCCATGATTATTCTTTATTAACTTACAATTATGCTGTAAACCCCCGTTATTCTGCTGTCCGACCTTGCAATATAATATTGATTGGCGTATCCACACTCATTAATGAATGTTAATGGGAACAGCGTACCCGCCAATAGACTCCCCCAAGCATTGTTTGGTAGACCGTTGATTGTGAACGATGGTGCTCCGAATGACGTGGGATATGCATAATAGAAAAATTCATTATTGAATGTCAGCGAACAATTGAACGTCCTGCTTGTCGACAATTGACTTACTGACGAAGTACACATTGCAGCACAAGCGGTAGTGCAATTGCTTGAATAATAAGCCGTACCTGTTTTGAAATAGTATTTTTTATTCATCCATGTGATTGTTGCAGGATCAATAGCGATTTCATTTGCCGTGGTAGCAGCACTTAGATAGAATGCAACGCTTGTGGACGACGTACCTGTTGCAGGGGTCGCACCCGTAATATTAAACGTGTATGGTATAAGGCCATTCGTTGTTCCGGTTGTACCACCGGAGAATATTGTAGTATAGTAAACCCCATCTCCTCCGTCACTCGCCCTGATAACACAAACGTAATTGGTGTTCTTTATAACACTCCAACAAAGATTGCCGTAAACACTATCCCCGAATTGCCTCGAATCACCACCAATTGGTGTTGCAATACTCAAACTCACACTCAACGGAATTGCGGGAACTAAGATGGTTTGAAGAATACATTCGATCGTACATCCGCTTATAGCACTCCCGGTCGGTAAGCCGCCAACCGTCGTTGTGGTGGGTGACATTCCGTAATACCTACTGTCGCCAGACGCCGCCGTGGGTTCTAATGCAATTATACCACCACGGTATGTCATGACTTGGCCGTCGCTTGCAGGTGTTGCACCACTCGCTGTGATTATCACACTACCGCTTGCCCCGTCGGAAAGGGTTAAACCACTCCACGACGAAATATTTGTCAATCCCGATAAGTTCAACTCACTGCCCGGAAGTTGTTTGAATTGAACGTCGTCTAAATTGGGTCTTGCGAAAAATGGCATATTTTCTGATTTAGTTGTATTATATTATTTTCTCAAATCTCTTAACTGCATGACCGTCCAGTTAGTTACCTAAACCGGAGGTTTCGCTCCGGTTTGATTTATAATAAATACAACACAATCAGATTAAAAACACGTGCAAATAAAAAAACCCGTGAGATTTTTCTCACGGGTTCATATATTCATGACAATCGCAGACTTTACTGCCAAAACGTTTTAATTTACCGTTGAACGGTATATCGTCATTTTATTTACATAGCGAACCTTTGCTGCCTACGAGCCTTGTTCCTGAGTTCATTCACTTCACGGAGTGCGTTCGGATCGAATCTCTCTCTCTTAACCACACTCACGACATGGTTGAACTCATTCTCGGTAATGACCTGACCGATGTACCCCTCGGTTTTGAGGATGTACGACTTCGGTGCTTTACTCGCCGAGGAAGGATTTCCTTCCGCATCAAGGGTCGCATCGAAGGTCAGTTCGAGCAGTTCTTGGATTTTTTCCTGAACGCTCGCTGTCATCTTCTGCTTCGTCCTTTTCAGAGCGGCCTCAAGCAGGTCTACAATGTTGTCACGGTAGTCCTTCTTAATTTCCTCGTATGACTGCGAGAAGTTGTTCATCGTGGACTTATTCTTCAATTCGCTGATTATTGCAAGCGAACCGTAGCAGTCACGGATCATCAAATCCCACACCTGTTCGGCGTATGTGAAGGACGGGAACTTGTCGATTGCGACGATTTCACCGTCGATCAGCACGACTATACCGATCAGATTCTTTGGACGTTCAAAGTGTGCAATGAACTGTTCAAGTTTCTTGTCATACTTATCGAAGTAGACATTAAGATACCTTCCTGCACCGGAATTAGTATCATGGCCAAGTTTCTCAATCGCCGGATAAATCCTGCCAAGATTATGCGGTTGGCCGACAGTGTCGAAAACCATTTCACGCATTGTTACAGGAAGCATACGGAACTCCTGAGTACCCCTGAACGTACCACCCTGCGAACCCTGAACGCAACCTGCGTCATTGAAGGTCACGCTCGACTTTTGAGCCATGTAACCCGCCTTGGTCATACCGTGGTTCTGCGCCGACTGCTTAGTTATAACAGCCATTTGCGTGGGCACAATAATCTCCTTGTCCTCCTTGTTAGTGAAGCCAATTTGACCATAGTTGTTGTTACCCGCAACAAGTGCAGTCATGGGATTTCCAAAACGTTCGTCCATTGAATACTCCTTATCGGTCGTCAAACAGACGATTTGCATGTTCAAAATCGATTGAACTATGATGTTGCCGTCAGCGTCCTTGACGGGACGGCATCCTTTCAGCAATTCTACGAATTCTCTCGTGTTCATAACCGTAATTATTAAGCGTTTACACTAATTTTCTTCAACCTCTTGACGGGTGCTGCTTCAAGAACAGCCACCTGATTTTCAAGCCACCTCTTGGTATCGATTTCAAGCAACCTTGCGTTGATCTGTGGTTGCAGTGCGACCGGGTTGTTTATCGCCATTGTGACGACTCCAGGACCCAACTTCCTCACATTCGCACCCATTTCAGCACTGACTATCGGCGAAATTTGGAACACCGGAATGTCCCTGCCGCTTTCAGCCTTCCAAATCGAGATGACCTCGTTGGTCATGCCGTCATAAGCATTTTCATACCCGTCAGTCAAGATAAACATCGCATCAAACGGCTTCGAAGGATTCTCCTTCTTTAACAATTCGATGAACGAAGTTGCAAGATCGGTGACCTCATCCTTGGTTCTTACAACGATGCTTGAATTCGCAGACCTTGCAAGAACTTTCGACGTAAAGTCGGCAATCGCCCTCGGCGTGTTCTTGGATTCTTGCTTGTGACCCGTCATCGAGTTGCTCTCGTCGAGCACAACACCGATGTTTTGATAGAAGAACCCTGTGATCTTCTTGCTTTCGGCAAGTTTATCAATCGCCACACCGATTTCACGAGTGAAACCGTTTTCATACCCCGTCTTGTACAGAGCAAGGAAATCGGTTGCCTTTTCGTAATCAACCGTCTTTTCAACACCCAACTTAGCCGTCGACTTCGTCTGACGGACTTGCTGGTTGACAGACGTCACTTCGGTAGACTTCCTGATCATTGCCTTGGTCGCCTCCCTTTGGAGTTTGGTCGCCCACATAGAATGATACTGCGGATGCCTTATGTTCGAGATCAAACCCAAAAGAACTTCTTCCGGGACGGTCTTGACACCTGTAATGTCACGCCTTGCCTTTTCGTATTCACTCAACAGCGGGAATTCGACTGCACCATAATCAACACCATCATTCCTTTTCATAATAAAGAGGAAGAGTTTGAACACCTTTATTGCTTCGATGTTGGTGTATCTCAAGATGTGTTCGTTGACAATCTTTGCTTCCTTCTCGGTGCTTATGCCGGAAGGGTACGTCAACTGCTTGCGTGCGATAGTGACCAATATGGAGGCAGTTTTTCCACCATACACGTGTCTCAACGCCTTGGCAATCTTGTTACGGTACTTCATAGCATAGAATTCAAGGTTGTCCTGACCCCAAATGTACCCAAGCATGATCTTCCTCGACCTGTCGTTGTTCACCTTTGCATCTTTCAACGCAACGAACAAACGGAGGATATACGGAAGACCGTTCTCACCGAGGTTATTCAGGGCGCAAAGAACCGCCTTGTCGCTCAATCCATTGTCGTACCAATCGATCGGGTTGACAATATGGTTCGCACCGCCCCGTAAAGTGTTTTTAAACTCATTGAGCAACACTTCGGAGATGAATTGACCTGTAGCACCCTTTTGGTTTGCCACGATCAATGGGAGTTCCTTTGAAAGAGTATACATTTTCTTTATCTGATCCTGTACGGCCTTCAATTGTTCGTCCTTCTTGTGGTAGTAAGTTGCACTACCCTTCGCAGCACTTGCAATAGTCAATCCTTCAATCAACGATTGTCTGATCGTGCCGAGCGTCTTTTGTGTCAATACCAAATCTTTCATCGTACAACAATTTTAATTTACAGTTATTCAAAAATCGCATGGTAAACATACGAATATTTTATTTCAATATCAATTAAACCCAAAAAATAAACAAAAAAAATGGGCAGATCGACCGACGCATTGCTGCGCCGATTCCCCCACCCATTTAATTATAGGAATGTTCTTCTCTTCTTCGATTAAGAAGAAGTGCGGTTGTATTGTCCTGTAAGTTTGCGCCCCCTACTCGAAAGCGGGAACGTTTCATGTTTCAATCTACTGAAAACACAGCCAGTTCTTCCCTATTTTTTGTTTTTTGAAAAAATACAGCACTTCTGCCGTTAAAAACCATTCTTGACCATCAAATGTTAGGCGACGTGCCCCGTTTTTTACTAAAAACTCTGACGCCGACAACCAAAAAATTCAAGCGGTGGGGTTTGCTTGTTTGACTTAAATTATAAATCCATTCGTTTTACCCATTTACCGCTTTTATAAAAAGGGGAACAGTTTGAAAGTAATTTTTGTTGTATTTGCAAGTTTACGAAACTCGTGCCTTAACCAACTTGGCTATTCGTCCAATTTTGGCGGACAAAGATGGAGTCGAACCATCGTTTTACTGGAATCACTTTCAGTTTTCCCATTTTGAGGGGAGAGCCGGGATCGAACCGACAATCAATTGTTTAATAGACAATTTGCTTTACCTTTACTGGAAACACCATTAGTTCTCCTGTTGAGGAGCAATGAGATAGTATTTTTCGTTTTTGATTTGCTATCTCCCCTTGTAATCAATAAAAAAAGAACTCTTAAAAAATCAGAAGAAATTTGTTGGTTTTTGTTTTGTAGATATTGAATTTGCCTCTCAATTTACTGAAAAAACCATCAGTTCTTCCTCAATGCCGATATTGAATGTGGTGTCGGCCTAATTCGGCCTCGATCTTACACTGTCTATCATCAGAACCACTAAACCACTCTCATGATCTCAATATACTTGTAGCGGGAGAGGGATTTGAACCCTCGAACTCTTGGTTATGAGCCAAGCGAGATGCCGGACTTCTCCACCCCGCAATGTGAAACGTTGATTCGGGTTCAACGTTTAAAACCTTTACAAATTCCTTACACAAGGTAAAGAACTAAAATTTAAAAAGGATAGTTTGTTTGTTGTCTTGTTTTTAACAAAATCGGACTTGAACCGACAACGTACTGCTCTGAAGGCAATTCCTCTTCCAATTGAGGTATTTGTTTACTGAAACAACACTCAGTTTCCTTTTTTTGTGGGGAGAGTCGGATTTGAACCAACAATCAATTGTTTTACGGACAATTTGCTTTACCTATTACTGTAAACACTAATAGTTCTCCTGTTAAGGAGTATGAGATAGTATTTTCGTTTTGTTTTTGCTATCTCCCCATGTAAAATTCAAAATTTAAAAGAACTCTTTTGTCATTAAGACGATGCAAACATAATTCGAATTTTTTAATTCTCCAAATGTTTTTGCAAAAAAATTAAAAAAAATTTTATTCAGTCTATTTCGAACATATAAATACGTGAAAATTTCAAAAAAGACGCAAAAAACTATAAAATTTTATAATTTATTTTCTTTCTTCTTCATAACGTGTTGATTTGCACCCAATTTCGCAAGCATATCACGGACAATCTTACCATTTCCTTCCGGTTCTTCGGAATCCAACGGCAAGTTGTTGAAATCAAATTCCACAGTATCGGTGTTTTCAAATGGTTTATAGGTGGGTATCATTCCCCCATTTTGTAATTTTACCTCTTCGGTTTTTTCCTTTGGGGGACTTGTTTCTGGGGGTTTCACATCCTCAATCCTCACCTCCGGCGGTTCGACAACATCCGGATTGGTGGTATAAGTCTCCCCTGTCCATCCAAACGGATTATCTAATTCATTCAACACGTCCTTCACCTTGTCGCTTGCCTCTTCAAGCAATGATTTGGTCTGCACCTCGACCACAATATTCTTTTCCACAGGTACGTTCTCATCAAACTCAATCAAAGAATCATCTTCCACAGGTTTCTGTACCTTATTCTCATTCATTTGGGCGTACTTTTCTCCCATTCCGGTCACCAAATCTTCATTCGCCCTTCCTATAGCACGTGATTCAAAATCCTTGATGGTATCACCATCAGTAACATCACTCACCGCTACATGTATTAAATTTATTTTATCGTCAGATAATAATCCCGCTTGCCCCTCAATCCTACCCAATGCCTCATCAGTAGCACCTGGTGGCAATTTCCTTGTGTATTTAAGTGGATATCTCTTATCCTCAATAACGATCATCATTTTATCGTTATCGAAAATACAGTCACTAAACGTTTGACCATCACGTGCGAACCTCGCCTTAATAATCTTTATTGTTGCAAGATTGGCCTCCTTTTGATCGTCTGTCTTGGCCACACTCATGAAGAAATGCGCTTTTTGTAATCTTTTAATGCTTCCACCCGTCTGAAACGCCTCAACTATTTCAGCGTTAAGTCCGCCACGATTTGTTTGAAGTGCCGTCCAGGCAGGAATGTCCATATCAGACGCCATTGCTTCAAACGATTTAATAATCACCAATTCCGCCTCTGTTCTATCAGGAGTCTTCTTGTGTGAATCGAGACAATCAAGGTAGTCGAGCACCACAATATCAAACTTGAATCCATATTTCTTTTGATGCCTGTTAATCCACGCCCGGACATCCATCATGGTGGTGTTTTCCTGACTCATCTTGATAATGACAAGTCTACCCTTACCTTTCATTTTTTCGGCTTGGGCAACGACTATTTCCTTAACTTTTTTATTTTCCTCATCCATCTTACTCAATGGTACTCCTGACCAAATCGTAAAATGCTTCCTTTGAATTTGTTCAACAGTATCCTCAAATATGATCTGTAACACATTCTTATTGCATTCATATGCAGTATTGGCAATCTTCGTCAATGCGGTCGTCTTTCCAACCCCCGAAGGTGTCAGAATCACCCCAATCTCACCTTTACCAAGACCACCACCCGTTAATGTATCAATCACATCAATGCCTGTTGGTATGGTCTGTCTAAATTCCTTTCTCAACACTCTATCGATGTTCTCAAATACTTCCGTGCCTTCATCCTCTTCAGCACCAATATGTGCAATTTTTAGAAATTTCTCTTCAATTTGGGCGATAACGTGTTTATTCTTTATTTCACCATTTTTCGTTTTATCAATAATAAATTCACCAGTCTTCCTATATTCTTGTTGTTTAATGAACATATTCGCCGACCTGCGGACAATTTCCCCATCGTGCAACATTTCCTTGTTCAAAACCCTATCATTCCACAATTCAATTTGTTGAAGTGCAGAGAACACCGATTCCTCCTCAATCTTGTTGTTCGGTGTCTTAAATTCATTGATTGCCTGTTGGATGCTGCGGTTTTGAAGATTAGGAACTTTACCATATTCCTTAAAGAACTCGTAGATGATGATGAACATCCTCTTCATGATAGGTTCATCAAAATAATCGACAGCCAAATTCGGCAGTATTTTCTCTGCGAATTCGGGTTCGACAAGGAGTTGCCACATCATCTTCCGTTGAAAATCCGGACCGAGATACGATGTGAAAGTATTTTCAACAGTTTCGCTCATATAAGTGCGTAAAATGAGGGGGCAGTTGCAGAAAACAACTACAAATAGCAACGGTGAACAATTATTGAAACTAACTTTGCAACCGCCCTTATGTTATTATTTTTAACTTCGGTAGTTCAATTTCCTCAACAAGTCTTCCCTTTTGGCGGGTGAAAACTCCCTTATTTGATTGATGGAATACCCTTTGTAATTAATTAATACGTAGTCGTCCCACATATTCCGAATGTCTTTCCTCTTGATCTTTTCGAATATCTGATCAGCGATTTCAATAACAGCGTAATACACGTCAAGCGACCACCGAGCAACAGGATTGAAACCATCAACATAAAATAACCTTTCAACAATCGGCTTATTGTTGATATAGAACCCGATTTTACATTCAACACCTCTTATAACCTTTTCTTCAATGTGTTGAACAATCGGCTGCGGATTGTAATACCCTATCCTTCCGACAGGGGTGTGTATTATAGCCTGATAATAATGATAAAGATTATATGAATGGTTGGGCGAATCCTCTTTGTCTGTTTCCTCCCTTCCTACTTCAAAAATCACATCGTAACTCTTCCTTGAAAGGGTCTTCTGTAGCCTGGTTATGGCTCTCGGCAGTATGTCCCGTATATCGATTGAATATCTTGTAAATGGATTGAATTGATCTGCATCAAATGCTTTTTCACACAACAAAACATCCCCCTGATACAACGAGAATTTGAACACGTTGCTGTATCCTTTTTCGCCCATTTTAATCGATATTATCGTTAGTTAGTAGTCTTATACAAATATAATCAGATCACCCCGGATTTAAAAGGGTTTTTATAAATTACCTTTATTATTTTTTAGATATTCTGTAAGCAATTGTTTTTCATTCATTATCACGGTGTAAAACGGTTCGACGTAGTTTGCAAAAGTACCTGTATATATTTTTAAGAACTCGTCCTCCTGCATCATTTTAAGAAGATTTTTACTCCCTCTATTTTCCGGAGATAGCGGTATTTCCAACTGCAACAATCCTTCTTTCGCTTCTTCTGTGAGCATCGGTACTCTCAAATTAACCAATTTGTAATTGGTTTTCAACCTCTCAATACCCTTCAACAGGTTTTCAAAAGTTTTCAACGGTTTCTTCTTCTCTGCAATCCTGGCCTTATTCATCTCATCCACCTTTTGACAAATCTCCTTTACGGTCATGTGCCTAAATTTCATCTCCGGGAAGTGATTGATTAGCGTCTTCTCGCCCCAACCTTGAATTCCTTGAATATTATCTGCATCATCACCACAAATGATCTTCAATATCAACGCATTGGTATAATGATGATCAAAGTGCATTATATAATTCGTCTTATTGACAGGCTCGTCGATGCCGGGAATTATCATTGAAATGTTCAAATCCAATAATTGTGCGAAATCCCTATCGGCAGAATAAAGGAATATCTCCTCTTTGTTGTTATACTGTAAACAATATGCAGCAACCAGATCATCACCCTCTACATCGTCGATCTCTATCTGTCTCAAAAAAAGTTCTTCCGCATATGCTTGTATTCTTTTCCTTTGCTTGAGGATGGACTCTTCTTTCTCTTTCTCTCTTCGTATTTCGGCGGCAGTCATCTCAATCCTCTTGTGCCATTCCTTCGTCTTCCGATTGGCTTTGTACTCGCTATCGATGTAATGCCTTAATATGCCTCCACCCTCGCCATCCCATACAAGCACAACCTTATTAATCAAATGTTCTTTGATTAATTTACGGACGGTGGTCATAAAAGCATATAATCCGCCAATATGACCAAAGTTATTGGTGTGAGTATCTTTTGCGCCGTGGTACGACCTTTTCAAGAGATACGAAGAGTCCACCAGCAAAGTCCTTATTTTCATTCCTCCGGTTTTTCCTCAACCTCCACTCTGCTAATAATTTCATCCTCAAATGAAATCTTACCGTTGGCATCGATGTTCTTCGTCGATAATGTAAGGTCTTCGGCGTTGATGCTGTCGTCCTCGAACAAATTACGGAAATAGAGTATGTTTTTCTTTTTGAAACCCTCAATATCATCAGGATACACAAAACCAAGCGGTGTGGATATGATCGTGCCCTGCATTGAAATACCACCCAATGGTCCGTCAATGTGATTCTTAGCAACACTAATCTTGGTTTCAATACCGTAACTCACAGTACGCTTCTTACTGTCAGCAGTGGCCGCCTTCGTTCCGTGGGTTATAATTCCACCCATATGGAAAATCAATCTTGCGCCGAGATTCCATGTCTCACCACCTTTGTGTTTCACAACACCCTTGTTCATATTGTCGATCCAGATTTTCTGTGTTGCGACAACGGTATTGGTGTGTGGCTTATTAATCTTCCTGCTGCTTGGAATCGTATTGTTCAAAAGGTACATGAATGCTTTCTCATATGCCCCGGCGTTCCACATATTGTTTTGTACATCATCTTTTTCTTGTGCATTGATGGTCTTGATGCAGTTCAACGTGCCGATCGAATCAATAGCAAACAACAAATCCACATCAAGCAAACCTGCGGCCTGTTTGTCAAGATAATAATAGAAGCATTTCGCCAAATCCTCAATTGACGCCTCTTTTCTGTCCTTATCCTGCAACTTCCCGAATTTGTCAAGAATGAAATCGTTGTCAATATAAATATAATTGTCGAAATCGAACCCCAATTCTTTCAAACGATAGTTTCCCCGTCTTAAATTGTTTTCAGTGTCGATGAGAATTGGAACGATCCCCATCCTCTGCGCCGACACAAGAGCCTCGCAGATTGCAGTAGATTTTCCTGTGTTTGTATGACCCCGAACTTGATTGACATAACCTTTGGCGAATCCCGGTAATCCGGTCGCCCTTCTCACACCCGGAGACATTTCTATCCATTCCAACGGTTTGTCGGGAATGTTTTCAATACCTTCCTTCTTCTTAAAATCGTCCAATGAAAAAGTCTTTTTTGCTGTAGGTTTCCTTACCACAGGATTATTGGCAGGTACTTCCTTTTCAGTCACTATTTTCGCCATGTTGTTTGAATTTTTACGTAGTTTAAAAAGGGGGACGTATAAAATCCCCCCTTATTGTTTTTCAAATTACACCTTAAAAGGGCAGGTCATCATATGCCCCACTCGTACCTTCTTGACCGGGATCAGGTGCTTCCACATTGGAGGCACTCTGCGCCTGTGAAAGAATAGTTGCACCCACATCAACCGAATTGTCGACATATGTGCCAACTTTGTCGGGAGTGATGTTACTGATGGTCACACGTGGATATTCCTCATCCTCATCCAAATCGGACGCATATTCGAAATTCTCGTCGTCATTACCATCGAGGTCACGATTACGTGTGTTTGCAGCCGTTTCAAGATCAGGACGGCCTGGGAACACCCAATGCTTGTTATTGGCATCACTGTCATCCCAATATGGGTTTCTTTCCGCTACAATCGCTTCAAGGAATTCGTATGGCGGCATCCCCGGTGCTTGTTTCGGTTTGAAAACATCCCTCCAAGTAATCTGATCATTGAGCCATTCCGTTACCACAACAGGATCGTTGTGTAATGGTGATTTTCCATCGAACATAATAGCCGATACTTTCCTGTACTCATGACCATTGAAATCACTGAGAGCAGTAACAATTTTCAAATCCGTCCCGTCGACAGCACTTGAAAAATCGGCTTTTTGAACCGTCATGTACTGTTCAAGAACAGGCAGCAACTTGTCCAAAGGACCATCCTTGCGGTAATTGTGTTTGAACCTCCAGAATTTTACACCGTCTTTCACTGCACCTCTGTCGATACCACGGACGATATAAAACTTTTTGGCTTCCCACTTACTGGCTTCGGTGAAGATCGCCTTGTTCTTCTCAAAGATCGGCTTTTGTGCGTCGGTGATATTCTCTTTCTTAATTCCCCTCAACGAAGGGTCTTGTTTCTTGAGAATTTCCTTTGCCTTTGCACAAAGCGGACAAGGTGCAGGAATCATGATCGGTTGGTTGTTGGAATCCAACAACGGATTGCCGTTCGCATCCAATTTCTTCACCTTGGGATCGTTATGAGCCGGACAGTAAATGATTGTGTTGAATTTTTTCTTGCCGCCTGAAATCGTGGTAGTAACAACATGGAAGAATGCTTCTTCGATGTGTTTCTTGCCTGGTTTCGGGGGAAGGATTCGGAAGGTTTCGGAAGGTTGTCGTGGAACGAAATACTTTTTCAGCATGTCCTCACGTGATTTCCTTCTTCCTGGTTGATTTTCAGACTTTTCTTTAAAGTCTTTGAAGAGTTTTTTCAATTCTGACAAATCGCCACCTTGTGCGTTTGCCGCATTCGTACTAACATTTTCCATTTCAAAAAAATTTACAGTTACAATTATTTTTCAATTCGTAAAAATTGCAATTCTAAAATTACAATAGGTTTCCTATAAATACAAGAGTTTTTAAAAATAAACCTGAAACTCTCGCAATATTTAAACTTTCAATACATTATCTGAAACAACGGTGAAATTAAGTGTCTGCTTATTCTCGAAATAACCACCATTCTTCATTCTAATCTGCAATTGATAATCGGCGGGGATCAACCAAGATGTATCAAGATTGAACTCATATCCGGTATTTGTCCTGTCTACAGAAGTGAACGGAACTACATCAATCTCGTACTTTTTCCCAACCGTCGTGAACAACCTGTATTCAATGTTCAAAGGCAGGAAATTATTTTGGTTTGCATACAATTCCTTTATCGTCAATTTGATCTTGCGGACGCCCCCTGTTGTTAGATTTTCCTTTTCCCCGACACCCCAAAAATAAAAGAAATAATTATCGAGATTTACCGTACATGAATTATCAAAAGTGAAATATCTATCCTGAGAAATCAAATAAAACTCACCTTCATATTCTGTCGTTCTTCCGTTGATAGTAACGTTCCATACATCCCTGAACAACACTGCATCAGGGTATTCACTTGAAGCAACACTTAAAGTAACCTTGTAAACCCCTTTGCGCACATTCACAATTGAAGCACCACTTAAAATATCTATCAGATTGTCCTCATAATCATATATTTCAACGTCATTCACTGTGATATCTTGCGCAAAACCACCAACATTGACATAAAGATACAAATCATTTTCCTTGTCAAGGTAGAAATAATTCCTATCGTCAGTTATTGTATCATCTATAATGGTCTCGATATATGGTTCATACCAAGTATTTGTGCCTTTTGCGTGGAATGCAACTGCCTGTCTGAATTCGGTTTCAAGTTCCTCATACATCTCAGCGAACTTAATTCCAAGTCCGTAGGAATTCCCGGTATACGCCGAAGTCCCGGTGTAACCTGTACCGAATAACCTTTGGTTGACATAATCAGTAATGTCGATTTCAATACTTTCACTCCCTTTCTCGAATTCTTGGGACGAAATGATTTGAGTAATACCGCTTTGGTATGAGCCACCGCTTTGTGCCCAAGGAACATTTGTTTTTCGGAAATACCAATTGGAAGCCTGTTCCATATAGTTCTGCAATGGTATTCCATCACTATACATGAAATCGTAACCACCACCCTCGTCCCAATCCTCGTCGACGTTATACAAATCCAATTGGAAACTCGTCGCCCTATCAATATTCAAGGAATAGGACTTCTTTCCAACATATTGCTCTGCATAACTGATGGTATTGGTCATATGAAGTACATGCCTCACAATTCTATCCGGATTGATGAAGCCTTCTTCTATCCTGTTCCTCAAATCACTCAAGTCGACATCAAATATAAACCTGCTCGGCTCGGCATTGAACGTACCGTAGGATATTTCCGTGACTGGGTTTTGGGAATTGTTAAACAGGACACCTTTGACCAGCGTGCTGTTTTTCAGGAAATATGACCGGAATACTGACATTTTAATTTTATTATAAATACCTCCATATCAAAAAAGGACTATCTTTCGACAGTCCTTTTTTATCGTCAGGATCATAAAACTTAGGCATTCGTCTCAATCCACTCCATTATCTTGCTCGCATAATATGAAGATGTCAGATCATTCAAGAAATTATCGATTTCCATCCCGGCGTTTGGCTCATCAATCATGAAGGATTTTGATTCAATTGGTTGTTTTGTGTTCCAATCCAATGCTTCGATTTGAATTGCCCTACCTGAGATAACGAGTTTAATAATACCACCCTTGGCATACTCGCCGATCTTGAAAACCTTAGTTTTCATATTTCCTGCAGCCATTTCATCCATTTTCTCTGGTTCTTCTTCTTCGCCTCCGTCAATTTCATCGCCGACGTTTTTGGGTTTGAAACCAAGAAGCATATTGGTCATTTCTTTATCTTCTCCATCGGTGGGTTTTTCTTCCGAATCTCCTTCACCACCACCCTTTTCTGACTTGGCTTGGTCTTCCATCTGTTTCAAACGGGTGTAATAGTCAGGAAATTCTGCGAGATGATCCATAGCAATTTCAAACGCTTTCATTGGATCGTCCGTGTGCTCCATTTCTACATCAACACCCATCGCCAATTGATCAAGATTGAACTCCAACGGCGACTTGCCCTCGGCTTTTCCGCCAGGAATTTGTTCGCCCGCCGCTTCCTTGTCTGTCGCCATCTGTGCGATGTCGTCGCTTTGTTGTTCTTCTGATGGTTGTTCATCATCCATTGAAGGGTTTTCAATATCATTTTCAGGCTGTTCTGGTGTTACACCGTCGATAGGTTCAGGAGTTTCAACATCATCATTATTCTCAGATTCATCCCCATCCTCCATAAGACCCTTAGATTTCTGCTTGGCCAAATCATCCACCTGTTGACGGAGTGATTTAACAGTAGTCTGTGGACTTGGCATCTCATCGTATTTGGACGCTGTTTGTATGTTCTTTCTTGCGATTTCCGGGTCTTCCTCTTCTTTTATCTTGATTTTTTTGGAATATTTTTTTTGTTTTTTGTTGTATTGTTTTTCGGGACTGAATTCCTTACCCAATTCCTTGGGATAATCACTCTTTTCTTCACCTTCGCCAAGGTAATCGTCCGCCCATGCGGGGTGCACCCTGCTCTTGGCAGGAGGTTGAACACCCGTCAACTTATTGATTTCACCTTTAATCTGTTCCATAGTCGGTGTTTGAACACCGCTTGCAATCAGATTATCATAAGCCTGGTTGATAATTTGTCTTTTTTCTTCCGGAATTTCCTCCGTTGGTTCAGTGTCCACAGGAAGTGGATCGTCAATGCCCGGCACTTCCTCCGGCGCATTTTTTTGTTTAAATTTGTTCACAAAATTGACATACTTACCTGCGTCCTCTCCACCTTCGTCACCCACTTCTTCGGGCGGCAGGTTGAGATTATCGTCTGCAACTTGAATATCATCCTCGTCGTCCTGTTCATTCATTTTCGACATGTATGCAACAAACATCGCATTGGCTACCTTTGCAATCATTTCGGTATACGTCTCAGAATCCATGCTGTAGAATTGTTCGGGAGTGAGTTCACTGGAGATCGCTTCAATGGCTGCATTAATATAACCTTGTTTTCCTTGTGGACTGAGTGATCTGTAATGACCTTGGTGAGCCTTGTTTACAATGGTATCAGCAGTTTTACCGACATTTAAAATATTTTCAGTCATGGGATTGTTCGCAATTTCTTCGGATTTGTCCCATATCTGTTTTAACTCTTCATCCGGTAACTTATTAAAATCATCGGCAGTATATTTGAAATATTTTGCAAGTTCAGGATGCCTGCCTTGAACTGCTTGTGCTGTTGGGTCTTTCGACCATGTATTTGCAAAATAATTAACCAAATTGTTTCTTGTTTCCGGCGAATACGTCGATTCATTAACAATCTTCTTCAATTCCTCGGCGTCAACCCTCAATTTTGGGTTGGTTGGTTTTTCATCTGCGTATTGGATGGGTTTTACCATACCCTCCCGATCTTTTGCACCAAAGGGATATGAGTCAATCTTCTTGGCCGCCTCTTCGTAAATCTCGTCCATTTCTTCCGGCGCACCTTCCTCGGCATCGATGTATTTCTGCACAATATCGAAGAGTTCGTTTTTATGCTGCATGTTAAACCTTCTCAAATCGTTCTCAGTCAATTCAACAGTCTCACTGCCGTCGGCAGCATCAAACGTAAAACTGATAAGAGCAACTTCATTCACGCTGAAAACACCGTCTTGATCACCTTCGGATAAATTGGCTTTGAATGTAAACGTCAGATTGTCGTTTTGTTTGTCAATAGCAGTAATTTCAACGAATGTTTGATCGTTATCCGTTTGTGTGTTTGATTGTTCGATATTAAGAACACCATTCTTGAGATCGTTAAATGCAACATCCAAAACTCCGGTTTTGGAATAGTTCTGTACAACGGCTTCATCAAGCCTGATTTTATTCACTTTTTGAAATATGTCGAGAAGTCTCTCGCTGCTGCCTATCTTGTCAAATACTTTCATAATTTTTGTTGTTATTCGAAAATTATTGGGTTATTTTTACCGTATTCCCTCATAAACACCCCGGCAAGCGCATTTGCTTCATTTTCCACATCGCTCCCCGTTTTGTTCGAACCGGAATCCAACCTTCCGTCTTTTCCTTGTTTATAATGTATACTTTCATGCCCGGTCGTCCGCAACACGTCTGCAAGATTCCTGTTCACCGCTACAACTCTCAATTCGTTGGTTTCTGGAGTATATTTGCCGAACGACGCCATACTTGCAGCCTCTTCAGGATCGTATGAAAGGACTACATTAGGCACGTCCTGTCCCAAACCGAGTTTTTCTGCAATGAATTTCATAAAATCGGCAACGATCTCCTCTTTTTTCTCCTTCGGCAACACCTGTTCCACAAGAACAACCTTGTTAACCTTCTGAAACATCTCAAGAAGCCGTTCTTTTGAGCCGTATGGGTGGAACGCTTTCACAATTAAACCATGTCGTTAAAACTGTCTTGAACATCCATCTTCGATTTCTGTGGAAGATCGTCGAAATCAGCAACAAACGTGCCGTCCGGCAATTGATTTATCCCCTTTTCATTATTCGCACTTCTCTGTTGATTGAACCAATTGTCCGACCATAAGTCATTCAGATTGAAGTAATAAGGGTATGAGACCTTAGTCTTGTTCATCAATTTTTCGGAATTGGTTGGTTCACGAACTTCTTCCACATCAGCGTTCAGAGTGTCAATTTTGCTGTTCAATTGATTGACCGTGCTGCTCAACATTTCCAATTCATCGTGAATGCTCTTCATCGCCTCGATGTTGTGTTTAATAATGTCGTTTTGAACGTCATCCACTTCCGGTGCGGGTTCTGTTGGAGGCATTCCCATAGATGGGTCGTCCATTCCACCCGGAGGTGGCATGGTTTCACCACCCGCTTTATCAAATGCGGGTGTCGGGGGTGCTCCCGGAGCGTCAGCATTCATTGGTTGGTCATTCGTCGGTGCAGGAGGCATCTCGCCTCCACCCGGCTTTTCAGCGTCCTCTTGTTCACCCGCCTCGTTTGTCAACACAGGTGCTTGATCAAAGATTTCGCTGTCGCCAACCAACGGGCGGTAACGTGGCGTCTCACTTATCTGATAGCCAATACGGTGTTTTATCTTCCTGATATGTTCTTCAAGAAGGATATTCCCCTTTTCATTTTTTTCCATTGCAAAAGAATGTTAGTATCTTTCCCTGAGTAATTGTTTGCCGTCTTTTGTGACAAATACCTTATCAACACGTTCAATCAAACCCTCCCTCTCGTCGAGGACGACTTTCTTGGCATTGTCTGCTTTCTCCTTTTCCGCCAATTCTTCCTCGGTCAAAGGGGTTTCAATGAAACTGTTGATTGCTTTTTCAACATTGTCTTCCATAGCACTTATAATTTATTTATTATAAATACTACAGAGATATCATTTTGTCAGGATGACAACGAGATATCTTTTAAGATGAGTAAAATTTGGAAAGATTTTATATTGGGTGACATAGAGCATGCCATCTCCATCATTCACGGTTACTGCGGAACGCCCGCACACCCGTTCAATTATAATTGCAACATTGAATTGGAAGTATTCGTACATCTTGAGATTAACACCCCAAATCTTGTTGTCATTAAGGATGTATAACATCTCATCCTTGAAATTGTAAACCCTGTCGAAATTCTTCGGAAGAACGGCCATAAGATCATCAATGTCGCTTATTTGGAAGAACACCGGGTCAAGATTGGTGTATGTATATTTCGGTTGGAAGTATAACTGAGGTGCTGTGTTGACGAAATTTTGAACACCTTTCACGTGGAACGACTTGCTTTCCTCGTAGGAAAACTCCCAATACAATTCGTTGGTTACAACCTTTTTTTTAAGGATATCGGCGTTTTGAATAATACTATTACCAGGATTACACTCTTTCATAAATGACCATCCAACATAAAGTGTCGGCAACGAATGGTCGAGCGTGTCATACGCCGTTGGCTTGTCAATGTAATTAACATATTCAACCGCCGTGTGGTTCACAAGAGGTTTCTCATGTACGACATTTGCAATTTTCATTCGCCTTGTATAATTTCAACACCCTTTCAATAATACCCGTCGTCGAACACCAATCTGTAGGATAATAAATCACACCATTCTTGGCAAATTCAGCACCGACAATAACCTTATCTTTGTAATGATCTCCAACAACGATATGGTCAATTTCAAACTTTTCAATGAAGTATTTCATTTCTTCATCGTCGTGAAAAACCACCACACTATCAACCATCTTGAGGTTGCACATAACCTTCATCCTTGTGCCAATACCGTTTATCGGTCTCTTGTCGCCCTTGAGCATCCGAACTCTTTCATCGCCATCCAATCCGACGAACAGTTTGTTCTTGTTTAAATACAGCGGAATTGAATTATTTTCGTATAATTTTGCATACCAAAGGAGGTTTATATGCCCTTCGTGCAAAAGATCGAAACAACCGCTGACCCAAATGTTCATAATCCCACCTTTTTCGTATCGATAACAACTACACCCTTTTGAGTAACCACCCATGCGGCACATTTATTAGCAAAACGTATTGCTTCACAAATATCGGAATTTTCGAGATATTTTGCAACAAGTGCCGCTAAAAACGTGTCGCCCGCACCGGACAAGTCCCTAACGTCATGCTCCTCCAAAATTGGAAAAGATTCGTTCTTTATTTCCCCGTCGTCATCATAATATCTCGTCGCTCCCAACCTACCTTCCGTTACAATAAGATCACCCGGATAATGATCAATTAAATAACCCTCATTTTGAAGAAACTCCTTTTGATTGATCTTTATGTGTGTAATATAATCACACCACCCATATATCCGTTTTTTTGAATCCATAAATGTCAATGAATGGTTATTGGAAATATAAACAATATCCTCTATACTCAAGAACCCCTTGTTGTAATCCGAGATGACAATTGCGTCATAATCGTTCAAATCCAACTTGTCAAGGTCTTCTCTTTTCATAGGGAAGATGCTGTCTTTTTGATCCACCCGCAAAAGCATTTGGTTGGAGACCTCGTCCACATACCTTGTTTTGACTGGTCTCAGATCGTTGGTTAGAATATCACATTGGACGCCCAATGCCTTGAGATTTTCATAGACATTGATTGCCATGCCGCCGTTACCAACAGTTTTCAGTGGGTTAAATATCGGCACAGGTGCTTCCGGGCACAACCTGGAACAATTACCGTAGATGAACATGTCCAAACAACTGTCACCGATCACTAAAACTTTTTTCATGTCTTAGACCTTTCCTGTGTTATATTTTGTATGATAATATATGATTGCATCCTTCTGCATCTCACGAATTTTTTCTTCACCATATATGCTCTTGAATGTTGTTCTATGATGATGCGGGATAATCAAATCTTGCACTAATGCCATTGTATAGCCATTATCGAGAAGACGATGACAGTAATCATCATCATCTCCAAGACCTACACCAAAACTCTCATCGAGAAGTCCAACCTTATCAAAAACCTCCTTCTTAAACATTGCACAAAAAAATGCAAACATCCCCCCGCTTCTAACAACATAACCCTTTTGACCTTTCGGATATTTTCCCTGCCAACTATTTGGGGTTGTTGTCAACGGACCCGATAAGCCAATATTTTCATTTTGAATCAATGGTTCTGATAATTTTTCAAGCCAAGAATCCACCGCCTCAGTATCATTATTCATCAACACTATAAACTTGGCATTACTTGCCGATATCCCCATGTTTGTCGCTTTCACGAATCCAAGATTTTCCTTGTTCCTGATAAGTATATGGGGCATGTCTTTCAACACTTTCCGAATTTTATTAAGTTCAGATTTCTCTGATCCATTATCAACAAAAACAATTCTATAATTTTCAGAATGTTCCTTGATGCTTAGTAGACAATTAATTACATATTCCGACATATTCCACGATGGTATTACAATATCGTACAAAGTCTCTGTAATCAAATCATCTCGTCTTCCCAAACCGTTGGCTTTCTTCCGCTGAACCGCAGTCAACGGTTCGTCGATGTGTGTTATTTTCTTGAAATAATTATACAAAAATGTTATCACCCGGAAATCACCCAAAGCATATCCTTCCCATTCCGGTTTAATTACCGAATTGAAGCAGAAACATAATGTAGAAATATCATAAAGGACTGGTTTACCTAAGAAATTTTCATCTGAAGGTATAATTCTTCCTTTCGGAAATTGCGAACGGTATATTATCAAATCATTCCCATTTTCAATCTCTTTTGAAATTTTTAACAACGCATCTCTGTCGTTCAACTTGTCATCGTCATCAAGATACATTATATAACCATTCTTTACATATTTATGTAACTCATTAAGATATAAATTATATTTAGCGGGTGCACCATATCTTAAATCACCACTTTTCTGCTCAATTTTGACGTCATTAAAATCGTACCTTACTATCGAACATTTATATTTTTTTACATATTCAAGACTTTCATCGTCATCAACTCCAACGATAATATTGTAATTCTTGTACGTCTGCTCAAACACGGATTCGATACAATTTTTGAAATAATTCGGCCTGGCGGAAGTTCTTATTAAAATGTTAATCAACGGTTTCTTCAAACTATTTTTTAGAAGCACAGACCTGTTTTGATCATCCCCTTTTTCAATAACAACCGCTTTTTCGTGTGGCTTGATTTCGGTTTTAACTGGCTCAATAACTCTTTGCTTGGGTTCTACCCACGACGGTATATTCCTCGTACTATCACCCTTTTTCTTGATGAAAACGAGGTTCTTGCGCTTCTCTTCCCTTCTCCTCTTTATTACCGCTTTAATATCGGGACGATCTCTTCTCATTTTATTTATCGTAGAACTCCTTTAACTCAATTAATTGATCTTTTATTATTGGTGTCTCAAAATCGGGTTCAAGCATTTTGTTCAACGGTTTCTCCATCTCAAATTTATTAATTATATTAGGTTTTGAATAAACTTCTCCAATAATTTTCAATAAATCGTATTTGCTCAACCCCAATGAACCAACTTGGGTTAATATGAATGCCCCTTTCCAATCTGAAATAATCACCTCTGCAACCTTACACCACTGCAATGTCGTAATACCATTCCAAAAATAATTGGAATACCCCTTCAAAACTTCATCGTCGTCAGTGCCGAGAAACCAATCCAATAAAGACAGACTCGTAATCAATTCGTGCCCAATAATTGATGTCCTGATGATCTTGGTGTTCTTAAACTCATCAACAATTAATTTCGATATCTCCGCTTTACTTTTACCATAGTCGTCTTCTGCATCCCTCCAATCATTCCATTTATACGTCTTCGGATATGCAAGATAACCCGAAAACTCACAGTCAGTTGATGGATGAACCACCTTCTTGCCTGTCGTTTCCAAGAATTTTGGTAATTCGACGTTCAAAAATTTATAATATTCGGTGTTGTATTTCTTTTGGGGTATAGCACCCACGCAATTCACAATGAATTCGGCATCTGAATTCAGAATTCTGTTCTTATATTCGTCAGAGTCCCATCTTGAACCCTCTATCGTTTCAATATCGCACTTATTGGTGAAATATTTGTGGACTGCGTTTCCAAGCATTCCGTAGTGACCCAATACCAATAATTTCATGTAACATGTTATTTAATACCTATTATTTTTCGTTTTTCAAAAAACCGCCTTTGTACAACAATTCGTGGAGAAACTCTTTCCCTTTCAAATTATCAGCAGATGAAAACGTTATAAAATCAACCTCTTCGCAATTACTTAAATGTGAATAGTCCTTATTCATTTTTATTGAAGGCAATATCACATAATAATTTTCATCAAATTTATATGTATTAACCGATTCATGCTCCGATACAAGTACTTCATGTATCTTCTCACCTTCTCTGATGCCAATCTCCTCGATCACGGTATTTTCATTACCATAAACATCAATTAGGACTTCCGCCAAATCCTTGATGTGAAACGACGGCATGTTCATAACGAACGTCTCCCCCCCGACGCTGTTCTCCGCCGCCTCGAAAAGTAAAGATATTGCTTCCGATAACGTCAGGAAAAACCTGGTCATTGTGCTATCGGTGATGGTCACCTTGTTCTGTGTTTTTATTTGATTAATGAAATGAGGAACAACACTACCATTCGAACCCAACACATTACCACCCCTGATGCAAACAAAATCAGTATCATTGGTCAAATTATTGGCTTGTATTGTCAATTTCTCCCCAACGGATTTCGTCATTCCGTACAGATTTGTAGGAGAGACCGCCTTATCCGTAGATACGTCGATGAATTTTCTCACTTTGTATTTCATCGCCGAATTTATCAGGTTGATCGTGCCGCCAATGTTCGTCTTTATCGCTTCCTGCGGCTGGTTTTCACACACCGGAACGTGCTTCAAGGCAGCAAGATGGAAAACATAATCAATACCACGTTGGAACAACCTGTCTACTGCATCAGCATCCCTAACGTCTCCAATCACATATTCAATCCTCGAATCGTTAAACTTCCTCTGCATGTTCACTTGTGCGAGTTCCCCACGGGAAAAGACTATTATTTTTCGAGGATTCTTTTCCAATAACTGCATGGTTAGTTCATTACCCCACGAACCAGAACCCCCATCAATCAATATTATTTTATCCTTAAACATAACGGCATTTATTTATTAGATTTTTTTTAATCTTTCACCACAATTCAAATGATATATAATTGAATCATTTGAAGTAATGTGCTCCACACCCATCAAACTTAATTTACTAAAGAATTCAGTATCACCCGTTTTCTTTATTATATCATATTTACCACCATGTAAATTTCCTTCGGGATAATATCCTGCCATTTCTATCGTATATTTGTACAACATTACTGGCATAAAAGCATTTCCAATTGAAACCGTATCTGTTCTTAACTCTTCAACCTTTTTAAGAAACGCATTTTCATCGAAACCGTTTATTGTTGAACCAAACGGACATATTTCACAAAACGACCCGTTTATCGGATTTCTAAATGGTGTTGGTTGTATTATCCTCGACGAAACTACTGTGGTATACGTCAATCTTTTTTTTAAATTACTTAACCAATTAGAAGAAAAACAATGATCACTATTAATCAACATTATTATTGGATTTTCGGACATCTTGATTCCGTAATTATATCCCGCATACACCCGATTTATATACTCCGGATATGCAAATCCCATATTAAATAACTCTTGTTCAGTATAACGCTTATTGTTGTTGACAAAATGTGGATAATTTCTCTCTTTTAAAAAATTCAACACTTCTTCGGTGGCATCATTGGCAATAAAATAAAACTCCGCCTCTCCATTATGAAGTTCCGGCGTATATTTCATAAGATTATTATACAGAAATTCAGCAAATTCTGTCGATTGGTATATCAATGATATGATTGATACCTTCTCCATTCCTACTTTTTTTTTATTGCAACGAACACCTTACCTATAAGGAAAATTTCATAACCTAACTTCTTATAAACCTCCGGATTTAATCCTATTTTGTGTTCCTCATTTGAATTACCCGATTTACGCACATGAAATGTATTATCATGATATCCAACCGGACCACCCAAAACAGCATATTTCGTAAACGTCTTTTCAATATTCTCCAATACTTTGTCGTGTTCCTCTTGGGTTAGATGCTCCAAAACGTGGTGACAAATTACCACATCATATTTTTCATTAAAATCATATTTCGTAATATCGACTTGTTCATAAACCCCTTTAGGTCCAAATTCATTTCTCCAATCAATATTTGGTTTGAATATATCCAATCCTTTAATTTCCTTATCGCCGAATATATTCAACAATATATCCTGCACCTTATAATCAAATTTAGAATCAAGAAAAGAACCACACCCCAAATCCAATACAGTACGCACCTGAGAAAGGTTCATTCCTCGTCTTAGAATTTTCATCACATCTAAATTAGTCACCGTTTGTTGATTAATGTTTGATGTGGGTTTCATCCCTTTTGGCGTCAAAATCTCCTTAGTGGGACTATAATTCTTACCATATGCTCTTATTTTATCCCCGTCTTTCATTTCTTTATTTGCTGTTTACATAATCCTCCCACAACTTCTTGCCTGCAATTCTGTCCCACTTGTGTTCAAAAATCGCATCCCTTGGGTTGTCACCTACCTCGAAATCCTTTTCAATGTTGACGATTTTTCTCTGTTTGAGATTACACGACATTCCCTCGTACTCGACGATATAATACGGTCTTAATAGGCTTGCAGACAACTGAAAATCAGCCAAGTTCATTAATTCAGCCATTTTTTGTTGGTTCACCAAGACGTGCTGTTGGCAATATCCAATAAAACTACCTTGCGACGGATACCACACAATGATCCAATAAATATTCGGATTCTCGTTTGCATATTTTTGAAAATTCTGTATACCTTTCATTGGATGCATTGTCCCGCACCAAAATCCAACTTCTTTATCCAACGGCACATTGTATTTCAATTTCAATTTATATTTCTCCTCGTCAGAATATGGTTTGAATAGGTCGGTGTTCACACCGATAGGCAGGATGTCGACCTTACCAAACTGTTCATAAAACGGTATGGAGAATTTTGATGCGACTGTGATCCTATCAGAATGTTTGGCAGTTTCATATGTTTTTTGAATGAAACCGTCCCATTGATTTCCACCCAAAACTTTTTTCATTTCAGGATACAACTCCCAACACAACGCAATAACATTTGCGGGTTTAGCATTTAACGCCCCACATGTTGAATATCTCAACACAACGTCATCATCATTATATTTCGGCGGAAGACTGAAAGATATGTTGTTGAAATTTCTTTCAAACCATACCCAAAAAGTCTCTTCCCCATATGCGCATTTCAGTCCATTGACTGGTGATAAGTATATCATTTCTTTAAAAATTTAAGTACCCTTCTATCATTTTTCCTCGTTACAATTGTTATTCCGGCAACCCCGACGGGAAGTGTGATATAATTCAACTCCGGATGTGTTTCATCCAACCATTCGTGAATTTTATAAGAATCGCCACAAAAGTATTGATCGACATATTTTTCCTCATAAGGATCGGTGTCGTGTAAAAAGATGATGCCGTGCTCGTTCAAACATTTCAATGAATTCTCGAAATCCTTTTTCACTTGTTCAAAATGATGATCAGCATCTATAAAAACAACATCCACTCTTTCAGTGAAATTTTGGAAAAATCCATCAGTGGTCGTCTTATGAAACTCAAAATCTTTAAACAGCAAGTTGTCGTTGACATCAACACCGATGCACCTTCTACAAAACCTCCTGACCTCCCTGATGTTCAATCCTTGCAACACCCCCAATTCCAAATATGTTTCACACCCAGTCACTTCCACGATTTTTGAAATGAGTGTGGGGTGCAACTCGAACTTTGAATAAATATATGCAAACCTGTCTGTCATACCTTTCCCAATAATATATTAATCACCGTATCCGACACATTACAAACCTGATAATCATCAGGAACACTCCAAATATTGCTTCTTTTCATTGTTGTATTGAATGCTTCAACAATATTCCAAGTCTTCGTGCCACACAATACATTCGATCCGCATTCGATGGTCTCCTGCCTCTCAGTGCTCTCTCTTATCGTCAAAGCCGGAACACCTAAAATGCAACACTCCTCCTGCACTGTCCCACTGTCCGTGATGACACATCTCGCTGATCTCTCTAAACTTATAAAATCAAAAAAACCGAGAGGTTGTGAAACCGTCACCTTGTCACCCAATTTTAAACTAAATAGTTCTATTTTACTTTTCGTCCTTGGGTGCAAGGAAACCACAACCTCAATGTTATTTGAAATCAAATTCAATGCATCAACAATGTTTCTTAAAACATCAACATCATCAACATTCTCACAACGATGTGCGGTTACAAGAACAAAATCTTTGATTTTTTTTGTTTTTATGTCCTGCAATCCCCATTCGAATAACATTATACTATCATCGATCTGTGGCTTGTATTTGTTCATCACTTCGTAAATCGGATTACCCGTCTTGAACACAAAATTCTTATGAAAACCTTCATTCAAGAGATTCTGTTTACTGTTCTCAGTGTACGGAAGGTTATATTTCGACACAGAATCGATTATTTTTCTGTTTGTCTCCTCTGGCAGCCTACTGTCGTAACACCGATTTCCCGCTTCCATATGATACACAGGGATTTTATGTTTTTCGGCCACGATCGACAACAACCCCGAATTGGTATCGCCCAAAACCAATATCTTATTAGGTTTTTCGAATAATAAAATATTTTCAAATTCAATAACTGCATTACCGAAAAATTCACCAAACGTCCCACCTCCCCTTTTAAAATAATAATCGGGTTTTCTTATCTTCAAGTCTTGAAAGAATTTCGTACTTAAATTATAATCATAATTCTGATTAGTATATACCAAGACGTGGTCAACCAATGCATCCAATTTTTCGATTATGATACTCAACCTAATCAACTCAGGTCTCGTCCCGGTTATTGTAAGCACTTTCATTGTTTTATTATATATCATTCTTTATCACCAAGTTATTTTCTGCGTAAATCTTATTCTCTTTTGAAGTTACATTGAAAAATAACTGCTTATTCCTCTCATGCAACGCATGTGCATTTGGAATTTGATAACTGACCCCTGTATGATATTGATGAAGTGCGGTTAATTCATCAATTATTTTTATATTCATCTTGTTTCTTCCAATCCTGGTGATAAAATCATTATCGTCGTATGCCACTCCTTTTGCGAATCTTTCATCAAACCCATTCAGTCCGTCGAGTTTCTTCTTATGCATCGCAGAGCAGAAATGATATGCCACTGGCCTGTATCTTGTATGATTATACCAACCCGGAATTCCTTCCTGACGGAACACAGACTCCACATAAGGCAAAACCACTTTCTTACATTCTTCAATTATGTTATTGTAATTCAAACCATTCATTGCATCAGTCTGTGCCTTTGTCAAAGCATATACAGAAAATGAAAAATAATCATTCTCCCTTAAATTGTCTTTCACATACGACAACACATCCCCAAAATGAAAACATTCCGGATTTTGAATTACAACAATCTCCCCGGCGGCTTTCTTAAAACCAATATTAAATGGAATACATGGATTTACATACCACCTATCCGCTTTTTCCAAACGAACCACTTGAAGAAAAGGAAATTCATTTATCAAATCCTCGATCCTTTGATTCTCTGAACTACAATCATCAACAGCAATTACCTCAAAATCTTTAAAATTCGATAATGAAATGGATTTCAATGTTCTCCTGAACAAATCCTTCCTGTTAAAATATGCTGTTACAATTGAAATTTTCATTCGTCAATAAAATTGATGGTTTTCATATCGCTATCTTTAGGATCAATGTTGTTGACACCCCCGTGCATTTTCGATTCGTTCAAGCCTATGTTTTTCACATACGAAAATGGTGTCCTGTATATCATACAACCCATCACATTTATCTTCGTGGTCATTTGTTGCCACACCCCGGCACTAATGTTCTTATTATGTTGCCACCTCGATTTATCGATTGCATCTATCTTATAATCAATCAATTTAATAAACTCAATGTCATACAACCCACCTCCATCAACCCACTGCTTATATCCCCAAACAAAAACATTGTCATTCAAGTAGTCCTTCTTATAATGATGATAGGAAACACACAACACTTTGTTATTCTCCGTCTTCACCCGATAGTACTCAGTCATCAACCTGTCAAGGAAATCCTTACAAAGCATGAAATCATCATCAATTTGAAGGATCGAATTGGTGGAATATTTCCTCACTTCCTCAAGACCTTTCGTAATTGTCCGCCAATACCCCCCTTTACCATAATTTTCCTCGTTCTTGAGATGAACCAATTCTGGAAATATTGTTGTTAAAGCATCATATCTCTCGTCAGACGAATAATCATCAACCAAAACAACCTTGAACTTATATTCTGTCTTCTGCCTGTATAATTGTACCAATAATTCATACACCATATCGAACCTGTCATACGAAGTCACCATTACCACGGTGTCGTAATCAACATTCATGTTCCTCTCGTATGGTTTTGTAAATAGTTTGGCAACCGCTTCCCATAACCTATAATATTTTGGAAGTATGACTCCACTCCGCCTTTCCTCACGTGTCATCGGCCTATTCCCATCATCAACAATCCGGTACATCTGTTCATTAGCCACCACCGGAGGTTTACCACCACTTCCCAAAACCCTTTTCCAATCCCTCTTATTCATTGATCCAGTTTCTTTAAACACCAATTCCTGCCGCTTGTTACGATTAATCTCGATTCTTTTTTTTATCGCTTTCTTTATGTCGACACCCCTTCGTTTCATATTAATAATTCAACACAGTGTAATTGATATTCTTACGTTCTCTGAAATACTTCGGAAACTTCTTGTATTGAATCGTATCATGCTCGACCGTAATATTTTCTATCTTTTTTAAGAAGAATCCGTTCTCCCTCATCCTCTTATTTAATTCAAAATCCCAATACACATTCGAAGTTGGGTCTTCCACCCAAAAATTTATCTTGTCTACGACACTCCTCCTTTGCATATTGACACACGTCACCATACGGGCGTCCCCGAAGATAACCCCATTGTGTTCCTGTTTATTTATTATATCGATCACCGTACCCACACCAATTCTCTTGAGCATCAACTGCCCGATTATTGGGAACACATCCATTATCTCCACCATTTTAGCAAGGAAATCTTGTGTCATTGGAGTACAATCGTTGTCCCATTGCATAGTATAGATACAATCCTCGTCAAGATTCTCATATCCAAGTTTTGTACCACCAAAATCGCCGAGATTCACATCAGAAAACAACGGTTTGATCTTGTAATACCCTTCAATCTCTAAAGATTTTAACCACTGTCTTGTACCATCACTGCTTGCGTTGTCTATAACGATCAATTTATAATCGTCATATCCTGCCAAACGATCGATCTCCCTAATAGTATGAACCGTATATTCCAAACGATTGAACGCTCTTATTATGATATTTACCTTTGCCATATGATTTTACCTTAAATACTTACCCGTCTTCTTTTTATGCGAATTTTATTGTATTCATCAAGTCAGTCTGAACCTTATCGTTGAACTTGAACTCATCAAAGATTGTTTTCTCCCCGACCTCGGCTTGATATGTTAAATAATTCGATTTGTGTTCAAGGCAAACAATTCTTATACCCTTTTCATTAGCAAATTTTGCCAACCAAATGTCTGCCATATTAGGGTGCTTGATGTCCTTATGTGAAAATTTTAAGAGATTGGTGTGAAACATGGCAACCCCGCTCCCGCCGAGATGAACAAAAACGTCCTTATCAACATTCCCCAAACAATGATAATTGTAATGCGGCGATCTGTAATATGATGCAACCGGATATCCTGTGAATGACCTTCCATGTAAGGACACAATATATTGACCACCATATAAATGAAATTTGGCAATCATATATTCTGCATAATTGGGAGGATAAACGAGATCGTCGTCGATGGTAAAGTAATATCCGTCAGAATCTTCTAATTTCAAGAACTTGAAGCCATCCCCGATTGAATTATCGGTGATGAAACAATTTATTTTGGAATCATTTACAAACCTGTCGGGAATTCTATCATGGGAATTCAATGCAATATTGATCTCATCGGCCTGATTGTAAATTGAATCAATTGTTTTAAATAAACACTCATCCCTTTTGTAAGTGGCGACATTAAAAATCCTTTTCATCTAACATTAAACGTTCAACGGCGACCTCCCATTGTTTGCCATGCCCTGCGTCCGGGTAAGCACCAAGTTGATCCACCTCTGCTGTAATTTTTTAACGAGTTTACTTATAACCCTATAATCCCCATAACTCCACGAACCCCAATCAACCGGGAGGTGCTTGCTATGAAACATAAAACCGATCCCAGAGATATTGCCCGGCACTACTTTGCCGAAATTGGCATCGCTTGGAACGATCCACCCATTGTTAATGTCCACCCTCCAAAAAATGATTTGATCTTCGTGTTCGATGTGATTCACGATGATTTTCAAGGAATTTTGATGCACGAACTTATCGTCGTCGTCCAAATACATCACCCACCCTTCCTTCACACACGTCCCCAATTCATTCAAATGTAAATTCCAAGGAGCAGGATACGTGCCAATGTCTGGTTTGGGGTGTTGAACCTCCTTGGGTGTGAGCCTGATGCAATTGTAATAATCACAATCCACGTCAGTGCCCACGATATGATTGATTTTTTTATATGTTTGATCAAGCACTGACTGCCTACAAACCTTGAAAAATTCCGGCCTTTCGTGCGTCCTTGTTAGGATATTCACAAGAACGTCGTTGTTATCCTCATATTCCGAATAAAAAATTGGCAGTTCGGCCTTATATTTTTCTGCAAACTGTAAACGATTTGCTTCCCACTGTTGGTTAGTCATACCAACCGACTGATGCAACACTCTAATATCGGTCGTGACACCTATATTGCAACCATCAAGATAATTCGGAACACAGAAACTCAAATCATAGAAATGAAATCCTTTAAAATCTTCGTCAAATTGATGAGTAACGCTATTACAATCGGCGGCCATAAAGACCCCATCAACAAGTATAACCGGAGTTGTCTTTCCTTTCATCGGGGGAGCGTACTCGCTCGTCCAAACAGTGTATCCGTCGGTGTGCTCCACAACTCCAAACATTTTCGACCTATCTTCCCACCACCTACCATTATCATGTAGATAGGTCGTCCCGGCAACCCCAATGATTTGAAAATCAGAATTGTTAAATTTCGACAACAACAGTCTACCCCAATTTTGGGTTTTGATTGTGATGTCGTTATGGCAAAATACAAATATGGCTGTGTCGTTGTTATGTTCCCGGATCGCTTGGTTGTAAACTTGCGGCAGGGAATATTGATTGAAATTCGGATAGCAGACGGTTATATGTTTTGCGCCTATCGTGTCGTCAATATGCTTAATAAATTTGTTGTTCTCCCCCTCCGTCCGGTGGGAGGAGAACACCACAACAATGTTGTCTTTCATAAATCTGCATTTTACCAATAACAAATCTAACACATAAAAACCAAAATGTCAAGGATTATTGATTTTTGTAGGCAGTTATCATCGCCTCATAATCCGCCTTAACTTTTGAGAGGGGAAAAGGTATTCTGATCTGTGCTCCATCGGGGATATCAAACTCGTTGAGATATTCCGGATTCGCAAGCATTATAAGGAAGTCGTAGAACGGATTTCCATAATATTTACGGCTCAACCTATCCATCCTGTTGAAGGTGCTGTTCCAAATCTCAGACTTGTCGCTTGCATTTCTCGGCAGCGGGGTGAACGGAGTCATGCTCGTCGTCCCGTCGGGATTCTTCAATAACGCATATCTCTTATAATCAGTCTGTGGCATATCAATTATTTGTTATTTACCGTATTTGTAGTGTTCGCCGCTTTGGCTGCCGCCGTCGATGCGTCCGCAGCCTGCCGTTCCTTGTTTTTCGTCTCAAGTTCATTATTCATGGCTTGAACTTTGGTAGCGAGGATTCCTTTCATGTATTCTTCCTGCTTGGTTTCGGTATCAATTTGCTTTGTGTAGAATTCCCTGTTCGAATACGTCGAATTTGCATAATAATGAGCAGAAACGGCGTTCTGAAGCGCATCAATCGGTCCTTTGAGCGACTGACCGCCTATTATCTTGATATTAAGAGTTACGTTCGCTAACATCGGTTGCATCCCGAACCCTTCCGGGTTCATATCCCATGTGGTATCACTGTAATCAATATTGAGACTTTCAATGATCACCTTCGTGTAATAAAAGTCCCCGACCCTCAAAATGCATATCGGCTGACGCCCAAACACAGAGTTCCTTGCCCTATACTCACCGTTTTCTTCTGCAGTACTATACCTCTTAGCAGCACCCTGCCTCATGCATTGGTGTAGGAATGTCAGACGCTTGTGAAAATCCTCCGGCGTTTGGGAGTGGAAGACAGGTTGGTAGTAATTCTTACCGATTATCTCCGCACCGTCCATTAATCCAGAATTTATCGTCTTCTCCACGAAAATACTTGTTTCGTCAATTGTTCCTTCCGTAAACGTCAAATTCCTCTGCTCTTCCGGAGTTGGTTCGGTCTTAACCTTACCTGGAGGTGTGTACGGCTTAGTATTTCTTTTTATAAGAATTTTACCGAAGCGTTCCTTTTTTGTATCCTCCTCCGGTATTGCAACTGCGGTTGCATTCTCATCGCTCGCCACCCTGTCGCCGTCAGTTCCAGTGAGTTTATTGCCTGACAAATCTTTCCCATAATATTCCTCATTCAATTTAACCACAATCTTACTTGCAACGGCATTGCCAAACAAGGCTTTCAATCTTTCTTCGACAAGTTTTTTAACAGCCAATCCACGGCGGTGTCCAAGTTTTAAATTATAATCAGCACCCTTGGCAGTGTCTTTGATGTTCTTCTCAGTATAGAGTTTTGATGCCCCACCCCAAACAAGAATTTCATAATAATCCCTTGTCTCCTCGTTACTAAAATAATCCAATAAAATATTATTCAATTTAACCTTACCGAAATAATCTTCAATTTGATTATTATTATATTGTGTGAAATCCCCCGGTATTGAAACAGTATCAAGATACATAGTCTTACCAGACACTTCAACCGGGAAATTAACAATATATTTTCTTACATAGACGTCTTGATTTATGCCGAAAGTCTTGTCTCCATTTTTCGTTAGACACTTTTCATGAACCTCATATGCCATATCTTTATACATTGTGTCGAAAATCACATTCTCCCGCCCTTCCTTGGGTTCGTCATTTGGAAAAGATAGTGTCATATCTGTATCAGGAGGGAATTTCGGTTCTGGTGGTGTAGGTGGTGTTTCAACCTTAGATTCTTCCTTTTTCCGGGGTTTTGGGGTGTAGGGGTCGCCACCAAATGCAAAAAATTCGGCGATCCTTTTCTTTTGATCACTACCTTTATAATAATTCTTCAATTGTTCCGGGTAGTCGACAAGTAGGATAAATGAAAGTGTCGCACTCCTTTCTGAATTCTGATACGAATATATTGGCTCGTTCCTGCCGACAAGCATCGTCGATTCAAATCTCGCCGTCGCCGTCTCCTGTATGTTCAAACCATATGGAGGAAACCACATAATCCTACCGTTGAACGGTCCGACCTCACATAACGGAACGGCTGTGCCTTCCTCATCATCCATGATAGCGTAACCCTCCTTAGAATCATTTGCAAACACACCAACAGCAAGATTCTCAATACTGAACATAAGGTTCTTATTGTTGACATAACTCATATTGTCGACCGTTTCAATGGTTGGATGTATCCTTGGCATAACAGATTTATAGGTCACAGAATTAGCATTACCATCATAATGTTCACTACCAAGAAACCTTATCGCTTTCGCAAATCTGTCATATTGATCCAATACACTATGCTGACGAACACCCGTCTCGCCAGCAGTCTCGCTTTTAATGGCATATTTACTATCATTTGCCTTCCATAACGGAGAACCATTAAATCCTACCAATTTTTTGTTGTTGAGGAAAACCTTCTTTGTCAAATCCCCAATACCACCCTCTGTGGCGTTCACAAGATTCTTAGTGTATTCCAAAAGACCCGTCCTGACACCGAATTTTGTAAGTGAAGCGTCTCGAACTTCCACAACTTCGACCTTGTCTTTTGAATTGGCGTCGTTGAAACTACCTCTCTGTTTTTGAGAAACGTTATTAGTCTCATTACTAATCTGACTAACACCCCACGAAATTCTGGATTTCGAAACATCAGTATCAATATTTCCAATCCAATCATTCTGTGCACTCTCGCTCCAATCGTATCCAACAAGACCATTCCTGCCGAAATCTGACAAGACCTCACCATATTCGTCCCTACCATTCACGACCGAATTGATCATGTTGGCGTTAGCACCAACTATAGAATTTGAATCATTCTTGATTTCACCTAAAACTGTGGTTGATATATACGGATTGAAAATCCCGTCAAAAATAAAAAACTTCTTATCGTCTTTTCCCGTCCCGATCTTTTTGTCCTTACCGCCGAACACCGTCTGTGGGGAAGTGAGTTCAGGTTTAATATTTTTTGATTTGTCGTGATAGATATTACCCTCCTTACTTGTATCTTTCGACGGCTTGAAGACGTTTTTATTTAACAGTTTAAATAAGATACTTAATTGTCCTGATCCTGTATTATTTATATAATCTTTATTTGTTGGATCATCATTGAAAGGATAATCATCCTTTGGATACCAAAACTTCAACCTGTCAATATAGTTGGCAAAAGTGCCTGGGTCTTTTTTCGTCGTCACTCGATAGTCGGAGTTCTTCGTAAAGAGTTTCGTATCCGGATTACCATCGAACAAATTGGACACCTTAATCACCGGAAGGGTTTGTTGGGAGATGTGTGACGACGCATTGTAAGCCAATTGTGTGCCCAACATTGCCAAACCAATCTCGGTTAATGGTGTTGGTGTGGTTACAAGCCTGCCATAGACGGTATTTCTCAAATCATATGCTTTGAACGGCTGTATAGTATTAACGATTGAATTAATTGCGTCAACCATTTTTGATTCTGTGGACGGTTTTGAAATAGAGTACTCATCGCCTGGAGTGTAGAGGTTGCGTGTTGCCAAAGCCTCCCTGAAATTCGTAGAATTAACGAGAAGCCTTGAACTTGTAACTCCTTGCATGTTACTGTTTCCATTCACACTGTCAGCAAAATTCGTCGCCATTAATGAAGATTTTTAAATAAATACTTGCCGTTTCGTTTTATATTATGTAGTTTTACATTGGAGAAAACTGTCCCATCCAACCGGGACGGGTGTCATACTCTTTTTATCAAATATTATTGGGTTCTATGGAAAAGTTCTTTATATTGTGAACATGTTGATAAGATATTTCATTTCCGTTCGGAAATGAAAATAGATATCCTGTGATGTCGAGTTTTTATCAAATCCGAAGGAATTGAGAACAAACTTTGTAAGTTCGTTCTTTGATTCCGCAGGAGCGAAGAAAAAGTTTGCAAGCGGAGTTAAAGTCCTGTCCTGCGGACAGACCGCTTAAAGGCAAGCGGAAAAACTTGTCGAAGTTACAAAAAATTTTTTTAAGATACAAGGGTTTTAAAAAATTCTTAGACGTTTTGATCTCCCTTGCCCTCAAACAGGCTTCTGGATTTCTTTATTATAACAGGTGCTTTAATAGCCTTGGTTGTAAATCTTTCGCCATCAATATTTAATGTAATATTACTGATCATATCCAATTGTTTATCAGCAAATTCGACTTTTAATGGTTTATTCATAATATTGGTAAGGTCTGCGAAGAAACCACCGCCTTTGATATTAGATTTGGAAATTGATTCGATCGCCCTTTGCACTGCAATGAAATCATCTTTGCTTCCGGATAATACTGCTTTAATATTTGCAAACGAATCACCAATTGTTGCCAATGCAGGTGCGGATTTTTGTAACATTTTCATTGTTCCTGCGAAAACGAGGAATCCTGCAGCACCTGCGGTGAAACCCATCATCGATGCTGCCACAAATGCAATTCCTTTACCAGTCTGCAACATTGCCGGACCTGCATCTTTGCCTGCCATAACAAGTTCAGTCAATCCTTTACTCATAATTCCAATCCCTTTGGCTGCCAGATTTATACCAAATCCGACACCCACCACCGCTGCACCCAAGGCGAGTAATCCAATAGCACCTGTCGTAGCAGCACCTGCTACAAGACCAATTCCAATTGCCGCTGCCGGGAATGTTATTGCAAGAGTCATTGCAATTTTTTGTAATGATTCTGCCTGTTCTGGTGTTAATTTAGCCATCGAGTCGGCAAGTTTACTGATGCCTTCCGCCGCAAGTCCGACGCCTGCACCCAAACCGACTGCTGCAGCACCAATGCCCGCACCCTTGCCAAGTGCTTTCATTCCTTGGCCTGCGGCCAAACCGCCTGCACCTTTCCTAATTGCACCCCCTTTGGTTATAAAGTCAGTTCCTCCCGCTACTCCACCTCTGCCTGCTGCGGGAGACTTGCTGAAAATGTTTAATAATTTGGACTTACTGACGAAATTATCAAGCATTTTCCCAAAGAAAATCCCCGACGCTTTAAACGCAACCGCTGTGGTAAGAAATAATGCGCCTACCTTCAACCATGCGCCAGGACCTTTAGTCATAATTTCAGTTAATTTAATAACTGTCGGTCTTATTGCCGTTAACGTTCCATTAACGAAATTTAATATCGGTAATAATGCGGCTTTCAGTTCATTTATCGTGGCTTTGAATGCTTCATCGAAAGTTTGTGCTTCCAACGCCCTGTCTTGTAATGATTTACTTTCCTTGGCAAATGATCTGGCTTGTGCCTCCGTTAATTTGGAGATATCACGCATCTGTCCACCCAATTTCGCTTCGAATTTCCCAGTTTCTTGGTTAAAGACAGCAGCACCCTCAATTAATTCTTTTTCCTTGTCTGAGAGACCCATACCTGCCATTTGCTGACGCATTTTTTGTATCTCGGCTTGTCTCTCGGCGATTTGTGTGAGTTCACTTGCTTCCATTCCAAGGGATTTGGCTACTGATGCAAGTCTGTCACGGTCTGCCGGACTGATAAATTTTTCAAACGAACCATCCGCCATTCTTCTGAATGAAACAATTCCTTTAGTCATGTCGGCGATCTTTTCAGTGAATTTCGCCGGGTCATTACGTGAAAGGAATAACATCTCAAACGGGTCGGTCTTTGCAAACTCTCCGCCCATAACCTGCAGGTTCGCTGCAAGGTCGACAGCACCCTCAAGGCTTCTTGCTACATCGGCAGCGTTCAAGGCTTGACCAATGTCAATCCTGAATTTCTCAGCGTACATTGCCATTTGTGCAAATCCCTTAACGCCTTGTTGGAAAGTATATGTATTTAATCTTTTAAAATTATCTGAAACATTTTTGAGTACCTTGGTGGTGTTGACACCCATTCTTTCACTTGTGTCAACGACGCCTTGCACATATTCCATAGTTCCTTTGGCGTCATAACCCATTAATTCAAACTGTGCACCAAGTTTGGTTGCCTGCTCAACACCTAATCCTGTACCTTTACCAATAGCAGTGATGTCTGTAACCATTTCCGCTGATAATGAACGTGCCCTTCCGGTTTCATCAGCATAACCCTGCATTATTGTTTGAATGTCTTCAAGGTTACCACCCATCCTTGCAACAAGACCTGCCGACTCTTCAAAACTTCCCCTCATCTCAGCGGCTTTTGCACCGGACATTCCGAGACTCAGTATGGTACTCTTTATGACTTTATCTTGCAGTTGTAAAAATTTCCATCCTTCTTTAACGCTGTTAACCATTGCCCTTGCGATGTCAACACCTGCCTGCCTTGCGTTGAGACCTGTCTTGAGTTCCTTATTAATCTTTTCCTCTTGAGCACGGACCTCACCTTGCATCTCAACAAGTTCTTTGAGCAGTTCTGCCTTTTTTTCCGTATCTACATTCTCCATCTTTATGAGTTCACGAATGGCCTTCTCGTTCTCGGCGATCTGCGCACTCAAAAGATATCTTTGCTGCTCGGCTTTATAAACACCGTCAAGCGAATTTTTTTGTTCATTAATTGCTTTATTTAACGCCGCAGCCTGATTTACGAGGTCTCTTGCTTTTTCTGTGTTATTTGCCATGTTGGAAATTTACCTTATAGATATAAATACAAAAGGCCGGGAATTTTACCTCCTCGGCCTCATATTGTATTTATTTTTCGCTTTGTCTTGCATTTTCTCAATTTCCTCATTCTCTTTTTGGAGCAGGAAGAGATAGTGCCGTCTGCGATAGATGGGAATATTCTCTATATAATCCGCATCAAAATTTGCGTGTTTTGTGAGGATATAAATCTCCTCATCAACCATTTTTTTATATTCACCTGCTAAGTGCTTGGGAAAAAAAAATCCACCCCTATCGACAAAGTCGCCTCGAATTCGTATCCGTCTTTCGCTTTGAACTTATATTTCATATCGATCTCCGGTGAAACCTCTTGTATTTTCTTTCTGATAGTATAAGCATCCAATGCGGGCATTACATCCACAAACTTGTCGATATAAGACCGATCGGTTTTATCATCAATTGAGACGATGTGTGTTTTCAACTTCATCGTTGAATATTGATTATATTCTTCACCATAAGCCTCTTGCATTGATTTTGCTTTTTTGAAGATTATGTTGTCTTCCCCGGAAGTCAAGAGTCTGAATTTTACAATTCTTTTGCGCATTGGGAGTTCAACCATGAAATATCCACGTTCGTCAGGTTGTTCCGTTACCTCCTTGTATTTTAATTTTGTCAGGTCAACAGTATCAGGAAAGGTTTTACCATCCCTTGGATCGGTTACGGTAACCTTATAATCAGGACCGTAACTCGAAGAACGCAAAAAGAGAATCAATGCACTCCTATCACCAGGTAACAAGTTCTCCGGGTTGACACCGGGGGTCTTAATCTTTCTCTTCAAAAGAATGTCCACAACCGTTCCATTCTCAATAAGTGATGGTGTTGTTAACAAGTCCTCGTCCTTCGATGTCATATATTCGATATTGACTTCAGAAAGCCTGTTTTCATAGAACAACCCCTTGGAAGGAAGTTGAACTACCTCATATGACATTATCAGATCGGGGTCTGTTTCCCTTGTCATCGTTTTTTCAAATTGTTCTTGGTTAAACACCGGGATGTTTGGTGTAGCCACAGGGTTAAATGGAATTTGACCCGAACCGTCTTTAGTTTCTTTGAATTTTTTTACAGCATCGGAGATGCTTTCTTTCTGTGGGAATTGACCTTCATCAACCATTTTATAAAAATTTATAGTTTATTATTATTCTTTCCGATAAATACTGTAAAAAAAATTTTCACACGATTCAAAATTTTTAATTTGTTTCCGTATAATATATATGATTAAGTCTTTTTAAAATAAGAACAATCATTTAAAGTAAAAGATTAACCAAAATATGAGTAAAAAAAATAGATTGCAAGAGGAAAGAGATTACGAAGAATTAATTTCAGTCAACAATCTTTTGGATATTAATAAATTAAAGGATGAAATCGGAAAAATATTACCAAACGACATAAAAATTATTGCAAAGAACGAGAGTCAGAAGAAATTGATAAACTCGATAAAAAACAACGAGATAACCATTTGTGCGGGACCCGCAGGTACTGGAAAAACGTTTGTGGCAATTGCGTATGCGTTAAGTTTATTGAGAAAAACAACCAATCGTTTCAAAAAAATATACCTGGTGAAATCCGTAACGACCTTGAAAGGGGAGGAGATTGGCTTCATTAAGGGGGATTGGAAGGAGAAGATCGAGCCATTCATGTGGAGTTTTTATATGAGTATGGAAAAATTACTGTTGGACGCCACGATCAAGAACCTTGTTGACAAGGACATCATCAGACCGTTTCCTCTCACATACCTGCGTGGAGTAAGCCTTGACGATTGTATAATAGTTGCCGACGAGATGCAAAATGTTAGTTTCGACAATTCAAGGACGTTGATGACACGCATTGGAAGTAACAGTAAAATGATCCTGCTTGGCGATATTGACCAAATCGACATAAGAAATAAAAATGAAAGTTCATTGGAAGTCCTTCTCGACATGTTTAAGGAAACAGATAACATGGGAGTCATCAAAATGTCTGAGGAGGACACCAATGTCCGTAATCCGTTAATCACGATTATTGAAAACAAATACAAAGAATATTTGAACACCAACGGAAACGGTCAGAAAATTAATGGAGGTTCAAAGCAACTATTGTTGGAAAATCCGTTGGGATTAAATCCCGGAAGAGCATAATATGGAAAGTAAGATTTTGGTAATATATGTCGGCGTCGCCGGGGTGCGCTCAGAGGACGTTGAGGGAACGGTAAATAAGATTGTAAAAAAGATAATCCCACAAACGTTTCAAGGCGAGGTGATTATAATTCCGGTGCAGTCGCCCCACACAAGAATGGAATGCATCAATCCGGAGTATATTACAGACGAGGAACTCGTCAGGAAGCACACCGAGATGATGGAAAAATTACAAAAGGAACTCCAAAATCAATTGGAGCAGTTAAAAGAAAGTAAAAAGGATGAACAAACCGAGAGTGGGAATTGACATCAATGAAGTCGTAAGGGCGAGATGGTTTCAGTTCGATAAATTTTACATTCAGGAATTTGGTGAAGAAGGTGCTCCCAAGGACAGGGTTTACGATCTATTTAGTAATTACAAATGGGAGGACGGGGTTGAGATCACGAAGGAATTAAGAGAACCGGGAGAAATGCCGGATGGTATCAACCCAACCGATTACCAAGTGAATGAAAAAACGGGTGAAGCACCCGCCGACATATTCCTTTTCAAGAAAGGGGAGGAGAAACTCACAGCAAAAGAGAAATTCAATCGTTTTATTTACGAGGATTTTGTATATGAGATACACGGCAGTGCACCTTTAATATATAAAGGTCTCGACCTGCATTTGAAGGAGTTTTGCTTTAAATACCGTGATTCGGCAGAGATTTCAATCCTTTCAGTTGAGAACGTGTTTTCAATACCGTCAACACTTTTTTTCTTGAGTAAGATTGCCAGTAGGTTTAACAATTACTGCTTCTTGGATAAGGCAATTGATATGTGGAAGCATGCAGATGTCCTAATAACATCCGATCCTGAATTAATCGTGTTGGGTGCGCCTTGGGGTAAAAAACTGATAAAAGTTGTCAGGCCATACAACAGGGAATTGAAAAAGGGTTCGACAGACGTCGCCAATTTCAATGAATTGTTAAATAATGAAAATTTTGAAAAAATAATAAGATATAAAAACAAAAAGAAATGAGCGAAGAATTATTAAGCAACGAGGCTCGTGAGGCTGAAATCCGCAAAGCGGAAGAGGAAAAAGTGGCAAAAATAAACGCCTCTTTAAATAACATCCAAAACAAAACTTCGAAATTCATATTCTGCGTACCGGAGTCACAATCCCCCGCAGCAAGCATATATGAAATTTATTTTCATGCAACTGTCGTGAAAAAAATGGGTTACACCGTTCTTGTAATGGTGGAAAAGGGCGACTACGTTCCTCCGACATGGATTGAGAAGGAACTCACCGACCATAAACACATGTCAATGGCCGACCCCAAATTAAACGTCGGTCCTGAAGACATTATGGTTATTCCTGAAGTGTATTCGAATATCATGGAACAGACCAAGAACCTGCCGTGTTTAAGGGTTGGGTTGTTACAGTCTGTTGATTATATGATCAACTCGCTCGTCCCTGGTTCTGATTGGAGAACGTTCGGAATTACCGAAATGATCACCACGTCAACGACACTCAAGAATTTCGTTGAAGGTTATTATGGGGTTGGTAAATTCAACATCAAGACTTACAATATTGGAATTCCCGATTATTTTGAGAAGTCGACTATCCCACAGAAGCCGATAATTTCAGTCATCGGCAGAAATCCGAACGAGATAGCGAAGTTTGTGAAACTCTTTTTCAGTAAATTCCCTCAATACAGTTGGGTGACTTTCGATCCGATGCTCACCAAAAGCAAACCACCCCAATCCATGAGGAGAATGGATTTTGCAAAAAGATTGCAAGGAAATTTTGCCGCAGTGTGGATCGACAGGATAGCATCATTTGGAACATTCCCTCTTGAATGCATGAAATGTGGTACGATCCCGGTCTGTCTTAAACCGGATTTAATACCGGACTATATGATCACCAGAGACGCTGAAGGAAAACCCCTTGGTGTCAACGACGGGGCGGGTGTTTGGACGGATAATTATTATGATCTTCCATTGCTTGCAGGGGAAGTGTTAATTAAATTCCTCGATGACAGTATCTTGCCCGCACTTTATGAGTCAATGGATACGGTTGCGGAAAAATACACACAGAAGAATGCCGAGGCCGAATTGAACGGGATATATCAAAATTATATCGATCAAAGAATCACGTTCCTGCAACACGCAATTGCTCCTCAACCCCAACCTGTGGTTGAACAAAAATAACAACGAAATAAAATTTATATAAAATGAACAACATATCTATAATAATCCCGGTTCACGAATATAATGACAAGGTGTCGGAATATCTCACCAAATCATTTGATTCGGTTGTGGCACAAGAAGGAATAGATGAACTTCCCCAAGTGCTGATCGTATTCCCGGCAATGATAGAGACGGAAATGGTTTCATTTTCTGAAAGCATGTTGAGAAAACATCAGGAAAAGGGAAAATCCGTCTTAATTAAGAATGAGGGTAATTCTGATTACCAATCTCAAGTTAATCTCGCTGTAGAATCTGTGAATACTCCGTATTTCTCGGTGCTCGAATTCGACGATGAATACGGCAAAGCGTTCGTTAAAAACGCTGAGAAGTATATTGCTTCTTATTCCGATGTTGACGTCTTTCTTACTATGATGATTGAGGTGAATGACAGAAATGAAGGCGTAAAGATCACAAATGAAACAGTTTGGGCACAACAATTCGTTGGCGAAAACGGCGAAATGGGGTATTTAAACCTTAATGCGTTAAAACAATACACCGATTTCAAACTATCGGGTGCTGTGATTAAAAAATCCGAATTCAAGAACCTTGGCGGATACAAATCGAATATTAAACTGACTTTCATGTATGAATTCCTGCTCCGGGCACTGAACAACGCCTGTAAGATTTTCAGCATGCCAAAAATCGGTTATAAACATCTCTTCAATAGGGAAGGAAGCCTGTTTGATGTTTATTCCAAAACCATGCCTGTGAATGAAAGGAAGTTTTGGTTTGAAACTGCCACCAAAGAAAGTAACTTCCCGACAGATAGGGCAATTGACATGTCGCTGTTGAAAAAATAACCTCGAAGATTTTGTTATATGAAAAATGAAAGAAAAAGAATTAGAGGAAAGCGTACCCTATTTTGCGGAAAGGGAGGAGCAGGCGGTTATTGATTATATAAATTCAAACACCTTGGAGGAAAAAACCAGGATATATAAAAATATCTTGATTGAACCCTTCAGGAAAATGATACAATCAATCCTGCGAAGGTATCCGATTCATATCGGAAACTACAATATGGAAGAGGTTGAAGAAAACGCCTTGACCCATCTGATCGAACATATGGTTAAATTCGATCCAAACAAAAAGGGAAAGGCGGGCAACAAGACGAAGGCGTTTAGTTACTGCCAAACGATCATCAGAAACTATTATAAGGATCACAGCAAAAAAAGTTATACGGAAAGGAAGATCAATCTTCCTTTCGATGACTATGCTGACGAAATTGATCAAAATCTCAATTTTTCTTATGAAATAGAGAACGAACCCCAATACCATCTTGAAAAATTAATCAACAGCGTCATCGAGAGGATCGACGAGAAGATAAACAACGATCCGTTGATGAAGAAGAATGAAATTATCGTTGGTGATGCAATTGCAAACGTGTTAAAAAATTGGCACGTGTTATTCATGGAGGATACTCCGGAAGGTAAATATAATAAGAAGGTGACCAACAAGTTTGCGAAAAACAAAATTCTTTTGTTTCTCAAAGAACAAACCGGGTTATCAACAAAGGAGATCAGAATAGCGATCAAGCCTTTCAAGGATGTTTATTTTGCAGAGAAACTATTGTTCTTGGAAGAATAACAACATTTTTAAAAAACCCGTATTTATATGTACTAAAACTATAATACGATGGCCAGACCACAAAGAAAAAAATTAAAATTCGATGAAGACAGTGTAAATAAACTGCTTCAGGAGATATATGACGAATCCCACAACATCAAGGCAAAGATTGCAAGATTGTACACCAAGTGGGAGGTAAAAGTAAAGGAGAACTCCGAGGTTGCCGCAATCGGCGATCAGATTGTGAAACTCATCGCCGCCGAAGCAAAGAATCAAGATCAAAAGATCATGCTCTTGCGCTATTTGAAAGAAGTTGTTTTTGAAAACAAGACGCCCGAAGGCATGCCAAACTTAAAAAATGCGCAGGGAGAGAATACCGGGGATGTTCCAGACAGCAGGAGAAACGAACTATTGAGTTGGGTTGAAGAAACTGTCAACAAGAAAGACAGAGAGAAGAAATAAGATATGGGCATCAAGGACAATAAGAGAGGGGTTTTTACCACAATAGGCGCATACACCTCATATATCGACAATATGAGGCAGAAGACGCCGCAATCCATTGATGGATACACTTCCATCAATAATAAGAATGATATTGTCCCTTTCATGCTCGATGTCCTTAAATCGATTGTGGGTTCTGTCGGATTAAAAGATGTTATAGGTGGATTGTTTACAGAATTCGTCGATGGCATCGAACCGGATTTGAAAACAATCGTCAAAAAACAGGTTGTACAATACGATTCGGACGATCCATTACCCAACGAATTTAAGAGCACGGGAAGTGGTATATCCGTACCCGTGAGAAAGATCGATAGTGATGGGTTGTTAAAAACAAAACCCAATACAGAAGAAGCCGATTTACTTTTTGATAGTAATGCGAACAATCTAAACAACGTTTTACGTAACGTTATCGCCAATCAGTCGACGCAACAATATAACGGCATCAATATATCATACAGCCAAACAACCGATGCTTTAACATTCAAAGCGACGGAGATTACCTCCGGTAAGAACATTGGGCAGTTTTTCAGTGATTATGTGGATGGCACGACGATTATGAATAAAAAGGAATTCATGACCAACGTGATGAATTCTATATATGGCACGGTCACCAAACAACGGAATAAATCTGTGGATGCTGTTTACAATGAACAGATGATTGACAAGACGATCGAAAATCTCATCGATAATGACGACGATAGTTTCGAGATTTCCGACAAAGAGAAAGACTCTTTACTTGAAAAATCAAAAGAACTTGTCAACGGAGTTGTTAATTATGATATGGGTTGCGGGATCATGGCGGCTTCACTTCCAATGAGCGGAATGACGACAGCGATATCGCAAATGTCAGGTTCATCCGATCCATTCGTCGTAGGAAATGTTGTTGAGGCGACAGTTGAAGGAAGCACCACCGGGGAGGTTGCAACAGAAAACAAACAAACCGTTAAAGACGGTTTTTTTCAAAGGCTGATCAAATTAATTACTATAATGCTCGCTAAAGTGACTTCAACATCGCCGGAAGTGAAGATGCTTCTTGCATTGTCAGCGACATTTCAACAACGTAGTGATTCAATTGCCGAGGGTTTGGATTATTTGAAAAACAATAAGACCGTTATTAAATGCCTTGTCAAAGAGGCAATGAAAAAAATAAATGAATACATTTTCAACTTTGTGGTTTCAAAGATGATATCGTTCCTTGCCCCGATTGTGAAAAAATTAATAATGGAAAAAATAAATTATTACATCGGCTTGATAAGAAGCCTAATCTCGTAAAGTTATGATAGTAGATCAAAAATTAAACAAGCGTTTCGTCGGTGTGTACCTTATTGATGGATGTCTGGATGGTACACAAATGGCAATGACAACAAAACCTTCATGGTTCAAAAGAATTATGACAAGGTGGCTGATTGGATGGAAATGGATCAGTATTGAAAAATTAAAAGAAAAACAGGATGCACAGAAAAAACTGTTGCAGGAAAAGGCTGTTGATGTCAACAATCATCTAACAATTGTGAGTTAATTATGGATTACGGCAGCATCACATCAATAATAGGGGGTTTCGATAAAATATTGAAATTGACGACCGTCGGTACTGCACAGCAGATTCCGACGCCGTTAATACTTGTCGGCGCACCGAGAAGACCGGGATTGTCGGCAACGAAAATTTCGTCACGCATAATCTCAAGGAAAGGTGAGGCGGGTCTTCCCGTTGGCGTTCTTCCTTCTGGTGCGGTGAATCCCGACGAGGTGATGTGGAGAATCGCCGTTGAAGAGATTATAAAAGCAATTCACGAAGATTCTGTTGTAAACATAGCAATCCCGCCGGGAACAACGCTGTCTGCCTCCGGTATTGGACCATCAGGTCCGGTTACGGTATTCGGCAGCACAATTATGTATTCAAGTGGTTATGGAGTGATACAATAATGGAAAATTTAAGTGGATATACCCCAACACAGTTGTTGAAACTGATTAATGCGGTGAAAACGGCTCATGATACCGTGAAGGAAGGAATTCTTGATTGTGTTAATAAAGTCGAAGAACTTGAAAAACAAATAAATGGTAAGATGGGTGAATTGGATATATATGAAAAACAATACGTCGAATTGGTTGACGAATTAAATAAAAGAAAAGATGTCATACGATAAACCCACCATACAAACAAGTAACCCTTTCAAAAAGGTTGGCACGTACACAGTCACCAGGACTATTTATTATGGTGAAGTTATATCCATCGACGATCCGGAAGATGGCGGCAGGATCAAAGTAAAAATACCCGACTTGGATAATAAAACCGACAACAGCGAACTGCCTTGGTGTTATCCATTCCAACCAAAATTCTTTCATATTTATCCGCAAGTTGGTGAAATAGTCCGAATCCTTATTGAGGACGTTAAACGTCCATTCATGAGCAGGTTTTGGATGGGAAGCATCATATCCCAATTACACAAAATCGGATATGATTCAACATATACCGCCCTTTCGACAACAAATATGGGATTGATAAAACCCGATAAAGCACCGTCGACAGTTCCGGACGCTGACGGCGTGTTCCCATTAAAAACAGATGTTGCTCTCATTGGTAGAGTGAACACTGATGTGATTTTACGGTTGAATGAGATTCACATCCGTGCCGGGAAGCACGAGGACGGAAATCCATTGAAATTAAACACTAAGAACCCCGCCGAGATCAGCCTTGTTTTCGAAAAGGATAAGGATGATTCCAATGAATATCATAGCAATACTGTTATTATGAGCGACAGGATCGGCATCATATCCCATTCCGGAAACCCACAATTCAAACCTGCAAGAGTAGAATTGTCTGATAGACAGAGAATTTTCGAAGAAGGTCACCCAATTGCAAGGGGTGATGTACTCGTCCAAGCATTGGAAATCATGCGTAAAGCAATAATAGCACACATCCACGGATATTCCGCACTACCTGCCGACAAATCGGCGATAATCAACGATCTTGAAAAGATAAATTTCGAGGGAATGTTACAGAGAAATATTGTAATCAATTAATTTTTCCTCTATATTTGTTTTGATGAATCTACCGTTGACAATACCGGGGGAGTTGTTCACAACTTTCAACGACATAATGTTTTATGATGAACCTCACAAATACTTTCTTGACGGAAAAGAATTGATATCAGTAACTACCTTGATCCACCAATACCAAGAAGAATTTAATGAGGATTATTGGTCGAATTACAAAGCAGGACAATATTCTGTTTCACAAGAAGACATATTAAGGGGTTGGAAGTTCATTAATCGTAAAGGAACTATAAAGGGTTCGGCAATACACGACTATGCCGAAAAATTATTTCAAAATAAGAAATACGAATACCCAAAAGAAATCATTTTCAAGGAATTCGGTTTTGACCCTGTTTGGGGCGAATATCAAATCACAAAAAAACACGTCGACAAATTCTACAATGACGTCCATAGTAAATTAATCCCCGTCCGCACAGAATTCGTGATCTACGACAAGGAATCGATGATTGCCGGGATGCTCGACATGTTGTTCTATAACATCAAAACGAAAGAGTTTCAGATTTGGGATTGGAAGACTAATAAGGATTTCACGTTTGAAATGAGTAGCAGGCATCTAATTAAAGACTTGTTCACGTTGGAGGATTGCGATCTTGAATTATACTCCCTTCAATTAGAGATGTACAAACGCATTATCGAGAAAAACACGGGGTTGAAACTCGGCAAATCTTATATCGTGTGGTTCTCACACAATAACGAGAATTATAAAGTCATTGAAGCCAAGGACAGGGAGTATTTTGTGAATAAGATTATTGAAAATCGAATTTTAGAATTAAACGCTGCAGCATAAAAAACCCCAGAATTTCTTCCAGGGTTTTCAAAAATCGAACGAACCTTTTTACAGGTTGAGAATGCACCTCCACGGTTGGATTTCAAGCGTGATATTGGTTAACTCGTCGTTGCTGTAATCGTTGTCGCCGAAATCGATCGACGTGATCATGCACTGCTCCAAGAACCACTTTTCAACCTCGATGCCCGTCGGGTCTAATGCTTTTAAGTATATGTTCTTTTTGTAACCCGCTGCATAACCCATCCTTCCTGTGAGTGATTCTGCATGCAGACGCACCCATTCCATGAGTTGCTGCGAGGTTGAAGGACCGATCGGGTCGATGAACGTTACCGATAATGCATCCCATGTGTAACGGCCAGCAACATAGTTCTGTTCGTTCATATACGGAATTGCAACGGAGTTGATTTTCATCGAAGGTCTTTTGAATTTCAAGACTTTCCAGACCTCAACGCCAATATCGGTTGGAAACTCTGCAAAATATCGGTTGATCCTCTTCGGTTCGTATTCAAAAGGGACGCCCCTTATCATTTCGTTTGCCATTGTTCTGTTTTATTAAGTGGTAAGTATTATTTTTGTTTATTATAAATACTCTCTTCGGGAAAACGTATTAAAGATTTGGCAAAACGCCAGTCCTTTGATACTGTCTGTACTCGGATTGAGTTAATTCTTTCACGCTTTTCTTCCTCGGTGCAACAACTACTTTCGGTAGTTCTACAGGTTTAGGAATTTCAACAGGCTCTTCAACCTTTTCTTCGGCCTTTTCTTCTGCAATTTCAGCAACAACTTCCACCTCGGCAATTTTCAATTCCTCCTTCGCTTCATCAGAAAGAGGTTCGTTGTCATTTTCAACAACAGGTTCTTCCGTTGCAGGAATTGGTAATGATTCTTCAATAATAGGTTCTTCGGTTGTCGCTTCCTCAATAACAAGTTCTTCAGTTTCCTCGACAATAGGGGTTTCTTCCTCTGTCGGTTCTACATCGGGAACTTCCGTTGGTATTTCAACGAGTTCATCGTTCTTTTCCACAAGTTCTTCGGCTTTCTTCGGAACTCTTTTGTTTTTATTCTTATTACTCATTTTATTCAATATTAAATGATTGTTATTTCCGATAAATACTTTCGAAACCGAAAGACCCACGAGAATGTGGGTCTTTCAATCCCGGAAGCGGTTTTATGCGCCATAATCTGCAAACGAAGCACCCGACGGGGTGATCGTAAATGTTATACCAATGAATTCGACCGCCCTTGTGGGTTTCAGGAAGATTTCACCATACAATTCATTCCTGTCACGTGTTTCAGGCGTGTTGTTGCTGTCGTCCATCTTGATTTGGAATTCATACAAGCCTCTTTCCCTTTTGATGTTGTCGAGGATCGGAGTCGCCTGCTGCAGGAATTGGTCGATCGTGGCTTGGTCGTTTTGTTCAAACACGAGCCTGATCGCAATATTGGAGATCAAAACCTTGATCCTCAATAACAATCTGCGAACGTTAATCCTGTCGAGGGCACTCTCTTTTACTTGGAGGGTCTTTTGCCCAAAGATGGCTGTGCCTGCTTCGGCAAAGTCAGCCAACGGGTTGATCCTGCCAGCGTAAAGGGTGTCTCTTGCTTCAAGTGACAGTTTGTATTTCGATTTCCTTGCGTCCGTCACACCACGGGTCAAACCTGCAGGTGCGAACCACGGGAACTTCGTATTGTCTGTGAATGCCATAGCCTTCACAACCTCACCTGTTGGTGGGATGTATACATTAACGTTGTTCTGCGTGTCCCTCATCTGAATCCAAGGGAAGTACGTGCAAGCATAATTGCTGTCGACTTCTGCACTGTCAAGCAGATCAGTGATTTCTTCCGCTGCAAGAACATCTGATTTCGATTCTCCGACCACGACCGGAACGGTGCTGTCGGGTGAGTCGATGATGTAAAGGCTGTCGGTTCTTTCGTCCTCAAGCATTTCAATTGTTTCCTTAACCAATTGGTTGTTGTCACTCCAGTTCACACCAGGTGTTGCAAACAAGTTGATTGTGACTTCCTCTGCATTGGCAAAGGTGTTGATCGCCGTCTGCCATGCTTGGTAGTCGTTAACCGGACTTCCATTAGGCACGACGCCGTCATATATTTTGTTCAAAGCGTAGAGGTCGCCGTATGAACGTGATGTCCTGTTAACATCCCATCCATCGAACCCACCTGCCGGAACAAGAGTGAATTTCCTTGATATCATCTCGTAGTACGGATTGTCCGCATCAACAATATCGTCGATCGTCCTGAACTTGCCCGCACCAACTTGGAAGGAGTATCCATCGTATGTTCCCGTTGCACCGGAATCCATATGGAATCCTTCGCTTTTCACTTGTGCTCCGGTACTGATTTGGCCGTTGAAATTGAACATGTTTTGGTTGATACCTGTTCCAATCAATCCGGTTGCATCATAACCATTTTCGGAAATACCGAGATACACTTTTTTGTACCTTTCGTCGTCGTTGTAAGCCGTCTTATAGAAAATCTTCGGAGCAATACCGCTGAATCCACTGTATTGTGGGAAGAGGTATCCTTCGAAACCTGCCGGGAATACTTCTGGTGCAAGTTCGGTGGCCATTTCGACCATAATATACTTGCTTTGAAGGTCGTATTCACCGTCGGATGTACCGATGCGTTGTGCAATATAACCGTTCGTTCCAAGCGATAAGTTACATCTTGAGAAGGTCTCAAGAACCACCGGGTTGTCGTCAGTATCATTGAAACTACGAACAATAACATTGAATTCCAACGAAATTGGGTCAATATTGGTTATGCTGATCTTAACTTCTTGGTTTGCAGCATTACCGTCAGAAATGCTGATGAATTTGAACAGTTTGTCCACCTTACTACCCTTCAGTTGAGATACAACCCAAGGAGTTTCAGGCGTTTTGAACTGTGTCCGGTAGTTGGTAAATGCATCACTTGTGCAATTGAGTATCGTAGTGTTGACACCGTAACCGATGCCTTCTGCATCAAGTTTCTTAATAAGATCAGGGAACACTGCCTCAATCCAAATTTTGGTGTTTTTGTCTTTCGGTTCTGAACCAACGACGCTTGAAATGAAACTCGCAGCATTCGGGTTCAACGAAACTGTGTACAATTCGGTGCTTCCGGTGCTGTACGCCCTCAACACGAATTCACCAAACAGGTCACCTGTTTCAAGGATCGTTGTGTTGCCGCTCATAGTGAGTGCGGTTGTATCGAATAAAGTGGTCGAAGGAAGGTTAACGTTGTCTTGGACTCTCGCCCTGCTTCTTACAACTGCAAGTACCATACCTTCATATTGTGTGTAGGATGTTCCTGTATACACCGTATCAACTACGCTGACAGTACCACTTGTGCCTGTCATCGTCATTGCTGTGAACGAATATGAAACACCTTCGAAATCGCTTCCGCTTTTTGTGTATCCGCTGAAATACAATCCCGTGTCTCCGACAAAACTCAACGACACACCTAAAAATGCGCCGTCGGTGAAACTTGCCACATAAGGTGCGCCGACAGTCGACACTCCTGTTGTAGCCGGATCAACGCCAGCACTCAAAGTAAGTGCCCAAGCCGTGCCCGCATCATATCCTGACAGACCCAATACTCTTGTTACATATAACTGATTGGACTCGTCAAGGTAGGCATTGGCGACGTATGGTAATTGATATTGCAGATTCCCATTCGAGAACCTTTTGATGCTTTGCGCACCGAATCTTTCCAAGAATTGGGTTTTATCCTCGACGAAGACGGGTTCGAACGCCGGACCTTTCAACGTTTCGCCGACAAGACCCAAAGTTGTAATGCCCACGTTACGTGTAACGAACGATAAGTCACGTTCACGAAATTTCACACCGGGACTGGTGAATACAAATTCTGCCATTTTATTAGTTATTTAAGTTCTTATTATTTTTTCCTTTATGATGAAGCACTGCTCTATCGTTTTCAATAAATACTGAAAAAATCTCGAAAAGGCGTTTCGCCGTAATTATTATCGCCCTGTAATTCTTGGTCATAAAACCGGATTTATACCTTTTCGTTATTTTTCAATCCCGATTTTTTTAAATTCTCCGATTTTTCAAAAAATCTTGTTTGAATTTCCCGAAAAAAATTTTTAAAAATTTTTGAAAATTCTTTACATTTGATGAGGATTCTTGGTTATCAGTATTTATAAAAAAGATTTTTTCATGAATAAATCACAAAGAATTCACTTGAACGTCGACAACGTCGACATCGACAAATATGTAAAAGTCAGGCTTGAACAAGATGTCGACACTTTGGAGTTCCTTTCAATGAGCATTGACACCAAGGACATTTATAGGGATTTCAACGCCGATTATGGTGTTTTGGTGGGAAGAGTTAACGCCAATAACGGTATTGGTGTACCGAATGCAAGAATAAGCATATTCATCCCTGTGATGGATGAGGATACCCTCGACGGAAGTGTCATGAGCATTTACCCATACAAAACACCGAGGGACAAAAATGCTGACGGCAAGCGGTACAACCTCCTGCCAAGGGTTGGGAAGAGAAACCCGGAGACTCAAGTAGTTTCACCAAAACAACCGTTTGGAAGTTTTCCAATTAAGGAAGAATTTGTGGTAAATGAACCGTTTTTAGATGTTTATAAAAAATATTACAAATACACCGCATTAACCAATGATAGTGGCGATTATATGATATTCGGAGTCCCGGTAGGCGTACAAACGGTTCATATGAGCGTAGACATTACCGACATCGGGGAATATAGTATGACGCCCGCTGCTATGGTGACCAACCTCGGATATTCTGAGAACCTTTTCACCGAGAACAACACTAAGATCAAGGAAAGTACTGATTTGAACGACTTACCGCACATTGAACTACAGGATATTGCAGTTGATATTGCACCGTTTTGGGGGGACACTGAGAATTTCGAGATCGGTATAACTCGTCAGGATTTCAGGGTTAGATCAACGCTTGTTAATACGTTTGTCGTATTTGGAAGCGTTTTCACCGATGCAGACAATTCAATGTGGGGTCAAGATGTCGATGGGGATACAAGAAGAATCAACGAATTATCAAGATTGTACGGTGATCAATGGAAAAATATTAGTATATATTCGAAAAGGCCGGGCAGGGTCACCGAAAAGATTTATACTTATAAATCAACTGTTAAGGATTCGGACATCAATAATGCTGATCCGGAAAATGATATGATAGTACTTGATAAAAGCGAATATTCTGTCTATAAAAGAGATGGGGATTTTGTTTTTATTATAAATTGCAACCGTGGTAAGGTTATAACAAGTGAAACCGGAGAAGTCACACCCGTTGAAAACTCTTATCAGGGTGGTGTATACACGACGTTTAAAGGTTTCATCACGTTAGAAATTATACCTGACGACTTACCGATGAATTTTCATACGAACATTGGAAACAATACTGAAGTTACTCCATATAGGGTTAAATTAAAGTTTCCACAATACGCTAACAGGAACAGGGGTTTTGCAATGCCGGGTGATGGTACTGCCGATGAGGATACTGATGCATGGAGAAAACAACATTTCACTTTTGAAAGTGGAAAATTTTATAGTTTCGCCAGGTTTCACGGGACGACTTATTTAAGGAAGGACGCAAGTAGCAATCACCATACATTCTCCGACGGCGACCTATCACAAAACAACGGTTTTTGGAATGAGACGAGGATAAACCACCCATACCACAAAGATTCGTGGTGGAATGCTGGAGTTATAGTCACAGGTACTGTTCATGAAGAAACTTCTGAAAACGCTAACTACCAATTCCCATCAAACAGTCAGGAAAACACAGGTGAAGCCTGCTTCGGGGCGCAATGGTTGAATCTGAGCGTCTTCCTTCCTCAATTGGGTTACATGAGCAACGGGTATGCGTATATAAGTTACGTCAAGACTTCGGACTACTTCTCGAAACAGAATAAAAGAAGCAGCGAAGGTGGTTACAACGGTTATTTTGTTGGAGGCAATAATACCCAACCAATCGCCGGAGGGGATTTCAACACGAAGTCGTTTTTGCGCTCAGACCTCCATTGGACGGACATCATCGAAGTGCCTGTGGAAGATATTGATAAAATGAAGAATAAAATCACCACGAAAGGGTTTAAGGATGATGTACTATCTTCTGAGGATTTATTAATAGGCAAATACCGAAATGGTTTATATAAACCAACAAATTGGACTACGGTGACAACACCGTGCCCTTTGAATGGTGGAAAATTAAATGGTTGGCCTGATAATAGTAATCCTGCAGACCAACGCACATATTTTTACAAAGGACAAGGTGATGCGAATTGTATTGACTATCTCTATGAATTAGGAATACTTGTATAAAACAAAAAACCCCGTCGATTCCGGCGGGGTCTTATGTATATCAGGTGCAAGTCTTATTTTGCTAAAGTGTACACACCGTTGACAGGCATTCCAACAATATCCCAACGAATGAGTTTTAACTTCAATTCACTTCCGTTGAAAGTAGTTGCATTCATGATTTGAAACTTCGCACCGTTGTCAAGGGTAATTACGTCGTTGCTTAAAGTATAACTACGATTTATTTCCCCGTCATTACAATTATTGGTTTCAATAAATGACGTGGTAGTTACATCAATCAAATTCATGGTAACAAGACTGTGATCCTCATCAAATTCAGAACCGCAAACATCATCACCATAAACATTACCCTCGAATTCGAGGGATACGAAATACCAGTTACCAACAAGGTCTTCCACGGTTATTCCTTCAGGAACAATGGGGTCTTCGTCTTTTTCACAAGATGTGAACACGGTTACCAGGGCAACCATCAGAACTACAAGATAATTAATTTTTTTCATGTTTGTTGTTTTTTTAGTTAAACTGTAAGATATTACGATGAAAATTACCGTTTGTTACAAAAAAACAAGATTTTTTATGTGGGGTATTTATATCATATGGATAGTTCAGTCAAAATACTACTTAACAGCCTCAAGGATATTGATTCTGTGAACGTTGAAAACTATGAAAAAGTGGCTTTTTCAACAAAGGACACCAATATTCTTGAATACAATATAAGAAATGTGCTCAGTGCTACGGAAATCTTCGATGCTGAGAGGGAAGCGAATCCTATTTACAGGATTTATGGAAGAATTGAATATATGTCCCTTTTAAATGGATTGAAATCGAACTATACTGAATTTCAAGACTTTTTCCTGCCACAAAAAATAGGTGATTTTAAAACCCTTTTAAATTCTTTCAAATTCTATCTCGTAAAACCATCCACCGGATATACCAAGATCACTAACAGTAGTGTCCAATACATCAGGTATTTTGAAGTAGTTGCCACACACGATCAATTCGAACTCTATCCGGCAGGTTTCTCAAACAATGTTTACGGCGAACAGGTCTACGCATTTAACTTCAATGTTAGCATTGATGCTTCAAATTTTTTTGATCATTTCGGATTTCCGGTGACAGAGTTGTATCTTTATTCGATATATCTACCGACGGGAGATGAAACACTAAAATACACCCATTTCAATTATTCGAACGGAGCGGCATCAAAAATTGTTCTCAACACCAATATCTTAGAGATTGGAGATCATAATATTGAGGGTGATAAGATCGAATATTCAAAACAAGATTATTATCAAACCCAACTTGAACCTCAGACTTATTACATTACAACTCCAGTTTTATACAATGACAACAATAGGAACATTCTTTGGAAATATAATCCTTTCACTACCTTAACATTAAGATATTTAAGCGATAGTCTTTACAAAGCAAACACGGGGAGCACATCATATGAAACAACATCTACTATTCCAACACATGCTACGAATTTGGGAAACGGCAATTTTGTTTGGAGGGATATTCTACCGCAAGGATATTTCGACCCATTGACGGGGACGGGTGTTGACTATCCTTTTGTAAATAAAAGAAGGTATTTGTTTGCCCCGGTGGTGATTAGCATCATGCCGGATTTGAGTGACAACCCGACAACCACTTACCCATTCACTAAAATATGGATCGGTGATGATGTCGAAATCGATAAGACAATTCCATCTGGTGATATAAATGATATAGGAAAGCCATGTTAATCAATAAGGAAATTATAAAATTCGATGAACGGGACATGTATGTCAGGTTTGCGTTGGACGGCAGTAACGGCCTCACCGGATACCAACAACAAATCGATAATCTGACAACAATAACCGGGATTGATATAGTCAACCCGGCAATCGATGTCGAAGTACGCAGGTTCAGATATAGTAAAGAAGCGAGCATCGCCACATTAATGTTTTACAACGACAGGGGGGAGAACTCGTTTAGGAATATAACGAGCACGGTTGATGATATGATGATTACCACCCGGACAACGCAAGCGTTAAGTAGTTTCTTTATTCTTGATTTCTATGATACTTACGATATTACAAACCAATCGAAAATATTCACTCTTTACATGACGAAAATTCTCGACGGAACACCACCAATAACACCTAAATACACCATTGATGCAAGCAACAAGAACCAATTTTATTATTGGTACATCCCGCTATCATTCATTAACGCCCATGCGGGTGGAACTGTAAACATGTATGTTAAATTTAGTTTCTTTCATGCATACAATGGGAAGTTGAGACTTTATTACAATTACGCCAACAGATTGTTGAAAACCCCTGAAAAGATGTTCGTAAAAGTAAGTTTGAATTTGGATGACTATTCTTGGAAGTTCGTGTCTTCTTCGTACACAATAAGACTCGACCAAATTGCGGGCGATTACGAGGCAAATAAGTATGTGGATAAGGTTAACGACGATATTGACAAGTTCGCACTCGACAAACAAGTATTCCCCAAAGAGACTATTTTTGATTACGAGACAGGAACTTATAAAAGCGAATAACCAATCTTTGATTTCCTGATTGTCTTAACGATTTCGAATTCTTTTTCGTCTTGGATAAAACCAAGCACTTTCAAAGCATATTTCGACACAAAAAAACGATCGCCGTCAATGTTTTCGATGGGATTTGATTCCGCAAAACCTTCGAAATGTAATGGTATGGGATTTCCTTTGATATTCAAATAGTCTTGGCGTGAAGCGAAATTCTTCAAAACCTGTTGATCATATTCATTTACGTCGACCCTGTATTTGGTGAACAAGGCAACTTCATACGTCATGTCGACATTAACGGGTTCAGGCATTCTGAATTGCAAATATATTATTTCCCCTTCATCGAGGATTGGGACGTTCAAATACCTGAATTTCCTCGGTTGCGGGACACGGTACTTCGTACCGAGCCTTGTCCCCGGCTGCTTGTCGATTCGTCTGACAGTTATATAGGGAGTAGGGACGTTCTTGTCATTATCCATGAACTTCCATGTCTTGCTGAACTCTCCCCAACGGTCGTTGTCGAGATAGAACGTCGGTACAACCTTGTTATCGACAACTAATTTCATATTGTTGAGGTTGACATAATCAAACAACGCTTGATCGATGTCTTCAAGCAATATTGTCCTCGGCAGGTACTTGGTCTTGCTGTCGGTTTGGCGCATTAACTCCTCGATTCTGTCGAAACCATATTCGAGGTATTCGTTGCCAACCTTTGGCGGATTGGTGTCGAGGGTTATTTTAATTTTCTTTGGAAGTGACATGAATCCGTTTTTATATAAATACTCTTGCAGTTTAATTGTTAATTGATTATATTTGTTTGACTAACTAACTGACTTGCCATGCTTGTTGAACGAAAGGAACACAAGGAGGCGGATGATTCCATTGGCTACATCGAATCCGTCTTTGAATCAGACAATGTGTTGAAAACCACCTATTTCCCTTTAATGCAAAGATTATATATTGCATTCAGCAGGGGAGACACTTACTCCTACGGGAACATCACCCAAGAATTATACGAAGAATTCGAAAACGCCGAATCACAAGGCAAATTCTTCCATAAGAACATCAACAACAGGAGCAAATATCCTGTTCGCAGGGAGTTCACCCTTTATCCAAACGAAGTGCAAGGTTTGAAACAAATCGTGGAGGAAAACAAACAAGAAAAGGAGGAAGAGGATGACGAGAACTCATGAAGAATACCTGAACCTCATTAAATTACTTGAATTGGCATTGAAATTCTATGCTGATAAGAACAATTATACTGCAAATCCACCCATACACAACACGCTTTATTCGCCCATCGAATTGGATAAAGGATCGCAGGCACAATTTGCACTTGATAAAATTGGGGAGTTTGAAGAATACGATAGGAACTTGGAAGAAGAGTATGCAAAACAAATAGAATCCCTTTCCGCAGAAGCGGGTTTATCACAGCAGGATGAAATTATGAAATTATATGAAAAAATTAGAGAAATCGCAAAAAATGACGATAAAAACGTTTGAGGAATATCAGGCTGCGGCTATCAGTATGAGGGTCTCCCTCGATAAATTCAAAGAGAACTTCCCCGGCGAAAGCCTGGTTGTATTGGAGTTATTGGCACTTTCATACGACGGCCTCGGTCTTGGTGAAGCGGGAGAGGTGCAAGGAAAAATCAAAAAGATAATCCGGGACGAGGGTGGAATTATAACCATCGACGCCAAAAAGGAGATAGCCAAAGAGTTGGGTGATTGTCTTTGGTATATTGCCTCAATGTGCGACAATCTCAATCTCGATATGGGGGAGGTTGCAACAATGAATATCGAAAAACTTCGATCAAGACACGAGCGAGGGACTGTTCACGGAAACGGGGATAATAGGTAATGGCCACACATATTTTTGACATTGATGGTACGATAGTTGATTTTCATACAAATCAGTGGCTTGAAGGTGCGAAAGAATATATTGCCCGATTATATAAACAGGGTCATCAGATTATTTTCATCACCATGCGCAGTTCAAAAGATGATGAAACAATATGGAGCATCGAAAACACGAAGAAGACCATACTCAAAGACCTTGACGATTTGAACATCAGATACACAATCATTTTTGGTGTTCAAACCCCAAGGATATTACATGATGACATGCCAATTTTTACAGATCAAAGACTGAGTAATCAAAAATACGAATAAAATTATGGCAGTAACGGGCAGCACAATAACACACATTGCGGTTATATCAGAAACTGCAGACGATTTTCAGGTGTTCCTTTCAAGAATGGGATACCCAATTTTTGAGCATCTTAAAGGTTCAAAAAAAAGAAAGGTGTTGACAGCAAATGCTACATATTATTGTATCACAAAACCCACTGATGTATGTAGTCTTACTGTAGATAAAGTCATGTTTACTGATAATGCCATATTTAACAAAGACCTTGAAAAAATCATTGAATATATAAAGCCTTGTATAAGACCATTATGGAAATAAAGTTCAAAAAATTAGTGCCGGAAGCGAAAGCACCACTTAAAGTAATTGATATTGACGCCGGGTTCGATTTATTTGCTGCAACAATTAATGAAACATCGGATTTTAATGAATATGGAACAGGTATAGCCGTCGAAATACCGGAAGGATATGTAGGATTGGTTTTTCCAAGAAGTTCAATTACTAAATATGATTTGATGTTAAAGAACGGTGTTGGGGTAATCGATGCATCATACCGGGGAGAAATCAGGTGCAGGTTTCATATTACAAAAGATGATGACAGAAAAATAGAAATTATTAATGACAACACAATTAATCAAATAACTAACATTAGAAGTGGATTAAAATTATATAATGTTGGCGACCGTATTGCACAAATTGTATTTCTTGAACTGCCGAAAATAACAATGATTGAAGTCGACGAACTCTCCGGTACTCAAAGAGGATCGGGGGGATTTGGACATACGGGAAAATAATATTAGATCAACATAAAACATTGAATTAATGAAACAATATCTTGACTTATTGCAGAATATCCTTGACAACGGTGTTGAGAAAGAAAGTGGAAGGGCGAATATGCCCAACACGATTGGAATTTCTCATGGAGTGGTTCAAATGAACTTACAGGACGGTTTTCCCTTGCTTACCACAAAAAAAATGTATTGGAAAGGTATCGTACATGAACTTCTTTGGTTTTTGCGAGGGGACACCAACATTAAATATCTTGTCGATAATGACGTAAACATTTGGAATGGCGATGCATACAGATGGTATTTGAAATACGCTGAATTGAACGGTGGTGAAACGCAGAATGGTATTCTTCATGATAATGAAGATGGTACTTACCGTGTTTTTTCGTCCGACGAATTCATTCAGGAGATTAAGGATGATAACGAAGGTACTTACTTATCGTACAAGATGGGTGACCTCGGCAAAGTATACGGCCACCAATGGCGCAATCAAAACGGTGTTGATCAGATCAAAGAATTAATCGACGGGTTGAAGACCAACCCTTATAGCCGTTATCACATCATTGACGGTTGGAACAAGGCCGATTTTAAAGATATGGCGTTACCACCGTGTCACCTGCTTTATCAATTCATCGTAAGGCCGTTGAGTGAGAAGGAAAGAATCAAATTGTTGGAAATTGATGATACGATTATAAATAGCGATCAAGAATTTTCCATTGAAAAAATGCTTGATATTGCAGGCATACCAAAATTTTATCTCGATCTCAATATGTATCAACGCAGTTGTGATACATTCCTCGGAGTTCCGTTTAATGTTGCCTCGATGTCAATATTACTCATGATATTGGCAAAAGTGGCAAACATGATTCCCGGTGTGGCAACGTGGATTGGGGGAGATACTCACCTATACCTCGATCATATACCGATGGTTAAAGAACAATTGAAAAGGACACCTCACGATTTGCCGGAATTAATTATTAATGCAGAATTGAACACTCTTGACGACATTCTTAACCTTCGGATCGAGGATTTCAAACTCTCCAAGTATGCATACCACCCAACAATAAAAGCGGAATTATTCACCGGAGTAAAAAAATAATAGCATGAATGAACACATCAAAAATGTCTGCAAAATAGGTCAACGCAAAGACTGCTGCAGGTACTTGGCCGTCGGTCCGGATGGGTTTGAATGTCTTAAACACTCAGACCTTAAAGATCATTTGGATCAAAGGGTGGCAAACAATACAATGACTGCCCAAGGTGATAATTGTGATGGTAAGAGTCAAAAAGAATTGAATTTGGGATAGTGAATGTTGGCATTATACATAACAATTGTGCTGTTGACGGTGGTAGTTTTACTACTTGCAACAGCATTGTATTATTTTTCAAGGAAGAGCATTTACTTCTCAGACAAGGAGAAGGAATTCACCACCTTTGTCATCGATATATTTGAACAATACGGTGATGATTTGGGTATTCAATCCAAAGAGGATCATAAGAAACTCTCCGAAGAATTAGAGAAGATAAAGAAGAAACTGAAATGATCAAAGAAGAAAAAGATTACGAAGCAGTTAACGAATATTTTGAAAAATATTCACCAAAAGAATATGAAACCGTGCGGGTATTGAATTTAATGATGAAAAGATATTATCCTAATTTTGTTTCAGCGGGCGTTTCTTTTCGTGGACAACCACCCGAAAATCGTTTTGATAGGTTTGATTGTAAATTAATTTGGATAAACGAAAAAAATGAAGAAATCCTTCTTGCACTTGGTGAATTGGAATATGGCGCAGATCAGATGAGATTCGATGAAGATTGGAAAAATTGGAATAATGCCTTTCCGGTTAATCATTGGTATTGTGTGTCACTATTAAGCAGAAAAAAATATGATGAAAATTTTGTTTTTTTTCTAAAAGTCTCACCATCGTTTAAAAGCGCATTTGTTGTCGATACAAGAAATGATTTTGTATCAAAAAACATGGACAAAGAATATGAAATGCCTCGTGATAGCACAAACGATAGATTTCCCACAAATAAAATGCGAAAACATTTTAATTGGGAAACTGTACGCAAGAATCAAATGATTTTTAAACGTGTGACAAACAAAAACGGAAATATTGATATAACCATTGAAAAAGACGGTAATTTTTGTTTAATGGAATATGAATATTGGTATGAAATTATTGCATTCTTTGCATATAAATATTTTCCCGACGAATTAAAAAAAATATTATAACATGACTTGGGGCACTGATTTCAAAACAGACATCTTTATATCGAGACAGTCTTTCGAATCGAAAGGCGATATTGATATGAAACTCGAAGAACTCGACAAAACCATTGAAGACATTAAGGCACAAATCAAAATGTATTCATCGGCAACGCCGAAGGACATCATGCCGGAGGATTGGAAAGAAGAACCAATAAATTGGTTGAGCACCAGATTGGACGAGTTGTTTGAAAATTATGAAGAGAAAGTGATTGAAATGTTTAAAATCTCCATGTATTTGGACTATGTCTTGGAGAATAACATCGACTTATCAAAGAAGATTACTGCAGGCGACCTCCCGTTTTAACCAATTTTTCCTTTCTTTTCGTAAACTGCTCTCACGTAATCAACATCAATTACATTGGCTTTCAGCATTATTGCAAGTTCTTCTGGAGTGTACATGGTTTCATAAACACACATACCCCTGTCGTCCAGTTCATTCATATACATAGTCCATCTTCCGCCACCCATTGCTTTATAGCCGTAAACTTGTTCTTTGGTGGGTTTATCCTTATATCTGAAAAGGATTTGCATCGCATAATTATGTTTCGGACACATCAATCTGCCGATCCAAAGAAGTACATCCTTCCATATACTTTCTTTTAGACAAGTCAATTGCCACGCAAATATGTGAAGCGCATATGCTGGAAACGGATTGCGTTTTCGAGCCATTTCAACATTAAATGGAGTTGGTTGAACGACAACTCCCGTCCATTCATCTTGTGAAACCTCTTCATGTATGCCGTAAACATAAAAAACAAATGTTTGTACGATATGGGTTAAGAACATAACAAAAATTTCTGTAATATAAAACAATGGCTTTGCCCACCATATGTTTGCGACTGCTCTTGCCCAAAGCCACATGTTTGGAGTAAACTGATGACGATCCGAAATCTTCCAAGGAATGTGTGTGACAAATTCTTTCAATTGTTCATCAGTATATCCGGCGTGTTTGTATGCAATTATCGTATAAGCCGTATGGTCACGGGACATATTGCGATCGTAATGTGTGGGATAACGATAACCTTGATAGTAATAATCATTCCTCGGTGTAAACCGTTTGAACCAATGTGTAAATTCTTGAAATTTTCGTACCAACCACCATTTTGAGATTTTTCTTCTTGGAGGTGGTCCGGGATTTTTAACCCAACAAGCCTGTATGCCTTCTATAAATCTATAGTCGTCGTACATGTAGTAAGATTCGAAACTCCTTTCAACCGCATCACCCTTTCCATTATCACCATAAGGATTCCAAGGTGCGTTGTGACCGATCATCATTTTGTTTTCACGGTCTACATAATGTTTGGTATCTGTGGTATTCCAATCAAGTGGCATATATTAACTCCCTTTAGTTTCACTTAAAAACGGTACGACATCTTCTTTTACCGGGACTCCTGTGACCTTTTTCCAATAAGTTTTGAAACCACCAATGGTCTTCTTGGTTTCATCAGTAACGTTGTTGGCATTTTCGACCTCATAGAACCTACTTTTCTGTCCACTCATGTTGTACTCGATGATATCTCCACGATCGACCTCAACACCCTTTTCCTCCAATTCCTTGAGATAAATCCCAAAGGTGATATTCCCGGTGTCGTCACGAACGATACCTCCTGGATTGCCTCCGTAGTTCTCCTGCTTGCCATCTTCGACGGTAACCATAACCTTGAGCCTGACTGGAGACATGAATTTCTTATCCTTAGTCTTCGTTTGACCATATAATTTATGCGCCGACCCGGCGGTTTCCAATATATTAATCTTGTGCAGGGTGATCTCCTGTGCATTGTCGGTTTCAAGATAGTTCCTACCGTACATCACATCAAGATCAAAGGAGTTGTTTGTCATAAACAAACCCATCCTATTCTCCTCAAGATCAATTATTTGTTTCTTTTTCTTCATGAAATGTTCTTATCTTTTTAAAATCACATCTTTGGAATCATATGCCATAGAATCCAATCCTTCTTCCGCTTTTGGTGTTGCACCGTCTTTTAAATAAACTTCCATAATTTCAGGTGTATCATTTTCGTCTTCCGCAATCATTTCAGCATATTCCAACGCTTCTGAATAATCATCTGTGATGTTTACATTATGTTGTGGATAAAAACCAACCTTTCTTATATTATCTGCTCTACTTTTCGTAGTTCCATGAAAATACGTCTTATTAAAATTTGGATTAACTTTCTCCATCATTTCAAAAAGCCGTTGTCTATTACTTTTCTTCATTAATAACTCGAATTTTTTGCTCGATTATATACATCAAGCATTTCCATATACGATAAATCCATTAATTCATCATGAAATTCTTCAAAAAATTCTTTTTGCTGTTTCGATGAAAATTCATCTTGTTCAAGCGAATCCATCGTATCATCTGATTGATTAAATTCATAACTAAACCAATCAATCATTTCCTTTGTCGGTAATTCAGTACCTTTGTAACTAAACGACAGATTTGATTCGTTCAATTTTGGTGTAAACGAATTATCAATTTTTTGCATGACTTCGAAAAGCCGTTGTCTATTATCTTTTTTCATCTTAAATCGCTATTATTGGGAACATTGGGGGTTGATATCCACGTTCTCTATTGACGTTCTCTGCAATATCTGCACGTATTTTCGTCATGTTCTCTTGACTCAAATACATTAATTGATCGAGAATGATCTTCTCGGTGTCTTCCTTTAATTTTGTCCCTTCATCGAGCAGGTGACGATAGTCCATTGTCAACTGTTTCTCAGTGACACCCAATTCCCCGGTGTAGAAGCCACGGATTCCACCGATGACCATCTTCACCTTTGCAATAAGTAAGTTACGGATTTGTTGATGTGAGGAATCATTCATATTGTCCCATTTGAGGACTTTCAACGGGGCATCCGATGGTAATCTTACCACATCGTCATTTTCTTCAAGGCATTTATCTCTGTCTTTATTCGTGTTCATGGTGTCATAATACCAATACCACACTTTTCTGCCCGCATAATGTTTACCCCAAACACCTTGTATCTCATCCCGGCTTCCAGGAACGGGGTATAAATGTAATATTTTTTCACCACTTGCCAACCCGGTGATGCGATATGTGAGTATAGACTGTAAAACTCTCTGTTTCATCCTTCTATCCTGTGCCGTCAAAAGGGTTGAATATGTCGGTTGCACATACATGGCGGGACGACCAAGATATGACCATCCGACCATACCGGGCGACCATGCATTCAATGCGAATGGGTCAACCAAACCACCGTCGATTTCAGGTGGGGTCTCCCACAAAACCTCATTAACTTCCCTGCCTGCAGGAATGATGTAATGCTGCGTATTGGCGGAAGTGACTATAAAATCACGTTTAAGTTCCCATCCGGGTGCAGCAGGAGCGTTCGTGCCCAAACCGACTTGTCGGGAATATGCGTATGTAAAAGCCTCCATATAATGGTTCGATTTGACAGTGAAAGCGGATAGAAAGTCGCTGTTTTCCTTGCTCAATCCCTCTATACTGATCCACTGTTGTTGAATCAGCCAATTGTTGACAATCGAGGAATAATCCTCAATAACCATTTCAAAATAGGAATCCAACATCTCGTCCTTCAATTCGAATGGTCTCAATGGAAACCCCAATTCATGTTTGACATGAAGGTACAGTTTATTTTTGTCAACTGTTGATATTAAGGCCATAATTACGTATATTTGTTTACAATAAATACTTTGAATAAAGTAAAATAACTATGGGATTAGATGTGGATTATGTTGCTGCATGCCAAGCAATCGAAAAATTGGAAAGGTTACTTTCCAATCAACCGCATGGCAAGAGAGAAAAAATAGCGGACGATATTATAGATTTTGTGAAAAAAATGAAACAAAAATATGCATAAGATTGAATACGACATCAAATTGAATGAATCGGGGCGACCTTGCATCGAACTGCCTGTCGATTACGAAAACAATGCCGAAGACAGATTCTTTGCAATTGAAATTGCAAGATATATTTTGCAAGACGTGTTCGCCCGCAGAAAAAGCGAAATTAGCGAATCAACGTGGGTGAAAATAGAAGAGAGCATTGCCGTGCTCGGCCAAATTGGTGATGAAATTGCTGGAATTCTTTGGAACAACATGATGCATATGGGTGAAACGATGTTCCTTTTCGACAAAAGGTATCATATTATGGTAAAAACTGTTGAAGAAAGGGACAAACTACCCGCATTCATTATATATGATGACAAAATCTACACGAAAAAAAAGGATTTGAAAGTCCTTGTCGCCGACGAAGAGAAGGTTTATAAAATAATTGATGCCTCAGATGAGGAAGCAATCATTTGGGAGGAAGTGAAATGATAAACAACGTTGAACTCTCAATAAATCTCCAAATGAGAGGATTATCAGATCAAGATTATTCCAAAATAACCAACATTTTTTATAAAAAAATGCTGTCTAAAAATGGAAGTATCGATTTTAAAGATATTGAGGAATTGTTTTCAATCTCCAAGAGAAGATATGTTGTTATGACAATTGAACAGCCTGAAATGAATCATGTTGAACCAATTTTCAGAGAAATAAAAATTAGTGTCAACGGTTGAATATGATTCACAAACCTACACCTGAACAAGAAAGAGTCTTTCTTTTTACGGTAAAAAGACCGGAGAACATTTTAATTAAAGCCTATGCGGGTTGTGGGAAGACTACGACCATTGTAGAAGCAGTGAAACTGCTCCCCAAGGACAAATCAATCATGTACTTGGCATTCAACAAGCATATCCAAGAAGAGTCAAAGGCTAAACTTCCAGAATACGTTCGATGTTATACAACATATGGTCTTGGAAATGCTGCAATCAAAAGGAAATATGGAGAGAAAATTCAATTCGACGAATTCAAGGTCGACAAGATCATACAAACCAAGGCAAAAACATGGGATTTGGAATCTGAATTCGATGGTGACGAGGAAATATCGTTTTACTTGACCCAAATCAAGAAACTTGTCAACATGTGCAGGCTTACCTTGACTGTGAAACCCGAATTTATTCCATACATTGCCGACAAATATGATATAAACTGCAAGAAACCATTAGATATCAAGCGTGTCCTCAAGGTTTTGGACACAGCAACCAATGATAGGAAGTCCTACGATTACACCGATATGATTTACTTGCCAGCAATCGACAACAGCATTTGGATGTTCCCGCAAGACTACGTTTTCATCGATGAAATACAGGATTTGAATCGCTGTCAAATCAGAATCGTTGAAAAAATCCTAAAAAAAGACAAATCGAGTGGAAAATATACCGGGAGGCTTATTTCGGTGGGCGATTTCTTCCAAGGAGTGTACGGCTTCAATGCTGCGGATGAGAAGTCCTTCGAATGGTTCGAAAAATTTCCCAAAACAAAGGTTCTTCCTTTATCAGTTTCATTCCGGTGCTCAAAAAATGTAATAAAAAAAGCACAAGAGATCGTTCCCGATATCCAAGCACTTGAAAATGCTCCTGATGGTGTTGTTCGAGATGGCGATGTGCTTACGGAAGCGCAAAGTGGAGATTTTGTGCTTTGCAGAACGACCATGCCGCTTGTGAAATTGTTTTTTGAATTCCTTGTACAAAACAAAAAGGCGATCATTAAAGGAAGTGACATCGGACTCCAACTCATCGACCTGATTGGTAAGATAATCACCCTCGACAAATTAAAAACATTCTGGAATGGTGAATTAACGAAATTCAGAAAGGACTTGAAATCCGATGGGGTGCTCAATCCATATGAACATAGTGGATACACGGCACTTGCCGATAAAGTAAGTGCATTGTTGTTCCTTGCGAACCTCGCAGACGATATTCCGGGACTTAAAGCCTCAATAAAAACAATATTCACAGATGAAATCAAAGGTATTTGTTTGAGTACTGTTCATAAGATCAAGGGACTGGAGGCAGATAGGGTATTTATAATTCGTCCCGATCTATTGCCAATGCAGAATGTGAAACCGTGGCAATACGTGCAGGAAAAAAATCTTGAATATGTCGCTATCACAAGAGCGAGACTTGAATTAATATACGACAGGGTTTGGAAAGACGAAGAATAAACAAGGATTTTGAACTAATGAACGTCGCCGAAAGGCAGTCATTGGGAATTCCCGTTGAAAGACCTGATTACCGTTCCAAAAAAGGAACACGTGTAAGGAGAATTTTAAAATGGCGAAAAAAGTGGAAAAAAAGAAGGTTGTTCGAAAAACTGTTGAACAGTTAGAACAGGAGTTGAAAGAACTGAAGGAGTCCAACAAGAGGTCGTGGGACATGTATGGTAGCGAACTTTGTGTCGAGAGCCTGTTGGAAGGAGAAAGGAAACTTGAAAAAGAAATTGAGAAGGCGAAGACCATTAAGAAATGGAGTAAATTGGGATTGCTTGAGGGTCTTGATGGTAATATCGATCAAAAATTAGCCAAATTGTTTGAATCAGAATTAAAAACAATAATAAAACCCGAAGGAAATGAATGCACTTGAACTCTTAAAGGAGATAAAAAGTAAAATCCCGGCTAAAACGACATCATGTGCGATGTACGATTTCGTCCTGATGGAGCGGAAAGTTGCCTTTGCTGTATTTCAGGAAGGTAAATCGGGATATTACAAAAAATTCACCGTGACTGTTGAGGAATTTGACGAACCGGAAGAAGGTGAAATGATAACAAAAGGAATTATCGATTTGTATAACGAAATTTTCACTGAAAACTAATATCTGACAATATGAATTGGAAACTTAAAATCGAAAAGAAACCAAACCAAAGGATCGTGGTTAAATTCGAACCACTGACCGAAGAATTGCTTTTCACCGGGGAGTACAAACCACACAATAGGGAATGGGTAATATTTTACCAAATTTGGAGAAGTTGTTGGAATACAATAAGTCCTCCAAATTTACCTGATGCTACTATTATAAATGCTGACGGACAAGTTGAAAGAAAACTCATTACCGCCGAGGAAATTGGAGAAGAAATTCTTAAAACCTATAACGAATTACAAAAAAAAGTAGATTTGTATGAAAACCTTACAGAAGGGTTTTCGGCTATGAAGACAATCGACGAAGTCGAAATTACAGAATAAAAAAAGGGGGTTATAAAACCCCCTTTTTTTATTACCTATTATTGGTTATCGCTTACTGCAGGTCACCAATTCCGAAGGTCTGCAGACCGTCGCAGAAGATTCTTCCGTAGTAACGGTTGAGAACCATCTTCTTTGCGTACCTGGTCATGATACCACGGATCGGCGTGAAGTCGAACGGGTTGTACATAACCGGGGTCAACTGCATCGGAACGTAAGGAGCGTAGATGTAACCTGTTTCCAGGATCGATGTTCCCTTGTGTCCAACGAGGACGGTGTTTGCGGGTGCATACGGGTCACGGTATACCATGTAACGGCCACTCAGCGTGCCGATTTTTTCGATACCCATGTTGTATTTGTCCTGTTCGGGAGCGGCATTGCTGACGTGGAAATATTCCAAGTCATCGAATACTGCACTTACTTCAGGGGATACAACTACCCAAGATGCGCCACCACGGAGGGTTGCTTTATGAATTTGTGCTGAAATCTGGTTGATCTTGGTGATCAGGGTCTGATTCCAGTCCTTTTGCGTACCGTAGTACGTGTTGCTCTGCCTGCGGAGTCCGTTGTAGTCCCAACGAGCCGTCCAAGCAGCACCACGCCTCAAGTCACGGAGGATTTCACGGTCGATTTCAGCAGCCATCTGTTCTGACAGCAAAGCGGTCAGTTCGGCTTCTGCATCGATGTTATGGAATGCACTGACGTCCTGTGCAAGTTCGGGAGTCCACATAGCACGCATTTTACGTGTTTCAACAGACACAGTCACCTGGTCGAGAACGAAAGTAACTTCAGCCATACGGCTGTCTTCTTCAAGGTCGCTGTAAACCCTGTAGGTCACAACAAAGGTCGGAGTGGTTGATGCGCTCAATGCTTGATAACCGTTTGTTCCGGCGTATTGAACGTCAGCGATCAAAACGATTTGTCCGGCAGCATTAACGATAGCCTGTCCGTATTTTTGAACCTTTATGTTGAAAGGAATAGCGTCACCAGCAACGATGTTCTGTTCGGTGAAACCAGCGGGAGCAACAAGGTCAACACTGGCAACAACTTTCAAACCTGCGAGGAAAGTTTCAGTGTCCATAGGAACACCTGCAGGACCGATAAGTTTGCCCTGTGAATCGGTAGCGAAGCCACCAACAGTCAGGGTAATGAACTTGTCAGTTCCAATTACAAACGTTGCAGCAGTTGTCGAACCAGTCACAACAGTGATTTGGCCTCTTGAACGGTCGAACAGTGATTCACCTTCTTCATTGTATTTGGTTGCGTAAAACGCATCGTACAACGAACGGGTTTCAAACTGTGTTGGAGTTGCGTTAGTCGCAGCATTTTCATACGCACCGTTAGGCGATGTATGCATACCCCATGAGCCGTCGGTTGCAGTTTCAGGAGCGGTCGAAACCTGGTCTACCCTGTAACTTGCCTTCGGATTGATGTAATATAACTTACCGATGGGTAAGTTCAGTGCCTGCACAGACACGATGTCATTCGCCAGTAATTTAGCGAAGACCCTGCGGATTACAGGAAATGCAACGGTTTCAAATTGTCCACTTGCCGCCGAATCGGTTGATTCGTTGATCATATAGGACAACTGATTTTCGAAAAGTTGTGCACAGTTCTCTTTCACGTTGCCTTCCAAACCTTCCAACAGGCCGATTTTCTGCCATCTGTTGGTAGTGATTTCCCTTTGTTCACGGAGTTGTTTTAATCCAATATTGCCAACTTCCGCACTTTCTGTTAAAAATCCCATTGTATGAGTGTTTTAAGATTTACAAATTATTTTTTTTGTCCCCACGTTCCACGTATTCCATGAGCCTCTTGATTCTCTTGATGTGCTCATCGTTTTCGTAAACGGTTTTCTCCACCACTTCGTCGAGTTTCTGTTTGGAGGACGGTTGGATTGAAGTCGCAGCCTTCCTTTCGACAGTCTCAGTGATCGTCTTTTTGCCTTTCTTCATTTCTGTCAGAACGGCCTTGTACTTGTTCTGCGATTCGACGATGGTGCTGATTTTCTTGAACTCGTTGATTATCTTGACTTTATCGTCCTGAGTCAATGCCAATTCTTCATTCACCAAAAGGTTGTTCACGTGAGCAAGATTGGTGTTGAATATTGCCATCTCTTTCAATTGGTTACGATACTTGCCAAGTGCAGTTTTGTACCCTTCAACCAGTGTTGCCACCGATTCCTTGTACTTCCTGATCTCGTTCAATTTTTTTGTGAGTTTTTTATTCTCCTCGATCAATCCGTTGAGTTTCTTACTTTCTTCGACGCCATAGGGTCTCCTTCTGCTTAACTGCTGCGGACTGACATAATCGTTTCCTGGGATCGTGGCTAATTTGCCCTTATTTGCCGAATGCGATATGCCCAATTGTTCATCAACTGGTTTCTCTGCACCCAACACTGCCCTGACATCGTCATCAGTAATGCCTTCATCACCAACTTCATCAATCATGGACTGCGTAGGACCACCATTTTCCCTGCCGGGAATACTTTGCTTGCCACCTTGGTTCTTCTGTTCGCTGAAATTCGTGACATCATCACGGGTATTCATGCCTTCAGGAGGTGTTCCGTCGGGTTCGCCAGCCTTTCCCATATTTTGTATTAATTCATCAATTCTGTTTCTTGTGTCGAGAAGTGCCTTTTTAAAAGGATCGCCTTCCTGACCTGTGGGTTCGCCTTGTGTGTCAGTGCCCGGAATTTTCGGACCTGGTAAGCCACCCATATCACTGAGTTCTTCACCCAGGTTTTCCATTGAAGCAATTTCTCCTTCGATTTGTTCCATTGTGAGGATTTCATCATCCTCATCTGCATTTTCCAATGCAGTTCCGACACTACCCGTGTCGAGTCCAGTTATGTCAAATTCTTCTTTCAAGTTCGAGATTGGTTTGCCGGATTCCGGTTTCACCTTTTCAGTAAACACTTTGCCTTTTTCAGGATCACCCGATTTTCCCAAATTTGGGGTATCGGATTCGACGTCACCAACGAAGTCTTTTTCACGTTCCTCTTCAATTTTCTGCGCTTTCTTTGCTTTTTCTTTGAAGGGATCGCCATCACCAACGGTATCGGTAATTTTTACGTCTTCTTCCACCTGTGCAACCGCTTTCGGCTTTTTATCGAAAGGTTTGCCAACCATGTTTTCTTTTACGGCTTGTTTAGCCTCTTTTCCTTGAGTTTTCATAACTGTCTCTTTGTTTTGTTCAGTGTTATCCTTATCGGATTCTTTTGCCTCGTCCAATTTCCTGTAGGACTCTTTCGCTGATTTGTTTTTATTTTGTAATTCTTCTTTCAGAAGGTTATTGAAATTGTCGGGGAATTCCTCCGCCAACTTGTTTTTAGCATTAGCCTTTGCAGCCTCCATGATTTCGTTATAATCAGTCAAGGCTTCCTTCAGTATCGATTTTTTGTCGTTTGCCATATCCTTAAATCTCGTATCTAATGCGATAATTTTTATATAAATACATAGTCATTATGAAAAAGTATTATTTTACTTAAAATTCTTGTTCATAAGGATCATCTAATGTACATTTACTACACGTTTTATAAGAGAAATCTGTCAATAGCGTTCACGATCTTCTTCTCGTCTTCATTGAGATACAGACCGTTCTTCTTCACATAATTCTCGCCAAATCCAACGCTGTTTTGTTTTTCAGGGAAAAGATATGCGCCTGGTGTACTTGGTGTTGCCACAAGGTCGAAACCGATCAATTCAAAATCGCCTTGAACAAGGTTTTCACCGTTGATCTCTTTCAACGTTCCAACACCACGGGATGAAATCCCCAATTTGATCTTGTTTTGTAGATAGAGGACAATTTTGTCGCCAATAACCGAGCAGACACCAAATTTGATATATCCCGGCGATACGATTATCTTCAATTGGCCATATAGGACGTTCTCCTGCTCACCCTTTCCCCACCACATCTTTGTGATCATATGAGAAAGATTTGCAAGGGAAATTATTGATGAATCAGGATGGTCAGCCTCTGACACAGCACTGTTATTTTCAATCTGCTCACGGTATGCCTCGACTTGGGGAATGAGGACATCCCTTGGATAAATCCTGCCGTTCTTGTTTTTAACTCCCCATTTTTGCAGTATGCAGTTGATTAAAACGGGTTCGTTCGGTTTCAATTCGAAATTTTCGTTGAGTATGTCCTTGGTAATATTATCATTGACATATCCGGCATCATGCTCGATCAATATTCCGAACCCGGTATCACCCGGTTGTAGTATCTTACTCATAATAAACCATCTTTTATATAAATAGTTGGGATAATCGTTTTTCGTTTATTATAAATAGTCTGAAACTCTCATTTTTCATTTTTCACACCAGGGTATTTATAGGTATAATTCAAATCAATGGCGAGTAACGTAATAATGATCGACCCCAACAGTGCGAACATTAACAACAATATGGTTAATGCGATTCCACAATACCAAGACATGTTTATATATGCTGAATTGCTTGCAACAAGCAGAGGCAGAACGGTTATTGTGAATGGGACTGAGGAGAAGACAGGACTTGAAGAGACAATAAAAGTTAATTTCATGGGTGTCGATCAAAACAAAGGTGTTATAGACCCGACGACAAATGAATTCATGGGTAATCCTAACTATTTGAATTTCACCACGAATTACTATGACGGCAGCACAGGTGAAAATCAGAACTTTGAAAGTTTTGGAATAAGTAGCATCAAGATAACCATCAATTCATCTTTCGTACCGCAAGTCAATATACAATTTGTCGACATCAGAGGTTTGTCTTTCTTCAATCAGGAGAAATCGCCATACAGGATATTATTTAACTTTCCTCCTCCTATATTTGATTTAACCGTTAAGGGTTATTATGGCAAGGCATTGAGATACAAACTACACTTAGTAAAATACACTTCTGAATTTCAGGCTAATTCTGGAAATTTCGTGATCGATGCGAATTTTATTGCGATAACATACGCACCGTTGACGGACATACCTTTCAGATATGCAATCAATGTGCCGCTGATCGACAACAACGAATCCTTGAGTTCACTCAAAACCAACCCGCCGGGAAACACGTTCGAACTCATATTGAAATTACAGGATTTATACACCACTACGCAGGATCAGGTTAATAACAGCAACGAGGTAAAGGAATACGAACTCAACAAGGTGAAGATTGAAAAAATCGAAGATGCTATTGTTGCATTGAGGGATTATAAGGATGTGTTCACGGAATTCAAAAATCTTGTCATGCAAAAGGTAACTCCGGACGAAACCACAAAGAAACCATTTTTCACCAATACAAATCTGACAGAATACAATGAAATAATAAGAAGCCTCCATGCGGACGGGTATCCATCCGAAATGGAAACAAAGTTGGTGCTTCTCATCTACCCATCGAATAATCCCGATAACTTAGAAATTGCCAAAACCACGTTCGGCAAAATAAAATCACGCTTGGTTAACACTTTCACAAGCGGCGACATTGGGTTGACCGAATCAATTGGAGAGGGTGACGTTACCGATCCAGCCATCAAGAATTTGGATGATGATAAAGTATCTATGTATATTGATGTTACCAAGTATTACCTGAAGTTAAACAAGAACCTCTCAGCACTCAAACAAAACATGGATGTGTTGTCTCAAACAATAACTTCTGAAATTAACAACACTGTTTTTGAAAAATTGGGAATGCAGCCGACCATTTATAATGTATTCAAAATCATCTGCGATGATGTCGACACGTTTTTTAATAAAATGTATAGTGTGGCGAAGGATGCGGAAGATCATCACAACAGTGCCGACGTTAAAAAGATGATTGTGAACCACGGGAATTACAGCGACGTAGGAAAGGGAAAAACGGACAGTCACTTGTTTTCATTTCCCCTTGTGATCAATAGGATAGAGAGTTGCGGAGCGAAACGGGAGGAAAGGGTTGCACCCATCGAGATAAGTAAGAAATGCACAAAACCATTTCCGGAGATAACATTCGTGGAGGGTTTTGTTAAAAGTTTCTTCACCCAGGCTCAACTTGAATATCAAAACATGTTGCGAGGCGAGAAGAATGCAGACGGCAGTAATATTTGGCTTCCGATATCACCAATAGATGCTGAGATCATCAGCGATTCGGCAAGTCCATACATGTACAAGAACAACATGAACGAGATTCTTCAAGTCGTCATGCAAAGATTTTACATGATATCACAATATGTGATCCCAACTCTTTTCTATAGTAACAACGCCGACGGTAAATTATACCTCGACCTTTATGCGGAATCAGAAGCAGTCAATCTCGTATCATCGTTGGGTACGATGAAAGAGGTGAATCTTGGTGAGAATCTGAAAGGCAAGACGGTGAAGAATCTGTCAAATTCATATTTTACTAATGTTCAGAATTTCTATAACGACTTAGCAAACCTTCCGGAATATAATTTTTCAGAGCAATTTATCCCGGTCGATACGAGACATTCCGCATACACCGACAAATACAATCCCAATTTTGAGGGTGTCATGATTCTCGATGAAGACACATCCATTGAAAAACAAGTCATAAAAGAAGACAGTGTTGGTCCGGTGGGAAAGTTCTTGAAAGAAGCCAAAGACAGGCAATATAAAAAAGATTCAACAAAATATTATGATTTTACCCAAGACAATCTTGAATATCTTATTGACCGTAAAACAAGCAGAAGAAGGGGTGATTTAACTGGAATTGAAGAAGAAACCACGGGAACGGATGTGGATACCAGATTTTTACAACAGAACTTTAGTGATATTTATTTTAGGAATGCGGAAACCGACCTATCAAAAATTACGAGCAACACAGACCTTTCAAAATATCTGTGGGTTGGAGATTATCCGGTTGCTACCGAAGTAAGGGTAAACGCACTTAAATGGTTTACAGATATTGTCGAATTATGGAAATATTATATCAGGAACTATGGTAAATCTATTGAAGATACGCTTTTTAGTTTACAAAATGATGCGGAGAAAATAATAACTGCTGTGGTTTTATTGTCCAATTTTGGCAATGCGATGAGTCCATTTAATATACATCAAAAAAATCTCAACGGATTTGTGTTCTCGAAACCGGGAATTATTGAAATACCTAATTTCATGGCATTGTATATGGGAGCGGTAATTTATGCTAAAATAAATGAATTCGATACAGATATTCTCAATTATTTTCAAACCGGAGAAGGAAAAATCATTTCGAACAGAGGTGCACTAATAATTGCAGATATGGCAGATTGTGACAAGTACCTTTCAGAAAATGATAAAACTGAATTCAGACAGTATTTCGAAATGTTCTACAACGAATTTGATGGTTATGTGGCAAAAGTCAATGAAATGTATTCCATATATGTCAAAGATAAAAAAGAAAAAACGTTAAATAAACTCTTAGATAAATCGGAAAGGGGTAATGAAGGAAATTATTTTATTGATATCATTGAACCATTAATCAAAAGAATCAATCTTGCTGTCCACAGTCAACTCACTTTCAAGATGAGTACGGAATACCTTCCGCATTATTCGTCAATTAAAGCATTGAACGAATCCACGATGAAAACAGCAAACGACAGTTTTTTCAGACAGTTCTTCAAAAAAGTGTATAATGAAATAGGTGATGTCGAAGAAAAAACGAAAAAGGAGGAGGCCGAAAACGAAAAGAAAAGGGGTGATAAGGATATTGTAACCCAAACATATTATTCATTCAAGAACATCAACGATAAATGGGTTAACATCCCAACGAAAACAACGTCAAACGGTGGCACATACGGATACCCTTTCAACCGGGAAGGAAAAAGCCTGATCGATTCATTCGTCTTCGTTGATAGAGCAATGAACCCGATCGGCGACACTATGATCAATGCGGAGATACTCATGGAGATGTTTGACGATCCGAATATCAGTGTGTTCAGTGTCCTTTCACAACTGCTCTCGTTAAACGGATTCGAGTTCTTTCCGCTACAGAATTTCATGATAAACCAATACACTCCCACCGGAAATGATTCAAATACAAAAAAAGATTCCGGCTATAATGAATGGGAGGAGTCTTTCAAGATTGACACGAGCGGCATTGTCAGCGACCGGGCAACTTTTGTCTGTATGTATATCGGCGGGACTTCGAGTTATCCGACACATAACGGTAACGATTTCGAGGACGATGGCATTGAAAGCCTTGAATCGACGGATGCGGGGGATTTTCATTCCTCCGATTGTTCAGAGCCTAAAACTGATTACGACAATCAGGAAAGTAATAACAAGGATTTTCCTTACAGACAAGTCAAGGCATTTAAAGTCCGATTCGGGGAACAAAATCAGTCCATGTTCACTAACATAAAAATTGATAGTAAGGAATATCCGGAAACCAACGAATCAATTCAAATCCTGTCAAGACTTGCAGGCGATAACAAGCAACAAGCACCAATCCCGAAAGGGCAAAACCTTTATAACCTTTATGAGAACAGGTCTTACAAGGCAACCATAGAAGGTTTGGGAAATGTTATGATACAACCGACACAATATTTCCAATTGGAGAATGTTCCAATGTTCAATGGGGCATATGTAATTCTTAGTGTTGAGCACAACATCGTCCCCAATAAAATGACAACTTCCTTTTCAGGAACAAAAATATTGAAATTTCCCGTCCCAAGGGTTTTGGAATCATCGGCTTTGATGGGTTACGATTTCGGATACTCGAACGCAACCGGACGTGGTGCTATGAGTGCGGGTGACGTTGTCGCTACGGCACAGGCGATAACAATGTCGCAAGCAAGGTTGAACGATCTGAATTCTGTTTATGGAATCGACATCTCTCATTGGCAGGGAAACATTAATTGGAATAAATTAATAGTGGCCGATAATCCAGAGGATTTCCCAGTACCCAAGTTTGTTGTAATAAAAGCCACTCAAGGAACGGAAGGTTTGGATGAAATGAGGATGAAACACGCCAAGGGTGCGAAAAGCGTCGGACTTAAAATCAGTTATTACCATTTTGCAAGACCATACACGGGCACGGAAGTGGAAACTGATGCGAAAAACCAAGCAGCGCATTTCTTAAAGGAAGTAAAAAAATTGGCGGATGCTGGATACAAACCATCGCTCCCGCTTGGATTGGACTTCGAGGACAATCCCGCCTATAATCAAGAATGGGGAGCAAACAAAACTAACAACGACTTGTGGATTAACACTTTCATTAGTGAGTTGAAAAAAGCGAAATATGAGGCATTTCTTTACGGGGGTAGTGTTATCAGGGAAAGAACAAGTGGTAATTTTTCCGTTCCATTGTGGTATTCACGTTATCTATCCAATCCTGAAATAAGCAAACCCACCGTTCCAATTAAAGGATGGAAGGATTGGACGGTATGGCAGTTCAGTGCAGGTGGTAGATTCAATGGAAACACAGGCAATTTTGATTTGAATGCAATGAAAAAGAATTTCTTCGACTCGCACCCGCTCATTACATAAAAAAACGCCCCGTCTCCGGGGCGTTTCTGTTTTATAACAATTCCTTTTTGAATTCGTGTAAACCGATGATGTCATCATCGATCTTTTCTTTGTTGTAAACCATTTCCTTGATTTTTTGGATCGCTTTTGAAATGTTGTCTTTAATGTTATCTTTATTTAACCCTTCCAAAATTTGAAGAGTCTCATCCCTGTAAGATTCGAATAATTCTTGTTTCTCCTTGTCGTTTGATTTGATTAGTCTTTGAAGCAGGTTTTTATCATTCTCATTCAGGGATTCATATTTTTCGTTGAACTTGTTAACTGCAATTTCGATCACCTCTTCATTTATGGGTTTTACGTCGTTATCTTCAATGAGACCCTTTTTAGGTTGTTTAATGTGGTTTAAAACGATGTTGAATGATTCGTGAATTGCATCAACATCAATCTTGTCGTAATCATTCAACGATTCCCGGATCAGACAATCAATAGCATTGTATAAATTGATCTTGGAAGCGGTGTTAACATCGCCATCGGGAATTACACCTTCGCCAATGAATCCATCCAATTTCTCACGCTCTTTCTCCACTTCATCCAAAGTATATACTTCGAACAATTTTATGTTGTTATCAATATACCGTGTAGCGGCAATATCGTTTTCGATATGTTTGGCCTCAAGATTATTGAAAACCTTAAACTCCAACTGTAGAATCGGAGATTTCTTCACGACACCAAAAAACTCTGTCGTAAATCTTTTCGATTCTTCAATTAAAGTTTTACTAAAATAGGCGTCCTTTAACTGATTCGAAACTATCAAATTAACAACTCCAATGTTGGCGTGTTTCATATGGTTTAATTCGATTTATTATAAATACTGTAATTAACTATAAATGTTCTACTGACGCAACATATTAATTACGTGTATGAATTATTCCTCAAGATTAATGTTCTCAATGTCTTTGAAATCAATGTCTTCACCTTCATTAATTTTCTGCTTCTCATGAATGCCGTTACTGTTTTCGAGCAGCGTGTCTATCTCGTTGATCATCATTTGTGCTTTCCCAACCATCTCGTCATTGATCTCATTATTTTCGTTGATGACTTTTTTATATTCTTCGGCATTTTTATGTTCCGGTTCAGAACTACTACCATAAACAAGTTTCTCAACTAATTTACTGTAATCTTCCATATTCATTTTTCCTTCAGCCATTGGAGGGAGTTCGCCCCCACCTCCGGCAGGTGGTGCTCCACCACCCAACGGTGCTCCACCAACATTCTCAGGACCACCCATCGGAGGTGCTCCTGCAGGTCCGCCCGCCGGAGGTGCTCCTGCGGGTCCGCCTGCAGGTGGTGCTCCGGGAAGTTCACCGGGTGCTCCACCCATTTCGGTTGAACCCGACATAATGCCTGCCGTTTCACCGAATCTTTTATCAATATCAGCGAACAAACCAGATTTCTTGATTGACACGGGTGCGTCAGCGAGTTCCTGCATTACAACCTTCTCCATCTTCTGTTGTTTCAAGTCTTCGACAATTTCCCTGTCGGTCATATTAAACAACATCCTCTTTGCATTGGTGTGAGACATTGCACCGAGACCTGCTTCTGCACGGGTGAGTTCGGTGTAAGTCTGTGCTTTTTCACGCAGGAGTTCAGCCTTCATCTGTTCTTGTTGAATTGACGGATTCGTCAATGTCAACGTGAAATTATTCAAATCTTCACCCGTATAACCCATCAGGTATAAGTGAATCATGGCCATTTTATTGAGTTCTTGAATCATGGCCTGTTGAATACGATTTATCTTTTTTGCAAAACGGATATCATATTGTGCCATGTTCTTGCCCGCACCCGCAGCATCTTGAAAACTGAGGAACGGTTTCGGAATTCCGAGTCCGGAGAAAAGATTGTCCCTTAAATATTCAATATCGTGTATTTGATCAAGATTGGTTGCACCGGGAAGTGTCTCAACACCTGTTTGTGTGTTTGCATTCCTGACAGGTAAGAAATAATCCTCGTCGTTGCCTAAGATATTGAAACGGTAGTCGATTTGGCCGTCGTTCGGAGAAACTTGTGCAACCTTTTTGAATTTGGTTGCAACCTTGTATATGTATTCCTCGATATCCTCTTCATCAATGTTTCCAACATCGATTTTGAAGACTTTCTTTTCACCTGCACGAATGATACGATATGTTAACATAGCATCTTCGGCCATAACTAACTGTCTGAACACCCTACGGACTTTATTCAAGATCGATGATCCATAAGGAAGATATTTGTCATCACCAAGAAGCCTGAAATGTGCAATTTCAAACACGTTGAACTCGTCCCCCGTCATCCTCTCTTTAAACCTGATGATCGGTTTGCCGTTTTGAATCCTCTCGAACCTTTCAATCTCATAATTAACAAGTTGTTTTACGTGGGTGATGCCTTTCTTACGTTCACCATAAAGAAGAACGAAATTATCCCCATATTTTGCTACGTTTCTTACCCAAAAAGGCAAGTTTACGTTGACATTTACAATATCGTTGAATAATTCTTCAAGAAAGGTTTTGATCCTCTCCTTGTTGGAATATATGTTCAACATTTTGCCGTTCATTCCAATGGTTGTGGCCTCTTCCATAATTAAATCCAATGCACTTGATATTATGGGATAGTATTCCATTCCCTCATAGTCGATATATGCTGGAAGTCTTGCAGCCTCGTATTGGAGTGCCTTTTGAAAACCCCTGTCAGACGTGCGGAAGAACTTGTTTTGAAGTTCCTTTTTCTGTTGCAACTCCAATCCTTTCCGGTGTATCTCTTCCGGGGTCGTCCCTTTAATGATGATCTTCGTGGCATTCGATGCAGGTGTCGATTGGGATATTGCAGGTTGTGCGTCCTGAAAAGCCATCCCATCGAGATTGAGCATCTTGTTGAGTTGCTGGTATATAGTGCCTTTTTTTTGTTCTTCAGCCATTTTTATAAAATTTTATACTTTTTTATAAATACTTTAATTTTCGTGAAAAGTCTTTCACGTATAAATACATTCTAACTTTTCTTTTTCTCTCCGATGCCCTTGAACAACCACGAATGTGAAATATATGGATTCAGCAACGACACACTGTTCGGAGAGATCATCGGTTTGTTTTTATATCCCTTGCTTTTTTCAATGTTCTGTATATCGTTATTGTTGATAATTGCATTGAGCATGTGTTCAGTTACTCCTTTACTTTGTTTGAAGCGAGCCATATCGAAATTCAACACATACAAGGCCGTGGCCAAACCCATGATGGAATCGTCATGAAACGATCGTTTGTGATCGGCAACACGATTTCCGGGAACTGTGACGAAGGTTTTCAATTCTTCAAGCAGCCTAACTGATCGAATTATCACATCCTCCATATGTATTGCCCTTTGCATTTCAAGAAGTACGGATGCCCGGTTGTTGCCGATGAAGAATCCGGGAATCAGATCGACATTAATGACAGTACCATCAGACATCACTTTCTGACCTTTCTTTATATATCCTTGCAACCTGTCACGACTCGGCTTGTGTGTGACCTCGGCATAATGAACATTGTCGTATCCGAATTCCAAAAGTTTCTCAACTGTTTGTACTCCATAACCTCCGGTGATATCAACAACACAATATGCATTGTTGTACCGCTTCCCAAATTGGTAGGCTATCTCTGAGAGCATTTGAGGTGTAATCTTCCCATAGTATTCTGCAACTTGTTCAACCTTATGCCTTTTTATCCTGACTTTCTTCGTCTTCCCGCCTTTGGTGATAATCTTCTCCTCGATTGTTTCCATCGTCTTTAAGATGTTGCAAGTAGAATTGTCTTCACCGTGTCCCGGTGAAGCGTCCAATGTCATAATATAATCCTCTCCGGGTTCGGCATCCTCCCAAATCCACATATTATTGTCAATGTATTCCTGACGGAGTATTGGCAAAACTTCCTTTTCTTGTATACGCTTTAAAAACTCTTCAGCAATGAAGTTGTCGCCTGAACCAAGGAATGAACATAAAAGTTCTTGTGCAATTTTCCGCATGTCACCGTTAGCACCACGAATCTGCTCGTCGAACCAAGGAGAGTTGGCTTCCCAACCATCGTCCATCATTTGAATCCTCTTCTCCTTGTCCCAATTCTCGTCGATTAGACTAATTTCGTTTTGCTTGCCCTTGTTCTTCTTCCAACATAAATTCTTGTTATAACGGGGATCGTTGAACCACCACAATTCCACGGGAGTGAAATTATTCTTGTCTTTCCTTGCTTCAGTGAATGTTTTGTAAAATACGGCGTCGAGACCGGAAGGAGTGCTGACCATAATTGCACCACCACCTGTTTGAAGTGTCGGTAAAGCAGAAGTCCAAAACTTGTCACCTTTTTCTGTCCATGCGGTTTCATCCCAAAATATCAATGTAGGAGTCATACCACGGAGTCCGCCTTTCGATGAGAATGCACCAAGTTTTGAACCGTTGTCATATATTTTCAATTTTTGGGTGTCCTTGAGGAATTTTTCCTGCGTCCTGCCTGTCTTCGGCCTCAACCATACGGGGCAGCACTCTATGAAATCGACAACATCGCTCATAAGTTCGTCACGTGCGGTTTCCAATCTGTCAGCAACAATAGCAACCTGTCTATTCTTATTAAACATTACATACCATGCAATGAATGCGCATGTGGTTGTCGAAACCCCCGCCTGACGGTACTTGTTGGCAACAACAAATTGTTCCCTCACGTATGTTTCAATTAAATCCTTTTGGAATTCAAACAATTTAAACGGTACGATCATACCGCCCTTGCCCTGTGTTTGATCGAAGATTGTTAAATATGTTTCAATGAAATAGATTGGATTTGAGGCGCATCGAACAATTTCGTCCTCTTGTTCATTATATGTTAATTCACCCACTTTTTTTAACGCACCACTTTTTGTGATGATAATGGGTTCTATATTCCCGAACTTTTTTCTTAATTCGGCGGCCAGTTTCCTCGTTTCTTCTTTCTCTTTCTCCTTTTGTGCGTCAAAAGGAATCACAGGTACGTGCTCCGGGGCATCGTCCTTATCATCGAAACTACCGTCTTTCGGCTTAGTACTCATTTATAGGAATTTATAATAAATACTTCCTATATATAAAAACCGCAAAGCACGGTATACATCCAGGTATATCGTGCTTCGAAACCCCTTCACCCTAATTTGGTGTGATGGGCAGTTATAAATACTACAGTTTTATCGAAGAGATTTCAACAAACTCATTGTTTTTCATTATTATTTTTCTTGCCTTCAACAAGTCTTTAACTTTCGCCAATGTAGTTCCGTAATGAAACACGAGTAATGGTAATTCCTCGTTGTCTTGTTCGAACATCTTCGAATAATCGCTTGATTGACCATCAGTATTGTCGTCAGTATCAACCATTTCATATGCAAGTGCATGTATTGTATGATATCCATGCATGTATGGTCGATCTACCGCCTCATGAAGACAGAATAGATCGAAAGAATCTGTTTTCAAGTTGATGATGAGATTAATGTAATTCTCCGTCGGCGGGACTGCATTGTCACATGCGGGTATCAAATCCCAACACCAATCTTCGACCAATATGTTGGTCTCATCGAATGAAAATATGAACTCGTACAACCCCTCGTCTTTGGAATTATAGCCGATTTTGTGTACGAAAATCAATTTCAATCTGCTGTCATCATTGTCCATAACATGAAATTTTCACATAAATACATGAAATAAAAAAACCCGGAGGGAATCCTTCCGGGTCTTGTATTGTTATGTAGGGTTGTTTTTACATGAAATGCCTGCCGAGTTCTTCATTGGTGACACGTTTATTCATCTTGTATTTCTCGTTCAAACAAAAGTAAAGTCCTTGTATTTCGAAATAATACCTGTTACGCATCAATTTATACTTTCTCCTTACATAATAAGTCGCACAGAACGAGACCGGGGTAAGTACAATCAAAGTCAGCAGCATTGTACTGTGGTGATGGAAAATCATGGCAAGAAAGAGGAAAAGTATCGGCACAACCAATTTGAAGATGTAATGGTAGGTTAAGAGGATATCGAGGGATTCCACGAAATAAGAACTTGCAATCCCTTTTAACTTGTCACATTTTTTGATGGTGGCGTTATTGGCATAATCGACACATAATTTATTGTACTTTTCTTCGTCGTGTTTCGTTTTATACCAAAATTTGAAGGAATTCATAAAACTCCTGAAAATCAAAACCAGATCAGTATCCATATTTGTTTTATTATTTACAGGATGTTACGAAGTTCCAAAAATTTTGTTACAAAAAAAAGACCCGAAATTTTGTTTCCGGGTCTTTTTTTAAATTCTTATATTAATTAGGTCCACCACCAAGTGTAAAGTTTCCACCACCAGTTCCACCACCACCAAACGGATTTTCAAGGTTTAATGGTTTGTATTGGAATCCCATTGAACCTCCTTCAATAAAATCGGGCATGCGCAATCTGTCGGTTTCATATCCCTGTTTCATTACAGCATATTTGACTTCCGGCGACATCCTGCTCATCATATTCTGCCTGGCGGCTTTAAATCTGCCATTGAGAGCATCTTTGAATATGTCGGTAAATACCGCATCAATTGATTGGGGATCGTTTTGATCAAGATTTTCGAACTTCTGTGCACTCGATTGAAAAGCACTTTTCATTTTTGCCCAAAATTCCTCAGTCACAACACCCTTTTCTTTCATTGAGGACTCAAACAGATTGAATTGTTTATCGATCAGGCCGTCAAGTTTCTTCAACGTTTCAGATTTTTTCGATTCAGTAAGCATTGGTTTCCTCAAACCGACTCTTTCTTCAATGCGAGCACGAACATATTTACGAAATTTTTGTTCAGATTCAGACATTTCAGATTTTTCCTCGGTTTTTTTCTTTCCAAAGAACTTTTCCTGTGCAGGTGTTAATTTTTTCTTGCCGGGTGCTGATTTCTTTTCTTCGGGTTTCTCTTCCGTTTCTTCTTCTTCGGGTTTTTCTGTTTCATTTACCTTTTTCAATCCTTTGGGTGCAGTTGTGAAAGGCTTACCTTTTCCAACCACGCCGCCTTTTGTTTCTGCGAGGTATGTATTGACACCGTCGGCTATCTGCCTGATCAATTTATGCTTCGCTTCATTCATCGAGATGTTGACCGTCTTGTCGGGACTGATGTTAATATCGACGCCCGTTGTCGGAGCACCGTCCGGTTTCGCCGTTACAACGCCGAGGGATTGTGCTTCGGGTGCGAATTTTATTCCGTCATCGCTTGCACTGCCCATATCTTCGCCTCCCATCATGTCTTCTGCCTTTTCTTCTGCCGGGGATTCCCCTGCTTCATGTTCGGGGGATTCGAGTTCCTCGTCATCCTCTTTCAACATGTTGGGTTGAACTTCTACATTGCCGGGATCGACAACACCTTCCGCCGCCATTTTAACCTGACCTGCAGTAGTCTTCGCAGTCTGACCTTGCTTCCATGCATTTTGTGCTGCAGCATTCATGGGTTTACCACTTTTGCCAACAGCAGGTGCTGCCGGAGCACTGATTTGAGCCACTATCTGATTCAACAATTGTTGAACTTCCGGCGGAGTCTGTCCTGCTTTTTTCGTTGTACTGACAAGATTGTTGATTTGTTTCGCCAATTCATTGGCAGAATCTTGGAGTTTCTTGTATGCGGGATTTACTTCTCCTTTATAATATTGTTGTTTGACTGCTTGACCTGCTTGTCCAACTGCCTGTGCTCCTTGTTTAAGCGCACCACCAACTGCCTGTGCTCCTTGTTTGACTGCACCACCGACCGCTTGGCCTGCAGATTTAAGTCCTCCACCAATTGCACTACCAGCAGCCTTACCCAGGCTTTTCAGACCACCCCAAAGTTCGTCAATTTTCTGTTGTTTGTTTTCATCTCCGCTTTCGTTCATCGTATTGACAAAAGGTGCTAATTCATTAACATACTCCTCATGTCCGTATTCCTCTTTCAAACATTCCATAATGGAATCGTTCGCATATAATGCAACATTACCGAAATCACCATCGTTTTGGCCTTCTCCGTGTGCAGTCGCATATCCTCCAATCAGGCTACCCAATTCTTCATTGCCACATTCGGCGATTGATTCTTTGGTGTATCCTCTTGATTCAGCATACTGTGCGAAATTACCGCATTCAGCGCACATTCCTTCTTCAACACCTGCTTCATCATCCTGTGGAACAGTTGCACTAACGTCCTCAATTTCATCATCAGGAACGACTTTGAGTATCAAGTCGGCAATTTCCTTCCTGTCTTCGATTTCGATGTTCCTGATTTTGTTTTTGAATGAAGTGATGAATGATTTAAGGTATGACTTGATTTGAGGTGGTTCTAAGTCTGTTTTCCTTATTTTTTCCGTCAACTTGCCAAGGCTTTTTTCAATTTCCTGCATGGTGAGACTTTTTTCATCTTCCGGTGCAGCAACTGCATCATCTGCCATTGCTTCAGCATCAGCATCTTCACCACCTTCGGGAGCAGGTTCACCTTCACCGCCTTCAGGAGACATTCCTTCTCCACCTTCCGGGGCAGGTTCACCTTCACCACCTTCCGGGGCAGGCATATCTCCACCTTCAGCAGGAGGTAATCCTTCACCACCTTCAGCAGGAGGTAATCCTTCACCACCTTCCGGGGCAGGCATTCCTTCGCCACCTTCAGCAGGAGGTAATCCTTCACCACCTTCCGGGGCAGGCATATCTCCACCTTCGGGAGCGGATGGTTCTGCTTCCAATCCGGCATCCATTTCTGCTTCGGGAGCGACAGGTCCGGCGGGAACTTCTGCTGCCGCTGCAGCATCAAGGTCACCCAATTTTTCTTCTGCTTGGTCAATCTCTTCACCAGCCTTATCTTCGTTTAATCTTTTCTTTCCACCATTCGGATTCGGCCTTAACCGGGAAGATTCTGAAATTACGTTGAGCAGCATGCTTCTCTGCTTATCGGCTTCCGAAAGTTTCTGAAACTGATATTCAGTGATATTACCCAATCCGCCAATATATGCAAAATCGGAAACATCAGGGTCTTGTTTCAAACCAGCCTTTTTTATGTAATAATGATGCTGTTCTTTGATGATACCGTAAGCAATACCGTCTGCTGCCCGCTTGTAATCGATCAGTGTGCCCAGGTTGCGAATTTGAGATTCTTTTACTGAAACCTTGTTCACTTCCGCCAAGTTTCTCAGTCTTGAGTAAAAAGCCTCTTCTGAACTATGTTTTTTCATTTGAATGAATTTATTAGTCTTATTATTTATATACTTTTTTATAAATACTTATCAGAGAACAAAAAAATGCCCATCTTACATTATTTCGTAATTTTCGGACATTATCCGATTCTTGACCAGCATCTCCTGAACCATTGGTGTTACCAATCCTCTCCTCCGGTAATTATCAATCACAGCCTGATTCGCTTTTACATGCGAAACATTCTCGTTTAACATTTTCGCATTTCTATGCAAATCGCCAATGATCTCGTAAAAGACCTTTTCGGCCTTTTTCCTTTCAACATACTCGATCAAATGCTCTTTTTTTACTATGATTCTTTTCATCTTTCAAACTCGTTGAGACTCAATTCCTGAGTCAAATAGTCATTTTTCAGTTCAACCATCCTTTCAAGGTATCCGGTATTTCTCAAAACTTTAAACACGAGGTTTTCCACAGAATATTCACCACCGCTCTCAAGTCCAGTCTGTCTGTATTTCTTTATTTTGTCTTTCAACTGCCCATGTTTTTTCAGAAAGTCTTTCTCGTTCTGATTCGTTTCCAAATCTTCGATGGAATTCATCAGGTCAGCCGCTTTCAGTTGAACATCTGAACTGTCAATATTGATGATCTTGTTTGTCGGTTTTCTGATCCAATCATTCCTTACAAGTGAATAAACACCTGAAGAATGGTGTGGTTCTCCGGCATCCTCAAGATACATTTCGACATCATGTCCCTTGACTTGTATCGGAAGTTTCTCCGCCCACAACTGTTTCTTCAAACGGAAAAAATCGCCAACAAATTCCTTATTTAACGAAATCTGATTGAAATCCATAATAACGTGAACGTCCAAGTCGGAATCTTCGTTATAATTATAATTGGCCATACTTCCCGTTAGGACTATATCGTTGTATTTCAAATCCTCCACGCCCGCAAACTCGATGAATCTTTTGGCATTCATTAACAACGCCTTTCTCACTTCCGATTTCAACACATCACCATCCCAAATAAGCGGTGATAATGTGTCATTCATCTTGAGCGATGTCACGTCAACTTCATCGGGTTCGACAACCTCCTTTAAAACATCAGAGATGTTGTTTCTTTTCCAAAATCTACCCGACCAAGCACGAGGATTTTTATTTACTTCAACCATCATTATTGCATTTTTAATATATCCAATCTGTAGTTACCATCATGACGCAATTGACCCCTTTGTCCCAATTTCATGAGATTAATTGTAACTGATTTGCCTGTGACCCGACCATCCTTTAATAAAGGAATGTCAACTTCTGATATGTCTTGTTGGGTTGAGGTATATTTAAACAATGCCCTATCGTCCAATTCGTACCCTTTTTTCGCCACAAGTTCTCTTAATCCTTTTACTGCATCATCGTAAGAATTAAAAACATTTGGTTTCGTTAAATCATTGGTTACGTCAGTAAAAACTCCACCCATGAAGGCTTCATTCAACTTAAAATCTGGGTTTAATTTAACCATGTTTTCAAATAACATGGCCTTGGTATCTTTTTGCTGCTTTTTCATGTTGTTACCTCCTGTAATTCTGATAAATGACATCGTTCTCCAAATCAACAGGTTGTCTTGTTGGTGTTGAAACCGGGACTACTCGTCCCATATCGTAACCAAACCAACGGCCTGACAAATCATCCAACCATTTCTGCGCTTCTTGTTCGGTGTTAAATTCCATATCGTTTGTCGACCACACATTCTCACCCTTCCCGGCAACTTCTGCACGAAATTTGGTTTGAAGATCAACTTCTTCTGCAAGTTCCATATCATGATCGGATTGTGGAAACATCCTGTCAATAAGATTATCAAGTTTTTCGATAATATCGAAATGATTGGTGCTCATAAGAAAATCAATTTTACCTTTGAGCAGTTCGGCTTTTTTCTTATTATCCATTTCACCTGGAACATATGCCTCATCCTCAATACCTTTCTTGAATCGTTTCGCCAACGCCTTGCGTTTTGGAGTGCAGGTTGGTTTTGACATGGGTGTACAATAACCTTTATGTTCGGGATCAACAGCCTTTTGAATCCATTTCTCATCCTCATTCAAGGATATTTTGACGCCGTTTAATTTAGCCATGTTCTCAAATAACATGGTCTTGGCATCTTTTTGCTGCTTTTTCATATTGTTGCGTTTATTATAAATACTTTACTGTTATTCATTAATGCACTAAAAAGAACGTTCTTAAAACATCAGGTCTTTGTGTTGAAATATCTGTCTCGCCTTTTGATTGGACGATAACGTTATATGTCGGTTTATCGGCCACAGGTGCTTTCATCATTTCATCGTGCGACAGTAATGTGCCATCGTTTGGAACATTAAACCCTTTTGAAACCCTTTGTTTCAAGACATTCATGCCGTTTTCTTTGTCCTTAAAGATTAATCTGTCATTTGCATCGACATCAAAATGATGTGGATCGCTTTTTACGAATAAATCGTTGAAATATTCGCTGCCGACGATTTCGGAAGTTTTTGCACCCGCCAAATCAACCTTCTTCAATTGTTTTTTGTTTGCATCGACAGAAAAACTGACGACAAAATCCGGTGCATCCGTTTTCAATGACATGTTGCTGAAATCGGACGGGAGGCGGTTCAAATTGTAAATATCTGCTACCTTGGTGTGCGCATACGGTTTGACAACGAATCCCTCGTCCTTTAATTCTTTCATTATCTCCCTACCTACTTGGTAATAGGATTTACTGAAAAAATCGCCAGAATCATTCCATCTAAAGCGCATTTCCTTGTTCACAAGACCGGGATTGTTTTTAAGTTCCATTATTTCATTTTTCAACTTCTCTTTAAAACGTTGGGGATCGTTTAGTAAAAGGTTTAATATCCTTGTCTGTTTAAGGAAGTTGAATGGAAGCCTGACATAATTACCCTTCCGGGCATAACAAGGTGCAACGCATTTTCCCGCACCTGGACAGGTATGGACGACAATGAAATTCTTACGGTCTTTATCATACACAATGCCTCTGAATGCTGGCAACCCGATTGTTACTGTATAAAAATCTTCGGTGGAAGATTTCAACATCTTTGCGTTACCTGTTGATATGATTTGATCCGGTTCTGCCGTGATATCGTTTATGAATGTTTGAACGTCGATTTCACCCTCTTCGGTTTTCTTAATTACTTTGTTGTGTACGATCAAGTCAGGTTTAACCCTTTTATGGGATGGTAATGCATAATTTGCAAGTATCTTATTCAGATAATCCCTTAATTGATCTATATTCATACAAGTATGCGTCACACCTTCAAGGTCTACCTCATCCAATGGCTGTCCAGCGTTCTCGTCCGGAAGATATGTGTCGCTTACATCCACAGGCATGTCGGCAACCCTGTTCATCATTTCGAACAAACGATGCTTGTCGTTTTTAATCATGGCCTGATTATATTTTTCTATAAATACAGAATTATTAATTAAAGTGCGGTAGTATTTATGATAAAATCTTGTGTGAAATGAATTTGGACTGTTTGAACGACATAATCACCGACAACCTCGCCATACACATCGACATTTCCGATCTCCGGTCATGGGATTTGAACACCGGGTTCACATCGGTCAGTCTGACCAAATGGACGGGTGCGATATCAGACGATCTGAATCTTCTTGATTTCGGCCTCACCGGATTCGACAACGGCAGGACAAATGAAATGTGGGGTGGACTTCAACTGACATCCGATGACACGTTATTCCAAATGTACAGGATTGGTTATAATCAAGTCCAAAACCCAACCACGGGACAAACAAGCGGAATTACAACAACAACTCTGTTCGATCTGTATCCGATGAGTGCAATAACCGGAACGTCCGGTGGAAGTTACTTTATGCTCGACGGTGGATATTTGCAAGGTTTTTTCAAATTAAAGGATTACAACTACGAACTCTTTCCTGCACGCTGCAACAACGGTATTACAATTGAAACCTTATTGTATTTGCTTCCAGAATCTTTTGGCATCTTTTTCATGATGGGCAAACGGGCGGAGGATAAATACAATCCGTATTTTTCCGGTGAAACATTAACGGGCATCACCGTTACCGGAGTGACAACAAGTTTGGATAACTATCTCGACTCCTTTACCGAAACAACTGTAATAAAAAGCGGATTCAGCAATGTCGAAGATAACAAGACTATCGTTTATTCAGCCACATCAACAGTTAATAATATAAAGGATAATGTTATCGCATTCTTATTGACGGGAGATGGGCATCTCGGCTATAAATATATTAATAATAAAGGTTTGGTCGTGACAAACGTGTCATCAGCAATCATCACTAACACGGGTTTCACATGGATCACCATCACATTCACCCCGGACGAGATTTTTGAAGACCTTGATTTGTTGGAATGTGACAATCAAAGAAAAGGAAAACTCGTTATTTATGTGAACGGTCGGGCGAGATGGATCATTAAAGACTTTCCGGAATTCTACTGCAAACCCCTTGCAAATGACAAGGAGAAACAATTGGGTGTCCCTTATTCAATTAGTTGGGGCGGCGGAAGTTTCGGATTAAAACATTCATGGCATTACGATTTTCAAACATATGGACTTTACACCGGACAAGACACCTCTTATATTAATACAGACTTTTTTGTGCAAGGTGATCCTATACCAACGCATTGTAACCCGATTCCGGATGACAGTTACTTACCGGGGTTGTCGTTAAGTGCCGACAGCACCACATTTATAAACATCGACGAATGTACGGATGATGAAATTCCTGTTACTGTGATGAGAATTGAACACACCGGGAACACAGCCACAACATATTTCATCAAATTCAACCGTCCGGTCATAGCATTATCAAATAGAGATTACACGGTTAACCTATCATTATATAACGACGGATTCTTCAACTTATTGTTTAAAAACAAGGCATATGTGGAAGTATACAGCGACACCGTGGATGTCAACATTGTCGATGTCACCGAATATACGAACGGGTCTGGATGGAAAGACTTGAAATGCGTTTTCAGGACGGCAGATGATTCCGGTAAGCAATCTGTCAACATCGGTCTATTGATCGAGACCAATGGTTCGTTCAATCTCGACACCCCGTTGTTTGTGAAGAACTTCACCTACACGGCGGCGGATATTCTTGTGCAAGATGAAAGAAAGAATGACTTGATTATCGAACAAAATTTTAATCAAAGTTTTATTGGAGGAATTCAGAAGTTGAGAATTTATGACAAATCCTTGAACGGTTCAGAAGTTCTTCACAATATGATAATTGAAGCAAGAAACAACCCCGATGCGAATTTTGTCGTATCCAAAGGCGGCAGAATAATATATCGTTAATATTGATTATGAGTAAGTTATCGGAAATCTACGACGGATGGAAGAATTATATCTTCCCCAACCCGGAGGTCGAGGAGATTGCAAAAAAAAGAATAGCAATCTGTGTCGAAAACAAATGTGGAAAATACAAATCAAACGACACTTGCAAATTATGTGGCTGCTACATGCCCGCAAAAGTCAGGAGTCCAAAATCGTATTGTCAGTTGAAGAAGTGGTAAATTAACAATACGAATTTATTATAGCAGGCTTGTTGACCTTCTCACGTGTTTTATTGTCGTGTGTGCTGGTGGTGATGTAACTCTCCACATATTCCCTGACGAACAGGTTTTGTATGTCCGCAGGTGCTCGCTTAAACGCCGTAAACTCAATCTCATCACCGTCCATAGTAAACAAGGTAACGTTGATATCCATCCAATCAATCGAATCATACCACGTATCGCCTTCGGGTGGTTCATACCTTCCCCAATTCCCAGGATTGTAATAACCTCCCGCACTCACTGAAATTCTGTCGCTATCGAAATTCAGAGTGAATTTGACAGCCTCCTTGGCAGGATCGTACTTATACTCGATCTCAGTGAAATATTCCAAAGTCAAGAAAGAGATATCTTCGGGATTATTAGTCTCCCAATTGCCCCCAACCCCCGAATCGGTAATCCTGACTTTCAATTTATCCCTCCTTTCAAGAAGGGAATCGCATATGAATTGTTTTTGAAAATCTTCGTTGGACAGTAAGTCGAAACCTTTTTTCTCTTCGTTGTATTCGTCATTTCCAAGGAAATCGAAGTTCTTCAATTCCTCGTTAATAATTGTTATGATGTCGTCTTTTTTCACGTGATGAATTTTACAATAAATACTTGTTTTCTGATATAAAAACCTGACAAATCTCAACGTTAAAGTATTTATAGGATGAAAAGTCATTGCTTAATTTATGAATTAAGTTAGGTCTGGTAAAAATCAGGAATGATTTTTTAAAAATTTTATCAACGCCAGGCAGTGGTTATGTAAAATTTTAAAGACTTGACTGTTTGTTTTGTGAGATTGGCTGCACCACCTTTAATGTGGTGCAGTTTTTTTTCGTCCATATGAAGTATTTATCGTAAAGCGCATGGGAATGAAAAAAGACACAAAAACCCTTTTGTTCGAAATGATGGAGAAGACCGTACCCGGTTTCAAGAGTACTAACGAACAACAAGCAGTATCGGGTGTACAACAACCAATAGCGGGTGACGTAAAGAATGTTCAAAATACGGTAACCACATCACAACAAACAGCAAATTCAAGGATCGATACCCCGGATGAATTTTCACAGGCTTTTAGGGTATGGTTTTCGTCATTGGGTTTCAATCCTCAAAACAGACCGATAGCAATCGGGAGAGTTACCATTGAAGTAACAAAAATTATGAAAGAATTAGGGTACAGATAAAAATTTTTTCGATTTTTCTTTGTATTTATAATTCCAAGTATTATATTTGCAACAAATTATTTGATATTGTCATGAGAAATTTAGTTCATATCCAGCCCCAACATCAACCACCGCAAGTGGAACGGGGTTACTATGTCTAAATTTTCGTAAAAAAATTTTTAGTTAAACTAAGGAAACCCCGTTCGCAAGAGCGGGGTTTTTTTGTTTCAGGGAGTGGGAAAGTCGGTAATCCGCTTGCTTCGGGAGCAAGAGACCGCCAGTTCGAATCTGGCCTTCCTGACCATATGGTGATTGTAGTTCAATTGGTAGAACGTCAGATTGTGGTTCTGATAGTTGTGGGTTCGAGTCCCATCTTTCACCCAAATATCACGTAAAGACGTGATAAATGAAAATATCGCCTAAAAAGGCGATAAATATAATTTATCGGCTAAAAAGGCTATAAATATAATTTATCGGCTAAAATACCGATATTTTTGTAACAGAGTTCAGTTCTTTGACGTATAATAAAATTCTTTAATCGGGACGTGGCGCAGTTGGTAGCGCACTTGCATGGGGTGCAAGGGGTCGGAAGTTCGAGTCTTCTTGTCCCGACAGGTTTGTGTGAATAGAGATGGTTATCTGAGTGGCATACAGTGGGTTGCAAACTGCTGTGTGTTGAAAGGATGTACTGGGTTGCCTGCATGCAGTATCAATCTGACTCCCGTGAGGGGGTAGTATCGAAAGCACAACCACAACGGATAGTAGCGAAGTTGGTATCGCACCTGCTTTGGGAGCAGGGGATCGTGGGTTCGAGTCCCGCCTATCCGACTTTTATTACGGGTAGTGGGAAAGTTGGTAATCCGCCTGATTTGGGATCAGGAGACCGCAGATTCGAGTTCTGCTTACCCGACTGTGCTTGAAGTAGGCGTTGGTGTCCTACGCCAGATTGTGGCTCTGGTTTTCGGGGGTTCGATTCCCCTCAAGCACCTAAATTATTTTGAAAATGAATACGAGAATTGTCATATTCCTGCTTAAAAGGATTAATCGCATAATGACCGAGTTAATGAATTATGCTGATTTACCAAAAGAAAGGTTTGATAAGTTGATATACGATTACAATTACACATATGGTGTTTTTGACAGGGTCGTCGAGAAGCACAGGCGTAATATTGAACACATTCCCCTGATCAGGGAGTTGTCCGATTTCGAATATCACTTATACACACAGAGAGAAATGGAATTGATAAACGATGAAACTTATGATCGTCGTCATCGTAATATTTTTCATAGATAAATTGTCCCGTGGTGTAATTGGCAACACGTCTGACTCTGGATCAGTAGAGTGCAGGTTCGATTCCTGCCGGGACAGCGAAGTTCGGTATGAAATAGAAGGTTTTCAGAGATTTGTTCATATCGAGGTTTAGTAATTCCAAGGTCGCCAAAAGAATTAGACCAAAAAATCTCGCCATTGTCCTCTGGTGGAATTGGATAAACACGTCAGTCTTTGGAACTGATGCCCACATTGGGTTTGCAGGTTCAAATCCTGCGGGGACAGCAAAATGCATAAAATTAAATATACTTGCATAAAATCATGTATATTTTAATACGCTTGCATAAAATTGCCTTATAGTGTAATGGCCAGCACACAACACTTTGGATGTTGGAGTTCAAGTTCGAATCTTGGTAAGGCAACTACCTCCTCCCACCGGAACTGTGACTTGATCCGCCGCTACTTGAACTGCGTGATCCACCACCACTGTAACTCCCGGAACTCCTGTTTGAAGAACCCGAATATGAAGGACTTGAACTCCTGTATGTCGATCCTGAATTCGATGGTCGTGAATAACTTGAACTGCTTGAACCTCGATAAGATGAACCGGAATTCGATGATGGTCGTGAATAACTTGAACTTCTCGTAGTTGCCGGACGTGAATACGATGGCCTTGACTGAGTTCCTGTTGATGACGGTCTTGAATATATCGGTCTGTCTGTATTTGCCGGACGATTGTAAGTACGTGTTTGAGTACTTGTCGATGGTCGAGTGTAAGTATTACGAGATTGTGTCGTCGGCTTCACATATGTGTTACGAGTTTGTGTGGCAGTTCTGTTCGATTCGATAGTCCTTCTTGGTCCATAATACTCTGTGCGCCTGTTTGGAGAATGATTCGGATACTGATAATAAGTGTGATGTGGCTGCCAATACCAATAATTGTGATTGTACCACGAATAACTGTAGAACGGCCTGTTATACCAACGGTAATGGGGCATGTACCAATCAAAACTATACCAAGAACCATACGGATAATACCAATCGTAATAGAATGGATCATACCAACCATAATAAGGTGAATGCCAATAAAAATCAAAATAGAATGTTGGCCTCATCCTGACATCATAATCATCTTCCTCTTCATAATAGTTATTAACCACGGTAATGTTTTGGACAACCGTGTCCTTTTCCTGTTTTTGCTCACCGGGGATGTAATAGACATCATCGTATTCTTCAACCTGTGTGGTTTGATATTTTTTTGCAGAGTCATTCTCCGCTTTTTCCTTGGCTTCACGATACTTCTCATAATCGGATTTCTCCTGTGCAAGGATTGGTATGGAAAATAGGAGTGCTATTAGTAATAACGCCAGTTTTTTCATAGTTTTGGGGTTTTAATATGTAATTGCAAGTTATGTGCCAACATTTTACTTAAATAAATAGTATTTATAAAAAACTTTACCTCCATGAAAAAACAAATCACCAAGGAAAGGATATTTGAAGTCGTTGCAAGACTCGATAAAACATTCAAATCAAAAATAAACGAAGGACTACTGCCGGGAGAAGATTCCATGTCACAAAACCTCAATGAGGTACAGACAAGGTCGTTGTCCGAGATCGCACAAGAGATATACCAAGATTGGCGACCAGTCAGTCCGTATGCAAAACCGTACCTTGAAGCAATGTCGTCGTTAAACTCAATTAACGACAAATACATGTTTGATAGCGGGGACATGATTGTCAGATACTTCCTTTCGAATGCATCGACTTGGCGTGGCGAAACTGCAAAACGCATTAAATCAGAACTAAAGGCGATGTTGGGTATGAAAGAAAACGTCAACTTCAGTGATAATCCTGGTGCACCTCCGGGGGATATTCCTCCACTTCCTGCCGCAGAACCCCAACTTCCTACCACAGAACCTACTCCTCCTATTGTAAATGAAGGTTCGGGATTGGGCACTCCGGTGAACAAATGGGTTTATTTCTCGTTCAATTATCCTCCCGGCTTTATCGAAAAGGTTTGGGCAGATGATCCAAATATAGTTCAACATCTAAATGAAAAATTCGGTGCATATTACGACAAAGTCGGTGCGGTAGGTGTAATGAACAAATTCTATGTTGAATTGGACTCTGGGAATCAAAAGAAACTTGAAGATTGGGTCTTGGCAAATTACAAGGGGTAAAAACAACATTAATCATGAAAAAAACAACAAGACGGAGACTTTTCGAAGTGGTACAAAGGCTCGACAAGACGTTCAAACCCACATCAAGGTTTAAATTAAATGAAACCGGGGAATGGGCGAACGATGAAGACGATCTTGCATGGATTGAAATGTTAAAAAGTGAGGTTCAAAAAATCGAATCCGCAACCAATGGCAAATTGGAACTTATTGATGTCAGAGGATTCGATAAATACCAAGGACCATACGCCCAAGTTAAGATTAACGGTAGGAATTACAGGATTTGGACAGCAGGTGAAGGGGATTATCCTCTTCTTTGGATTGATAATTATCCTGTTGACAATACTTCGGCGGAAGGAATGAACCCCGGATATGCGGGAACGCCGGAAATGATTATAGAACTCCTTAACTCACAAACTCCGGTGACCGAGAATCTCTCAAGCAATCGCTTGAATGTTAACGATATATTGGACAATTACCTTGAAGCCGCTTTTTGGACAGAAGAACAACAAAATCCTGAACTGCAAAATAAGATGGTTAGCGATATTGATTCGGCTTCGCTCCAAAAAACGAAAAATGATATTATGCAGTTTCTTCGGACGGCATTGCAACAAGCCGGAGAGGAATTAAAAACTTATGATTCCAAAAGTATCGGCCACAATCTTTGGCTGTCAAGAAATGGACACGGGGCGGGTTTTTTCGATGACAACAACGATAAATTGCAGGACATTGCCAGAAACATGAAATCCAGTGACTTATACATCGGCGACGATGGAAAAGTCTATCTCACATAAAAATTTTTTAAAAAATATTCAAAATAATTTGTTTGTATTGTAACATTTTTTACCTTTGCCTCGTATTTAGACTTGAACGATTATAAACAACAAGAATTTTTAAAATGAAAAAGATGCTCGACATATTAGTAGTCCTATCAGTGGCCGTCCTGTTGTGGGATGATGCTGCAGAGGAAAAACTACATGAAGTCGGGTAATATTGGATACTTATTACATCTCCTTTCCTAACACGAAAAGACCCGGCTTCAAAAAAGACCGGGTTTTTTTGTTTTCGGGGAGATGAAGTTCTTTGACATGCTGGAATTTGGTGCGTTAGTTCAGATTGGTTAGAATATCGGCCTGTCACGCCGAGGGTCATGGGTTCAAGTCCCATACGCACCGCAAAACGCTTATCGGAAGGTAGGCGAAGCAAGGTCGTTTGAATACGTAATAGAACGATCTTGAAAGTCCTGTAGTTTATACGGGTGTGAATGCCCCTGCGCACGGGGGTGGTTGCTGGTTCAAATCCAGTCAGGACTGCAAATCGTTTCGTCGGCCTCTTCGGAGAGGAACTGGCCTGTCACGTCAGTAAAATAGAGGGTTCGAATCCCTCCGGGACGGCAAAATATCAGAACAATGAAAGTATTGGTTCGAGTCCAAGGTGGGATAATTCAGATGGCGCAGTAATGCTAAAAGTATTCCTGAACATCCTACCGCAAGGTAAAACGGATGCCTTCTGATATTTTATATGCTGCGTTCGGCAAGTCCGGTTCAAGCCACCAGACCTTCAATCTGGTCATCATGGGTTCAAATCCCATACGCAGTACAATCCTCGAAAATCAGTGGTTATCATTTGTCCGCTGAAGACAAACAGTAAAGCAAAAAAATCGGGGCATACCCCCGCATCAGAGAGTCACTGAAACTTTACAACCCTTCCAAGAGGGTGTCGTTTGTTGAAAGATGCATAGTTTCCTCATAATTAAGGAGGTATTGCATTCCAACTTGGTAGTGGACGGACAATCATGCTCGGTTCTTCTAACGGTCAGGAATTCGGGTTTTCATCCCGGCAATGGGGGTTCGATTCCCCCACCGAGTACTAATAATGTTGGTTATATCATACATTAAGTGGTAAAATTAAGGTTAATGTTGGTTATATCATACATTATGGAGTGTTTTTGTTAAACATATTTTACATTATCATGTTCGGTTCTTCTAACTGGCCAGGAAAATAGGTTCTCAGCCTAAGAATAAGGGTTCGACCCCCTTACCGAATACTTGAAGTCCTTTTAGTTCAGTTGGTTCAGAATGCCGCTTTCACAGAGCGGAGGTCGTTGGTTCGAATCCAACAAAGGACACCAAATCAAACAAAAGCCAGTAAATGGCATTTAGTGTCTTTTGTTTGAAATTGGCAACGAACGATATTTAGTGCCAAAATTGTGATAATTTTCGCTCCTTTAACTCAGTCCGGGAGAGTGTCTGCCTTACATGCAGAAAGTCGGGGGTTCAAACCCCTCAAGGAGCACAAAACTATAAATCGGCAGCAAACGGCATTTAGTGCCGATTTATAGTTTACAAGTCCCTTTAGTTCAGTTGGTTCAGAACATCACCTTGACAGGGTGGGGGTCGTTGGTTCGAATCCAACAGGGGACACATGGGTTTGCAGACTTGGACAACAAATATGTCGGCAATTGCCAATATATCTTCCAACAAGATATAATACGCTGATATTGGTCTGTGAACCTATACCTCTCATTGTGGTGGAATTGGTAGACACGTGCGTTCGAGGGGCGCATGCACGAAAGTGTTTGCGGGTTCAACTCCCGCCGATGAGACAATAAATGCGGACGTAGCCGAATTGGCATAGGCGTCAGTCTTAGGAACTGATTTTTGTGGGTTCAAGTCCCACCGTCCGTACAAAAGGTGCATGACAGCAATAAGCAGTTTGGACTGCATCACCTGTGCCGAGTTATCCTTAAATGTGAAGGAGTAATACCTTCTGAGTCTTTACATGACACTGCTTTATGTGTATTGGTTGGATAACTAAAAAGGCACACATGCAGATGTAGCCGAACTGGTATAGGCAATCGTTTCAGGGGCGATAATCTGCGGGTTCGACTCCCGCCATCTGTACGACCTTATTTTGGGTAACGAAGCCAATAGTCCCAAACACTCAGGTAGAAAATAATGGTTTCTGCATAAGGACAACTATATGGGGTCGTAGCATAACTGGCTAATGCACCTGCCTTGCAAGCAGGGGACTGAGGGTTCAAGTCCCTTCGATTCCACGCTGTCGGGTTTTTCGCACTTTTAGATTTCCGTGAGGTCAATTGACTGAGAAAGAAAAAGTGCAATTTGGGTCATTAGTTTAGACGGCTAAAACACTTGGTTTGCACCCAGGAGATCACGAGTTCGAGGCTCGTATGTATCCACCTGACGGGACTGTTTAGGATTTTCATAGGACTCCCAATGCAGTGCGCATAGAAAATCCAATTCCGGGGTCGTAGTTCAAATGGATAGAGCACCTGCCTGGCAGGCAGGGGGTTGAGGGTTCAAGTCCCTTCGATTCCACTGAGACAGACTGTTAGGATTTCATAGTACCTGCTGCGTGTGGGTAGAAGCGTAGAAATTCAAATTGGGGTATTGGTTCAGATGGCTACAACGTCTGCTCCGCAAGCAGAAGACCGGGGGTTCGAGTCCCCCATACTCCACAACAAATGTAGTAGCATCCATTGGTGAGGTAAGCGGTCTCCAAAACCGTGCCGAAAGGTGTGTGGGTTCGAATCCTACCTACTGCGCAACATTAATTAAATAAGAAAGCGAGGCGTGTTTTCAAACTGCGAATCAAGAATAGAAATAAGATTTGGTGGTGGCGATTCGTTCACTACAATTATTTCCACAGAAGATTATTCCGTGAATTCTATGTGCAAAGGAAAAGATTCACAGAACGACAGATTAGGAAATACCATTTGTACCAAAAACTCGATGATCTGATTACCTTCCGATGGTGCAAATTGTATCACAGGTTGTTATTTTGGCTCGAAGAATAAATTCCTGTATTTATTGATAACAACATTTGCTTTTATGCGTATAATGTTATAATTTTGATTTATCATGTACATCATTGCAAAAAAGAAAGACTATTACGACGGGGTCGCCGGAACGGTAGGAATTGACAAGACTATTGTCTATGACCGCCAAATCGTTGAACTCGAAATCGACAAGATGCCGAAACTCTTTGGAGTTAAAAAGGGTTTTTGGGGTCTTTCGTACAAGGAAACGCCATTCAGGAAACTATCGTACCACAGCCTGAAAAGGGAATGTAAAAATGTGTGCGATGAGCATGCGTTCTTTATTATAGGGTTCTGCGGTAAGTTCTACATTGGTTGGAAATTGTATAAGGAAGTTCGGTTCGGATGGAATGGGGTGCACGACCGGATTACAACTACGATCACATACGACATGGATTACATCAAAACAATCCTTGAACCAAAAAGTTGGCATGGCAATCTTGCAGATAGTATTGATTACATCAAATCATACAACCCCTTGCAGATTTTCAGGGATTTGAAAACACCCGTGTTCGTTTTCGATAGCGATTATAACAGAACGTGGATCAGTAAGAACGTATATAACGACCATAGTCCGAAGTTCTTTGTCAATCCCCTTTTGAAGGATTACGAATTCCCCAAAGTTTTCGATGCTTTTCAAACATTCCAAGAGATACAAATGTTTATCAGTGGAGTATTGGGTACAGGTGAAAAAGACATGGTCGAGATCGCCGACAAATATAAGATAATGGAGCATGGGTTCGACTATAAATGGTCTTTCAGAAAAGAACCGGAGGCGAAGAAATGAACGGGTTAAGCAGGGAGGAATTAAGAGAGGTGTTAAGCAAACCTCCCCATAAACCAAACACAGACACAATAATCTGTTCAGAAAAATTCGCAGAGGCATTGAAAAAAGCATTGGATGATTACGAAAATAACCGGAAGTCTACAATAAAAAAGGATTATGGAAGAAAGAAGATTTTTTGAAATACACAGATCAGATGCCATCAAGGTGTTGCTTTCAAAGGAAAAGACCCCAAGCCTCCACACCAATCTCAGGTTGGCGGAACTGCTTGAGGAACGTTTCCCGAAGAAAGACAGGCATTACATTGTCAAGGAAGATGATATTGAATTGAACGATAATGCGTTGACTTCATCAACTTTTTAAATGGGTGCTTTCGATAACATCAAAGGTGATATCAAGGCTCAACTTGATAAAATTGATTATCAAGGCGATTTGAGTGATATTGGTAACGAAATCGGTATTGCAATCGGAAAATACGTCCGTGAGAAAGATGATGATTCGGGTTGGGATTTAACGGATTTCATCCACGGTGTGAAACACGGGATTTCTTTGGTAAACGGTACACATTCATGAAAAACGTTTATTTTTCATGAAAAACGTTTATCTTTCATGTGATTTTATGAAAAACATTTATTATTAACGTTCTTTAACATCAGGGGGTGCTTTGGCTTTGACAGCGTGAACGGGATATGACGCAAGCAAGTGGTAGTTGAATCGGACTACCTTAAAAAGGTTCAAAACAATAGAAGCAGAGGATATAATGTCCATTCCAACTTCCCTCACAAGGGGAAGAAGCGTTTTCGTTGAGAGTGCTGAACTCATCGCAGCGTAAGGAAGCAACAAACGGCAAAAAACTTCCCAAATCATTCAGGTCTTTTGAAATCTGGTTTTTGGAAGATACAGGAAGTAAAATAAAAGAATTGAATCAGATATGTTGACTGTTCTGAAAAACAGTATAAACTTGTAGAAAACGCATTGATCGCATGTTTGGACCGGGGTTCGACTCCCCGCACCTCCACTTAAACAATTGTAAATTAATTATTTATGAGTCTCGACATTAAAAAAATGATAAAACAAATGAGGGAATGGAGTCAGTCTGATGAAGGCAGGGCATTTTTCGAACAGCGAAAAGTTGAGCATGAAATCAGATTACAACGTTTCAAAAGATTTGAAAAATACCTTGAGACTCACGACTTTGATGAATTGATGTATCGATTGATACTCGAACACGACGACGAGTATCGTGAAAAATGCCGAGAAAAGGGATTCGAGGACTATCCGAACAACAAATTGCAGTTCGTCTTCGACTATGTTGTATACAACACAGAAAGACTTGATCCGACACCCAATGAAATTATTTCAGACTTCCCGGAGGAAGCATATGAGTTCAAAGGGTATTATTTCCAAATCATATTCGGGCAAGGGAGTTTCATCCGCATATTCAATAAAGAGGACAAAAAACTGCTATTGGCCGTTTAATCCGGCTCTGTGATGAAATTGGTAGTACATGCTGGTCTTAAAAACCAGTGGTCCGCAAGGATCGTGTCGGTTCAACTCCGATCAGAGCCACAAAAACAAAATCAAATGGAACTATCGTCTGAATTAAAAAAAGTGGTTCAAATCGAAATCCGGAAGGACTGTCGTGAGGAAGCAATAAGAATCCTTGAACTCGCCGATGAAAAAGACCGGGAGGATTTCCTCAAGTACCACCGACAGGATTTGGGAAACCTCTGTTGTTCAGTTCTTGACTATGCAAAGAAAAAATTGGTTGAAGAGGGTAAGATAGAACAAAAAGAAGGTGATTGTTTCGAAGACCCATATAAATGGTTGGAAGAAAATGGCGATAAGAAAGGGAAATAATGATTGTGGTTGCGGTAAACCTGTCAGGAATTCTGATAAAAAGAACGGCAAAGGAAAACCTCCGGTGAAAAAGACTGTGACTAAAAGAAAATAAGCATATGCCCATGTGATGGAACTGGTATACGTGTTCGTCTCAAAAGCGAAATTTTGTGGGTTCGAATCCCACCTTGGGCACAATTTGAAAACTTTCTCGTTATTGTAACGAATTACAATTTCCATCGTATTATCTTTGTATATGGCCATTATGATGGAAAAGGACAAGAAGGACTACAAATTCGAATATTACAAGCCTCCAAAGAACGAATTGACTTGGAGGGAAGCCTTGTTGATATACGGAATTATCATTGGCGGGAATGTTCTTATTATTATCATAATCATATTATCAGTAAAAAAATGGTGATTTCATTCTGTTCAGCGTATTTATGACAAACGGTTCACCATGAAAAAGATTACCGATATCATTAATGAAGAACTTGTCAAGTTGAATGAACTTGCAGGAGAAAAATATTATCAATGGACGGATAAATCCGGAAGGGGCGAAAAACCACTAAAACTCGCCAAATCAAATATTGCAAAAACCTGGGATTTGGACGAAGAAGATTGGTTTGGCAAGACATTGGGTGAATTTCTTGAGGAAAGTTACATCGGTGATGTTTGGGAGACCCGAACTGAAAAACTTGAATGCATTGGAATATATTAATCACATAAACACAACAAAATGAAGAAAATTACTGATGCCTTGTAGGTTGCTCACATGCTGCCACAAGGAAAATGTACAAAAATTTAGTTAAATCGACCACCAATCGTGGTGAGTTTAATCGTGCTTATAAAGCATATCTTGAATCAACAAAAGCAGAAATTCATTGCTCCCGCTGCCCATATCATCGTAATGAAAACGATGACAGAAAATATTACGGCGGATATCGCAGGATGAACGGTCATTTATCAATAAGTTTCCCTAATTGGAAACTCGTTTCGAAAAACCGCAAGCAATGGATGAAAAAACCAATGAAAATTATTACAGAGGTCAAACACGACCGTGAATACACTGAAATTAAATTTTAGTGTATTCCTTTTATGCCGCTATCGCTCCAAAGGTTAGGACGATTCTCTCATAAGGAATAGATCATGGTTCGACTCCATGTAGCGGTACAATTATTCCAGCATGTCTTTCTTCTTCTTGCCTTCCTTAATGTAATATTTGTCTTGTACATTTTGAACGGCCTGCGTTTGCATAGGGTTCAACTTGTTCAAGAACGGTTTGAAAAAGGAAATGAGTAGGGGATATCTCACCAAAATGTTTGCAATATCCTCACCCTCGAAATTATCTAAATGAAACCTGTATCTGTCGATCAACATTGGGTTGTTTAACAATTCATCGGCCATTTTCTTGCTTCTTTTCTTTGGATCGGCAGCAAAAAACTGAAATTTTTCATCCATATCGCTTGGTATGTTGAATGTCGGGTCGACCCTTTCCATGACTTCGAAAAGCCGTTGCCTGTTGTCTTTTTTCATGCTATTATACGATTATTCCTTCCACCCAATCACTATCGCCAGATTCTGCCACTTGTTTTACTCCTCCCTGACCAAATTGTAAGGTTTTAATCACTTTATCGTCAAGAAGTTTCCCAAGCAATTCATCGGAAAGCGGTATATAGGATATTCCACGGGCGAAACTTCTTTTAAGAGGTGCTTGAAGTACTTCAGCATTTTGCGTTTCAACGAACGTCACTTCGGCATTTCTATATCTTCCACGTTTTATCATATAGTCGAAGAATTTGTTCAGATATTCCATTTCCACGCTATTGGCAAACATACTCGGAGTTATTGTCATTATGTAATATTTCCCATCAAGATTAAGTATTATGGCGATCAAAATCCTTGCATTATTTTGTTTAGTCACATCCGACACCTCCATTTGATCTGTGTTTACTGGAGTTATTTTAAATCCAAGACCCATTGAATTGATCCTGTCTGCCTCCCATAAAAAATAACGTCCGTGTGGATTACCTTGACGTAATTGATCCTTATTAGAGAACAATTTGACATGTATCATTTCATGTGCCATCACATCCTTGAATATGCGATACGACATTCTGTAAAAATTAGACATGGCCAAGTGCTCAACTAATATCTCCTCGCTCACCCTGTTCCTTTTATATTTGACGTGACCCAATGCACGTTTCCTGGTGCTCCACACCATCGGTACTCTCGGCAACTTATTCTCAAAAAGTTGCACGTTTAATCTGTCGTATTCATGTTGTAAATCGATCTGTTTTGGATCGATGAATTCATCGTCACGATATTCAACATATTCATTAATGAACTTGCCGATTTCCTCATTTATTATTGTTTTCAACATGCCGCACAATGTTAAAAGTAAATTCTGCAGGTTTGAGTGTTGAAATCGAAATCAAGTCCCATGACGTACAACGATTTGTTGAGTGCAAGGACGACATTATCTTCCGTTTCAAATTTCCAATCAACCTCGGCGATGTTCTTAACAGTTTCTTGGACGACTTCATCGGATTGCCTGTCAAGGAATTGAAGTTTATATTGACCCTCGACTTTTTCACCGTGGACTGCGAAATTCTCGATGCCGTATCCGTTTACCCAAAAAACCACCTGCCATGTGACGGCGATGTTGCTCTCCGATATATCGGTGTCGTATTCGCTTGAAAATGATGCATAATTATAAAAACCGACCTTGGCACTGTTCACAGGTTGAATGAAATTGAAATTTTCGCCGCCAACAACAACAGTCCCGCTATTATAACTTCTTTGAATTTCCTCTTTTATGATATTTTTCAGATCATTGGCAACATTTCTCATGTGTTTATTGTCTTTATAAACAAATCTTTTGTTATGGTTGTCATAAAGTGCTTTGCCAGTTGCATCAATAATTTGAATAACTTCAAACGGTGAAGATATTTGTGTCGTTTGAACAACTTTTAGTGCGTCCTCCAATTCAAATTTTTGTACGTTTGGGTCTGAAAAGGGTTTATTTGTGTAATATACCGAATATGGATAACCAGGACCCCTGTATTCACCAACATACCCTTTCTCACCGTGTGAAACTTTTCTAATGACAACAGGATTTTCCATTAATCAACTATTTTTTTATAAATACTTGACAATCGTTTAAAATTGTAGTTGTTTTGTTATAATAATATCGTGTTGTTATGGGTAAACCAATTGTTGTCAATCTTTTTGCCGGTCCGGGAACAGGTAAAAGCACGTCATGTGCACAGATATTTGCAGAATTAAAGCACCAAGGTATTAATTGTGAAATGGTGCGTGAATTTGCCAAAGACAAAGTATGGGAGAATTCTCTTGACGTCCTCAATGATCAGATTTATATTTTCGGCAAACAACAGCACAGAATGAAAATATTGATTGGACAAGTTGATGTAATTATCACAGATTCCCCGCTTTTATTATCAATCATTTATGATAAATCAGACAATCAAAATTTTAAAAATTTGGTTGTTGATACACATAATGAATTCAAAAACATTAATATCTTTCTCGTGAGAGAAAAACCATATAATCCGAAAGGTAGGGTTCAAAACGAAGAAAAGGCTAAACTTTTAGATGTTAAAATTAAATCATTACTGACTGAATTAAACATTCCATACCTCTGTATAAAAAGCAACCGGGAGAGCATTTTTGATTTAAGCAAAACGATGCTAACGTCTTTAAAAAAAAATGTGGTATGAACGTCGTCAAACAAGAATATTGTAGTGCAAAATCTTGTATAAAACAAATCCCGGCAGGATTCGGGATTGTTAGTAAGTATTTCGGATGGAAACCAAACACGGTTAATTTCGACATTGGCGGTGGAAAGTATGACTTAATGACCGAGAAATTGAAAGAGAAGGGTGTGACAAATTTGGTCTACGATCCATACAACAGAAGCCAAATTCACAATATTGTTGTCACAAATAATGTTATTTTCAATAACGGTGTTAATACTGTGACAATATTCAACGTTCTTAATGTAATCATGGAAAAGGAAATCCAATTGAAAGTGATTAAAATGGCATATAACGCACTCAAAACCGGGGGAATGCTCTTTGTCAGGTCAACCTATATGAACCCCGCTAAAGCCTCCGGATTAACAAAATCGGGCACTTTTCAGCACTATCTAACACAAATTGATTATTTGAAAATTGTTCGGCAGATTTTTCCACATGCAGAACTGAAACACGGAATCATATTTGCAACAAAATGAACGTTTTATCCCTTTTTGATGGCATATCTTGTGGACGTTTGGCGTTGGAACGGGCGGGGGTAAAGTATGATAACTACTATTCCTCTGAAATTGACTATTATGCCATTAAAATTGCACAAAAGAACTACCCAAACACAATCCAATTGGGAGATGTTTGTAACATAAGACTCGTTGATTTACCCGAAATTGATCTTCTTATCGGTGGTAGTCCGTGTCAAGGATTCAGTATAGCCGGAAGCAAATTGAATTTTACCGATCATCGAAGTGTACTTTTCTTTGAATTCGTTCGGTTGATGAAAGTGAAACCCAAGCATTTTCTTCTTGAAAACGTGAAAATGAAGAAAGAATGGAGAGACATTATCAGCGAATATCTTGAAGTCGAACCGATTGAAATTAATTCGAATCTTGCATCGGCTCAAAACAGGAAAAGACTTTATTGGACAAATATACCGGGTATCACACAACCCGTGGACAAAAAGATATTTTTAAAGGATGTTTTGGAAAAAAATATCGGAGACGTTGAATTCGAGATACCCACCGAAATTGTGAATAAATGTGATATTGAAAGATTCCGCAATACAGGCGTCTCCCAAGTTATGTTCACCGAAAGACGGACGGAAGAAGCCAAAAGGATAAGACGAGAGTATCAACAATTATATAAAAGGGATTTCTGCCCCCGAAGGGCGAAAGAACTCATTCCACGGACTGATAATAAAAGTAACTGTTTGACGACTTCATTGACTAAAGAACACATTTTACTCGATGAATCACAAAATTTCAGATATCTTACCCCACTTGAGTGTGAGCGTCTTCAAACACTACCCGACAATTACACAGAACTTGAAGGAATCTCAAACAACCAACGATACAAAATGATCGGCAACGGTTGGACTGTGGATGTAATCGCACACATCTTATCGTTTATATAACAATATCATCCACCGAAGATCAATTTAACCTTCTCCTCAATTTCTTCGGGAGTGAAATTGGAAATCGATTCTGCTTTTGTGGTTATAATGTGCTCGTTCTTCAATAAGACACGAATTTCACCTTCTTTGACATCACCTTCAATAAAGACTCCAGATTCCGTTCCCTTGAATCTTTTTAAATCACCACCGTCGGGAATATTGGTAAAATCAAGATAATAGCAACCCTTTTTGAATTCCAGCACGGTTGATTTCTCTTTTTCAACGAAAAGCCTTTGTTTTATCAATTTCTTTTCTTTCTCCTTGTTCCAAAAACCAGGATCGACCCTTTGTATCGCTTTCAGCAATAATACTGAACCATGTGTGAAATTGGTCATAATTTAAAGATTTTAACATAAATACAAAATTATTTAGATTTTTTTGTAACTTTTATTTGTTAGTCTCGTATTTATTCGTACATTTGCATCACGATTTTTGATAAACTAAGTAAAAACAATATAATGTTTGCATTCGGAACATATTATTACACCAAGAAATCTTATAAAAAGCAATTTATAGGAATCGGGAATAATATGTCCACATGCGAAAGATAAGCAATGATCTTTGCATTATGCACTGAAAACCCGGTTCGAAAGACCGGGTTTTTTTGTTTTATGTTGATCTCGTAGCAAAGTTGGTTTAGCCTCGGACTTTTAATCCGAAGACGTGGGTTCGAGTCCCACCGGGATCACAGCGATGGAGACATTTGGAACTTTTGTAGAACAGCCGCACAAATGCGTGGAAGCGTAAAAGTTCAATAAGGAAGTGTTGGGTGCTGGAATACCCAAGAGTCTGTAAAACTCCCGCTTCGGCATGTAGGTTCGAGTCCTACCACTTCCACTAACTGAAACCGTGTGAACCGGAGTTTCTGTTAACCCGTTCAATTAGAACGGGAAGAGTTTAAAAGGTTCATTTGTATCCGTAGCAAAGAGGCTATGCACCAGACTTTTAATCTGGGGACAGTATTGTCCTACGTGGGTTCGAATCCCACCGGGTACACTGATAAAACTTAACGTGGTCGGAAGTTTATTATTCCGAAAGGCAACTGTTTCAAGATCACAAATGCAGTCGTGGCAGAATGGCCATGCTCCTGACTCTTAATCAGGGTACGAAAGTACGATGGGGGTTCGAATCCCTTCGGCTGCACAAAATGTCTTCGTGGCTCAACGGTAGAGTAACTGACTCTTAATCAGTGGGTTGTGGGTTCGAATCCCACCGGGGACACAAAATGGGAGTGTGGTCGAGCGGTAGACGCAGGCTGAATTGGTACACTGTTTGGGTTTACAACCTTAACAAACAGAGGAAGCCTGATAAGTACGCAGGTTCGAATCCTGCCACCCTCCACAAAAATGATGAGTATGGAAACTTTAAAACAAATCGTAAGCGGAACATTGGCCAAAATGAGCCATATGTGTAACGGAAAAGTGTATTACACGATCGATACACAGGAACATTCGTATCAACTTGAAATTGATTGCCTGGACAAGGAATGGAAGGATGTTTATATCCTCCCGAAGTATAAGGCGATCACTCTGATGCGTTGGATCAGAAAAGGCATTGAGAAGGACAACGGCACGTTCATAATGTTGAAATAATGTGTTGGGAGTGCGGTAACGGTGGTGGTGTTGCAATTGACTGTAAATCAATTCCCATAGGGTAAACATTGGGGGTTCGAATCCCTCCACTCTCACACAAAACCCGGTTCGAAAGACCGGGTTTTTTTATTTTAAGTATTTATATTCCCAATTATATTTATTCAGACTAAATAAAAATAACCTTGCATTTCTGTTCTGAATTAGTTATATTTGGTAAAATAACTTTATTTAATGCTTACGTATACATGGCAAAAAAAGTAAAAAAGGTGACGACTACAACCACCGTTACCGAAGAAATCATCGAAGGATCATCAAACGAAAAAACACAAATTGTTTGTATCCTTGACCGTTCAGGCTCAATGAGTGAAGGCGGAATAATCTATGAAGCAATCAACGGCTTCAACCGTTTCTTGAAAGAACAAAAAGAATTGAAAGACCAGGCTACAATTACTGTTGCCTTGTTCGACGATCGTTATGAACTCCTTTATGATGACATCGACATCAAAAAAGTTCCAGAAATAACTTATGCCACTTGGACTCCAAGGGGAACTACCGCCTTATTGGATGCTATTGGCAAAACTGTTAACACTGTCAAGTCAAACCACATCCGTTTAGGGAGTGAGAAACCTGCGAAAGTTCTCGTTTGCATCGTAACGGACGGTAAAGAGAATGCCAGTCATGAGTACACCCGTGAAGGCATCAGAAGTCTCATTCGGGAACGTGAAAGGGATAATTGGAACTTCATCTACCTGGCAGCAAACCAAGATGCGTTTGCCGTTGGACAATCGTTCGGTATCAGTCATCATAACAACTACACCTATGCTGCATCAGGTGCGGGTATGATGGATATGAGTAGTGTATTGGGAAATGCCACGACTTCATACAGAAGTATGGTCTCCAGTTCTGCAGATTTTCAAACAAGATCGAAATCCCTTCTCAAAGACGAGGGCGATGCAAAGGACAATCTCACAGACAACATTAATGTTGTTGGTACAATCAAAGGTAATGACACGTATTTCAGCACCGGAACTGTGGTTTACAGCGGAGGAACAACTACAAATAGCACGGGTGTTCCGGGTGATGTCAATTTCACCGCTCAAAACGTCACAGTGACATAATAATTTCCGTTTTTTGTAATTGTTTATTGGTTTTTTGGGGGTGCTTTCAGCACCCTCTTTTTTTGTTAAAATTTTGTAAATTAAATACATAAATTTTTAATAAAATCTTCAAGTATATTTTTAAAAACCCTTGTATTTATGGTTGCCTTTGGGTAAATTCGTTTACATAATTTTATAAAAAATTATTATTTCTATGTTAGAGAAATCCCAACAAAAATTCCAAGAATCGGAAATTCTTAAATCAACCTTAAAATACTTCAATGGTGACGAACTCGCAGCAGATGTTTGGATGAAGAAGTATTGTCTGAAAGACGAAAAAGATTACTATGAACTCAATCCTGACCATATGCATTGGAGGATTGCAAAAGAACTTGCAAGGATTGAAGCAAAATATCCGAATCCTTTAACTGTGGAGGAGATATATGAGACATTAAAAGGGTTCAAGAAACTCGTCCCACAAGGCTCGCCAATGAGTGGCATTGGAAACGACTTCCAAGTCGTCTCCTTGTCCAACTGTTTTGTAATTGGTAATCAAAAGGATAGTGATTCCTACGGGGGAATCATGAAACTTGATCAAGAAGTCGTTCAATTGGAAAAAAGACGTGGAGGGGTCGGCATGGACTTGTCGTTCGTGCGTCCGGCTGGAACTCCAGTAAAGAACTCTGCAATAACATCGACAGGAGTTGTGCCATTCATGGAAAGATACTCCAATTCAACAAAAGAAGTCGCACAGGATGGCCGTAGAGGTGCTCTCATGGAAAGCATCTCAATCAAGCATCCTGATGCAGAGAAATTCATTGATGCCAAACTCACCCAAGGTAAGGTCACGGGGGCGAACATCTCAGTAAAAATCACAGATGATTTCATGGAGGCAGTCATCAAAGACGATGAATTTTGGCAAACATATCCGATTGATATGAAAATCCCGTTAGGTGCAAATTACGACGAGTTGATTACCAATGCCAAAGAAAATGAACTTGTGAAACTATCCGGTGTAGGTTATCTAAAAAAAATAAATGCCCGAAAACTTTGGAACAAAATTATATTCAATGCATGGAAATCCGCTGAACCCGGAATATTGTTTTGGGATGTCATATTAAGAGAAAGCATTCCCGATTGTTATGCTGATTTGGGTTATAGGACTACATCCACGAACCCTTGCGGCGAAATCCCGCTTTGCCCGGATGACAGTTGCCGTTTATTGTGTATAAATCTTTATGGTTATGTTTCTGCACCATTTACCGAGTTCCCGATATTCGAATGGGAGAAGTTTGAACATGACGTCCAAATTGCACAACGCCTGATGGACGATATCATCGATCTTGAAGCGGAAAAGATAGATGCAATCCTTAACAAGATCAAGGCAGACCCGGAGGATGAGTTTATCAAACTCTACGAAACAAAGATGTGGGAAAGGATTAAGAAAAAAACCCTTGAAGGTCGTAGGACTGGTCTCGGCGTTACCGCCGAAGGTGATATGATAGCCGCAATGGGATTGAGATATGGTACTGAGGAAGCCACCGCATTTAGTGAAAGGGTTCATAAGATACTGAAACTGAACGCATATCAGTCATCGGTTCAAATGGCAAAAGAACGTGGGGCATTTCCTATATGGGATGCTGAACGTGAAAAACATAATCCATTTATTGAAAGAATCGCCAAAGAAGACTTCGATCTTTGGGACGAAATGATGAAATACGGTCGCAGGAACATCGCCCTTCTGACAGTAGCACCAACCGGAACAGCCAGTCTAATGACACAGACAACTTCCGGTATCGAACCCGTATTTCTCCCCGTGTACAAGCGCAGGCGCAAAGTTAACCCCCAAGAGAAAGACGCAAGGATCGATTTCGTTGATGAAGAAGGTCTTGCGTGGCAAGAATACCTTGTCTTTCATCACAAATTCGAAACGTGGCTTGAAGTCAATGGTTATAACGTAACTGTTGTAAAGACTATGACTTCCGAACAAGTGGAAGAGATTGTAAAGAAGTCACCGTATTACAAAGCGACGAGCAATGATGTCGATTGGGTGAAAAAGGTCGAAATGCAAGGCCGTGTCCAAAAGCATGTTGATCATAGCATTTCTGTGACGGTCAACCTGCCAAAAGATGTTACCGAGGAAATCGTCGCCAAGGTTTATGAAACCGGATGGAAAAGCGGATGCAAGGGAATAACCGTCTACCGTGACGGTTCAAGAAGTGGGGTACTTCTTTCTGAAACTGAAAAGAAAGAAGAGAAATTACATGACACCCACGCTCCCAAGCGTCCAAAACGTTTGAAAGCCGAAATCCATCGTTTCCAAAACAGCCTTGAGAAATGGATTGCCGTCGTTGGTATCAAAGACGGAAGACCGTATGAAATCTTTACCGGAAAATTCGAGAATGGTTTAAGTAACTTGCCAAGTAATGTGGTAGAATGCGAGGTGGTGAAGAACATTATTGAATCAGAATCCGCCGAGGGCGATAAAACAAGAGTGAAACGTTACGATATTGAATACATCGATAACGACGGTGAGAAACACACCCATCCCGGATTGAACCATGCATTCAACCCCGAATTTTGGAACTACGCCAAACTCATCTCCGGTGTTATGAGGCATGGAATGCCTGTGGTAAAATTATACGAATTAATCGTGTCGTTGAATTTCAAAGAAGATTATATCAACACATGGAAGAACGGCGTTGCCCGTGTCGTAAAAAGATACATCAAGGATGGTGAAAGGATTAGGGGGAGATGCCCCGAATGTGGTGGTGAAAACCTTGAATTCGTGGAAGGATGTTTGACATGTAAGAGTTGTGGAAATTCAAAATGTGGATAACATGGAAAATCCAAGAAGAAGCCTAAAAGGATTATTGAAAAACGGCGATAATTTTAAAGCCAGAAAAATCAATCTCGACGATCCTGAAGTCAAAATAATGCTTGAAGCAGTGAAAGAAGAGAAAAAGAAATGCCTTGAAAGAAAGAAAGTTAATTGGGCAAAACTGAATAATACTTACGTTAACATTTAAAAATCCGAGTATTTATCAAAAAGTTCTTTGATATCTTAATTGGAATTTCTATATTTGTTTGGAATATTGTAACTATTTCATCTCACATGCGTAATAGAATTGAAACACAAAAATAACTGTATATAAAACTTAACTGTATGAACAAACATTTTGTGAAACTTGATGAAAACTATTTTCTTACAACCCAGGAAGTCAATAGTAATGTGACCGTAGAAGTCACAAAAAAAACGAACCACATTTTTGTGGTCGATGTTAGCGGATCAATGTCCTGGGAACTCCCCAAAATCAGAACTCAACTCAAGAACAAACTTTCTAACCTAATGAAAGAAGGCGATACGATTTCGATCGTGTGGTTCTCCGGCAGGGATCAAAGCGGCATCTTGAAAGAAGAGGTTGAGGTCAAATCCCTCACAACTCTTAGCAGCCTAAACGATGCCATTGACAAATGGCTTCACCCGGTCGGCATGACCGCATTTCTCAAACCCTTACAACTTGTCAAGGAATTAACTGGAAGGATCAGCAAGAACAGACCGGACAGCGTGTTCAGCATGATCTTTCTTACCGACGGCTATAATAACGACTGTCCTTGGACGGAAGTAATTAAAGCCGTTAAGGATTTGGAAGTGGACATCGCTTCCTCAACATTTGTTGAATACGGCTATTACGCCGATACTCAAAAAATCACCCAAATGGCTGCCATATTGGGTGGTGAAAAAATCTCCTGCGATGGTTTCGATGATTTCGAACCCCTTTTCGACCGCAAGATTTCCCAATCCGCAAAAGGTGGGAAGAAAACCTTGGTCGATGTCGTTGACAAATACCTGTATGATTTCGCATTCTCCGTTTCAGACGGTGGCGTAATCCTGTACAGTATCGTTGACAACAAAATCATGGTTGGTTCGGATGTAAAGGAAATCCATTTTTTCTCACCGAAAGAAGTTGGTGTCGATGCAGGAACTAATGCAACCGATACTGCACTTTATGCAGGTATCTACGTGCTTGCAGACAAACTTCTCAATGATGATGCTGAGAAATTGTTCTATGCATTGGGTGATAACCATTATTACAGAATGTTATCCAACGCTTTCGGCAAACAGAAATTGAATGCATTTAAAACTGCAATCAAGGAATGTATCGCCGATGTATCGAAAAGATTTCCTGATGGTGGAAAAGCAAAAATTCAAAAAGTGGATGAAAACGCTTACTGCCTGATGAATTTGATTAGTGACTTGGGAGAAACAGAAAATTGCCTGTTCTATCCCAATCATTCAGACTTCAAATACAACCGCATTGGTAGGAAGATGGTAGCCTCTGCAAGCGTCCTGACGGAAACCGAAAAGAAACAACTCTCCGAAGCCAAGAACGTTGACGAAGCAGCCAAACTTCTGAAAGAATTTGAGGAAAAGAAAGTTGAAGTAAAATTTGTTGCCCTCGATAAGAATAAGGGATATGCTCTTACTGATCTTGTATGGAATGAAGAACGTGCAAACCTGTCTGTCCGCATCTGTATTACCGGGGAAGCAATCTTGCCGGAAAACAAGTTCAAAATCGACAAGGTTGCCACTTACAAATACAATACTTTCACCTTAATAAAGGACGGTATTGTAAACGTTGAAAAACTCCCGGTAAGTTATTCCAGAGAATTGGCAGAATTGTTGACCAACAAAGGTGTTGAATATGATGATTTGGAAGCAACTTCCGATTCAAACAGAACAATCGTCATTTACCTCAACAGTCTGCCCATTGTCAACAAACGTATGGTGAAGGAGTTATCTGCCAACGAACTTGCAAAACAGGAATGGGCATTGATCAGACTGCAGGGTGACAAGAAAGTATACGATTACTACCGCAAGGCTTTATTCCCCAAGGAAAGCAAGTCGTTCATCGAATTGTACAGCCAAGAAGCCGCCGATTGGTTGAAGGAGGTTGGCGTCACTGATTATAACGGTTTTGCGCCGAAAGTGACAGCCGAGGAATCCACGGACTTCTACATGTCTGTCAATCTGATAACCAAGATCAAAGGTCTCTCGTCCTTACCGAAAGTTGAGGATGTGGTAGCCAAGATCAAGTCAGGCAAAGAATTGAAATTGAGTGAATGGGTGATGGCCGATGCAATAACCAAATATACTGCGCAACTCGACAGTGACATCTACAAAACACTTGGCGAGGAGCAGCAGAAGGAAATGTTGAAAACCTACCTGATCACCAAATCGACCATCCTGAATAAACAAAGAAGGAAAGCGTTGCAGGAGATCGCAGAGATCAAGTTCGCTCTGATCCTTTCGAAGAAATGGTTCACAGAATTCAAGAGTTTCGATGAAAACAAACTCAACCTGAAACTCGATGACCAGGATTTGGAATTCACCTTTGATTTATGTGAAAAGGAAGTGAAAATATAATTCACTGACGTTCAATATACTAAAACCCCGAATAAAAAAATTCGGGGTTTTTTTAAAAATATATTGAAAAATTTTTGCAAATTAGTGTAACTGTTTTATCTTTGCAACGTATTTAAGAGAAACGATATTTTTCGTAAAATAATAACTTTAAATTTTCAATGAAAACTTTAGCCACATATAGGCCAACGTCCGGATCGACAGAAAGTCGCAACGGGAATGCTATATCCTGCTCATTTATTAATGACGGCAGAGGCATATACGGCATCGGGTTATTGTTTTCGTGAGAAAAAAAGGACAGTTAAAACTTAACGAAACCCGGTGTCAAAAGCACCGGGTTTTTTGTTTTAGGGTTGTTGTGTATAGTTTTTTGGGTTCTTTTCATACGTCGGGATAGTATAGTGGTAGTACGCTTGTGTGGTATTCAAGTGACACCAGTTCGAGTCTGGTTCTCGGCTCAACGAATATCAGTTGTGAAACTCATATTCATCGATTATAAGGTCACAACCTTATGATTGAGTTCTTTGACATGCTGGAATTTTGAAGGGTTGCCTGAGTGGTTGAAAGGGACAGTCTGCAAAACTGTTAGGAAACTCACGTGGGTTCAAATCCCACACCCTTCTCAAAAGCGATATTTTGCGAAAAGCATTGTTTTTCGGTACTTATTGCAAAATATCGCTCTTATGGACTGGTGGCTCAGTGGTAGAGCGTCTGGCTGTTAACCAGAGGGTCGGGGGTTCAAATCCCTCTCAGTCCGCAAATTGTCTCGTAGTTCAGTTGGTTAGAGCACATCCCTGATAAGGATGAAGTCGTGAGTTCAACTCTCACCGAGACAACAAACCGCCCCCAGCGGTATATAAAATTATGAATAAGCAATGCGCATTTAGTGCTGTTCATATACTGGGGACGCATTGGGTGGTAGTTCAGTCCGGTTAGAACGCATCTCTGATAAGGATGAAGTCGAGGGTTCAAATCCCCCCCTCCCAACAAAAGGTTCGTAGTCCGAAAGCCTAACCAGCCGACGGGTGAAGTTTCCTTGGCGAAATTGATGTAAACAAGCACCTGTGGTGGGATTGCGATGTGCTGATAAAGTGACCGAAAACTTAATGGAAGGTTGGCAGAGCGGTCGATTGCGCCTGTCTTGAAAACAGGTGTACATGCCAATGTACCGGGGGTTCGAATCCCTCACCTTCCGCACTTGGCGTAACCACGGCACGAACCGTGACTTCGGATTTGATCACCGATGAAGCATTTAATGTTGATGCAGTCATGATATTTGGAGAGTTGGCAGAATGGTCATTGCAACAGTCCCGAAAACTGTCGTCGTGAAAGCGGCGTGTAGGTTCGAATCCTATGCTCTCCGCAAAATCGAGGAAGTAGCATTACATGGGTAGCGCAGGGGCGAAAACCCTGAGAGGTGGGTTCGATTCCTGCATTCCTCACTCAAACATGGAAGGTTGACAGAGCGGTCTATTGTAACAGCCTGGAAAGTTGTCGTCGTGAAAGCGACGCAGGGGTTCGAATCCCTTACCTTCCGCCAAAATTGACTTTAATATTGGAACAAAAAGGATGTAGTGTCATGACACATTCTTCGGGGAGGTTCAAATCCTTCAGAGTCAGCAAACGGGTTGGACTGCAATCCGACCTGTTCTCACAGGATGCTGTTACAATCGTATCATTGCAGTGATGTGGTTGATGCAAAATGTGCGAGTCCCTGTATGCATAAGATGCTGTCCTAATGTTCAGTAGCAATTCCTCTTTCGCACACATGGTTGGCAACATGAAATGTGTGAGTACGGTGTTGTTCAGAGACGTTTATGTTGGTTGCAATGCCTCCGGGTTCGTGGTATAAGGCCACAACAGGGACAAATATGGAGTGGTAACTCAGCGGTAGAGTGCCTCCCTGAAGAGGAGGTGGTCGGGGGTTCAAATCCCTCTCACTCCACAAAAAAGGCAGGTGGACGGATCAAATCCTGTTCCCGCAGGACAAGATTGCCGCCTTGGTGCGGACGTTCACAACGGGACTGCCTTATACAGGTCGGGCAACCAGCGGGGTTGTTCGGGTAACTTCCTCACAAGGAATCCTGTAAAAACATTGATAAACGGGGATACCCCGCTGCGAAAGCAGTGCCCCGCCCATAAAACAGGCTTCACGAAGACCTCCAACTTTAGGTTGGTGGGCGGTCAAACGCCCGGTGAAAGGTTCGTATATCAACAGGCTCACGGAGTCCTCCAACTTAAAATTGGTGAATCTCAATAATTCAGTAAAAAGTCCGTAAATGCGAGTATAGCACAACGGCCAGTGCGTCAGATTTCCAATCTGAGGATGTCAGTTCGATCCTGATTACTCGCTCAAACATTCACGAATAACTCAGCGGTTAGAGTGCCTCGGCGGGCTTCGGCTACGAGGGAGTCGGGGGTTCAAATCCCTCTTCGTGTACAAAAGGTCTGAGGGAGTCCTTTGAAGGTATAAACAACCTGTCCCTCTCCACGGTGGTGTGGCGCAATGGTCAGCGCAGGACTCTTATAAGGTCAAGGTTGGGGGTTCAAGTCCCTTCACCACTACAAAAATGTTTGGTTAGTCAAGTGGCCGACGACAGCAGGCTGTTAACCTGCCGAGAGAAATCCCATCGTAGGTTCGAATCCTACATCAAACGCAAATCATTTCCAAACCCTTATAGTATTTATGTGAAAATTAATGATATGAAGAAGGTTTGGGAAAGTCTCAAGTGGTTTTTCAGCAGATGGATGCTCGTGTTGGTTGTGCTTATTGTATTGGGGATAATCGCAACGTTCATAATAAAATTCACAACACATACAGAAGAACCATACAAAATTCCATTGTTCATCATCGGTGGTTGGGGGGTATTTGTCGTTCTCTTCACTTGGGTGAGAGAGATTTATTGGAAAATTGCAGGTAAAGGTGATTATGCTAAAAAGGACGAAAAGAAATGAATATAATTTCGATTCTATTATTCTTTTTCGCCGGGGTTTGCAATGCCTGCATGGATGTATTAAGAACGAGATATAACACTTCTACATTTCGTTTTTGGCGGAATCAGAATTGGGTGAACCCGGCATTATCATGGCCGAATAAATGGAAGCCAAAGTCGAAATTCGGTGATCTTATTATGTCGACAGTCCTTGTATGGGTAACTGATTTTTGGCATATGTGTAAAATGTTGATGATTCTTTGTTTTACAATGGGAGCGATTTTTTATCAACCAATTTTTGACTTTTCAAAATTTTGGTTGGATTTGTTGATTTTATATTTTATATTCACAGGAACATTTGAACTGTTTTTCAGCAAAGTGCTAATAAAGAAATGACAATCATGTAAAATAATAAAGGGACATATTGATGATCAAGATTTTCAAAACTTTCGGCGGGTGCGAAAGCGCAACCAAATTGGAAAAGGGATGTTGGATAGATGTGATTCAACCTACACAAGACGAGATTGAAGAAATAATAAACGGTTTTAACCTGCCCCCCGATAGTATACAAGACATTCTTGACGCCGATGAAATGCCCCGTCTTGAAATCGACGACACTTACACCTTGATCATCATGCGTATTCCGGTGGAGAATTCACAAAACGGAATACCTTATTACACAATACCTCTTGGAATTTTTGTGACGGAAGATTTCACAATCACGATTTGTAATCAGGACAATGAAATCATTCAACCGAAACAATTGAGTAGCACGGCGGACACATACAATTTTATTTTGAAATTTTTTGTCAGATCAGCGAGTGTTTTTTTGAAATACCTTAAACAAATCAATCAACAGACAAGTCAAATCGAAAAGGATTTGGAAGAATCAATTAAGAACAGTGAATTGAAAAAACTGTTGAAGATGGAAAAATGCCTTGTGTACTTCATTACTGCAATAAAATCGAATGAAATCGTCCTTCACCGTTTAAAAAACTCGAAAAGGATCACGGGTGAAATCAATGAAGACCTTTATGAGGACGCATTGATTGAAAACAGGCAGGCACTTGAAATGGCGCAGATATATTCAGACATCTTGAGCGGGATGATGGACGCATTTGCCTCGATCATTTCGAACAACCTAAATGTGATAATGAAGAAATTGACGCTCATTTCAATAATACTCATGATCCCGACCCTTATCGCAAGTATATTCGGAATGAACATTCCGAATTTCATGGAAGGTTCAAATTGGGCGTTGCCTTCAATAATAATATTATCCCTATCACTGTCTTTGATCAGTGTGAAACTGATGAGAAACAAGCAGTGGTTTTAAAAATGCCGATATCGCATAGTTGGTCAATTGCGCCGCACTTGTAATGCGGAGAAGAAATTCTTCGTGGGTTCGAATCCCGCTATCGGCTCAAAAGTAGGTGAAAAAGCGAAAGGATAACCTTCGGTATCAGGAAAACCTTTCACGGGTGCGGGAATAGACCGACTTGAACCGCACCCCGCTTATTTAAGTTGCCGATATAGCACAGCGGTAGTGCACCTGTTTCGTAAACAGGGGGTCGCAGGTTCAAATCCCGCTATCGGCTCAAATCCTTGCTATTCTCCCTAATTTTTCCTAATTTTAATGCCTCTATAGTTCAAGGGACAGAACAGAAGTTTTCTAAACTTCCGATCATGGTTCGAGTCCATGTGGGGGTACTAAATAAATTAAAATGTATACAGTTATCTGCCCGAAATGCAAGAAGTCCTTCACTGTGTCGGGTGACACCGAATACGTTCTTTGTTGCGATGAGGTGATATTCATCCCATCTAATGGTCCTGAAATGAAAGGCATCACTTTCCAATGCATACAGGAGGGGTTAATGAGGGATGGACGCAACGTCGACCGGATATTTCTTGGTGATCCAAATGAAAGTATTGCACCCGATCCATACGAAGGATTGTGATGCGTTTTACGGTAAAGAAAATGAACGGCAAGGTCGCCTTTATGAATGAAAACAAAAGGTGGGTCAAACTCAATGGTTACGCTTTCCTTGATGAATACGGCCATTGCATCATAATTGTTTATGGTGAAGCGAGAATGAAAGATGTTGAAAAGTATTTAAGTATGCCCCTGTAGTTCAATGGACAGAACGGAAGTTTCCTAAACTTTAAATTCGAGTTCGATTCTCGGTGGGGGTACAAAAACAGACAAATATTATCCGTCAATATGCAAAAACGTATAATAACCGGATAATAAATATCCTTATATGTAAAAGCATATAATAACATTCGCTCCCGTAGTTCAACGGATAGAACGCAAGTTTCCGGAACTTGTGATGCAAGTTCGATTCTTGTCGGGAGTACAAGGTATTTATGTGAAAAGTAAATCAATGAACAACACCAAATTGAATGAAGAGATTCTGACCGCATACCGGGGTGGTGGGGAAATGCCGAGTCAAAGAAGGCTTTGGTACTTTACAACAAACGTCAAATATGCAAATTGGTTCAAGAGATACGCTTCCCTTGGAAAAGGCAAATTGTTTAAAGCGGATATAAGCACGGACAACCTTCTCGATTTGAGGTTTGTGACAAAACAGTTGAATTATCTTGATCTTCATTACATTTTAAAAAACAATGGAATAAGACCACCAAAATTCGTAATTGAAAACATTGAAGCGGGTTATGGTGGATACAAAGGTAATCTTTGGGAGTTCTTGAAAGAAGACAATGAATTGTGGGACAACATCTCAGAGAAATACGACGGAGTTATTTTCACCGAGACGAATCCGGAAGCGAGACATACGGGCAAGGCGGAGACTATAATAATTGATATGATCAAGCACCCGGTCGAATATGAAGAAGTATAATATGCACCTGTAGTGTAACTGGACAACACGTCTGACTACGGATCAGGAGATTGAGGGTTCGAATCCTTTCAGGTGTACTAAAACCATAAGCCTATAGTCCAATATTCGAGAGTAACTTCTCAGAAGGGCACGGTGTACAACGGAATTCAGGTATGAAATCCTGATGGGAACAACTTATGGTTTAATTGCAGAAATGGCGCAATCGGTAGCGCATGGCCTTCCCAAGGCCAGGGTTGCGGGTTCGAGACCCGTTTTCTGCTCAAATTTTGCGGGAATAGCACAGTGGTAGTGCGTTTGCTTGCCAAGCAAAAGGTCGTGAGTTCAAGCCTCATTTCCCGCTCCATGCGAGATTAGCACAGTTGGTTAGTGTATCGGCTTGCCATGCCGGGAACGTGGGTTCGAATCCCATATCTTGCTCAAAATTATGTTGTTATGTCATTTACTTTTACACTTAAATCAACAGGAGAAGAGATAACACTCCCAACACCAAGCGGTGGTCCGGTTGAAATTGACTCTTTACCTTCCGAACCATTGGAAATGAAGTACAGGACGATCGTGGTATCTGACCTGCACATTTTCAGAGATGATTCGAAATACAAAGAGTGTTTTAAATTTTTGATATACAATCCCTCGGAGAAGATCATCCTGAACGGTGATATCTTCGATTTCCTGCACCTGCTCAAGCATTGGTCGAATTATAAAAAGTACAAATACGTCATGCGAGGGTTCAGGATATTCATGAAGGAGAGGGGGACAAAGGTGATCTTCCTCGTCGGCAATCACGACTATCATTATTACCTGTTGAAGATCATACAACCCTTCCTGGGGATCAAAATTAGAAAATTTTATACTTTCGAATCAATTGCCGGGAGGATTCATGCCACACACGGAGATTGGATACCCTACGTGTTAAAGATCAAAAGGTTCTTCAATAAAACAATCAAGATATCCGGCAACGAGGATGATGATTACGTCCTCTACGGATTATTAAAGAAATACAATGTCCTCATTTGCGGACACACACATGAACCGCTGTACAGGATTTACAACAACCTCCTCTACATCAACACAGGCGATTGGGTGAGCGATAACATGGCCGCCGTGGAAGAATTCGACGGGAGTTGGCATTTGATACAAACACAATAAGAACGGTATGAAAGGGATCATAAAATACAATACCAGGTTTTACAAAAAATCTGATAAACCCCTCAAAGAGGGTGATTTAGTTAAACTTGAATGTAAAAGAGGTAGCGATTATTTCAAATACAATGGAATATATACCGTCAACAAATGGAACGAAATATTAGTTCCACTTAAAGAAGAAAACGGTAAAAAATATAATCTTTGTATTAAACTTGGATACAACGTTTTTAAACACGAGGAATACTCCAAATTGGTTGAGGTTCAAAGAAGGAAGTCCCTTCCAAAACCAGTGAAAGAAGAACAAATGTGTGGTTATACAATATGATCTACCCCACCACACAAAAAACATAGCACAGAGGATTCATCGCTTGTTCAATAAAATCGTCTGTTCACTGTACGTGAACATTCAAAAATATTGAACAAGAGGAAGTTCGGGACACCACTGCTGAAGGCGGGAGATTCAACGCTAATCGGGATCGCCAATACCGCCGAGGGTGCAAGCCAAACAGTTTGAGACGGTGAGCAGGTCTTTGAGAACGGGTTGGTGCGTAGATAAATGATGATTAACAACAGAATCCCGGCTACGCTCATGCTATGTTTTAAAATTTTTGACGAATGAATCGAAATCAGTGACGAATGGATGAGAATCATTAATGAAATTAATGTGTTTTAGTCATAATTTAGTCTTGAAACTCTTATCATTGTAACAAGTCCGGTTTTTTTTCGTATCTTTGTCAGGTAATCAAAACAATCTTGCATGACAACATTATTGAAAAAGGATATCAAACGGGAGACGTTCTCCGTAACAGACTTCAAAGGCAACGTAATGATCGTTACCCTAAAAGCGGGTGACATGATCGAGTTCAGAGCGAAAGGTAAGAGGATCAAGTACGAAGTACCGCTTGCCGCCTGTTTCAACTTGGCAATGATCTATTCCGCACACGAGCGATATAAGGAAAGGATTAAACGCTACGAGGATGGTCGCAAGGAAGGCCGGAAAATGAAAAGGCCAAGATTGATGCCAAGGATTTTCAATGAAAGATTGTATCAGGCATTGAAATTAATTTAATATATTTGTGTTATGACATCGGAGAGTAAGAGAAAGAAGGAGAAAAACAACACGCATAGTGCCAACGGGTTTGCGTTGAAAGAGCATGAATGTAAAATGAAAAGAGCATTGTATTTCAATTCATCAAAAAGACAAAAACTCAAAAAAATCGACACCGAATGAACCAAGAATTATGGGAAATATTAGTCCCCTCTTTCAGTAACGGTGGTGAAAAATTTCCGCTCGAACACCATAAGAAATGGGATGCCTTTGTCAAGAAGATCGCAAAAGGCGTGACGATCATGAAAACTGCCAAAGGTGAATGGGTTAGTCCGACCGGACAGGTCTATATGGACAGAATGATCCCATGCCGAATCATTTGTAATGAAAGTCAAATGGATAAAATTATTGATTTCACTATTGAGCATTACGACCAAGAGGCTGTTCTTGCGTACAAGATTTCGGACAACGTGATCCTGCGCCACAGGAATGACAAGAGCATTAACGAGGACGTCCAAAGACTTTGGAATCAAAGAAACTACAGATGATACCAATTAAGGATATATTACCTTGTCCGTTTTGCGGAGCACAGGTGAAAGATCATCCGAATCCGATAACCAGTAAGGAATTTTTTATGGTAAGGCACATGAATGGTTGTTATTTCTTAAAAAATAATTCATCGGATTTCACCTTATTATTGAAAAACGATTATTATATAAAAAGTTGGAATAAAAGAATATAATCATGGGAATGTTCGGTGAAATACATGCAGGAATGAATGCTGAACAATTGGAAAAAATCCTTTTGGAGGCAATAAAGGAAAATGACACCATCAAAGCATTTGCAAAAAAACATCTGTATCAGTGGTATCTGTCCGAATGCAGTGAAGCGTTCCGTGAATCGAACCATGAAATAAAAGATGAATTTGAAGATTAAAAACATGGAAATTGAAACAGTAAACGATTTGGCAGAACAGATAGCCGACTGGATTGGCATCTATGGCGGCTGTAAATCAGATGGGGAAAGTGGTTGCACATACGATAAATTCAAAAATCCTTGTTGCTGCCGCACAGGTTTTATCACCGCTATGGAGGAAAGGATAAGAGAAGCGGTGGAGAATGAAAAAAAACTCGAACAAGCGGGTTTGAAATAAAATAAGGAAGGGTGGGTGAGTGGCTGAAACCACCTGTTTGCTAAACAGACGTGCGGGGCAACCTGCACCGGGGGTTCAAATCCCCCTCCTTCCGCAAAAAATACTCCCACATTTTGTTGAGTATTTATACGTAAATGGATTTCATGTGGGAGTATGAAAGAAAGGACTTCAAATTCAGATGGTATGCTGATCTTGTTATGTTTTTGAATGAGAAAGGCAAGGAGGGTTGGCAAGTGATTTGGTACGAAGAGGAAAGACCCGGAAAATTTGATGTCGAGATTACGGCGAAGATATTATTTAAACGGTTAAAGGATGAAACTACTCGAACAGGTTAAAATGGTGTTCGTCAAGCATGAATGGAGACCCCTCGAAATTCCAGCAGGTCACAAGAACCTTTACAGGTATCTTGACGAATTCCCCGAAGAACGAAAAAGCGATAAATACTCCTCTCCCAAGGACGACAGGTATTTCATAAACAAATACAGAAAGCACATCCCGCCAGGATGGTACGGATTCTCCCTCGGCAACCCAATAATTCCAGTATGGTGCGACATCATTGAAGAAGTGATTGAACTTTGCATTACAAACGACCCGGACTTTGAAATTCATCAAATCAAAGTTAAGATGGGTCGGATATGTTTTTACACCGACAGTAACATTATTGAAGACACGGACGAGATCGACATGTTCTTTGAAAGAACTTTGTCCGATCCGGCATTGGTTTATTGAAACTTTTTTCATCCATACACGTATTATAATGCCGAAGGACTTTGAATTATTGAAACGGACGTACCCGGTGTCGGAGTTTGACAGATTTTGTGATGGTTATGATTACATCATGGCCAACAGTACGCCGGAGGAACGGAAGGAGTGGGGTATTAAGGAAGACGAATTGGAACGGGTGATCAAAGAAGGAGAGAAGTACATCTACCAAGTGGCCACGGAAGGTGAGGAATTCAAGACGATGTGCCTGTGTTTTAAGAATTATGAGATCATCCGGAAGAAGATATTTAAACTCGAAGACGACTGATAACACTATAATACTATGAAAGATTTTCCAAGATTTTGGTTCGAAGGTAATTTATACTTTGGTTGGGTAAATAACCTTGATGAATTAAATGTTGTGTTCGAATACTATAAAGAAGGTCATATGACCAAAGACGAAGTTCTCGACAAAGCGGTAAGTCTTGAAGATGAGGACAAGAGTGGAAAACACACGGAGTTTGGTTTAAGAATCGAACATCGGGGCAGCATGACCTTACGCCAATTCTTGGAAGAGAAAGGGGTTGACTATGGAAAAGAATAAACGGATGACGACAAGACAACTGTTTAAGGAATTCCTTGATTTTGCTTGCGAAATCGGCGGTGTCGTTTTGTACATTGGGGTGATCTTATGTGCCATTTCCTACAAGGCGTATGGGATTATCCCGGTTTGCGTGGCAGGTATTGCCTGCACGCTGTACACAACGCTTCGTAAGGGGTGTAACTAAGACGGTTCTGTAACTTAATCGGCTAAAGTAGCAGTCTCTAAAACTGTGTTTGCGGGTTCGAACCCCGCCAGGATCACCTATATATTTTTACAATGAGTAGAACGAATAAAGACCTAAAAAGTCATAAAACAGGGATTGGCAGATATGGAAGAAAACCTCAAAGAAAACTCACTCCCTTTATTCATGATGCAAATAAAATCGTAGGCAAAAATGAAGTTTTATCGTGCTTGCCTGACAACGATATTAAACAAGATGATTTCGAAAAGGGATATCATTGGCACAATGCAAAAGCAGTACGTGCGATAAGAAAGAAAATCCGTGCCGAAAGGGGTTATGAAAAATCCAAAGCAAGGGGAAGAATTAAACAATTTGACAAAAAAATTTGTGAAACTCAAAAATTTGATTAATTTTGTTCGCTCAAGTATTTATGTTTTTAAACATTAACAACTAAAATTTTTAATCATGAGGTAGGTAAAATTAATAACAGTAACCCGTAAGGATTTAAAAGACGGTCAACAACTTGTGCAGACCGGGCATTCCATTGCCGAATTCGCACACAAGCATCCCGATCAATTCTCCGATTGGATGCAAAACTCACAATATCTTGTTTCGTTATCGACCGATAACGAAGAGAATCTCACAGAAATGTACAATAAATTAAAGTACTATGGTGCTCATGTCGTTGCGTTCCATGAACCCGACATTGGTAATCAAATGACTGCGATCTGTTATTTCGGTACGCCGGAGATGCGTAAATTCACACAGAAACTTGATTTGGCACTTAACTATTAAATTTTATGGCCATGAAAGACACATAGTTCTCAAACAGACCACCATAATGATGAAATTCGCAATTTGCGAATCACGAATTGCGAAAAACTTCGTTACGCAAAATTGCGTAACGCTGTAATGCGTAATCTACGTAACGCAAAATACGTAACAAACAAAATGTAAATTACAAAATGTAACATTAATAAACATCATTATGGAAACAATAGTTGAAATCAATATCAGCAAGATGAAGGCGGACATCAAGGAAAACGCCGAGAAGCAGAAATTCTACAGAAATCAAAGAAAAACCGAGAAATTGGTTGGCGAAAGGCAAATGCCTGCATGGGAAGCGACATATTCCCATCAAAAAAACAGAAGGAATTTGCGCATCATGTATGCCGCATACGGATTAGCCAAAGGAAAGAATTTCTCTCAAATTGAAAATCATTATCCCGAAGAGAACCACCCGTTGAATGAATTACGGTATGAGATCGACAAGATGATGAATGAATACAAGGCCAAAGACGGCGAATAAAAAAAGAGGGGGCATCTGCCCCCTTTTCCTTGCATCTTATTTTAATATGGATTATATTTGAGTAAAATAACTTTATTTTAAACAACGTTATATGTCATCAGATGTCGATCCCAATGTTAGTTCAATACTGACCCCCGAAGAAATCGAAAAATTCAGTTCAAAGTATCCTGATTTGGCTGAAGCCGCAGAATCGGAAGAGAAATCCACAGAAGAGGGTGCTGAAAAAGAACTCACCGAGGAAGAGAAACGTGAGTTGTACGTCAAACAATTGAAAGAGTCCAAAATAAAATTCAGAAACGTTACGCAGAAAGGCAATAAGACTACAGTCAAGTTCAATGCCGCCTACAAACAGGAGCGGAAACGCAAAAATAAGCAGCAGCGGAAATCCCGCAAGAAAAACAAAAAATAATATGTCAATCACGGGCACAACAGACCTGCCCGGTTTCACTGGAGACACCAATCCATCCCTGTTAAGTAATCATTACAAAAGGGTTTTCAAAATCCCCGTTGGTGATATACCGAAGGAAGAGATTGAAGATTACGTCCGTGAAATCGCCAAAAAATTCAAGAATCCATCGGATATCATGCCAGATTTGGATTGTGGCATCTATCCAATACCGGATTATGATATTTTCTTACCAACAAGAAACGATATGAGCAATAATTTTTATATGCAGTCTGTCCCCAATAGTCATTGGTGGCCTAAATTAGGGGGATTAATTGTTTCAATTGAACAACATCTCACCATCTTAGATCGATTGGAAAAGGCTGTGAAAGACAACCAAACATATTATGGCGAACTCCTGACCAAGGAACACATCATTATCGGCCTTGAAAATTCAATCAAACACGGATACAAATTAAAACCTGCATCCAAAGACTTAAACGAAATTATACAGATCAATGATCCGGTATTCATTTCGATAGAACAAATGATTGAATTTGTGAAAGATGAGGATTTTGATTTCAAAGACTTTCTCATTTTCCTGCAAAACACCGTTGAAAACAAACTCGACTTGGACAATGGATTGAAGATGTTCAGGCAGGACGTGTATAAGCGGATTGACAAGGAAAGGGATTATCAGGACCTTCGTTGGAATACAAATCTGCGTGAAGACGAAGTCCCTGACGAAGAAAAACCTGTCTCTGAATGGCTAAATTATATTGAGTTCCACCTGTCCAAGGCCAAGAATTGGAATTATCATTTAGACAAGGAAAAATCATTGGCCGAATTACGCAAAGTTGCAGCACTTGCTGTGCGTGCAATGGAAATCCACGGATGTCCGGAAAGAATCATGAGAGTCCCAAATATTGAAGAATAAAAATGGACAATATTGATCTTAACAACACACATTGGGATCGTCTTAAAGGATATGTAACCGAACTTCGTGTGGATGCCCGGTGGTTACTCCGACAGGATAACACGGACAAACCCCTTGGATCGCTGCGCATTGTGTCGCATCCGGATTTGCAACCAGGATACCTGCGTGCGTTCTTCACCTATGTCACATCTATACGAAAAAAGACCAGGGAGGAGAAAATTAGGACAATCGAGGACTACCAAATGGAAATCGGTGAACTTGAAGTTTATTCAATCGGCGAGGATATTAAGACCGAAAACCTGAAACACGAGGCGTCGCTCAAAGACCTTGAAGAAATGTTTAATGTGAAAATATTCGAATGATTAAACCAACGTGAAAAATGAAAAACAAAGACACAGATTACGACAGTAGGAGCAAGAACATTACTGAACAATTGGTTAAAGAAGCAATAATGGAAAACAACGAAGAAAAAAAGAAGGAAAAGGATGCTACGGCAACAACAGGCAAAGGCGGCGGCCTTCGTTTTAATAAAGGAAAATTAAGATACGACCTTGTTGAACCAAGAGCATTCCGGGACTTTGTTCAAGTTCTCACCGACGGTGCGAATAAATATTTCGACCGCAATTGGGAGAACGGCCTCACTTGGACATCCGTTATTGCATCACTTAAAAGACATGTGGCGGCTATTGAAATGGGTGAAGATTATGATTCAGAAAGCGGCAGGCTTCACATTTCCCACGCAGCATGCAACGTACATTTCCTTAATGCTTTCTATTATATATTCCCACAAGGAGACGACAGGCCAAAACGATTCTTGAAACAACCATACATTGGCTTGGATATCGATGGAGTCTTGGCTGACTTCACCGGGTCTTGGAACAAAATGTATCCTGAAATACCCAATTCTCCGAATTCATGGTATTTCGACCGAAGGGTTACCGACAGGTTTGAGGAGATGCGTGCCAACGGCACTCTTGAAGAATTCTACCTTAATATTGAACCTTTAATCAAACCGGAAGAACTACCGTTCGAACCACATTGTTACATCACCTCCCGTCCCGTGCCTACGGAGATCACAGAAAAATGGCTTGACAAGTTTCACTTTCCCTGTAAGAAGGTGTACAGTGTTGAATTGAAAGGAACGAAAGTGGATGCAGCGAAAGAGGCGGGAGTTGAAATATTTATTGACGATTCATACGATAATTTTGTTGATCTTAACAACCACGGAGTATTCACCTATCTGTTCACAGCACCGTGGAATGAACGCCACAACGTCGGCCACATGCGCCTCAATTCATTGAAAACCATACCCTTACTTCAATAAGGTTCGAAATATATTTCATTGGTTTCCACTTTTATTGCCTTGTGTTCAGTATTTATATGTGAACACAGATTTAATAATTGAAACCAATGGACAGCAATCTTGTAAAAGATATTGTCAACGACGTCCACATCAAACCAAGCCGTACAAAGGTTGTGTTGAGATGGGTGGTTACCGCATCATTGATGTTGATTGCGGCTGCTTTCATAGTTGGTCAATTCAAGACGTCTTATGTAAATAAGATCAAAATCCTTGAAGAACAGATAAGAAAAAATCAAGAAGCCTACGATAAACTGCATCAGGAAATGCATGTTTATATAAACGAAACGAACCAAAAAATTGATAAGATTTATGTTGACGCTTATGAGTTTTTCTCTGAATTCAATAGATTTAGGAATGACCAAATTAAATTGATTCTCGATAACTCGACTATACCTAACAAAGAGATGCTCAAGAGAATGCTCGATTTGAACACCCGTGAAAACATGAGGAAACTTGAAATGGAATTCAACTCAGAACATCCTGTGGAAGAGTCTCCTGAAAAATCTGAAAAACATTTGAAATAAATCGCTTATGGTGGTAGTGTTTTAGAATGATTGCAGTATTTATTTTAAACGCTTTAAGACAACGTTTAACTAAAAATTTGCAGTTATGCCGGAAATGATAGTATCGGGGACAGAGTTGCGTACCCTTATAGAAGACGCAATGCGCTTTCGTGACGAAAAAACAAACGGACAATTTAAGGTGATCGACACTAAATTGGACGGCATTACACTGAGACTTGATAAGATAAACGGCACTGTCGCCAGTCACGAGAAAATAATAAATGAGAGAGCGATCGTAGTGGCCGATTACATGGATCACGCAAAAGAAGCGGAGGATATAGAAAAACGTCTGCGTGCTGTGGAAGATACACAATTAACACAGAGATCAATCAAAAAGTGGATCGTTGGTACGATCGGAGTGACAGGCACTATCTTGGCAATAATAATTGCAGCGTTGCAATTTTTCAATGGTAAATAACACGAAATTGTATTATATTTGATACTTTGAGTATTTAATGTAACACAATTAAACGTTATTATGAAGATTTGTATCATATCTGATACCCACAACAAACATAAGTATCTAAAGAATCTGCCAGAGGCGGATGTGATTGTCCATTGCGGCGACATAACCTCCGTCGGTCGCAACCATGAAGTGGCAAATTTCATGGATTGGTTCTCGGCATTGGATAAATTCAAACACAAGATTTTCATCGCAGGCAACCACGACTTTCTTTTCGAAAGGGAGTCAATATATGCCAAGACTCTTGTACCCGACAATGTGATTTACCTTGAAGACAATGGTGTTGAGATTGATGAAATTCGATTTTGGGGGTCTCCTGTCAGCAAGCCTTTTAATAATTGGGCATTCAACAGGCCGGAGGAGAAACTGTTACAACATTGGCAGGTAGTCCCGGCGGATACTGATGTATTGATCACCCACACCCCACCATATTCAATAATGGATTGGGTTGATTGGAACAGGAGTCACGAGGGTTCACCGACGCTTTACAAAGAGGTTGTTGAAAGGATAAAGCCAAAAATTCATTGCTTTGGAAATATCCACGGTGGATATGGAATGAAAACGTTAGACGGCATTACCTTTGTAAATGCTTCAAACCTGGATGAGGATTATGTATGTGTGAACGCCCCGATAGTTCTTGAAATTATGTTAGGGGACGTTTATTTTGACGGCAAGATGGTGATATAAAAAAAGGGGGTCGAAAACCCCCTTTTGTTTTTTATTAATTATTAGGCAACGGTTTTTGTTACAGTTGCTTTGTCGGGAAGAATCTTCAACAGTGCAAGCAACTGCCTGATCCATTCAACATTATAAATGACATTAGAACCAGCGGCAAAACTCAACACAATAATTATAAGATTCAGCCAATCGACCCCCGCAAAAATACCAAGTTGCATAAAATATCCAATGACGGCGACGATTGCGGCGACAACCCAACTTGTGATGCTTCGCCCAAGTGTGGAAAGATTTTTAAGTATATACCTCGTGATCACACCTGTAACAACCAAAACACCTGCAGCATATCCTGCAAACGAAGTGAATAGCGACATGATGTCGAAACTCGTTCCAGGTTCAGTCGGCACATCCTGTGCAAAAATTGCCACGGGAATCATCAATAGCAGTGTTGCAATAATAAACTTCCAAAATTTTTTCATAACATTTGTTTTTTGAGGATTAATAATAATTATTTTCACATAAATACTTGAATATTGTAAAATGATCATTCCACGACTATTTATGTGAAAACATCGTTTTCGTATGAACAGAATTCAAGAAATCATTTGTGAGGAAATAGTCAACTACCTGCGAGAAGTCGACGACGAAACCGATTGGGATTTGTATGAAAAATACGATCAAATGAAATCAGAAATCCTGTATGGTTTTCTTGATGACAAGAAACGGGGTGTAAAAGATCAACCTTGGACTTTAGTCCCATTTGGAAGATTGAAAAAGATTTGGGAAGACTTCATGATATATGGTCACGTCCGGGACACAAGAGGATTGGAAATGATCGAAGACATCATTCAAGACAATATAATAAAACTTTATGTGAACACCGAACTCGTCGGCCACACCTCGCACGATCCTGATGAAGACTTTGAGGAAGCCGGATTCACTGAACAAGATAAGGAAGAATTTTACAATTACATTAATAAATTCAGTGATTACGCTTTCAGTGATTTTGGAGGTCGCAGGTTGGGGTTAACCACGCTGCTCACTCATTTAAGAAAGGCGAGAACCCCGGAGGAGAAAGTTCCAATTATTGATCAGATTTTGAATGTTATACATCAAACTTCCGATCTTGCAGCATGGTTCGTGGAGGGCGGTTCATCGGCTTTAAGTCAACTCAGCGGTTCACCTTCAGAAATTACCACTTCAACTGCTGCATAAAATTTTTCTATAAACCTTGTCTTTTCGATAAAAACCGTCTATTTATGGTTAAAATTATTTTCAACCATAAACATTATTATTAATATGAAAATCAACGAATTATTCGAAGAAATACAAAACAATCTTCTTCCGGAGGAATTGAACGGGGAATTCCAATTGCAAGGGAATTGCATCGTTTGGACTTACAACCTTGATGATGACAGCGAAGAGATCGATGCTCCTGTTGGAGAAGACGACGATGAATCCAGTTTCAGTTTTGAAGCCACACCTCCTGAAGAATTGTTGCAGGAAGCATGTGACAAAGACAAAGAATTACTCAATCAATTCTTTGAAGACATTGAGGAATCCGGTAATTGGACGGTATCAGAACCCGAAACGGGAGATTATACAATTTCTTTCAAAATTTTTTAAGAAATCTCTTGCACATTAATTTTAATTTACTTATTATTGTCAGACTAATCACATGGGTATGAAACTTTACAAAGCATTAAAACTGAAGAAGAGTTTGGTGGGGGAAATCGCCAAATTGAAACAACAGATCGCAGGCAAGAACTCCTATATGGTGGGTTCTAAAAATGCTGAAAGCACCGATGTGCTCGGTCTGTTTGAAGACCTACAGGCGAAGATCGACAAACTTGTCGGCCTGAAATTTACTATCAATGAAGCCAACAAGGAAATCCAATCGAAAATCTACGTTATTGGTGAATATAAGGCATTGATTGCTTTCCTGAACGGTCTTGATGTCACCGAGGGTAGCAAGGCATTCGGTTATTCCGACACCGTCGTAAGAGAGTACAAAGTCCATATGGACGAAACCAAGCGTGATGATTTGGTTCACGATTTCCAAAAAAGAATCGACGCCATCCAAGAAGAGATCGACGTCTACAATTATACCACCGACATTCCTTGGGATGAGGCGGTAGTTGAATAAAGGCACGGAAGTGTGTTATTATTTGGTTTAAAACAAGATGATTGAGCAGTCTTCGCAAAAGACTCTACACTATGACGCCATTGGTGCACAATGATATCGAGAACGAAATTCAAAATTCAAGATGCGTCCCATCAAAATTAAAACTTTAAGCCTCAAGCATCATTTTTCAACATCTGTTTTTCATCACTTAATGCACACTTCTCTTTTTTTGTTATGTGAAATATGATCATCCAAGTGAATTCTGTTGATGAAATCAACGCATTAATACAGAAATACTCCCCCCTTATTGAACTAAAGGCGAAACAGCAAGAACATGTCCCCCTCCTTGCATACGTCTATGATACAGCAATCAATTATATTAAAGAGAATTACAGCGGCCTGACCAAAGATTGGAAGGCTTGGACGGTATTCGTGGTAGGCGAGCGGGTCATGTCGGGTCAAATCGCCGAAGTACCTGATATAAAAAAAACCATTGATGACTTTATTGGATATTGGAAATTGAACTATCAACCATATCTTGACGATTTGGCATTGTATTCCAGCGAATTCGATAGAGACGCCGGGTTCGTCAAAAGTTTCCTCTAATAAAAAATCGGCAACTTATCTTCCGATAAACTACCGATCCGTAATATAATCCTCCGAAAATCGTCTGATCTAATAATCACCCATCGCTTCGATCTCTTCCAACCACGCTTCAAGCCTTTCTTGTTGTGCCTCAAGTTTGTTCCGTTTTGTTTCGTCGATACCCATTTGCGTCCATACATCGACTTTATCTTTTTTGATCTTGATCTTCTCGTTCAAAATCTTGACGTGTCCATCTTTCTTGCTCATAATGTCAAATTTTTAGTGTTGGATTATTTTCATATAAATACTGAAAACCTTGCAATCCACACCATTTTTCGTTACATTTGTTAATCAAAATATCGTTATGGAAAGATATGTCAAGTACAAGAGGTTCACAGGGACATTCAACGAAACAACAATGCAGGAGTTTTTCGATAAGTTGACTGCCGATGGTTGGGAAATTATTCATTATAATGAAGTCCAACAACCCGCCGGAATGTTGACCAACGCTCCAACCGATGTTATCATTCATCTTACCGTTATAGGCGGCAAAAGACAAAGCGACGTGATATGAGTAAGGATTCAGGATGCCTGGTTGAAACAAAATCAGGCAAGCAAGGCAGGACTTATCACCGTGAGGGTCTTGTGAACAAGAAGATGATTGTGCACCTCGATATCGACGGCAAAGACGTTAAGATGTTGTGCGACCCCAAAACAGTGAAAATAGTCGGATACGTCGATTAACCATTTCCGGCTATTGAACGTATTTATAATAAATATGTTCCGATGTCGAATAACAGACTACTCCGGATAATCAATGAGGAAATCCATAAATTTCTTGAGGGTTCTTATGAAGGTAAGGGCGTTGGTGATAAGTATTTTGACAGACTGACGAGTCAAGCCAAATCTACCGAACAACTCAAGAATCTGCCGGAATACAAACTCAGCGGCAAATTAGTTGGATTGATAGGTGAAAGCAGAGGTAGATTGCTATCCAAAGCAATTCCTGTCTATCTCAACCCGGAAAACCTTGATGGATTCGAATCATCTGTCAGGGGTGTTCTAACAAGTGATCTTGACATTTATCTCGCACAAGGTGCTGAGATTCTTCACGAAGACCTTTTCCCTTTTCTTTACAAGATTGGTGCAATACAAACTAACCCTGGAAGGGAATATGGTTCAATTCTCTCCCCTGAACACGTTGGAATCGTAAGAGTTTACAATTCAAAAGTCTTTATGCAATCAAACGCATACCACGACATTACTGTTGAATACAGGAAAATGTTTGGTGAGGCTAATGTGAAATACGGAGGTAGATATGTATTTCATATCGTTCCATCGAAAAAAGAATAACTGGATATGATGAAAGGGGCAACAAGAGATAAAGTCTTGACCATCCTGAAATGGTGTCAGGAAAGATTCGGAAAATCCCCATATAAGAAAACATTCCCCCTTTTAAGGGTCTACAAAACCTCTGGGTTCTATGCTGACAACGACAAATTCAATAAATGTGGCCAATACTGTTCGGTCACCAGCATAATTACAATTTTTCTAAAATCAAATAATTCGTATAAGGAACTCTGTGGCACAGTCCTGCACGAATACAAACACTACCTTCTGAACACTACTTTCAGTAACAAACAGATCAAATCGGGAAAACAACATCCCCACGAAAAAAACTGTAACAGGTTTGAAAAGAAATGGAAAGATGTTTGTTTCAATGAGTTGAAAGATAAACTTCTTTCCTAAGATTTGTAACATCCCTCCCGTTTTTCCGTATCATTAAGAAAAACAAGATTATGCCAAACGGAAGTACACATGATATCATAACAATCGTAGTTGCCCCAGTTGTCGCCGGAGTCTCGTATTGGGCAACCAAGGACATCAAAACGACAGCGATCATTTTCGTTGCATACCTCTTCGCCTCATTCATGTTCAACGGCGACTTAGACACCAACAGCAGACCATACAACCGTTGGTTCATATTGAAAATGATATGGATACCGTATCAACTTTTGTTTGAGCACCGAAGCGTGTTCACCCACGGATTGGTGATTGGGACTTTAATTAGGGTTGTGTATGTGGCTGTGATACCCGTTGCCGTATTTGCATTCCGGGGAGATACTCCACATATTCTCACTGCTGTTAATTTAAAAATCCTTTTGTACGTTCTTATCGGCCTTGAAGCGGGTTCTGCCGTGCATACCGTATCAGATAAAATATTTTAATTTTTTTTGTAACCTTCTTATTATTTATACGTATCTTTGTATCATATGGGGATGTGGACAAATTGGTAAAGTCGCTTGCATGTTTACGCACAGCAGGAGAGACGGAGAGTGTACATCATAACCGTTGGGTTACAGTTGATAATTTTATGGCGGTGCGCACCGCTGTATTATGAAGACCTATAATCTTTGGGGGTTCGAGTCCCCCCCTTCCCCACGATGTCGACCGGAAGGTCGGCATTAATGTAAGGTTGAATTAAGGGTGCATGAATCTGCAGATAACATGCATCGAATAGTCTTCCAAGCATTAGCGATGTAACTCAGTTGGTAGAGTGCTCCAGAAGGAGAAGTCGCAGGTTCGAATCCTGCTGTCGCAACTAAAAGTTCTTTGATGATTTAAAGTCTTTCCGCTTGAAGCAGAGCAGCACGAATAGTTGAAAAAAACAGCGTTAACGATGATTCCATTACGGTCATCACGTAAGTGCAGGCTGATGCAGAGGCCGTTGTTTTGTGTAAAGGTGATCGCCGCCAAGTGAAGCAATCTGGTAAGGGCAGATCGGTGAAAAATGGTTGAACGCCAATCATTCTCCTGCAAATGGGACGGAAAGACTTTATCTGGTGTCGTGGCGAAATTGGTAGACGCAGCATTCATAAAGAGTGCCATAACGTAGGAATCGGTAGTAAAACCAAATTCTTGAATAGGGGTTACTGTAACGCAAGTTGCACACTGCGAAAAAGATGGGAGAATAGGACAGGATTCCGGTGGGCGAGTAATAAAGAGTGCCGGGGCGACCCGTGGAGGTTCAAGTCCTTCGGACACCGCATGGTTGGGTAACTTAAAAATTAGAGTGGTATTCCTGAAATAGTTGGTAACGCCAGATGTTGGTTCAAGTCCAACCCCAACCGCCTTATAAAAATATTATTCATTTTTTTGTAATTAACAACATTATTTCCTACATTTGTTAGTTGAATTTGGTTTTTTTACAACCGATTAACCACTAACACGATGACAGGACAAGAACTCTACGACTACATCACAAGTCAACTCACCCCCGAACAGGCGTTAAAAAAAGTGCTCGAAGGCTATCTGATCGAGTATGAACACCTGAAATTCAGCGAAGAAGGAAATGAAATGCACCCACTGCTCATAGTTGCCATGTGCGGCATGGAACTCGGATGGCAATTCCTGTTGCCAAAAGATGCCGAAACAGATGAAACCCCAATGGATGGTGTTGTCATGGGCACGGAGGATTTCATAAACAAACTTCTTAAACTCGACGTCCCAAAAGAACCCGACGAACAACCCCCTCAAAACAACGAACCCAATGCTTAAAATCAACTACACCCAAGAATTGATCGACGAGATCAAAAAAGTCTACCCGGATAACACACTACTCCACGATCTTGTAGAAGAAGGGGAAGAATCCATAGGCAGAATGCTTCTCGATCTTATACCCAAAGACCCAACATACGACGAATTGCTCGCAATTGAAACCTTCGAGGAATTCCAAGCACTGAAAAATCATGCCAAGCAAGCCAAAATAAAAGACGCCCTGTATGAGAAGTGGATACGGGAAATGCATGCCGCCTATCTAAACGACATACAATCAACACCAATAGTGAAACGGAAATTGATGTACAATCTTATTGAAGAAGATAAATAATTATCACCATGCCCGAAATAAACGAAAATCGTATTAAAACGATCAAAATCATTACGAACAAAGGTGAGGAATACGAATTTCCCGCTGAACAGCACACAAAGATAAGCACGTGGATGGGGACTATGAATATGGGTGCTTATAATTTCATTGAACACACGCACAATGGAAAGAAACTCTTGGCGATAATCAGCACCTCTGATGACGAAATTATGGACGAGGTTATGAGACTCTTTGATAAGAGCAATATTGAAAAAATATTAAACAACTGATATGCCAACAAAAGTTGCAAGACTCGAAATTCTTGATTCCATAGGTGGGGTTGTAAAAACACACCACATTCCATATTCAAGCGAAATCGACAACACCATTGTCATCAGCATTGGCAAATATGTTTATTTCTTGAACGATGATGGTGAGATCACGATTAAATCCTTGAGAGATGATATTGATAAACAAATCTATAAACCAATAACAACATGAAAAATCTATTATTCACAATCCTTTTCGCATTCATTGCAATTAGTCTCTTCGCACAAGAAACCCAGGAAAAACCATCACCATTCTCTGCAGGTGCAGATTTCTACAGCAGTTTCATTTGGAGGGGATCGAAACTTGGAACAGGTCCGGCCTTCCAACCCTGTGTCAAATATGCCACGGACAACCTCGTGATAGGTGCTTGGGGTTCGTTTGATGCTTCCGGTTTCACAGAAACCGATCTGTTTTTCAGTTATACCCTTCCGTTCAATTTGAGCCTCGGAATGACTGATTATTACTCCCCGGCACTTGAATATTTCGATTACTCCGATTCTACGGGAAGCCATGCATTCGAAATCAACGCCGCATACACAATCGAAGGTCTAACCCTCAACGCCAACTATATCATTAATGAAGCAGGTGGCATGGGTTCAAAAGGTGGTGATATGTACTTCCAAGCCTTATATCAATTCAAACACTTCAATATGAGTGTCGGTGCGGGTGATGGTTGGTTAACCACTGACAACAAGTTCAACGTCTGCCACATCGGGATCGGGACAGTAAAGGAGATTAAAATAACCGACAAATTCTCTATACCCGTTACCGGGCAGGTAGTTCTCAATCCTGAACAGGAGAAGTTGTACGTGGTGGTGGGATTCTCGTTATAAATTTACAAAAACTATTAATATGGCAAATATTAACGAAGGAATGGCAAAAAAAGACCCTTCCGATTTTGAAAACATCCTCGTGCAATTGAGAACACACGTTAAGGATTCAGAAGGGATTTCCAACGATTTATATTCAATAGCAGAAACCTTGACCTCCCAAGACAAGGAAGAGTCGAAACCCGAACCCGAACCATCGATGATACGTGGAGGTATAATACCGGAAATGTGCTATCTCATACATCAATTGGAATTGATCAATGCCAAAAACCACGGTCTGTTGCAAAGACTCCACAGAATGGTCTAAAATATGAAAATATTAGCGGAAATATGGAAGTGGTTGTTGATTGTAGGATGTATAGTCCTATTGGTCATTAAGTGGGTTGTTGTGATCCCAGTATGGTCGTTGACTGGTTTCCTTATTACAGGAAGATTTTTCAATGAATTCGATTTCGCCATACTGCCTGAGATATGGTTTGAGGATTTGGTGAACAAAAAAATCAACAACATATGAAAGAAAAAATACAAGCACGGATCGACGAGTACCAAAAGGAACTCGACAAATGGAAAGAACAATGGAGGCAGATTCAGGACGGTGAACTCCCTATGATGCCACCTTTCGCCGATATGGTGAATAGGCATTTGGCGATGTACGGTTATCAAATAGGAGAACTCAAATGGGTTCTTGAACAAATGAATACCCCAGAGGAAACAACAAAAACCCCCGTATCATGACACACGAACAGAAAATTAATTACATGAGGATCGCCGCAGGAATGGCAAGCCTTTACTTCAACAACGACCAATTGGACTTGTTGGTCAGCCTCTATGACACCGTCATCGAAAAAGAAGGTAAGACATCAGTCAGTGACATCGTGGATGTTGAATTTGCAGTGAAGACTCGCAAGGAGGAAAGGGAACGCAAGGAATTGAGTGAAAAGGCGAGAAAAGTAGGCGAAAACTCATAGCCATGATGGATTTGATGTATTTTGGATATGGCTACGAGGATGATGCTGTGAAGTACCAATCGGATTTCATCAACGAAGTCAAGGAAGTATTCCCGGACGTCGTATTAAAAAACGCCTATGATCAAATCAAGGGATACAGGCAGGAAGTATGGTTGGATGACTGCCGAGAGGATGATTATTACACCTTCCTGATCGGCAAAGGGTGGTTCGAAATGTCCCTTACTATGCAACTCGTCATGCATAGCAATGAAAGGAAAGAAGACTTCAAAAAGTGGTTCAAACTTGCCAAGAAGCAATACCCGGAAGCATTCAAACCGGAAGCGTTGAAAGAGGACGAATAAATTTTTAAAATTTGTTGACAACGATATTTAATTTGAGTATCTTTGCAGTCTTTTAAAAATTAACATTAAACAACCAACGAAATGCTGAACACAAAAAAGAGCCTGCACGAATTGATCATGGAGAAGTATGAATGCCAAAAAAGGATCAGCATCAACAGTCACCACATCCACGATTTGAGGCAGGAAGGAAAGGACACCACAAAATTGATGAGTGAAATCGAGAATATGAAACATCGGATCACTTGCTTAAACCGGGAGATGGAAGACAAATATTCATATTCGTGCCATCATATCACGGTCTAATGACTTAAACCCAAACACCTTGAAACAAAATGATTACCCTCAACGATGTCCAATCACCCTTTTCTATTGATATTATTAATGGACAAAAAGTAATATCAATGGGAGATTATTATGTCCCTCTTGTAAAGACAATTTCCAATCAAAGTGCGGAATTGGCTAAACATCTCATGGAGTTTTATTATAAATTAGGCTTTATGGCAGCCGTCCGTCAAATGACAAAAATACAAGAATAAAATGTCACGAAGAGAACCACGTTTTTATCCTGGCCACAAAGGAGAGCGCAAAAGGACAGGAGAATGGATCAGCACTTGGGTTAAACCCAAGGGGAAGTTTTGGAAAAGAAACTCCAATAAGAAGATTAGAAAAAGCGATTCAGTCTCCGGCGGTGGTTTCTTTAAAAAAGTTTGGGGATGGTTTGAGTGGTCGTAAACAATTATCATTATGCGATATAAAATTGACGATAATAAAATTTGGGAAGACACCGGAAAAGTCAAGATACACAATTATCCGCCGGAAGGTAGGGGTACGTTTTCTTATATCACCCGCATCTATCGTGAATATAAAAAAGATCAATTTGGTTGGAAAGAAGTTGAAGGAGAACCTATTTATTTTCACGATCTGAAAACAGAACTGTTAGCATTTGCCAAGATAATGGCGGAGTCCGAAGCCGCATTAGATGCCTTATTGGAACGTGAAAAATTTCTTATTCCAATTAATGATTATCCTTTTTAAATAAAAGTAAGCAACGATATTTGATTTATCCAAAAAAACCCTAAACCAATGTTCAAGAACCCATTCAAAAAGAAAAGGAAGGAAAAGCCGATCTGCAGGCATTATAACAACTTCCGGTTGTTGAAAGACTTTACCGACGGCGGAGTCCCCTATCTCGACCATGAATGCTACGACTGCGGTTACAGATTCAGTGGCAGAGTACATGTGAAACCGGAGGATTGGAAAAGTAGGTTCGTCTGTGCGGAAGAAGGTTTCATATTGATCAACAGGATTCCTGAAACCAAACATAAAAAAGTTCTTTGTATCGTGATCCCCATGTTGTTCTTGATATTGAATTCTTGTGTCCAAGTCGTTGAGAAAGGTCCATTCACATGTGAAAGCAAGGTGATCAATAGACATCACGAGGACGCCAAGACCGAATACGGTTACCATTATGGTTACTCCATCATGAAAGGAAAGACCTGTTACCATTATGGTGATTACGATGTCCCGGAAGAGAACGAGATTACATATATATTCCTCGGTGACACCCTGACAACAAATAATAAAGAATTGTATAATAAAGACCACCTCTTTATCACTTACATGAAAATCTATCACGTTGAAAAAGAGGACACATCGTTCAGCCATATCCGGGTCATCGACACCCAATAAAACAAACCGATAATAATTTTTTGGGTTTAAGAGTACGGGTATTTTATCCCTGATCGGTCGTAAGTATGAAAAAGGACTTATGACCAAAACATTCTTGATATTATTGCTGTCGTTATTATCTTTCGTTCCCGACGATCCGCCGTACAAATACGGTAAGCCTACAACTAAAGGTATAAGTGACTACATCAAAACCTTTGAATACGACCTTGTTATAGAATTCAAGAATTATATAAAGGACACTATATTAGACGAGGCCGAAGTATGGATAGAGTGTGATAATTTGTCCGAGTACACGGAGCACGACACTTTAGAACTCGGAAGATTTTATATCCCCGGTGATGTTATTATTACGAATGAGACCCTGTTCCTCGATTATGATATCAACATGATGTCCAAGTGGAAAAGATCGCAGTATATCGAAACGAACCAATTCGTTAAGGCCACCGTGATGCACGAACTGACACATTTCTATTTCTATATGGTAACTTTATATATGAAGTATTCGAAACAATACGTCTCTCCCGAATACAAGGCTACTATCAATCTGTTTCCATATAACAGCCAAGGAGCAGAATTTATTGAGGAAGGTGTGTGTGAATACGTCACGGTGAAAATGGGTGAGACTATCCCTTACAAAAATAATTACAAACCTGTAACCACAAGAGAAATTATCGAAAACAGGAATACCCACAAACTCAAATACAAATACAGCAGTTTCTTTGTAAAACAACTCCTCGATACGGTGGACCTGAGAACAGGAATTGAAATCCTTATCTCCAATTCCCCGCCATCTACAGAAGAAATCTTACATCCGGAGACCTTCTACAAAAGGTTGAGATACGATATCCCAAGTGATTAAGATATTGCGTTTTATAAACAACGAAAAGTCATTATTATAAGATCGTATTCCTTTCATTGTAATCTTGTCATTTTGGAAGTATTTATTGAAAACAGAATGATTTTGAATAACATCGTCATAAACGAAACCTACGGGAGCATTCAGGAACTCAAGAAACTCACGGACGATATCCTGTATGAGGTGGCAAGTAAGAACTATCCCGATTATCAACGTAATAATATCTTCGGGTACATCTATGGTATTCATCTCGGTGATATGGATGCAACCCGCTACAGGGAAATAGGGGATTTCGTTAAAAACCACAACGTGCAGGTGTATTTCACCCCATACAAAGAAGGTGATGTTGGTGTTAATGCAAAAACTAAAGGCACATATTTGTTTCCGTCCACAACCGATAAAAGAGATTACAAAACTGGATTCGGCAGGGAAATCAACGTTAATTACAATTACAATGAGATGAAGAATGCCGTGGATACCATGCTCAAGGAAAAGGATGCCGAAGGGAAGAACTTTAATGTGACTGATATATATTCCAAGTTTTCCTCAAGATTGCATTTGACCCTTCTTCATGAACTCCAACATGCCTATGATGAATATAGAAGTAAGGGGATGGCGTTTCAATCAAAACAATCTGTATCTTTTCAAAAGAAATATCCACAAAAAGCGGCTGCTGATACGAAAATGGAGGAATTGGCCGAACTCAATAAATTCAAATCGTATTCAAATCTCCCCCACGAAGTTTGGGCAAGGTTCACCCAGGCGGTTACTAACGTGCCCTTCTTTAATGTCGATATGGATGCCTCGGAGAATTATTTCATTTATGCAATGAATCCTTTGCATAACGTGGTAAAAAAATTCACAACTTATTTCGAGAATTGGAGACTCCTGCCGGAGAAAATGAAATGGACACTGATTAAAAGGGTTTCACAATTTTGGCATCACGAACAGGAGAGAATGAAAGAAAAGAACCTCAAAGAAAAATCTGATTGGGAAATTCACCAAAGACAAAAGGCAAGTGTTCCGCAAAACAATCCCGTAAATATTCCTCAAGGAAGTGTTCCTGTCCAGGCCGAGTCTCTCCTTTCAGCATCACAATTAGAGGAAGACGTCAAGAATATCACGGATGAAGAGATTGTTATCAGCGCAGGCACAGAACTCTACCACGGCACTATAGAAGAATTCGACAAAGAAAAAGCAAAAGTCGGCGGTTATGACGAAATGTTTTGGACAACGACTAACCCCGCTATTGCACAAACTTATATACCACAATCCGGATATCTTTACACGTGGAGTCAGACTATAGCAATGCCCAACGAAGACCCAACCGACGTGAATATGCAAAAGGCGTTTGGAATAGATTATGATTATTCCAAAGTCAAGTTTGATAGTCATCGGGCGAGTTCTTATATGGAAGCACCTGTGTTCAGGCAGTACAGTGATCAGTATTGGACTCTGAGCAGCGAAGCATATGCGAAATACAAAGCATTGGAAGACTTCAAAAAGGCATTCAACGAAAAAGAAAAACAAAACCTCGAAACCGATCAAGACCTTAACGAATTCGAGAGGTTGGAAAACGAGTACAGCGAAGCCGAACAGAACCTCCGTGGAATGAACGTGGAAAAGTTCAAGAACGAATACGTTAACGGCAAATTGAAAGAACTCGGCTATGAGCCTATTAAATCCGACGATTATAACAAAAACTACGGTTGGAAACTCAAAGTTCATAATCAACAATTGCAACCAGCCGACTATAAGGCAGAAGGAAGATTATTTATCGTCAGACCCAAAAGAGATTTAAAAATCTACGATACTACTGAAGGCGGAAGCAGAGAAGCCGACTTAACCGACCTCGACTATCACAAACACACTTGGTTTCAACAAGCCAAAGAAAGTGGATATGATGGGATAAAAATTACTGACTTTGCTCAAAGCGAAGACCAAGGTAATGTGGAGCACACTTCGATTGGTCTTTTCCAAGAGACTTTAAGGGACGTTGCTATCGACGAAGTCCCTGCTGTTCATCACGAACTCGGACAATTCTACGGGACAGATTGGAAAACTCCTGAATATAAGAAATACAAAGGAATAACAGAAGAAGAAATAACACCCGGAGGACTCAATACAACTGACCCCGGTGTAATTACTAAAACAGCGTTAAGACTTATTCTCGACTCCGATAAGGCATACGAAATCTTGGATACCACAAGAGCGGGAGGATCAACTTGGTGCGCAGGTGGGTGTGGGATATTGGCAGAAGCACTTAATATCCTTTATGGTTACCCTTTATACGCCGTTTATGACCACGATTGGGGACAAGTGGATCATATGGTCGTCCGTACACCGAGAGGAACATTCATCGACTGTGACGGCGAACAAAAGGGTATCCTTGCCAATTTCAAAAGAAAGGAACATTACGAACGTCCTAATGTGAAATTATCATTGGTTCTTTATGACCAAGACGCTAAAACAAAATTACGCAACAGTATCATTTTTGACCATAAGGCAAGCGAGAGATTGGCCGAATTAATCAAAAATGGATTAAATAATACTAATCAAAATAATACTAATCAAAATAATACTAATCAAAATAATACTAATCAAAATAATAACAATCAGACCCTTAATCAGACCCTCACAAACGAAAATGATGATCCCTCAAAGATCGCAAGTAATGGTCCTGAAGATTCTACCAAAAAGATTTATTATAATGGACGTACCAACGCAAGACCGTACACGGGCAAATATATTTATATCACAGACTCACCCGGTTATGCATCAGGTTATTCAAACGGGAGAGAATTGTATTCTTACACCATTCCTTTCCCTGAGACGAGATTGTTTAGTATAAAAAATTCTAATCATATGAACCTGTTAAGACAATACCTCGACAGACAGACCATAGAGGCTATAATCCGAGACAGCGGTGCAGGCAGTGAAATTGATTGGGCAGCCTTTGGATATATTTCAACAGACGATTTTGAGGCAGGGGAAGATTTGTTACAGTACTTGGGTTTTTATGGAGTGAGACTAAAGGAACGTGAGGGAGTGGAATCAATCTATATCTTTGATGAAAAGAACCTGGAATTTGAGGGAAAAGTGGATATAACGACCCCCGATATGATCAAGTCTATAGGTGATTATTATAAGTGGTTCTCCAAAGACAAAAACTTTTTAGAAGAAAACGATCCCACAAATCCTATAGCAGAATCAATATCAATAGAGTTGTTATCCTTATTGAATAATTCTTCTTATCTTTGTAACAATTCCCTGGGGGAGACGTATAAAAGAACTATGAACACGATTTTAAATACCGTTAATACTATTAGTCACGATCCTCTTGTCACTGCTATTAACGAAGAGATCGTAGAGACCATCACCAATAAGGAGATTATCGAAGGTGTGGGTGATGTTTATGCGCAAAAAGCATTTGGTATCCCTGATACTTCAAAGGACTTTTCAGGCAAGGGCGTTCCGCTGCAAGGAGAACTTATTCATCGTGACGGAAATTGGCTCTTAATAAAGAATCCTAATAGTCTCGACGGTTTGGGAAAAAGTGTCAGGGGAGTTATACTTCCTAATGGTGATTATTACACTGAGAATTATAGCGAGAAAATTCATTACGATCTTTTGGAGATATTGGCAAATAAGGGCGTTATACCTGTGAATCCGAAGAAGGATTGGTCGAAGAAGACCCCGCAAGAGTCTGGCTTCTTAACCGTTCAGAGATATAAGGATACTGACGCCGTTGCTATAGGAGAAAGCAATCGTTTGTTGTATGACATAAATTTTTACAAAGGGAATGTTTCTCTTTATGACGAATTTCTTGCCAAGGCGAAAACGAAAAATCCCGGTGTCCGGTTTGAGAACAAACTCGTGGGCACGAAATTTTTCACAGGCGGGGACAAGTCGAACCGTTTCTCAGCGGATGAAAGCGTGTTGATGAAAAACAATCTGTAAGACCCTTCAAGACAAGACCTCTCAGACCCCTAAAGTTTTATCATAAAGACTTCTTTTAAAGTTTTATCATAGACCCCTTTCCATTACAGAGAGGGGTTTTTCATTTTATAAAAAAATTTCTGGAAAAATTTTTAAGACCTTTGATAAAGGGGGAAGGGGATTTTTTTCTGGAAAAATTTCTGTTATGGCGGTCCTTTCCATGTAGCACCCCCGGCCTCCAGAAGCCGCCCCTGACGGGCGTCCTGGGCGGGGGGGATACGGAGGGGGCACTGGGGGCTGTTTCCAGAGGGTGTGCCTCTGTACTCTGCCCTGGCTGTGGCTTGCAGAGGCTTCTGTGTCCCTTGCCTGGCGCAGGGTACAGCAAGAGGGGTTATTTAGAACCATTATAAAGAGTATAAATATACTTGCATAAACATACAGCCGTTTTGTTTATTTAGACTGTATATAAACAAGGAAACAGGCCACAAAAAAGAGGGTGAACGTTCACCCTCTTTTAAGTTTATTTTGCCGTACCCTTTTTAGTTTATTTCGAGGGTTTCACCGTTCATTTTAACCGATTCGACGTTGGCAACTATATAATCCCGGAACTTGTCAGCGGAGAGGTTTAAAGCCTTTTTAATGGCTTTCTTTGCCAATGTTTTGGCTGAACTGTTGACGGTTTTATATTCACCCTCAACAATAACTTTTTTCTGTATACCCTGACCGAAGATGTGCAATTCCTGAGTGTCTTTGTGGAGGCGGATTGCAGGGGTGATGAAGATATAGGCATCAGTCTGCGCCTGACTTTGAGCGGTTCTGTCCTCTGCCTTTTCGGAAAGGTTCTTTTTTGCGCTTTCAATCATTTCTGACAGGGCAGTTTTGCAAACATCAACTGCTATCATTGATTTCAGGGCAATAGCCGAGAGGGTTGCTTCGTCGCAAGCCAATAACTTGGCTAAATCGTTTTCCTTTACGTTCTTAACTGACAGGCCAATGTTTACTGTATGGTTGGCAATTTCGCCCGTAGTTTTGGACAGGTAGTTGTTTAATGATACAAAGGTTACACCTTTAAGACCTTGTAAATTGCTGAAAAATTGTTTTCCGTTTTTCATGACTGTTTGTTTTTGTGTGATTGATTTTATATAAGAGTTTACGGTAAAAACAGTAAAAGGTTACGTAAATGATTATCAATTTTTGCCTATGTGACGAATGGCTTAAAACCTTTGACGAACGGCCAGGTCCTGGAGACCAATAGCCAGGTCTTGGCGTTTATCCCAGATCTGGTGCTGTTCGTCACCGGAAATCGTACATTGGTCAAAGTTACAAAATTTAATGCTTATTAGTCGAACTTTATTTGTATTTTTACGTAACATATTACGGAAACAGTTTAAAACAAATTATTAAAGGTCTAAATTGAATAACTTTAAACGTGTGCAAAATGAAAACAGCAAACAGTAAAACAGCAAAAAACAGATACAACAAATCACGTGTTATGCGTATGGCATGGGTTGTATACCGCAAAAATGGTGGTGACTTATTATGGTCAGACAGCCTGAAACAGGCGTGGAATATGGAAAAGAACGGTTTGGCCGTTAATACCATTGAAAACCTTTATACAAGGTATTATAAAATGATTTTCAACCATATCATTTTAAGGGTGCGCAAATATGAGATAGCACAGGAATTGACACAGGATGTCTTAATCAAAGCCAATGAACACCTTGCAAATTATGACGTTATGCGCTCCAAAGTATCAACATGGCTTTTGACTATTGCCAATAACAAAATAATTGATTTTTACCGGAGCAATGCCAATGCAAGTAATAAGGTCAATATTGGCGATTTTGTGAACGAAAAAGGTAATGAAACCCTGCCCATCATTGGCGGTTCACAGGCTAATGAAATGACTGAAAACGAAGAGTTAAAGGAAAAGATAATGTCCTGTATTGACAAATTAAAACCTAATTACAAACAGGTTGCTATATTGCGCTTTGTCGAAGACAAGGAATACAGCGAAATAGCCGAGGCAATGTCCATAACCATTGACAATGTGAAAGTTATGGTAAACCGTGTCCGTGCAATGTTACAAGAGCAATTGCAGGACGAATATTCCAACCTCTAACCGAGGTTGGCCATTTGTCCGGTCAATGTCCAAAGTGATTTATACAATGTCCTTAATGTCCAAACAATTAACACAATACAATCATGAACGAAATAAATAAAATACCGAGTGAATATATTGAACCGTACCTTGTTAAATTTTTAGGTTCAATGATAGATTTCCTGGCCTGTGCCTATCTTACAGAAGAAGACAAACAAAATATTGGTAGGGGTATAGGTTGGACAGTTGCAGAGGTTAAACTATGGATTAAAGGGGTTGAGGTCTTTGTTTCTCAATCCTGTGGTATTCATGCAAGCATAGCAATGAGCAATCAATTGGAAAAGTTTATCTGTATGCCTGACAAAGAATTAAAGGAAATGTGTGCTAAAGTTGCCCGTGAGGCAGTAAGAGAATGGGATGAATAGCACAATGTGCAAATATAACCGAGCAATAACGTAACCTTATTGTTCAATTTACGTAAAATCTTACATACAATCAATACACAAACATTATGGCAATGAAAATTATAACCAAAGAGATTGAGGCAATGTTCGCCAAACAGGGTGACACCTCAGAGAAAGAGATGAAAGAGATAAAGATCATCATGAAGTTATTCAACCCCGCAGGCGCAGGCACGTGGTATCTGTATGAGAAACTGGACGATGATGTTTATATGTGTTTTGCAAACCTCGGCGATAGCGAAATGGCTGAAATGGGTACGGTTTCAATGTCCGAGTTAATGTCGCTGCGTCTGCCCTTTGGCCTGCACATAGAACGTGACAAAGGTTTCAAACCAATGTCCATAACCTTAGAGGAAGTTTACAACAAGATAAAGGCAGGCGGTCATATTTAACCTGTAACAAAACAACCCTTTGCACGTATCATTTAAAGCATAAGTTTAAACGTTTTCCAATTCAATGACTGAGAGGCCGGACAGCAATGTCCGGCTTTTTTATTGTTCATAACTGTAACATTATTGTCCGGCTTACGTAAAATCTTACATAACCAATACACAAAAGCAATGGTAAACATAAAACAAAGTGGTGATGTTTATCTTCTCTTTGGCACACAGGCTGTGAAAGCATATGAAGAAAACAACATTAAAGCCGCCGTGAAAATTGTCAAAGATGATAATGGTGCGGCGTACCATTGGAACTCAAACCATGACACACCTATGTCACTTATTAATAATATAAATGATTTGTCAGACAGGTACAAAGATAGTGATAACTGTGATGAATACACCGAAATCACTAAGGAAGAATACGAACTTTTTCAATAAAGAAATTGTATCATTTACGTAACATATTACGTATTTTCCCGTATAATCTTATGTAACCAACACACAGACACAATGGAAACGATACAGATTGAACGCAGCGAAAAGAATGCACGATGGATGCAGGTAGCATTTATAATTGGCACAGCCTTTTCAGTGGCTTTTTGGGTGGTCTTATTCATAATCCTTTAATCTTACGGTCATGAAAAAATCACTCGCAATGTTATTAAAGGGTTTTGAGTCTTCATCGACTCTTACCCCCGAATTTGCACAGTTTTACAGGACGTTCAAAAAAGAATTTACCTGTGAATTGCAGAGTATTGGCGCAACCAATATAGAATTTCATCGTGGCCATTTCTACGTGTCCGGTTTTTTCACTGTTGACGGACAGGCATATTATTTCAGTCTTTCTGATGTGAGGGGCATGGATTACAGCATTAAAAATCATCCTGACAGTTGTATGAGCAAATTACTGTACCGCACAGCCAGGGACTACAAAGACTACACAGGCGGTAAGAACAGGTACGCAACCATTAGATTTGATATGGCCGCAGATATGTGCTGGTATTTCAAAGTGGTTGACTAAGACCACAACAAAATAACCCTTTAACCCTGTAACACACAGGGTTTTTTCACGTATTATCTTACACAATCAATACACAAGACAATGAGAATAATAAGCGTAATTGAAATCAAAGAGGGTGTTGTTTACGACATCACATCTTTTGGAATCGACGAGGCTAATGTACAGCCGACTGTTGACAAGGCTGAGAAGTTATTTGAGGAGAAATGCCGTGAATACGGATACGACGAGGACGACCATACGGCCATTGAAGAGTTTATTGAAGACGGATATTTCGGAGGCGGCAACTTTTCAATCTGCCTTACTTGGTCAGAAATCTAATGTACAACTTTTAATACACCTCATCATGGACACAAATTTCCAATTGAAGTTAGCCAAAGAGGCCGGGAAGATTACCCTGAAAAGCGCAACCTACGACACATGGGAAGAAGAGTATAAATATCACGTGGGTATGGTTCAGAATCCCTTTCCTTTCGGAGTGTTCAAATTAAAACTTGAATCGTTGGACAGAATGTTCAACGCCGACCCGGACGGGAAGAACCCGGCATATGACAAGCCGATACAGAAACTTTGCAACGAATTAGGTTATTAACCCCTTAAAACATACTATCATGTTACAGATTGTTCATATTAACGGATTTGTTTGGTATGCTGACATAAACAGTCAGGTGTTATACGAAGACAGTGAGAAGAAGAGCGGCACGCCGTTCTCATTCATGGCACGCAACGAACGGGAGCAAATGGAAAATGAACTCAGATTCCCCCGGCGCAAAGAAGAACAGGACTAAGGTTTTAATTTAACGACCATAATGTTCAAAGCCAAACAACAAGGATTTAAGACGCTGCAAGAGGTTCAAGCCTACTTGCAGCAACTTCCATTTGTGAACTTTGGTGGGTGTGGCATTGCTGCTCTTGCAATGTACAGGTGGCTAAAAAAGAACCGTAAAGCAAGTAGAAAGATTTGTTTTTACATGTTGGCTGATCAAGGTTTTATCCATGAGAACAACGCCAAGTGTTTGGAGGGTGAGGAAGACAGACAACCAACAGCACCCGGACATATGGTGCTGTATGACAAGGGCAAATATTTTGATTGTGGTGGTACATATGACCCAACAAGATATAACTATCATTTAAAGGTAACAAAGGAACAATTTATCGTTGAATCTCTCAATAATGTACCGACATGGCGAGAGGATTTCCCCCGCAAATATCTTATTGGCAGAATAGCACAGAAACTTAATATTGACCTCTCCGACGTAGTTGAAGAATGTGATTGTGAATTGTAACCTTTCGAATGATTTTACGTAATATCTTACATAATCAACAACACAAGACGATGATAAGCAAAGCAAAATTTGTACAGGTGGTTACCATCAAAGACCCGGACACCAAAGGACAGGTTGAGTTATCCATCTACAAACACGAGAACGGCGGAATGTTCGCAATGGATTCTTCCTATATGGAACAACTTGATGGTATCGGCGATGAAGATGATATCACTTGCAGGATTCCCGACCCGTTCGGAGATAACGAACATATGACATTGGTCGAACTTCACGAAGATTAAATGATTGTTGGTGTATTGTTTTAATGTATTGGTAAATTCCCCGGCATCGTCCGGGGTTTTTTATTGTACATATCGAGTATTTATGGTATATTTGCAGATTATCTGACACCCAAAAATGAAATACACCAAGTACCTCCTTAAAGGAGATTATATCAACATTGAACAATTCGAAAACAAGGAACACCCTTTGTACAACTTTCCACTTGTAGCGATTTCAATACCTCTTACCGTGGCATTGCTTGGGGGAATTATCGTCATGCTCCCGGTTACAATAACGTTTGATAACGGACGGTGGTTGTGGTATAAATGGTTGCTGTATGACCGGAAGTATAACCTCTCATATAATGTTCAAAAGACTGTAACAAACATGGAGGCATACCGTATCATTGATCATGGATTCAATAAATTAACACACGGTATCAATGAGCAAACCAATATTTTATCAGGCAGTTTTGCAACCCTTGACGGACGAGGAATTAAAAAAGGAATTGAGAGGTTGCACCTTATCCGAACGAATGGAAACAGAAGAAGCGAAATGCCCAATCTGTGGCCGAAACGAATGGTGGCTATTGCCAAAAGTATCAGTCTCAGTGCGTGAGGGTGGCAAGCCTTACATAGAGTGCCTGCATTGCGGACACACCACACACCTGTAAAATCCTGGCTCTAAGGCCATTTTATTTAAAATCTTTTCGCCCTGTGATTGTAACATCACGGGGTTTTTTACGTAATATCTTACATAATCAACACACAATACAATGGAAAAGAAATTCGTAATTTATTGGGATGAAACCTACATGACTTCCAAATCAAGAGTGGTTGAATTGAGTTTTTTCAGCGCACTTAAAGGTTTTGATATCGAAGATCAGAACGCTGTTGAACGTCTTGACATTGGCGAAACCACACCAATGGATAACAATCACATTTGGATAATGAGAGTAAAATAACCAATACACACAAGCAATGAAAGCAACAAAATGGATTTGTGAGAACTGCAACAGCGATAATGTTGAGTTCAAAGCATGGGTAAAACCCAATGAGAATAACAAATTTGTCGATTATTCCGGTGAGGAAAGTGACGACAATTATTGTCAGGATTGCCAAAAGCACGTTGAAACACACCAAGTCGAAATCAAAACCGGGGCAAAAATTATAGGCTTTCAGGTTGTTGGTGAGGGTGATTTGGAGGGTGAAATTCATCCCGATATGGATGCAAGTTTTTGTGTTTACAATCTCTCACAGGCACGTAAAATGATTGAACTGAATGAAAACTATTGGCGACTCCTGACTATATGGAGTGGTGATATTGAAGAACCAACCATGATGTTCAGAGGTAACCCAAGAAAGTAAATGGTTTTATTTAAAACCTTAAAGACCCCGCCTGTAACAAGCGGGGTTTTTTTACGTATTATCTTACGTAACCAATACACAAACACAATGACTAAAAAGAGTTTCAAGGAAATGGCATCCTATCATCCTTACAGAGGACATGGAACTAAAGGTTTTAACGCCTTGTTCTTTGATTGGAAGTCAGAGGACGTGAACGGCAAATATATCGTAGGCTTCAAGTATTGCCTATGGGCACGCACCGAGAACGCCACGAAGAAAGAACTCGAAGATACCCTGTACGATTACATTACAGGCAAAATTGATGATACCAAAATTCCGTGGTATATGCAATTGGTTGAAGCATCCATCGACCAACAGAGGTTCAAAGTGCCTTTGGGTGGAAACGGCCTTAACAGCATGGTTAATCATTATATAAGTGTGATAATCCTTATGGTTAAAGGTCAGGCAAAGGGTATTGTAACCTCTCTCCCTGTTGTAAAGCAATGGTGGGATGATGCTCGTTACGTGAAAGTGCCTATTGTAGATTATTACAATGAAAAGGTGATAATAAGTACCATTCAAAACTATATGTGATATGTACGACAGCCTATTCAGCGACGAAGATATTCGCAAAGTGTTGCAGGAACGAAACATATCAATTCCTGGCAGCAAGGCCGATTTGGCTTCCAAAGAGATTGGCGACAGGGTTTTCTTCCTATACGGCGAGGACAAGGATTATTATATTGTTATTGACAAAGAACCGGATTCCATGCTCGTATTGGTGAACCCAAAGAATAATTATCAATGCAAAACACATTCGACATTGGTCAAAGTATTGTAACATTGCGGAATTTTTTACGTAACATCTTACATAATCAATACATACAATACAATGGGAGGCTTTACACAAATCAGATTACGGCACACTTCAGAAGAAGTGATAGCAAGGGAAAATGAGGAACTGAAAAATTGCGGCGTTGCTCGTAGGTATCGTTTCTATTCCAATGCCGATATAAGAGCCGAATACGAATATTATCTTAAAGGCGACGGTAATTATCCGCCTCACCTCTTCCCCCCTCACAAAATCAATACTTTCGAGGATTTTAGAAAATATTGGTCGCCGGAGGCACTTGGAGAGGTCTTTGTTCCCAAAAATGGAACTCTTAACCTCGACTGTTATTTTGGCCGCACAAGCAAACGGGCAATGCACAATATAGCACGCTACCTGCTTTGTAATTCATCCAAAATTAAATCCGTCAACGGCTCATTCTCCACCTTTGTTGAGCGTTGCGGGTACGGGAAGAAGAACCAAGCCATATTAATGGAATTGGACAAATAACATTAAGACCCGCATTATTGCGGGTTTTTTTGTAACCTTTCACCGCAATATACGTAATATCTTACATAATCAACATACAAACACAATGGCAAAGAAATTACGAGTATCACCAACAGAACGATTAATCCTGACCGAAGCGGATGCAATCTCTTTAGAGAAAGTATTGCAGTATCTTTGGGAGGATGAACAGGAAAATCACAATTCTATGGTTGAAGAGGGTGGAATGTCTGAACCTGTTAATGGTGAACCCACCGACGAAGAACACATTTTCTACCACCTGTACAAATTGAATCAAAAATTGCAGGAGTACAAGAACAGGAAAATTGACAAAATTTGCGACCGAAAATGGTAACCACAGACAGAGCAAACGAAAGTTATAACATAGCCGTAAAGTATCTACGAGAGAAATACGGCTATAGAAGAAGCGGTCTTGTTGAGAGTGCCAGGAAACGGCTCGACAAAGCAAAGAACAAAAAGGAGCGCAAAGAGATTGATGACGAATTAACGGATGATGATTATATTCTGATTCACAACCCTATTCCTGACGATGACAGGGACGGCAAAGAAATAGAACTATTGTTAAGCCAATATCATTACGGTTATACTGTCCGGTTTGAATTGTACAACAAACTGTGTGAACTTGGAGTGATAAAGTACGAAGAGTAATGTCCATTTTAAATAAAATCATTATGAACGACACAAAAGATGTATTCATCAAAGATGAAGGCGACTTTGTAACCCTCGGTTTTCAAACTGAAAAGGGAAAAATCGCTGCCCGTGAACTATTCCCCGCCAATTGGATATACGGTGAGAATGTCCTGAAAGTAGATGTTAGTATCAAAGACCAAAAAGCATTTACCAAAGTACTTGAAATTAAAGAACTCACATGGGAAGAGTGCTAAAAGGATTGTCCATATCCTGGCAGTAATGTACAGAAAGAACCGGAGTGTTGTAACATTCCGGTTTTTTTTACGTAATATCTTACATAACCAATACACACAATACTATGTTGAAAGTTAAAGCACTTATAGTAGTAATGAGCCACCTGTCAGATGCACAGGAGAAGTTCAGAATGTTTGGCAAGTTGGATGCACACGATATGTATAACGACATCAATTTTGCCAAGTATGTCATTCATAAGACCAATGGTAACCTGAACCAAGAAATTGATGCGGACAAGTTGTTCGACGAGTACGAAAAATCAATAAAATAAGGTTAACATGAAACAAATACAATTAACAGAGGAACAGTTTGACGAGCAATATCATCCTGTCAAAAACCATCTCGACAACAACGCATCGTTTGACGGCTGTATGTTTGAAACCTATGGAGCAGAACTCCAACATATTGTTGGTTGTCTGAAAGGCACAAAGAGGCAGGTTTGGACGATTATTGAAAGTGACCGCAACGATAACATTTATTATCTCTCCGGTCTGCATATCGTAAACCGTTTGGGTTTCCTTGTCACGTTAGAACGTGTACCGGAAGACACCGAAGTTGAAGTTTTCATTGACATTGAATCTCACAAATTACCTGAATAACCAATTTTAAATAAAATGGATAATACAATACATTTCAAACCGTTTAGTGATAATGGAAATGTCAGGTGTTTAAATGGAAATATTCATCGGACGTGTACAACTGATATAAGGAGAGTAACTTGTCTGAAATGTTTAAATCCAAATACCAACAAAGATTTTTGGTTTAAGCACGAACAAAAACGTGGTAATGCACATAAAAATTAAAGCAATGGCAAATCATATAACACAGTGGAAACCGCAGGTCACGATAAACGGCCAAACAACTGTATTCGATAACTATGCGGAAGTTAAGAGAAACATGAAACTCCTGCTTGACCGTAGTATAAGTGAAAGCAAAGGATTAAGATATAACGCTGAAGTTACGGTAAGCCGTTCAAGACGTGGCGAATGGGGTGAATGGTTCGAGTATTGGGGTTATAATGCCGAGCGTAAACCGTTAATTAAAAAACAAGGTTGGCAATAAAAAATCCTTATCCCGCTGTAACAAGCGGGATTTTTTTACGTAACATCTTACGTAACCAATACACAACAACAATGAAAAAAGGAACATTTATAAGCATTTGGGATAACGGTTCTTTCCGTACTCCTGCAATTCTGAACGAAGCCACGGGTGAAGTAACAACCACATCGGTTGATGTTTCCGATGATATTGGAACTTTAATGGAAGAATCGTTTGAAGACGAAGAGGGTGACGAATACGACATCTGCCCTGAGTGCCACGAATACATTCTCAAAACTGTGATGAAAGAGGGTGTTGGCAAGCACCTGTACGAAGCACAGGTTTGCAGTAACCCTGAGTGTGATAATCAGTAAATCATAAAGCCATGTATAGAAATTTCAGCAAAGACACTTTGGAAATCTCCCTCCGGAGATTGACAACCGAGGACAATAAAATTGTGTTGCACATTGAATCGGACTATTCCAATAGTCCCCGCAAAGCGCAACTGCACGTGAATGAAAAGAACATAGCCGAGACTGTTGAAAAAACGTGGAAATCCATTAAGACCAAAAAAATGTTAAGTCTTAACACTTGGTTTGGTGAGATTGATTGGTATGACAACATGACTGACATTTACGAGACCCCGATGGTTAACATCAAAAGGGGACTAAAGCGTGCTAAAATTGCCCACAAGGAACACGGCTCAATACCCAAGGATTGGTCATTCAACGTGGGAATCGTGTTCAGTGACACAACAACAAACACTCCGGTGTTAGAGGTCTTAAACAAAGTGTTATACAGCCTCTTCACCAAAGAGATTGAAAAGGAATTTGTAAAGGCAATAAAGCCATTCCTCCGGAAAGAAAAGAGCAACGTAAGTTATTCCTTTCCCGTGGAAGACAAACCGTACACCCCGCCAAGATTTTGGTAAGAGGACACTGAAAGATATTATTGTGTATATTGTGTTGATTGATTATGTAAGCCAGGGACGCCATTCCCTGGCTTTTTTTGTAACATTCCAGATCATTTTACGTAAAATCTTACATAGGGCGGGTGAAACTGCGGTGCAGTAATCCGACCCTACCCGCAAGTGTAAGTTTAGAATCATTCCAAATAATCCACACATCAGTATTTATTCATGCATGGGTTGTAACAATCCGGAGTATTTTACGTAATATCTTACATAAACATAATCAAAACAAACACAATATGAAATTTAAAAATCCCGCAACAGCAAAGAGAGAAGCAGGTGTTTCTTACCTCGGCAACATCAATTCATCGGCAAAGATGATTAAGAACAAAAAGGTAAGTAACAATTACACCTATATCATTTATCTTTCTCCTGCCAAGACGAGTGGTTTCAACGTTTGCACTCATTCAACACCTGAATGCCGTATGGGTTGTCTCGCAAACAGCGGTAGGGCAAAAGTGGAAGAATACGCCCACAGAAACGTTATTAAGCACGCAAGGGTTGTAAAAACCCGCTTGTTCTTTGAGGACAAAGATTATTTTATGGCTTGGATGGCTGCAGAAATGAAATCTTATCAACAGAAAGCCAAGAAAGACGGTTATGCATTTTCCGCACGCCTGAACGGCACATCGGACATTGATTGGGCAGACAAGAGCGAATTTGGTACAACCATATTTGAAATGTTTCCCGAAGTGCAGTTTTACGATTATACTAAGAACCCGCACAAATTCATTAACAAACCTGAAAACTATCATTTAACCTTTTCCTACACAGGCCGTAATTGGGACACCTGCAAAGGCTTACTGGACGCAGGTTTCAACGTGGCTGTCATATTCGACACCACCAAGAAAGAACAACTTCCGGCCACGTTCAAAGGTTATGAGGTTATCAATGGCGACCTTACAGACTACAGGCCATATGACGGTAAGGGTGTGATTGTCGGCCTCCGCTACAAGGATTGCGCTGATAAGAACATCAACAAGGAACTCTTAAACGGTTGCTTCGTGGTTAAGACTGCCAAAGAATTGGTTGAAGCCTAAAGAATTGTCATAAAGAATGACCATAAACCCTGCAAGTTTTGTAACTTTGCAGGGTTTTTTACGTAATATCTTACATAAACACAATACACAACACAATGAATGTTTTATCCCTTTTCGACGGAATGTCTTGCGGACAGTTGGCTCTCAGAAAGACCAATATAAAGTACGATAACTATTTCGCAAGTGAGATTGAGAAAGACTCTATAACGGTCGCAACAGCCAATTTTCCCGGCACAATCCAACTCGGAGACGTGACCAAAATCACCGCCTCAATGTTGCCACAAATCGACCTTTTAATCGGTGGTTCACCTTGTCAGGGTTTCTCCAATAGCGGAGACGGCCTGAATTTCAGCGACCCCCGCAGCAAACTGTTTTTTGAATTTGTGAGGTTGTTAAAGGAATTGAAGCCGAAGTATTTCCTGCTCGAAAATGTTGTTATGAAAAAGGAATGGGCAGCAGTCATAACCAAATACTTAGGTGTTGATTACATTAAAATCAATTCATCCCTCTTTGTTCCACAGAACAGGCCGAGATTATATTGGACTAACATACCTCTCAATATTGCCCTCCACATGGAAATGGACGGCATAGAGCCACACGGCAAGACCTTGAAAGATATTCTTCTGCCTGATGGTGATGAGAGGCTGAAACCTTTTATGTTGTCAGAAAAGGCAAAGGGTTATATGAGCCGTGACAGGCAACCCGGCAAACCGAGGTGGGAATATCACACTAACCCATTGTCCGGTAACGCCGCCTGTCTGACCGCCAATATGTACAAGGGTGTGCCTTACGGTGTTATTAAAGAGAAAATGCGTAGGTTACATCCTATTGAATGTGAACGTCTGCAGGGTGTTCCTGACGATTACACTTCTATGGTGTCAAACACATCAAGGTACAAGATGTTGGGTAATGGTTGGACTGTTGATACAATTGCTTACATAATGTCCTTTATGGAACTTTAACCAATGTACAAATGAAAACGAAAGTCTTATATTTTTGCAGTAATACTCAAAAGAATTACTATCACATTTGGACTGTGTTAAAAGAAAAGTTTGACAATCTGACAGCCATAACTGTAGATGAAGTTGAAGAGTATTTGAACAGCATCAATGCAAAGTTTTACATCAAAGAACATCCATACCAATTGGAACTTTATAACCCTGAGAACGAATATGTTTTCTGTATTAATAAGCCAACAGAATGTCCATTGTAACATTTCAAGGTTTTATACGTAACATCTTACATAACCAATGTACAAACACAAATGAATAAGCCAAAATTAGAACTAAAGAAAATCAAGACTTTCCGTGGTATGGAGGGTTATGGTCTGAACGCCGACCTGTATATCAACGGTGTGAAATGTTATTTTGTTCTCGACGAGGGTAATGGTGGTGAGATTGATTTCCAACCTGAACTCTATCAGAACCCCAAGGCCGAGCAAGTTAAAGCCAACATAAAACTGTTGGACGAATACATCGCCACCCTGCCGGAACAGGAACTCTTCACCGATGATAAAGGTAAGAAGCACACATACAAACCCGATTTGTCATTTATCCTTGACGAACTGATTAACGAGCAGGAAAAGGCCAAAGTCGCCAAGAAGATGGAGAAACTGTTCGAGACTGCTATTTGTTTCGGTGTGCCGAATAGTGGCAGGTACAGATATATTACTTGGAAAAACAAAAAACCGCTTTCCGCAATGCCGAAGATTATTATCCAAGGCGAAGTGAACCGGATAAAGGCGAAAGAATGCAAAGACGGCGTTGTCATTCTCAACACCAACCTGCAATCACTTGGTATTATACTGTAAAATAAACAGACAAATGGACACGAATAAAAAGTTTATTATTGTAGATAATCTTGATGATCATCAGGGTTATAATGGTGAAGAAGTTATTGTAGTAACAGAACATGGCGAAAACTATTTCACCGTTCAATCAACCAAAAGTAATTTGCAATGGATGTGTGGTGAGGAAGAATTACAAGAAATTAAATAAAGCCACACGTAAGATATCAGAGAGGGGGTTTGTTTTGTAACATTCCCCCTTTTTTTACGTAATATCTTACACAATCAATATACAAACACAATGGGAAGAATAAAACAAATGAAAGCGGATATCGAAGTTATGCTCTTTGATATCTATCATCACATCGGTATTGATAAGCCGACCAATCATGAAGAGATTGTCGATTTCGTCTTCAATGATGTTGCAGAAGCAGCAGGAATTGAATCAGGCGATTTTCATTCCGGTGATGTGGCTATAGGTTTCCGCAGATGGATGGAATCGAAACCCACAGAACAGAACATTTACCTCCTCTTCGGCGAACAGGCCGTCAGAGCATATGAAGATGGTGGAGTTGAAGCCGCTGTGGAAAGCGTTAAGAATGGTGAGGGTTCGGTGTACCATTGGAATTCAAACCGTGACAATCCTATGTCACTTCTTGGTGAGGCTGACGGTTGGGAAGATTATACCGAGATTACCAAAGAAGAATATGATCAATTTTAAAGAAACCACGCCGGGGGTGTAACAAACCCCCGGTTATTACGTAATATCTTACACAACAATAAAGCATAACCACAATGAAAGATAATATTTGGTCAGAAATCAGAAGCAACTTTGAAGACGAAGGCGTTATTCATATTGATGCTTGGATCAGCGGAGACGACAACGAAGAAGGTAAAGTTATTGCCACCATCGACAAGGCAACAAGTGTTGTTTCTTACCGGGATGACCGGGCGAAAACTGATGCATATGCACAGGAAATAATAGCAGAAGTCTTGGCTGACCTCACCAAAAGTACTATTCCTGATGAGGATGCAAACTTCACACAGTTCATGGTGGAAATGAATGGCAAATTGAAACCCCCTACACCGAAGAACGCCACCGATAAAATAGAAGATTTGACATACGATATTGACGTCCGTGGTGACTACGCCCTGTTCATTGAAAAGAAACATTTCATCGAAGAATGGAAACTCGACAATGAGGCGAGAGAAGCCGCAGGTGGTATAACGTTCTTCCGGGTGATCCGGGACGGCGTGCAGCAATCCGGCCACGGATGGATTGAGAACGGCGAGATTGTTCAATGGGGTTAATAATCACAATGAAGAGACTTTAAATAAATCAATAATATGGAAACACAGACTTTAAATAAAACGAACACGGAAGCGATTGACACAAGAGTCAATTACAATTTCGGCAAGGTGTTCAAACACCTTATGAAAAACGGAATTCCTGGAAAAGGAATGATCAAGAAAACAAACTTGGCTACCCTTATGGGATTCACCACAACCACGCAGTTGGACAACACATTGGCAGGCGTTGCCTTATTGTCCACCAAGGCGATTGTCAATCTCGTAAAGAACTTGAACATCAACCCGGCATACTTGTTCACAGGCAAGGGCGAAATGTTCTTCCCCTTACCCCAACCCGAAGTTGAAATCGTGAAGACGAAGTTCAAAATATGGGTGGAGATTGAAAGAATCGATATCACCAAGGACGGCGATGAATTGTACGAGAATGAAGACAATCCTTTGAGCATCGCCTACAGGGATGACATCAACGAGGCTGTTGCCCTGCAAGATCAAATTTGTCACACCTTTGGTGAAATACTGTAACCGGGCAATGTCCAATAAAAGACCTGAAATAGAAACACTTAAATGTGAAAGGTGCGGCAAGGTTCTCGATCCCCGCAAAGCGGTGTGGTTGGAACTGAGTAACACGGATGGCAAGTACTACCAGGAAATCCCGGCAGGCCATGTCTCTCAAGGAGCATTCTGTTTCGGAAAAGATTGCGCAGAGATCGAGACGAAAAAATAAGATATCATTCGTATTGTTATATTGGTTATGTTTTCAAGACCCCCGTAAGTATATATGGGGGTTTTTTATTGACATAATCTTATTGGCAATGTTCGAACAGAATGTCCTTAATAATTACATTAAAGAGGTGAAGACAAAGTACAAAGGGATTGTACAAGACTTGAACCTCGAAGCATTGTCCGACCAGGACGGCGACTATATCAATCTCATATTGATTGAGATCAAAAGGAATCGTCGCAACCAGGGTTATGGCTCTGTTATTCTCTCCGGCATTGTCCGCCTGGCTGATGAATATAATGTCCGCATCACTCTGTGGCCGACAGATGTCTTTGGTGCTAACATGAAACGTCTGCGGACGTTCTATCGCAGACATGGATTTGTTTTAAATAAAACCTCCAAGGAAGAGGGAGGAATGATTTATCGCCCGAAGAAAAAATTCCGCCGGGTTGTAACATGAATCATTTTTTTTCGTAATATTGTGTGTCGATCAAGATTGACAGGAAGCGATGGAACATAGTTAGGTAGTTCCTCCAGTGGGTTCGAATCCCGCCGCCTCCACGAACAAATGCCGACCGAAAATTCGCCTGGTGTCCGGAATAGCGAAGCCGGAGAGATGTTGCACCTGCTCCCCTGGGACGTAAAGCAACAGTCAGGAAAGTGACTACGGCTACGGTTACCTTGAGGTGGTTCGTCCCACCACTAAGACGACAAGGTAGAGAGACCCCAGTTTTTTCCTGAAACTCATTTATGAAGAATCGAACGGAAAATGCGGGGGTTTTTCCTTTTAAATAAATCCATCTGCCCGGCAACTTCCAAAAATCAATTACGTATACTTATTACTGTTTATGATATGGGTTTGGTGCTGTTGGAGAATAGGAGGACTGCTGCACCACATGGTTACAGCGATCCTCCTTTGTTAAGAAACTTTTAAGTGTTATTGGTAATCCGTTTATCTGTGTTCAGTGTTATTGGTTAGAAACCCCGGAGTGATCTGGGGTTTCTGTTTTAAATGCACAATAAATATGAAAACATATTATTTATATTATTTGATTGATCCTAATACCAATTTAGTTCGATATGTTGGTATCACATGTAATTCTGTAACAAATTAAATTATTTTTCGTAACATTCTATATAGGGTGGGTAAAACTACGGTGCAGTAATCCGCTCCTGCCCACAAGTGTAAGTTTAGAATGGTTCTAAATAAACCTTTAAGGTCAAAATACGAATAGACTTTAATAACAATATATTTTGATGTTTGCTATACCATATTCAAATTTATTTGTATATTTGCTTTGTATCTTTGTAACAAAGCATTTCCGTTTACGTAAAATCTTACAGCAAGCAAACAAATTTTAAACTTAAAAGACACAGCAATGGAAATGAATCTTAAACAACTCTCGACACAGAAGACCGATGCAACAACCGGAAGCGTTAAAATGCGTCTCTCTGAGAATGCAACTTCTATGGTCTTCCAACTTTTTACCAAGAACATTTACTCAAACCCCAAAGGAACTGTCGTCCGTGAGATAACCTCAAACTGTTTTGACAGCCATGTGGAAGCGAAAGTGAATGCTCCTGTGCGTATACGGAAATGGTTCAATGGTCAGGACAATTCTCATTACATATCTTTTATTGATTACGGTATGGGCATGTCCCCGGACAGGGTAAATAATATTTATGGTGTGTATTTCGAATCCACCAAGAGAACCACAAACGAACAAATCGGTGGTTTCGGTATCGGTGGAAAAACCCCATTGGCTTATAAACGCAAGACCGGGCACGGTGAGGGTGAATACGACAATCAATTCTACGTCGTTACTGTATTCGACGGTGTGAAGTATTTTTATTGCATCACTGAGGGTGAAGAATGCCCGGAAATAACTCTGTTGCACTCTGAACCAACAACAGAACATAACGGCACAGAAGTGCGTGTACCCATACTTGAAAGAGACATTCAGGATTTCGAGAAAGAAATGATCCGGCAGTTATATTACTTCGAGAATATCATTTTCGAGGGTTTCGACGAAAAGAGCAATGTCACCAATGATTACAAGATCATCCAAGGTAAGACTTTTCTCTTCCGTGGTGATGATTACGAGGGTGAAATGCATGTGTGCCTCGGCAGAGTTGCTTATCCGATCAACTATAATGTCCTTAATCTGAATTACAATGATTACAGGATTCCTATCGCAATCAAATTGGAAGTGGGTGAGATCAACGTGATAGCAAGCCGTGAGCAGTTGGATTACAACGAGACCACCATAAAGGTATTGAAGAGGAAGATGGAAGAAGCAAAAGCCGAAATCAAGGCCATGCTTGCCAAACAATATGAGAACATCATCACCCTTGAACAATACTTCCAAGCAAAGAATAACTTCGGTACGCTGTATTTCAGCAATGGAATGTCCATAAACACAGGTAAGATGATTGTATTCAAAGACCTCGACCTGTCAAATTTCAAATACTCATTCCTTAAAATGCCGAATGACAAACAGTTGTTCAAGTTCTTCTTCAATGTACGGACACTCGGCAAGAAAACAAGAAGCCGTCGTAATAGATACAATTCCGACACCACCTTTGAGGGAGGGTATGATGAAGTGCAGGGAAGGAATGACTTGTTCTATTACGAGGGTGAGGAATTCAATCGTAAGATCGTGAAACAGGCTTACCTGAAAAGTGAGTACGGTACATATTACATGATCAACAAACGTAACATTCATCTGAGATCAGATATTGCCGACCTGTTCAATGTACACCTTGACAGCACCATCGACAAGAACGGCAAGCCTGTGAAGTTTGTAAAAGGATTACTCGCTATGCAGGAAGAATATTTTGAGATCGTCTGCAAATTCATCAAGAATTACGATAAAGTTGAAGTGCCTGCTGATTATCTCGCAGAGCGCAAGAACCGTCAGGTCATATCAAAGGAAATGCGGGCGATTAAAATCTCCCTGAAATTCGGTGGCCGTAATAGGTATGACGGTATCTCTCTTGGTATGTTGTTCGATTATGATATGCCAATATTCTATGGCACACAGGAAGACGAATACAAACTGTGTAGTGCTGAAAGAATGTATGACGTATTGTTCGATAACAAAGCGGCTGTAAGTTCTTATTCTGATTATTATCACAAATTCTCGAACGGTTATGATGATAACAGCAAGAACAAGAAATCCATAATGTTCATCGCACTTGCAAAGAACAACATCAAATACATGCAGTATTGCAAAAAGGCAAAACATGTTGATGAATTCTTTACAGGAATGCTGAAACGCAGAGAGGACAAAGTGAAGAACTACTTCCATACTTATGATATTGTAAAAGAATGGGAAAACGTTGGTACTATGTTCCGCAGCAAATCATTCTCTGAATTGAATGCTGTATGGGGAAGTAAGATAGAGAATGTACGCACTTTCATTAAAGCAGTTAAAGGTGACGACAATCTCGGCAACATGAAAAGCGAATTGTCAAGGTACTTCGATCTTTCCAAACAGAAAGAGACTGCAGCACAGAAAATCATTCGCCTGCAAATCGACGAGATTAGAAAACTCGAAGAACAGAACACAGACATCCTGCGATACATCAGTCTTCCTTATGATTGGGATAGCAATGCAAGCAAGCACCCTGTACTTATAGACATACTTCAAAAGGTGATGGTCTTTTAGACCATCCCTTTTCCTTAGAATATCGTAACAAAATAAATTTTTATACGTAAAACATTACATCGACAAACAATATCACAAACGAAAATTTACTGAAATGACAAACATCAATTGCATTAAAAGAGGTAACTCAATCAGCATCAGTATCAACGGTAATCTTTTGAAAAAGGATTTCCCTGATGCAAAGCAGGCTGATGATTATTTCCGTCTTGCCCTTAAAGCGAAGGATAATCCCACTGAGGAAAATATCAATTCGCTCAAATCATATCTGAACGAAAAACTTCGTATTGCACTGATGGTCGGCCTGGATTCATTCGTAGCCGATCCTGATTCAGGAGAAGTTTTCCTGGCAGGCTTTAACACTCCCGTGCCTGATACACTCGTGGAAGTCATAAAGGAATACCATGAGAAAGGATTTCCCCTTAAACCCATCGTCAACTTTTGGAAGTTGCTGATGTGTAATCCTGACACAAGGGTGCGCAAGTCTCTCTTCCGGTTCATAACCAAACACGATTTCGTGCTGACCGATTCCGGTTACATGATCGTCTATAAGGCCGTGTACCGCAAGAACGAAGAGAAAGTTCGCAAATCCGATCTGTTCAAAGAATTCGTTACCAACCAATACCTGCACGTGTGCAACGATTGGAAATGTTCCCCAAGGAAATACGTGGTGTTCAAGAACCTTGAAAAGGATTCCAAAGAACCTTATGGTATCACCAAGACTGTGACAGCCAAGAATTGGAACGAGCGCAAGATGAAAATCGAATTCCTCGGCAACCTTGGTGACCTGTTCAATGCTATCGTGAAGAGCGACAAAAAAGGACAGAGGAAAGTACAGTATACTGATATGCACTCCCGCACCATGACCATTGAACTTGGTGTGCCTGCAACAAAGAAAAGAAATCTCTGCGATGCCAACCCCGATATTGATTGTTCGAATGGTCTGCACTGCGGTGCGACAGCATACGTGGAATGGTACTCAAATACAAACAGCATCATCCTTGTGTGCCTTGTGAACCCGATGAATGTGGTTGCAGTACCGGAACATGATGCCAGGAAAATGAGAGTTTGTGAATACTTCCCGTTTGCTGTGGCTTCTTACGACAAGACTGATAAGAAGATCACCATCATCGAAGAGAAGTATTTCGAGGACGATTACAAGACCTACGAAACAAAGGAACTCAACAAACTCGTGGCCAATATCAAAGCGAACGAAAAACCTTTCGAGGTTGCACAGAATGCCGTTCAGGATGAAAGGCCGATGGACGAACTGATGAAGATTATTGAGAACCGCCTGGTGGACATCACCGACGGTGATAAGATATAGTTTTCAATTTGTGTCTTGCTGCCAACCCCTGCGTTTTCCATTGACGTAGGGGTTTTTAATTTCATTGTCATTTTGTAACAATAGCGCAATGTACACGTAATATCATTAAAGCAATGTCCAAGTGAAAACAGCGAAAGACTATAGAAAAGATTACGACGACCTGACGGTGAAATTCACCTCACTTGCCAATCATGTTACTGAGAGATTGGTTTGGTTGGCCAATCAACATCCGGACGCTGTTATAAAAGAATACAGGGACACCAAACTGAAAGCAGGCAACACTTTGACTTATCGTGCGTATATTGATAGGATGCCCTTGGAAGAGAAGATCGAATATATCCGGATCATTGAGAAGTGGCTTGAGGATCAGAACCCGGTACAACAGGGCACGATATCATTCCCTGAATAAAGTAAGACTTTAAATAAGACAGACAAACAGATTGATTTATAACAGACAAACAGATTAAAACAGACAAATATCATGACAAACAGTAACGTAAAAACAGCAGCGAAATCCGGCAGATGGTCGGATGTTCCCTTTGATTGGGGAATGAAGTACTTCATGAAGAGGGATGAGACCGCCCAAGCGATCAAGTTCTTCCAGTTCAAAACAGGCAAGTCCGTCTTCACACCTGAGTGTTGGAGTCAGTGGAGACAGATGCAAAGGGTTTATTGCTAAACACATATTGTAATAATTATAATCTAATCATTATGATGACATTCAAACAGAAACGTTTATATAAGAGGAGATCAAAGAGATTAATGATAGCAGCATACGGCTTGCTCATCCTGTTCGTTCTCCTCATAGCGTCATCCATATGGTGGGTGAGTAAATACCACACTCCGGCGTTTGGGATTAAGACCGAAAACCAAATGATTTCATTTATAATCATTTTCGTAGCATTCCCTTTCACCGGGTTATTACTTGCAATGTTCTCGATGTGGGATAAAGGGGCGAGAATGGACTATATGAGAAACATCAAGGAGTGGAGAACAAGAAACTTCTTCCAGATCATTCTTGACTTGGTCGAGAGGGGTCAACTGCAGGAATCGATATCATATCACAATAGCATGTCCCAAGGTGAGATGAAGAGTCACCTCTTTGCAGTCCTTGTACGGGAGTTCTCTAAGTCCAATGATCCGGAACTCAACGAAATTGCAAAAAAGAAGTTGAAAGAGGTCAGGAGCACATACGACCCGGCCAAGGTAAAGTTCTAATAGAATCACCACCAAGAGGAGATTTAGAATTACTATCAAAGAACTATTCTATTGTTGATAAACTAAATTTGGAAAAACGGATTATTAATTTATCTTTACTATACCAATCATGAAAGTGAACTATATAAAAGGAGATGCAACGAACCCTCAAAGAAACGGTAACAAAAAGGCTATCATCGTCCATATTTGTAACGACAAGAGGAGATGGGGAGCGGGGTTCGTTTTAGCACTATCCAAGAAATGGGATGGTCCTGAAGAGACTTACAGGAATATGCCCGATGAAATGATGTCCTTGGGTAATGTAATGATCATCCCCGTGGAGAATGACATCTTGGTCGCTAACATGATTGCACAGCATGACATTAAACCCGGCGAGCACGGAGAACCTCCTATAAGATACGGGGCACTCAAGACCTGCCTGGAAAAGGTTAATGATCTGGCCAAGGCTATCAACGCCGATATTCACATGCCCCGCATAGGATGTGGACTTGCAGGCGGGAAGTGGGAGACAGTGGTGAAGATGATCCGCCAGGCTGTCACGGTTGATGTCACGGTGTACGACTTATTTGATAACATGGAAAGACCGTAAGGGTCACAAATAGATCACAACAAAAAGATACTAAACAAAACTACTAACTAAACCATTAATGTAACGATTCATATGGGAAAAGAAAAATCAAAGGAACGGAAAGTCAAGAGACTTGAACAACAGGTTGCAAAGTTCAAAGACAATCCGGAGAATGTACGCAGGCTGCAGGGAAAGATCGCCTCTCTCAAGCCAAAGGAAAAAAAGAAAAAATAAGCGATCACGATAATCCAAGGGGTCTATAAGGCCACGACCCCGCACGTTGGGATTGTATGATGCCACTCAATCCCGGAGAATCCAACCACTATACAGTGGAAGGTAAAAATAATTAGAAGTGTTTTTATTGTAACACGACAATGTCCGTTGTTGATGAATGTTTAATCGAACATGATTTTAAACTGCCATCACATGCGAACGAACTTTCCAAAGCGGAAGACCTCATCGAGAAATTGAGAATACGGATTCTCAAGATCAAAAGCGCAGGCTGTATCAACGGGAGGATACATGGTAACCTCTACGAGGAGATTGTCCGGGTGCTCGATTATGTTGGGGGATTGTCCAGGGCAGCGTTCGCTGTACAAGAGGAGGTGGAAGCAGTGTACTTCAGAAAGTACAAATCAACACCTGCCCTTGCAAAAAAACTGTGGCTCGACCACTACGCTCTCATTCACAAACCGTACAATAGGTTAAAGAATAGATGTTTCAGAATGTTGGAAGAATTGGACGAAGAACATATCCGAAGAGTGGGGAAAAATCCTCCGAATTGGAATATATAGAATGTACTAAAGGATTGTTCTATAGAATCATCCACAATGTCCGGAAGGATTGTCCAAATAGAATTGTCCATATTGTCCAGATTATTTTGAAACCTTTTTGAGCCAATGTACGTATAAGAAACAAAGCGGCTATTGTACGCCAGATATTGTCCGCAAAAGTTTTGAACTGTTTGTTGTATATACTGTTTTTTTTTAAACTGTTTTTAATTTGTCAAGACCCTGTGCAGAAATGTACGGGGTCGTCTGTTTAATGCCACAACCATAAAGACCATAAAGTTTGGACATTTTATCACAACCATAAGGGGCAGACCCATCAGGACACTCTGTCCAGATCATTGTCCCGATCACAGTAACAATTTACTTCCGTAATATATTACTCCCAGGGACCGGGGCGATCAGGACCTGAGAGAAGGGGCAAATAAATTATCTTTCCTATAATGTATTGCAGCGATTCCCCCGCAGCGATCCTCCGTATAGTTATTCATTTTATAATTTATTATAAAATATTATAATTATTTATAAATTCTGTTTGTATAAATTTACAGAGAGGGCGGCGACGTGCGTGGGGGGCATACATTTTCCCCCCTCTGAGATAATATTCCCCTTCCGGATATCATTTCTCCCCTGTTTTACCCTCTAAAAACCCTAAAAGTTGTTTTAAGTCCCCTTGTCCTTTTCGAACATTTACTTACCACCGTGTAAGTATCTGATAATGAGGTTCTAATTTACGTAATTAATTACGGTAAAATCTTACGTAAAATTATAATTACAGTACTATTAAATCGAGATTAAATGGTGTTAATAAAGTGACATTAAAATAGGATTAAATGATCTCCCTCTTAAAGACCCTTACAGTGGAGGTATTATCACATTTTTGACAGTCTGCCGAGTTGTGTGTTCTTCACTCCCTGATATTCGTCGTGTTTTTTTATCTCGGCGGTGAATGCAAAGACATCGCCTTTACGAAAGGCAAATAGTTCAGGACTATTTTCCGGGGCACTTTCGATCTTAAACTTTTCCGACAGTGTGCCGAACTTTTTCAGGACGTTGCCTTTGTCGTCAATAAATGACCACAAGTACCATGTTCCCCATTCGCTCTCACCGCTTTTCACGTCGGTTAGTCTGGCATACGGTATTTTAAGTTTTTCTCCCGGCACGCCGATCCACACAGAACCTGCCCTCTCGTTTCTTTCTGCCTGTCTCTTCTTTTCATTCTCAAAGAAGTTTATAGCCGATGCAAGGAATCCGGCATCCTTCACCCTGAAATTAGGGTGGGTAACAGTTTGTTTCACCTTTGCCCGGTATTCGTTTATCCCTTCGTTCTTATCCCATTGAAAAGGTTCTTCGTTAGGATCATCGGTATATTTACTTGTGACTATATTGGGTGGAAGAGGGTCAAGAGAACCTGCAAATGTTTTAAATTCCTTAACGTATAAATCATTAAGCGGGTAATTCGTAAATGCTTCCTTATCATTTATTATCAACTCGGCCTTGTCCATAGTAGCCTTGCCTTGATTGGTGCGCCACGGTTTTCCCGGACCTCTTTCGGGGTATTCCCAATCTTTCTTTTCGTATCCGTCTCTTTTGATAAGGTCATAAATGATTGATATAGTCTTGTCGATATCAATAAGTCTGTTTGATGGACTCATATAACGTGATCCTCCACCGTGAACAGAATCATTTGGATCAAAGTCATCTTCCAGGCCATTCATGTTATTTTCGAAGTCACGCAAATAATCAAGGGTTCTGATATATTTTGCGGGGTCGATACCGACGAATTTCTTCACGCATGAACTGCCGAGTCTTAAATATTTATTCTTATTGAGGTCTTTTACTATAAAGTTTTTCCCTCTGTATCTTTCCTGATGACAGTAATCACAATCTCCACTGCTTTGTAGATATTCCTGCGGCACGGGTTCTGTCGGGTCGATCTCAATAGAGCCGTCTGTCATATTATCCACCACGGCAACCAATTTATTATTACCGGGGAGTTTGAACATACCGTCTATAAGAAGTGTGAGGTCATAGACATCCAAGGCGTATCTTTCTCCGTTTTGGAGGGTGACGGCTCTTTGATAAATTGCTCCTTCGGTTATAACAGGTTCGGGGAGTTGAAGTTTCTTGGCCAATTTCTTCAACGATTCAATATATTTATCCGCAACAGATTTCTTATACGTGGGAACGGTGACCTTAATATCAACGCCTTTCTTGTCCTGATTGATAACGCCTTTTTGTAAATCCTGATCAGATTCAACAGCAGTTTCAGCCTTCTTGTTTAATTCTAAGGCGTTTCTTTCTTCTTCGGGGGTTATCTGTTGTTGTTCTTCGGGTTCTGCAGTCTTTTCGTAATTATCCGCTTCATTAAGGACTTTTCCCTCAAACAAAGGTTTGTTTTTTATGTAGTCATTGAACCGGACTTCTTCTTTATACAAGGGATCGACTTTCATCATTACTTCGATGAGTCTTTCTTTCGTGTGTCTTGTGCTCATAAAGCGGATATTTCTAATAAATACTTTTATGAACGGGAAGATTCTGAGAGGGGGACTTTTATCGGTATAAATCTTTCATCATTGAAACATATCCCTATAGCCTCATAAGCCAAAGGGAATATGTTAGAGGAAATATTATTATGTTCTATATAATCCACAAATTCGTCGGTGCTATTCACAGGCACTTTTGCCTCTGTGAGGACGTCTTTGAAATGGGTTATTATGTTCATTAACATTTCTTCGTCCCAAACGTACAGTGCTCCTGATCCTGTCTGACCATCACGATCACTGAAAACCCTCGATCTCAATCCTTCGTTGCTGTTCATTGCCACCCAAATAAGCAATTCAGTCATAGCGTATTCACCTCCGTATTCCCGTATGGTCGCCAAGGGGAGATAACCAAGTGCTTTACTCTTTCCCACTTCGAGGAGGTCTTCGCTATATTTGAAATATCGTGGTTGCATAAGAACTATATTTACAGATCATTAAAGTCTATTAATTAAAGCAATTCTTTAAAGTAATTCTTTACGATAATTTTATTGATAATCTTCTGTCTGCATCACGCCAAATTTATGGAAATATCTCAGGGGTCTCCACTTCACAAGTTCGCCTGTCTTTGAGTTGTTCACCCAAAATCCCCACTTAATTTGTTGTCTGCCCTCAATAAGAAGTGTCCATGCACCTTCTTTGGGTATACACAGCCAATGCCTGTCTGTTGCCTTGGAGAACCAAACAGAATCTTTAAAATGTGTGAAATTCTTAAACGAGTTAAACATTCCCTCGACGTAGTTATATGTTTCATTCCTTGTCTCAAGAGTGTTCCGGGACAGGTCTGCGGCCATCAACTTGTCACCGATATAAGGTGTTGAACCAGGTTTGGTGGGTTTAACGTTCCAATAGAACCCTTTAAGGACTATCGAAATAAGCCATGACGAATGGTCGTGGAAATATCTATTATCGTCTGATTTAATCCAATGGTGGACTCTGATGGAATAACCGAATAGAATAATAGTCCACCTGTACAAATAAGGTGATTCTTTTAACCCCATCGGCTCGTTCCAACGGACTTGGAACAGGTTATTAAATTTCCAATAGGGTTTCATAATTTTCTCGCTCCGCTATAATAGGCTTCGTTAAACAAATAACTCAACGTTGATTTACTCGTATTATATTTTTCACATAATTTCGAATACGATAATCCTTGTATTCTATCTGAAAGAATATTTTTAACTTCCTCATCTGTAAACCTTCTAAGACTTTTACTTCCTGCAATAGCAGCAGAGATTAATATTTTTTGTGGAATATCACCCATATTTTGAATATGACTTCCAATATCAATATTATCCCAACAATTATTTAACGAATTTCCGTTTAAATGACGAACTTCAATATTATCATCGAAAATTTTATCTCCAAATTTCAAGTATGCAACAAACTGATGAACCTGAATTGGGTAACGATTTTTATTTATTCGAATAGAAAAATGATAGTAACCTTTACTATTTCCACATAACGAAAGTTTTTTGAATTTAGAAAAAACATTACCATTGGTATCACAATAATAACCCTTTTCAATAGCAATTAATATTTTTTCTTTAATCGTCATATTCAAATTGTTTGTTAAACATTTAGTCAGTATTATTATACTGTGCACCAATCACCACGTGCAGGTAGTTTAACATGATTGGCTCAAGGAGGACCGATTCGAACAGCCGACTTCCTGCAGGTTATATCTCCGAGTTATTTCCGATTTCGTTTTGATTTGTTGATGTTAGCCTCACATCCCCTTGTCGCACTTACTTTCATATTTCCCTATCAGATACTGTCCATTCACATGTGGGGCGACCACCGCTTCAAGACAACAGACACTCTAACCAACTGAGTTACTCCTTGAAAAAGAACGTTTAATAGTTTTTAATGAATATTTTTAATGTTTGTATTTACGAAATTATTATAAATTTGTTACAAATCAATTCTTTATTTTCAGTCGATATTATACCGGGTCACCACTTCTTCGGCTTTAGGTGAAACTACCGTGCCTTTAATTATCAGCACGTGTCCGCCCCAATAATTGGTGTCCGAATCTTCGGGCATTTTGGTGAATGCATCCGTGTACATACCATCATTTAAGTCGTTGATCAATTGTTCCTTGGTGACGGTGGTGATAGTCGTGTCGCCGTCCGAGTTCCTGATTATAAAATAAGTTTCTTTCATATGTTTATTTGTTTTTATGTTGTTGCGTATTCACCCATCTTCACCCCGTCAATGATGATCTTGTTATCATTCTCCTTGAGGAATCCCTTTCGTTTCAAATATTCCTTTTCCCACACGAAATCCGGGTGTGGTTTGTAGGGGAGGATCACGCCGCCGAATTTCGTCTCGATCAACCGGGTGACTTCATCCCTTGTGCTTTGGTCATACATCTCCGGCAAAGTATATGTCACATAGTAATATATATTGCTCAGATGTTGATGCGACAGGTTTTCCATCACTATCAGCCTGTTGTCCCATGTTCGCCAAACGTATTTTTTCATGTGGATGATTGATTTGTGTTAGTAATCGGTTGCACTTTCGACTGTTTCCATTTCTTCTTGAATTTGATCTTGCCAATGACTTTGCAGACGCTGCATTGATAACGCCAAGGGTTGCTTGAAATCTCCACCCACTTGTGCTCTTTCTGTTTACACGTTTTATCCATATTATCAATGGTTTTTATAATCCTCGTCGTTCAATCCCTCAAGAGGGTGAAAAGAATCATAAATGCTTCTGTAATCCCTTTCCATTTCCCTTTTCTCCATCCAGGCAGCACTTGCAGGACTGATACGGGTGGTGTTATTCCTCTTCCTTGGGTCAACCCTGTTCCAATATCCATCCTTGCAAATAGTCCCTCCCTTGGTCTTGCAAAAGGCTTGCTGGTAATGCTCCTTTATGAATGGATGACCGCAGGTAGGACAGTACAACAACTCCCCGATCTTAGCGGCCTTGTTGTGGAAATAATTCGCTTTGTCAATAGGTTTTTTCATCTTGCAATTGTTTTTTGCCGAATAATTTCAGGTTGTGCTCTTCCCACATTTTATCAATTCTCTTGTTATGGTCATCCCATGACTTGTCGAAATAATATATCATCCTGTAAGCACAGTAGAACATCCCCGCAAAGCATGCGATATACGCCACCACTGCTATGATTATCATAGTCTTATCGCTCATGACTGTTCTGTTAACATTTCGTCCATTTTCTTTTTGGCATATTCATCGATCAGTCTCTTGGCCTCGTTAAGGTCGTACTCCTTGCCCTTCTCCAATACCAATAATGCTTGATAACCGTATGGCACTGCGTTTACACCTGTAAATGCGCCGCCTTCACCGACAGGGGAATAAAACATATATTTCCTCACATAGTGTTCGGAACTGTCGAGTATACGAGCCGCTTCCTTGATCGTCTTGGCGCAGAATTCGACGTCGAGACTTCTGCCTCTGTAGATTATATTTCCGTTAAACCGTTTCATGTTTTGAATTTATTGAACATCTTTCGGGACTTCCTTGAGGTCTTCTATAACAAGAAAGAACTCGAATTTCTTCATGAAAGTATTGTGGCATATCACCCATTCGGGGGTGCACATCAATCTCGATACAATTTTTCCATCTTTGTCGTAATTGGGTGTGCTTTGTTTTATCCCGTGCTTGCGCATTACGTCATAAAACGAATTCAAGATATCGTTTATGGTCTGATTCCTGTCGAATTTCAATGCATGCACGTCCTTAAATGCATTCATCAACGCCTTCTTGGTGACACGGCTGTTGGAGTTATTCTCTTTCATATTATGAAGTTTTTTCGGTCAATTTTTTATAATTCTCATAACAAAAATTTGCATGTTCAAGGTGATCAAGTAATTCAAATCTTTTCTCATCGTCGTTTGCTGACGCTTTTTCGATTTCTTCCTGAGTGGGGTGTAAAATATTATACACCTTAAAATTTTCATTAACATTTTTAATGATAGAAATAGATTCAGGTTTAGATTCTAAAATTGTAATGTTGCCAAATTTTTTATCTATGTGAAAGTCAAATTTCGAAATGAATTGATAAAATTCCACGTTTGGGACATAAGCAAACAATAATTCACAAAATCTACGAATATCAATATAATATTCAAAGAAAGTCTCCGAATATTTGTTTCTCACTTCCCACGGTTCTTTCTTGGTAAGTTCATATCTATTCTCATCTTTATGCCATATGTTGTATGAAAGATATTTATCAAAATCATATTCAAACGATCTTCCTTCCAACAATCCAATCTCTATATACCAACGTATGTAAACCCTCCCGAAATTTTCATCGATACCGGAATATATACAAACGTAATTTAATAAATTTTTTTCTGCAACGGTTTGAATTTTCCGTAATTTATTCTTTATAAAGAATTCAGGACTTTGAGTGCTGCGCATATATTTTGTTTTAATTATTTACATAAAAATTACAACCACATTTATCACATTTAATAGAATGACGTTTAATTTTTTCATCCTTATTAACAGTTATTTCTCCCATAGTTTGACATTCAGGACAACAATATTTCCATAAGGTTTTTTCTATAACAAAATCCCGTATATGTGTTAAAGGAATTTTAATCGAATCATTCCAATGGTCATACTTAAACATGTTCGTATGAACATAATTATCATCCAAAATAAAATTTCTAAGCGTATCGATTGTGAGTTCTTTTTTTATCCATCGCAGAGTTGCCCTTAATTCGGTTTGATCAAAGTATTTTCGATAATTTGTATTGTTTAGTATTTCTTCATCCAAAACAACAAAAATACCGTCTTGTAATTCATGTATTTCAGATAAAGCAAATTTGTGGTATTTGAATGTTGTATACAAACAGACTTTTTTTCCCATATGGATGTTATCAAAAACGATATGTCCAAAAGGAGTGTGAATGTATATGACAAATAGAGTGTTGAAAGTTTTTGAAAAGTCGTATGATAGATTAATTTCCATTATTTTTTATTGAGTGTTGTTTTATACTTTGGATTTATTATTGTAAGTCCTTTCATACCATTTATCAAAGGTGTATTCCCAACTCTTCTCTTCAAGGTTGGCGTTGCCTTTGTATTCTTGGTATTCCCTGCCTGCTTCGAAAGCGTCCCTGAGTTCAGACATTTTACGGAGACGTTTTTCGGTCATTTCCCTTTTATCTGTTCGTGCTATGAATATGAGAAATATTGTTATAAAGACTGCCCAACAGGCTGCTGCTATAATTGGTTGCATATGAGTCAATGCAACGATCATAGCAACGAAAAATACCACCCCCGCTATAACCAACATTGGGGTGATATAAGATTTCAATTTTCCTCTTAAATACGCAATCAGAAGGCCGGACAACAGGCCGCCAAGGATTATTGCTCCCATAATGAGCAATGCTTGTGAATCGGTGATTTGCGTTGTTGTTATTATAGTCTGTATCATTGGTTTACTTAAATTATTACTTTAGGTTTTATAGTATCACACTTAACTTCGGCTCGTTTGTGTCGTGTTCTATCCGGAGTAACTTATCAATTTCTCTCATACGGAAGAGCATTAGTTCAAGTTTTTGTAAACGATCTCTTATTTTTTGTTCCTTTTCAAGATCGGTGGGTTCGTCGATATTCAATTTTTTATTCAGTTCATCGATCATTTCACTGATCGTTTCTTGTTTATCACGAAATTGATCAACTATTTCTTTGGGTATGCGGTATATGCCAACAGTCTCTTTCTTTTTGTTGATTCGTGCTATCCTCGCAAAAAACAATCTGTCGATAAATTTGGTAATTTGTCTCATATCAGTATTATTTTATTTTTTCGTTCCTTTTCCCTTGTCGTCATCCTCCACGATCGTGATCACGGGTATGGCCTTGATGTCCTTTGTGTTTTCGTACTCACCGTTGAGTGCCTTTATGCCTGTGGTCTGTATTGCATGGGTGATGAAGTTCTCGATCTCCGCCTTCCCTTCGGTGACGGTCTTGTCCATCTGCTCCTCGAACTGTTCCTCGAAGAATGGTATATTATTTTCGATCTCCGTGGTAAGGTATTCAAAAGTATGTTTCATAACCCTCTTGTCCTCTTTGGACAACTTATCTTTTTTAAGGAGTTCTTGCAGGGAGGCTTGGTCGTTCTTGAGTCTTTGGGCGAATTCCCTCATTCTCTTTTTGAATTCCTGGCTGTGCTGCATGCGTTTACTTACGCCGGGGCATGCAGGCATCTTCTCCCCCATGACCCTGTCAATTGTCACCGGGACTCCGCTACCGTGATTCATAGTAGTGATCATTTCGGCGAACTGGGATGCGGACATGCTAACCCTAACGATCTCGTCTTTTTCATAATAACGATCTCCACACACTTCGCTCCTGACCTCCTCTGCACGGGATATGGTTAGTTCAAGGAAATTGCTGTGCAGTATGCTTGAACCGAACAGGTTCATATTCCCACCACAAGAGACTCTGCTTATGTGTACCACGCCGAAAGAGGGGTGATTGTTATAGATGTCGTCGTTCATAAGGATGATAATTTATGATATAATCTTTACGTTATGATTTTACACTACAATCTTATTCATTGGGTTGTGTTTCAGACGAAGCGAGATCGTCCGCTATGAACATTCCAATAACAGTCAGATCATCGAGACCGTTGATTACTTTTTCAAGTTGAATACCCACTTCTTCTGTGGTTAGATTTGAGTAACCGAAGTCTCTGAGGTCTTTTGTTTTGGCATCAATATAATCCTGTGCGGAAACTATATCGCCTGTTATGAGTTTGATTGTTTTTACTTCCATAATAGTTTCATTTGTAGTTATATGTTACGACCTTTTTCGGGTTTTGTTACAAACAAAGTCAAAGGATGGTTTCACTATTACTCAATTTGTAAAACATTTTGATTTGCGCCCTTATAACGGGACTCCAACAATCCATTTTGATAATTTCTTCGGCATGGGGCAGTGTCTTCTCTCTAATCAAACCCCAACATACGGCTTCATCATTGATGATATCCTTGTATTGTGGAAGAAGGTTTGAATAATATTCACGGGAAAATGGCAGTGTTTGTGTTTGAAGGGATTTGCAAACTATTTCGAAGTTGTGCGGATATACATATTCCCCGCTTTTAACATATCCACCGCTTTGGATTGCACCAATACTTTCAATGAACCTTCCGCTTTTGATGTGTTCTTTGCTTATGATGAAACTTCCACTTTTTATGTACCTTCCACCTTCGATATATTCGCCGCTTTTAATATGGCTACCGCTTTCGATGTATTTTCCGCTTTTGATGTAACTTTTGCTTTCAATATATCCGCTGCATTGGATATAGTCGTTGCTTTTAATGTCTCCATCGCATTTGATATATTTTTTACTTTCGATATAGCCTCCGCTTTCAAGATATCCCCCGCATTGAATATATTCCCCACTTTGGATGTACCCTTTGGTTTCAATATATTCTTCGCATTGGATGTACCCGATGCATTTAATATAACCGTCGACTTCGATATATCCTTTACTTTGGATGTACCCGGTGGTTTCGACGTATCCCTCGCTTGTAATGAATCCTGTGGTTACAATGCATCCGTTGCATTTAATGTGACCATTGCAAATAATGTTTCTTAATCCGATGATATCGACATCTGATTCGATGTTGCCAAAAGTGATCAAATCATTGTTTACGTCCAATGCACGGGTCAAATCTTCTTTTGTTTTGATAATTAATGTGTCCATGTGTAATGATTTTAGTTGAATATTTGTAGTTTTTTTGTTCCCACAATCTTTTTGACGTGACTTTCAAGGTAGTCGACAGTAATAGAATCCTTGTTCTTTATGAGGAAGCCTTTGGTCTTGTGGTATTTGATACCTTTGTAAACGATCTGCAGTTTAGAGCAGTAATTGATACAATATATCTCTTCGACCTTTATAATCCCCGTTACATTACCGACGAAATCACCCTTCTTGAATTTGGCGTTATCGTCAATATATTGTCTTTTGGCTATTTCAATCTTTTCGGCATAATCGGCTTTGATTTGTCGTATCTTTTCCTCACGTGCTCGTTCAAGAGCACTTATGAGATCAATAGTCTGTTGCGATGTCATATAGTCGTTCGTTTTATTTATTTGAGACTCTGACCATTTGATGTTCTCACGAATTCCCAATCGTACAGGTCTTCCGCCTCCACACCCCGGCAGTCATAGCCATGAGGGTCTTTAAGGTTGTCTGTTATACCCAAGTCTCCCATACGTGAAACCATCCACACCCGTACTTTTGTTCCTGCTTTGCAGATGTGTTCTGTTGTGTTCTTTTCGACGGGGTGCGTGCCGTTCCAAACGTGCATCTCAAAATCTTTTTTGGTTCGGGCATGTATCTCGAACCTCCCCCACAAAAACATGGCTGTAGGGTCTTGTTCAACTTCTGCAGGGTACTTTAAATTAAATAATTCGTCAAAGGTGAGTGTTTCACGTTTGACGATACCATCTAACGGTGTGGCTTGGCAGTCTTTCACGAATTGGGTGTTTTCAATCATGGTTGTGTGGGTTTACTTTCGAACAGTTCAACGTATAATTTGGGACACTTATATTGACAATCTGTGCTTAAACCGATGAATACAATACGTGGATTTTCCTTTTCGATTTTATCTGCAAGTTGTCGCAGGTGTTCTACCATCCAAGAATTGTCAGTCCAATCGTTTATACGGTCGGGCGGTAAATCACCTGCCATTAAAGGTATTTCCCACTTTGTCAATACATCTGATTTTGTTATTCCAAGTGCCATATAAATAATATTTAATCAAGTAAATGTTTGTTCTCTTTATAATTCAAATAATAACCACCATGCAAAAAACAGAAACGTTCGAACAACCATTCGTCAATATCAAACAAGGTATTGAGTTGTGCCTGTGTGGGTGCAATATCAATAATAGGTGTGCTATAAACAACACTTCCAACCATAAGCCATCCGGTTTTCATCATCATGTCTTTTGGCTTTAGATGGTTTGGAAAGAGTTCACGGGCGATTTCGCTATGTATGGACACAAGTTCTTCATTGAGAGGTCCATTGTATTTATGAACCTTTCCGTCCCGTGCAATCCAAAATTCCTTTTCTCTGCGTTCGGTATTGATCTTTATGTTGTATTCTTCGTCCATATTAACTTATCTTTTGTTCTTTGGCCTCATTAACGGCAAATTTCAAGATGCGTCGGTAGGTTTCTTCTACTCTCATTTCCTGTTCGTACTGTAAGCCAGGATCGCTGCAAGGGTCTCCACCGTTTTCCCATGCATCAATCATATCTTCGAGACGTCTCTTTTCCATCTCATAATCATCGATCAGGGACTTTATTTCACGTATACTGTCGTCGTATGTCATAACGGTTTTTACTGTTTTGAATTATAAATTCTATCAATCAGGTCGTGGAGTTGCTCTTTGGCTATCTTGATGTCTTCTTCCTCCATGCCGTAGGACGAGCCTGCGATCTGGTGGCTGCTCAAGACCTTGGTGTTGCCTTTGAGAATTCTGTCCACCCTATTTTTTGCTTCTGATCTATTCATTTCAATTTTTGTTATTACAAAGATACAAAATATTACGAGAATCAAGCAAATGTGTTACAAAATTATTGTATATTCGCATCATGCTACCAATATATATAAATAAAAAAATGGGTATTAATTATATTGATATTAATAATACAACCATTGATTTGAACAACAAAAAGCGTTTTGTGGTAAGTCTATTTACCGGAGCAGGAGGATTAGATATTGGTTTGGAAATGGCAGGATTTACTACAGTAATGTGTATTGAAAATGACAGTAATTGTCGAGCAACATTAAAACATAACAGGCCGGAATGGTGTATGTTTGAAAAGGGCGATAAAGAAGTAAATGGTATTACTATTAGAAGAGAAATTGGAGACATACGAAACATAGATGTTTCTGAGGTTAAAATGATTTTAAAGAAGGGGGGTAAAAGTAATATCGATTTAGTTGTTGGAGGTGCACCATGTCAACCTTTTTCCAACATTGGAAAGAAACAAGGTAAAGACGATAAGAAAAACGGTGACCTATTTCTTGAATTTGTGAAATTTGTGAAAGGTTTAAATCCGAAAGCATTTATTTTCGAGAATGTGAGTGGAATAACACAAAAAAAACATGAAGCCATAATTAATTATATGGTTGAAAAACTTGGTGGTTTAGGCTATGGTATTTCTCGTACCGTTTTGAATGCTGCCAATTATGGTGTACCACAAAGAAGAGAAAGGTTTTTTCTTATAGGTATAAAAGGTGTAGATACTCCTGCATTTCCATTACCGACACATTTCAAACAAGATAAAAAGACATTTGAAGATTTTAAAAATGAATTTGATACCCTCCCCGATTTATTTAATCCCAAGAAATGGAAGACCGTCAACGAAGCATTCAAAAGTCTTCCGAAATCATACAGAGAGAGAAATGATTATAAGGTAATGAGGATATCAAATACTGTCCAAGAAAGAATGAAATATATAAAACAAGGGCAGAATTTCAAAGTTATACCTAAGAATATGCGGCCAAAACGGTTTCTTAATGGTAAACATCAAGGAAATGACACTTTTGGTAGATTAAGAAGCAACCAACCATCTCTTACAATAAGAACGGCTGCCTATAATCCATCCAAAGGCATGTATATTCACCCAATTGAGGACAGGGGATTGGACATTATTGAAATGGCTGCACTTCAATCATTCCCGTATAATTGGGAGTTTAAGTGCGCCAACAACAGTAAAATAACCTTGATAAGCGGAGGCAAGCAAATCGGGAATGCCGTGCCCCCAAAATTGGCAGAAGCGGTTGGTAGAGCAATGATGATACAAATTAATTCGCTTTAACGAGAATCCGAGTCAAGGCAGTCTCAGCAGTTGCAAGAGTGTTGACCTCAAACACCTCATCTACGGCTGCCTGTGGAAGACTTTGCACCGTGGTAATTGAGTGAGTTGCTACCGTCCTTAATGCTCTTCTGTCGGCATCAGTGACGTTTTTTGAAATGGCGTAGTACTTCAAGCCATCCGGGTTTATGATCCAATTACGGGTCTGCAAATGAACGTAGATCGCTTTCATCAAACTGCCTTCATGTGGAATCTGTAATCTTCGATCCGGTCGTAATGAGAATTTGACGGATATGTATCCAATTATCTGATCAAACGAACACCTGTGGACTAACGACAAATATCTTGTCTGAAGTCGAGTAATATTCTCAGTTGTTATATTATCGATTTCTTCAATATCATCCAAAACTTCACGAGCCAAAGTGCCGTCGATTATTACAAAGTCGGGATTGGATGAGATCAATTCAACATTTGTCGAATCCACTATCTTTCCACGCAAATCCAATATCAATTCATATAGGTTTTCTTCATATAGCCTGGCTACGTCAAACTGAGTTATGTTCGGCAAAGGTAAGGCAATATAATTCACAACGTTTCGAGCGAATAAATTCCAAGCAGACAAGGCTATCAACCATTCATACCAATTCCCGTGTGCATTCTTTTTTGCATCTTCAGTTACCCTATCATCTTCTGCACTGATGACCGCATCGAATTCATTGAAAAGTCTTTCAAAAGATTTATTCGTTTCCGGTAAAACGTTGTGTAATAACTGACAAAAGGCTTCGTCCTTTATTATTTGGGGTTTTTCTTCTGTTGTGTTCTTATGTAGAATTCTTATTAACGACATTGGCACTTATTGTTTTGAAATAGATTATTAAATATAATCCATTCAAAGAATAGTTGCAAGGGTTTTAAAAAAAATCCCGACAGGGGTTGGCTGCCGGGATAGGAAATTAGAAAATTTATGGAAAATTAGGGAAGAAAGCGTTGTGTTAAAGGATTTAATTAAGGGTTTCAATCAAACCATTCCACGTAATAAGGTAAGTATTTGATGTCATATCCTGTATTCATATCCCAAGGTGCTGTTGAGTATTTCGGACAGTTGTCGATTGGTCTTGCATGCACTATAGCCTTTCCGTCCGGTCCATAAGCACCTCCTATATAGTCGTAGACGTCCCAAGCGTTCCCTTTGTCGTCAATGCACCTTCCGATACTCAAAGGTCTTTTCAACCTCAAAGGTTTGGTTTCCCCTGTGAAGGGGGATGAATAAGTTATGCGTACCATATGAATTATTATTTATGACTCTTGTTTTGAGTCTGTTTTAATGACAGTTTCAAAATAGAATTTGCCGGAGAATGGTTTGTCAGGTGTTATATCGAACAACCTGGCGACCTCAAGCATATATGCTTTTGTTTTACGGGAGCGTTCTACCACAGGATTCTTGGGTAGTTTAGCAATCCTTTTATGAAAGTCTGACATATAACGCCTGAAACCTTCCAAATCCAATGCTCTTTTATAATGATTGATGATTTTAATTGCAGGAAGAAGATTATTAAGGTTATCTATTTCCTTCAATTTGGCGTATATCTCGGTTGCGGTGGAACAAGTGTGAAAAAGTTTATACTTGTGTTTCTTTTTTGAAAGGATATGATCTACCTGCCAATCGTTACCCAAGGGTTTTCCGGTGTAAGCACATAATCCATTGAACTTGTCGTGTACGGCTTGACGGGTTGATTTATTCATGATGTTTGCTTTTCACGTCCCGTATTTTGAGTTTATGAATCTTCCCGTCGCAGCACATGGCGTCATGAACAGCCTGTTCCGACTTTTTGTTTGTCACTTGGAGTGTTGAGTAACCCGCTTCCTTTAATTGTTCCTTGGAGCACCTCTCGGCACTCCCACATTTACCCAACACACATTTGCTTGCGCAAGTGCAGAAGCACAAACCGTCCGTTCCAACCAATATCACGCTCATGATAACCGTATTATTCGGGTTCAATTATTGATTGGTCAATATCGTTGATCCGTATCACACCACCCTTGACTATTTTCGTCTCGGTCTCGATTGTGATGGTGTTGGCGTCTTGCTCTTTAACCTCTGCCTTGTCGATCTTTTTAAAGTATACGCTTTTGAAGGTAGGGACGAGGTAGCCGCCCTCCACGGTGGACGAGAACAACCCGGCGTATAAACGGTAGTCGGAGTTATTGTTGTAATTATGATAGTCGATTTTAGAGATACAGGGGATGAAATTCTCCGGGTAGGAAACTTTCGGCTGTTCGATGAAGAAGTCCCGTATCCAACCGGATACTTCAACCTGACTGCCGCTTCCACATCTTTCCAAAGAGAAGAAGTCCTTGTAATTACACGTTTCGTCATTTATATCGGCGATCCTGTTTGCCACAATAAGTAGGTAGTCTGCGAATTCTTTCACCGCTCCGGTGATCTTGCCGACTTGGAACATAAAGGTCAGCCAATCGGATTTTGTACCTGTGATCATGACCTTGGGTATGCCGCAAAGGTACATGCTGTAATTGTAATACGGACTCACCATATCGAGAAAGGCAGTGCGGTCAGCAAATTTCGACTCCTCCGTGTCAGTGGTGAAGTCAGGGAAGGCGTCCTCGATCAATTTTGAGGGCACTCTGCCTTGGAGTGCTGATATCAGCAACTCAGGACTGATAAACTCACCCCCTTGCAGGATCGTAATTTCGATCTTTTCTTTGGACTCGGTGAAGTATTTCCTATATGTTTCAGGCTTCTTATTGACTTCATAGGCCAAATTATTCAATACCACGTTCCACAGTATGGTGGGTGAAATAATCACACCATAATGACATCTCCAACATAAGGTAAGGTAGTCGAGATAATTCCTGTGTGAGATAAGAGATTCGAATGCAGTGACCTGTTGAAAACCTTTCTCAATATTGAAGAAATACCTTGGATTGAATTGTGTAGCCGTGAGGTTTAATTCCTTATTTTCCAATGCCGGATCAAGGATAATTTCTTTTTCACTAATCGTATCGTCAAATTTTTTCATAGTATAATGTTTTTATCGGTTGTGTCGATTTCACGTCAGGTTTAAGTCTTTTTTGCAGACGATCAGTATCAATTCGATCCTCATAGCCGCCCGGAGTCCGAATCTGTCGTCACAATCTGCCGCCTTTTTGACGTGCGGATGAATTGTTTTCCAATATTCGACATCTTGTTTCATTTCATCAGGGAATATGTCGGTTAATTCACTGAACATGCTCCAAGCCTGGGCGTCGAAGTTCTGCACGTTCGTTATGACGTATTCTTGGAATTCCTTCTTCGCTTCCGGACTTTCGTGTCTTTGGTTTCCGAGTTGAACGAGTTTGACTTTATCTTCCCACTCCATATTAATAATTCACATTAATAATCTAATTGGTATTTCTTTCTCAATTCCTTTTGGAATTCAGTGATTTTCTTTTCCAATTCCTTGATTTCCTTTTCTTCCTTGGAGGTACTGTAACCGTCATCAGTCAACACACGAATCGTCCTTCGTAGGAAGATGATCTTTTTTTGACACTCGTAGATCGCTGAGATCAACGTTTTTATATTGACCATACCTTCTTGTTTGGTGGTTTTCATGATATTGGTTTTAAAAAAGAAGGGGTTTTATTCCCCCTCCATTGATAATTCACCGCTTCTGTACTTCTCTGCGATTTCAAGCAATAAATCCTTCTTTTTCAAGGAGGTGAGTTTTACGATAGCAGTCTCAAGTTCCGTCAACTTATCCACTTGAAGTTTCTGTGCGTTTTGGAAATTGAGCATCATGTCCTTGAATGTCAGTAAATTCTTTTTTCTCTTGTCAGTCGAATTGGACAACAGTTCAATAACTCCATGAAGGTTGGCTTCAATTTCAATTTGCGCCAAACGAGATTCTTTTTGTTGCGCTGTCAATGCATCCAATTTTTCGTTGATAGTTACCAAAGACAGAGTTTCAACGGGGGCGGTTGCAGGAATTTCGTCGGTTGCGGTTTTTTCCACCTGAATAAACTGTTCTACATCTTTAACGATTTGGGCAAGTTTCTTTTTCCCTTTGGTAGTGATTTCATCGGAAATTTTTTCCTTTTCGATTGTGGTATTGGATTCTGCTTTTCTCCAATCATTGCCCATGATTCCTTTCAACATGAATTCGGCACGTTGGTTGTTGGGAACTCTGACATGTTTTAAACCACCCTTATACATGCTTTGATAAGCCACATTAAGAAACTTATAAGCCATTACTTCATCAGGTTCTTTGCCAATCCAAATTGCAGTAACATCACCAATAGGCGATATGACGAATTTTACCACCCTCATTCTTTCAAAAATGTCAATGTTGGGTTGGATAGGCATTTTGAAATGCCTGTACATGGAGACACGTATTGTTTCTCCCGGACTGTCAGCGATTTCGATGTTGGTAGACAAAGTGGATGTTTCCACCACGTGTTTGTGTACTGCTTTAAGGAATTGCACGGCTGCAAGAATACTTTCCTTCTTATAATTCTTCATAATCTCCTGATAATTAATTTATATTCGAAAATGTCGACCAAATGTAATTAAAATTTTTATTAAATGGTAAAAAAAGTGGATTATTTTTAATCAAGTAAGGCATCCATTTGAGCCGATTCATTCACAAATTTTAAACTTTTTCCACAAAACGGGCAGTAATTGATCACTATATATGAATGCCCACCGTCGTGAATAATGATCCCGTATTCCTTTTTGTTCTCCGAACGGAAGATCAGGTTGTCGGGACAGTCAAACCCGTTCGGGTGTTGTTCGCAGCGATGTGCGATATGTCTTTCCATGTCATGGCAGCAATACACGTCCTTTTCAACAAGATGTACTCCTTCGCTGTTTTCCGGCAGGATATGGCCAAGTATCTCAGTTATCATTTTCTCCTCACTTATTTCATCATCGTGGTCGGTGTTGCCGCTGTCCTCGTTGTCGTCTGAGCCGTAGGCTACCTTTTTCTCCTTATTCCATGCATTGCCGTCTTCCGGGATGTATGCTCTCAACTTGTCCTTGCGGCCAAGATAAAATATAAAACAAATCGGCCATTCCCAATCACCTCCGGCATTGACAAAATAGATGTGGAATCCTGGTGCTATCTCTCTGTAGCCGACAGGGTATGTGGAAAATCCTTCGTTTTTTCCAAAGTAAGTATAATTTTCGAAATCGAATTGAACCTTACTCAAATCCTTTTGAATCTTGTCTGAAAGATTATCATAGGGAAAGTCGTCACTTGTCATCAATTTCTCAATCTTGGCAAGGAATTCCTCTTGAGTTGTTGGTTTATAGTATCTCATTGGTGTTTGTTTATAGTGAAAAATCTGTCTTTACAAATATATTTAAAAAAAAGGGTATCTCCAACACTCTTGTTGTACCATAATTCATTGGTTATTAGGAATCCATTGCTGCGGTTGTGACTGTAACTGACGAGTTCGGCGAACTGCGTGGTGTCTGCGACCCTTTGTATCAGCCACATCTTGACCAATACCGGGGAATGAAACTTATCCTGTGTGAGCGTTCCACTCGATTCTGCACTAACAATCACGAACTTTTCGTTACGGAATAATTCCCTATCATTGAGTTTCGACCTGCATGATCTGGTAAGCAAAATAATACCTGTGAGGACTATGAAAATAACCGTCATACTTATACTTATTTGTTTATTCATGGCAAATCCATTATTTGTTTATAGAATTCTATGTTGTCCATTTCCTTTTGAAGGCGTTCCTTTTTGGTCTTGACTTTCTCGTTCTTGATGAATTTGATGTTGGAGACAGCACGTTTGACTTGCTTTTCAAGCCATTCCTTCGGAGGGTGCTCGTCCTTGTCCATTACGTGTAGACATACACGGTAGCCGTCTTCATAACCGCCATCGGTATTCTCACCCCAATTCTCCATCAACTCCTGCTGTTTGGCGTCGGTGTCGATCTCAGATTGGTCGAGGTGTTTGTAATCCGTGTGGCTTCCGCCCCGGAAATACTTATCAAGTTTGATCCAAACTTTCATGTGTTATTTATTTGAATTTATCTTTTGATATCGACCACACGCTTGGTTTCAGATGCGGGTTGTCGCCAATGTATCTTATGATCAGGCTTTCATTAGCCTGTTCAAGTTCTTTCAAGGCGTCGTTTATCAACTGCACCTTATCGTTCAAGTCGCTTTGTGTGAGAATAATCTGCATCATGCACAACTTATGCCATTTGACGAGGATCGTCCTTTCCATTCCGCTGTAATCGTCCAAATTCATTGAAGTGTTTTATGAATTCTGTTTGATCTTTTCCTGCCATTCTTGTTTGGTCGTTTCCAACCTGCGTTTCAATTCGGTAGTCATTTTGACAATCTTCTCATTCCACTCTTCGTCGCTGTCGCAACTGATTTCTGTCCAATGCATGTTGAAATCTTTGTTGTTGTCTTCCGTGCCGACGAAAGAGTCGCCGTTGAACTTCATGCCGAGGGTGTGCAGGTCAGCATACCTCTTGTTCTGTTTTTCGTGTATTTCGTCGATGAAACTCATGGTAATTGTTGTAGTTTGGTGAATTCTTTTAAATCTTTCTCAAATTTTTTCTCACGTGCTATTAATTCTTTCTTATATGCCTTACAGTTTCTCAGCCAATTCAACAAGTTCTGATTGGTGTGCCATTCCTTTTCACCCGTTTTCTTATCCTTAATCACAAACAGGTGTTGGTACACCTTACCCCTTTTGGTGAATTTGACAAAGTGGAAAATGATATTAATGCCAAATTCTTCTGCGAGTTTAATGGTCTGTTTCAAAACAGGATAGTCTTTCGCTGCTTGTTCAAGTGATATTGAATACTTTCCTTTTATCATGATATTTCGATTTGATAATCCTTCCATAATTGGTCGATGGTCTTGTTGCCAATTTTGGCATGCGACAGCCAATTTGCAAACGCTTTTGCTTCCTGTTCGGCATCGGCTTTCATTGCCCGTAGCACCGCTTCTTTGTATTGAAGCGGGAATTCTCTTGGGAAGATTGATTCAACACCTTTCTCCTTGGCGAATTTGGTGTATTCTTCCTGCAGTATTTCTTCGGATGTCTTATTCATCGACTTCCACTTTAATTTCATACTTGAATTCGCATTCCTGTGGTTCAAAGCCTTTTTCACTCTCCCACCAATGCTCCTTTTTGAACGGGTGAATGACAAGTATGTTTTTTTCAACCCATTGCTCCCGGTCGTAGACCTTTTCCCAAACACTGAAAAGAACCTGTTTGCCGTGTTTTGCCAAGTCTTTGCTGAAAGAGGCAAGTCCCATGAGTTCAGCGGGGTGCTCCCCCGGAGGGTTGCATTTAGACGCCTGCATGTAACTATCAGCCAATTCTTTTATGGCAGTCTCTTCGTTATCGAATTCTCCTTCGATAGAGAGTTTGAATGATTCCATCTTGTATTTCATAGTAAACAGATTTGTTTATTTCTTGGTATTACGTCTTACAATAGCGAAGAACTCAATCCCCCTGTTTTTAAATGCGGGAGGAAAGACTGTGAAATACCTGAATTCGTTAGCACCCACACTTCCGGTGGCTTTTGCCATAATAGCAGCACTCCTTGCACACTCCATAGAGTTGCCGGAGACTACAGTGAAACCTTCCATTCCCTCTACGGGAATGTCATTCAGGTTACTTAAAGGCAGTTGTCCTTCCATATCAATTGATTTTATTAATCAATGTTACGAATCGGAAGTTATTATGTTACAAATATAAGTATAAAAGGAATACAATGATCAAAATAATTAAGAAAAAAAACGGGATGTGTTTTACATCCCGTTGATTCTTAGTGCGCTTTGAAGTTGTAGAGCGGCTTTATGGTGTCGACGATATCCACGGTGTCCGTGATAGCCGCCTTGATTTCTTCAATGGACTTGTAAGCCTGTGGTGCTTCGTCGAGAGTTTCAGTACCCACTGAGGTCGTATAGATTCCCTTCATCGACTTAGCGAAGTCTCCCATATCGAGGTTCTTCTTCGCCATGCTCCTGCTCATGAGTCTACCTGCACCGTGAGGTGCGGAATAGTTCCAATCTTCGTTACCCTTACCAATACATAACAGCGAACCGTCACGCATATTGATTGGAATAAGGAGTTTCTCATCCTTTTCAGCACTTACCGCACCCTTACGTAGGATCATACGCTTGAAATCGATATAGTTGTGGATGGTCTCAAACCTCGATTCCTCGTATAGGTTCATCTCATCCAATATGATCATAGCCATCGTAGCACGGTTAAGGACGGCAAATAATTGCACGATCTTCATGTCGTTCATATAATCGTTGAAATCATCCCCGATCAGGAAAGCCAATTCCTTGTCAGTTACAGGCTTCTTGATCTTCTTCAATTCCACAGCAATATCCTTCTCACGACCTTCGGCCTTTAAACGCTTGATAAGGTTATCCTTTATCTTACCCATTTCATTTGCGTTGGAGAATGCTAAGTCCTGATAGTACTTACACACATCACCGCCGAGTTTCCTGCTTCCGGAGTGTATAACAAGATACAACTTTCCTGTGGACTCGGACTTACCAACCTCGATGAAGTGGTTTCCACCACCCAATGAACCGAGTGATAAAGCCGCCCTTTGCAAGTCAACACGCTTTTGACAACGAAGTCCTGAAAAGTCGAACTTCGCCCTTGACTTGGAGTGTACATCGAAACCGTTTGGAACTTGGGACTTGATAATTTCATCCAATTTCTTGAAGTCGATATCAACCTCCTTTAATTCAACAGTCAACATACCACATCCGATATCGACACCCACGAGGTTTGGGGTGATCTTATCAATGACGGTCATGGTCGTACCAACCGTGCAACCCTTCCCGGCGTGTGCGTCAGGCATGATACGGATTTTAGAATCCTGGTATGCCTCGAAGTTACACATCTTCTTTACTTGCTCGAATGCTTCGTATTCGAAGGTCTCAGCAAAGATGAGGGTTTCAATACCTTTTATGTTGGTTATGATCTTCATTATGGTTATTTGTAAAACAGATATTACGATATTATAAGGGTTTTGTTACAAAAACCGAAGGGAGGCTGCCGTTCTGGTTAAACGGAACAACCTCCCTCATAATTAATTGTATTACACAATATCGAACAAGCAAAGATATAAAATAAATTTCAAATTATCAAGCCGATTTTCTGCGACGGTTTAAAATCCATGCCGGAATATAAGCATGTCTGCTTGACCGTTTCTTTTTTGGTTTTTCAGGCTTGGTTTGCTTTGACTGTGTGATGGGATTCTTTGGTTGAAGATTCTTTTTCACAATTTTCTTCCTCCGGACTACCTTCGGTTTTTCTATTTGAACAGGTTTTTGTTTCAATTTGATAGGTTCAGGCTTTTGTTTCTCCTTTACGGGGACAGGTTTCTGGTTTTTACCTTTCCATACAGGTTCTGTTTCGACAATATATGCATCGATTTGTTCGTTGTATTTCTTGCATTTGGCATCGTTTTCTTTTTTCAGGACGGCGATCCTTAACCGTTCATGGTTGAGGTTGGCTTTGAATTCCTTTAAATAATGGTATTGTTGATGAAGTGTGTCATGACAAGTCCTGCACAGGCACAACAAATCTTTGGTGCGCAGTATTTCCCATCCGAATGCGTCGTATGTGGTGTGATGCGCCTGCATAGGTGTGTTGGCATGGTCCTTGTCGTCCTTGAAAAACTCACAACGGTGGCCTGCTATCATTCTTATGTAATCCGAGACATATCTCCAATAGAGCGTTTTGTTCGTATAATCCTTGTAATTGCCATTATAATAAAACCTGTCCCGAATATAAGCACAGATGTATTCCCGGTCGACATCGGGGTTGCTGTAGTCTTTCTTCATTTCATCCCAATGCCTTTTTACGTCAAGGGGGTCGTTCTTATATGGAATTGCTTTATTGGTCAGGAGGTATTTTTCGATGAATCCCACGGTCTCCGGCGTGGTAAATAAGAGTTGTTTCATTAAACCTAACGTGTGAATAGCCGCCACAGGGACAGCAAAATCCGGTTATTTACAAAAGCAATGGTTTAAGATTATTTGAATTATTGCTTTAAATAACGAATATAACACATTCAGTATTAAAATGCAAGGGTTCTAAATAATATTTCTTTTGGTTTGTGCAATCAAATTACCTTTATAATATAATTTCCGTTCATTAGGGGTGGTAATTAAAATCAATCCATCAAAATTATATGTGTATCCTTTGGGTAGACTCTCGCCAAAGTTTATTATATCACATCCATTATTAATTGGTGGACATGCAATATATGTAATTATTTTATCGTCCAAATCTTTTATTATAATGCAATTCGGATTTTTTTTATCAAAGTAAATATTATAGTCCATGATTTCATATCTATATATTATAGATTGTGATGGTTGTTATTACATTTGCATGTAATACCTTTTAACTACTTTTTCGAATAATGCGAATAGGTCGGCATCTTCAACCAAGTCGAGGTTGTCCAGATCAAGGTTAGATATGTGAACGCCGTTGAATTCGAAATTACTCCAACGCATAGTGGCATTAGAGAAACCATCCCGTTCCTTAATTTTTTTCAATCTCTCGATTACAAGTTCTCTCATGGTCAAGTTGTTTTGTGGATGATACGCCAAAGATACTACGTTGTTACAGATATTAATCAAAAAAAACGAGAATTTTTTTCGTGGAATGAAATATTGTGTTATATTTGTTTCGAAATCTTTATTTGTCAAACGAATAATACAAGATTATGGGATTTAAAAGTTTATTTATTAAAGAAGATGGGGATCAGAAACCCCCTGAAAAAACAACAGGTGCTAAAACCGCTCCTGTTAACAATGAACCTCTTCCACCTACTTTCTCCGGTATAAAAGGGATGGTAAACGAGAAGATGCTCAGTAATTTAAAGGACGTTATAAGAAAGGGCAACCTTTCCGGCGTTGACTACTATGAATTCTCACAGGCTGTCGAACAATTGGGCAACATCATCCCCGACGACAAGACCAGGTTTGCAGCAGCATTTGCCACACTCATCTCCTCCGGAGGTGTTTCCAAGGCAACTCTGCTTTCATCTATTGACACATACATCGGTATGATTAACAAGGAAAAGGAAGTTTTTTCTGTTGATTTTAAAAAACGTGCTGATGAAACTGTGGGTAAACGTACCAAGGCTGTACAGGATGCACAGAAAAGGATTGCTGAGTTGCAGAAAGAACTCACGAACCTCAGTCAGTTTGTGATCGAAGAATCTCAAAACGTGCAGCAGGAAGAATTGAAACTCAAACAAGTCCAAAGCAATTTTGATACTTCCGTTGAACACCTGCTGAATTGCCTGAACTCCGACAAGGAGAAGATCAACCTCTATATTAATGAAATAAAATAACATCGAATGATAAGTAATATGTTACCAAGCGGCATGCAAGGTGGTGAAAAGAAACCACTATGGCAGCAAAAGGGTGGCACGTTCTCAATAGTCGTGCTCGCCGGATTGATAATCGCATTCATTGTGAATGCTCCGAAACTCTTATTCCTCTTCCAAAGCACTTTGAGTGCGCTATTGACTTTGGGTGCAATTGGCCTTATAGTCTTCCTGTTCACAGACAAGAAGTTTAGAATGGCATTGAGCGTCGGTTATTTTATATTCATGAGGAAACTATTGGGGTTCTTTGTAGAGATGGCCCCTGACAAGATTCTTGAAAGAAGAATAGCACAAATGGAACGCAATACAGCCGACAGTGAAAAAGCAGTTGGCAAGTTGGGTGGCATCAAGCGTGACCTTGAAAAGAAACTCCGTGAAAAAGAGGTGAAAATTAAGGAAAATGCCGATGCAGCAAAAGTACTTCGTCAGAGGGGCGACAACAACAGGCAATTGATAGCCGAACGTGAAATGCAGCGTCAGACCAAACTCGCCAACATGTATGTCGAGATACTCAATTCAGTTACTAAGTGGTATGCTACTCTTATGAAACTGACCGAGATGGCCAAACTGACCGTCGAGGACGCACGTAACGAAGTCGAGGCTTTGAAAGAGCAATACAAGATTGCAAGCATAGCCTACAGTTCCTACAAAAGTGCCATGTCGGCAATGAAGGGTGATCCTGACGAGGCCGCCTTATATCAATCGGCTATGGAGAAGATGACTGACGATATAAGTTCCAAACTCGGTGAGATGGAATTGGTTCTCAATGAGACTTCCGGTGTCATCAACAAGATTGATGTTCAGAAGGAGATCATGTCCATACAGGGTGGTCAACTTTTGGAAAAATATGAGAAATTGGGATTGGACGGCATCCTCAATAGGTTTGAAACACTTCCTTCGGGCAAGGTTCAAAATTCAATTGAGATGGAATATGAACCCATTACACTCAGCACAGAAGTCAAAACGGCTTCAAATTATTTTGACAACTGAAATTAATAATCATAACTTTAAAATTTTACTGAAATGTGGAACAAATTAACTTTTGGTGGTAGATTGGTAATAACAATCTTGATAATGGGTGCGGTGGTATGCGCCTATATATTCCTGATCAAACCGAATATCAAAACCCTTTCAAAGGGTACTAAAGGCACTACGGCGACGTCTCAAAAGAAATCGTCCGGTGGTCTTTTCTCATCAGGTGATGAACTTACCGTGACTTATAACACTTTTATCGGTGTAGCGGGTCTGATTCATATGAACGACGGTATTGCTCCGAACAAAGAATCCCGTATGTATAAGGAATATGGTATATTACTTACCATTAATATACAGGATATTGTAAAGGATAGCCGTAGTTCTTTGATCTCCGGTGATATTGATGCAGTTTATTGCACTACAGACGCCTTGTCGATAGATATGTCAAGTGGAAGTGGTGTTGTTATGGCGAAAGCGAAACAGATCATGCAGATCAATCAATCAAGAGGTGCTGATGTGCTTGTCGTTGATCCTTCAATAAAAAGGATTTCCGATCTCAAGGGTAAAGAGATTGCTTGTGCAGTCGGAACTGCCTCACAGACAGGTCTTATTGAATTTTTGAAATTGAGTAAAATGACGGTGAAAGATGTTATTATTATTAAAGTTGGTGATGGCATCGAAGCATCCAATATGTTCAAGAGCGGTCAAGTCCCGGCTGCTATGGTGTGGTATCCTGACAACAAGGATTGTCTTGATGCTATTCCTGGTTCAAGGGAATTAATTTCCACCAAGCAGGCATCTAATATTATTGCCGATGGTTTACTTGTTACAGAAGAAGTTCTTAACGAAAAGGGTGAAGAAATTACCAAATTGGTAACCGCATGGCTTGTAGGTAATGCTGAAATGAATGTTGACGAGGCCGCAAAACAACATGCCGCAAAAGTGTTTGCAAGAGACTTCCTCGGTGACAAACCGGGAACATATGAAGTTTCTTTGGATATGCTCTCCGGCGTGAGGTTCTCGACCTATGGTGATAATATGAATTTCTTCGGTCTGAATCCCACTTTCACAGGTGTCACAGGCGACGAAATGTATACGAAAATGTCGGTAATATATGCTAATCTTGGTCAGACCAAATCACCACAGCCTTGGAGATCAATATCTGACGTATCTATATTACAAGCCATAAACCTTTCAAGTGATCCCAAGCAGGCTGCCGAAGTTGCACCTTCATTCGCTCCTGCTCCGAAAGAATTGGAGACTGCACCTGCCATATCGAATATAAAAGCATCAATAAACTTTGATAATAATTCTGCAGAATTGGACGAAGATGATAAATACATCATCAAAAAAGAATTTGCAGGAATTGCTAAATCGTTCAGGGATGCTCGCATAAGGATAGCCGGGAACACCGACAACGTCGGAAATGCAGCGTATAACAAAACCTTGTCAAGGAAACGTGCACAGGCTGTTGCTGATTATTTGATACAAGAGTACAGTTTCGATCCTGATAAATTCATAATCATTGGCAACGGGTCGAAAGAAGCCATTGAGGACGGAAGCGTCGGTTCAAATGAAAATTACAGGAGAACTGATTTCGAAGTCGTCAATTAAAGTTTGTATTATTTGTTTGGTTAGAGGGTGCTGCCGCCTTTACGGTGTGCAGCACCCTCTTTCAATATCTAAAAAACGATATTAAATGAAAACAAAAACTATATTAATCATAATTGTAGTGGTAATAGCCATCGCTGTGATTGGATATTACACCTTTCCTTTGGTCTTGGCATTGTTTAAGACAGCGATGGGTATAATAGCCTTACTGCTCGTCGCACTTGGAATTGCCATAGGTACAATTGTATCAAAACTAAAGAAATGATGAAGAATAACATATTCAAATTCGACGGACAGGTCGATGCCAAGACTATGATCGTCCTCAAGGTACTCGGCGTAGTGGGATTCTTGTTGACATGGGAGGTTTTAAGCCTATTCAGTGTCCCTCAGATATTACCGTCGCCGTACAGGGTGCTTTTAGCACTCAAGGAATTGCTGACGGACGGTGGGACGTATACCGATATAGGGTTTTCAATCAAATTGAACCTCACGGGTTATGTGTATGCTATTCTGATAACCATTCCTTTCGGTTTCCTTATAGCATTATACCCCGGATTTAGGGGTCTTTTTAATGCAAATATAAACGCCACACGCTACCTGCCGTTGACTGCGGTTACGGGTCTATTCATAGCCTGGTTCGGTCTTGAGTTCAGTATGAAATCCTATTTCATGGGTTTTTCTATACTGATATACTTACTACCTGCAATGATACAGAGGGTCGACGAAGTGGAAAAGATACACAAGCAGATCATTCACACCCTCGGCGCAACGACGTGGCAGAAATTCAGGTACGTCTTCTTCCCGTCGACTATGCCAAAGTTTTGGAGGGATGTGAGGTTGCTCACAGCCATATCATGGACATACATCATCGTAGCCGAACTCATGAATAAAACGCACGGTGTGGGTGCTATGGTGTTCAACGCCGGAAAGCAAAGTAGGGCAGATCAGATCATCGCTATACTGATAATAATTATTGTTATCGGCATGCTGCAGGATATTGTGTTCATATTCAGCCACAGGTTGATGTTCCCGCATGATTATAACATCTATCGTCAAAAGAAAATCGTGCTCGTACCTGTCAATCCATCGGAGATCGCCAAACCTGCAGAATCAGTCAAAAAGAATCTGTTGCAACGCTTAAACCTCATGAAATGAGAGACACTTTGGAGTTCATTAAAGACGGTTTTGAATATATATGGGATGATTACATATATCCTTTCCTGTTTAAAGAATATCGTTCAGATACTACCGTTTATGGTAGAGAATATAAAATAAAAAGGACGTTGAATACAGGCAACATCGCCTTATTGCTTGCAATAGTGGCAATTATATTGATAATAACACTTAAATAATATTCGTATGGGATATTTTGAAGAAAATACGTGCGATCCCCCTTGCACTTACACAGATGTCAACGTTATTGATTATATCAACATAACGCAGAAATTCGAGAACGGGCGTGTCTTGTTCGATAATTTCAACTACTCAATAAAGGACATCAAGGGTGAAGGACAATTCCTGTCAATCCTCGGCAAGTCCGGTTGTGGAAAATCTCAATTACTGAAATACTTGGCCGACTTGCAAGAACCAACATCGGGCGACATTCTCGTCTATGGGAAGAAACATAGTGATGAAAATAGAATTCCTATGGTCTTTCAGGAATATTCGTCGTTTCCTTGGTATACAGTCCTACAGAACGTTTCCCTTCCCTTGGTTCTCAAAGGTGTGGACAGTAAGGAAATTAAAGACCGGGCGATGAAAATGATAGAATTCGTTGGTTTGAGTGGCCATGAGTACAAATGGGCAAAGCCGGGGCAGTTGTCTGGTGGACAGTTGCAAAGGGTGGCCATCGCCAGGAACCTGGTTAGCAATCCTCAAATCCTGCTCTTGGATGAACCGTTGAGTGCCTTGGATATCATCACCAAGAATGACATACAGAACCTGTTATTGAAATTGTTCTACAGCAAAGAAATTGATATAACGTTTGTATACGTTACCCACGACATTCGGGAAGCGGTGTACCTGTCCAATAAGGTAATCATCCTTGGCGGGTCTCCTACTCAGGTCCTGAATGAATATAATATTGATTTGGGGATGAGGACTCCAAGTGTGAAGCACACTGTGGATTTCCTTAATTATGTGAAGCGGATAGACGAGGATTTCAGTAAGGTGATATAAGGTTGTACGGTAAATTACCGTACAAGTACCGTACAAGT